TAGTTCCAGTAACCAAAATGGTCAGAATGGACAAAACAGTTCCAGTAACCAAAATGGTCAGAATGGACAGAATAGTTCCAGTAACCAAGACGGTCAGAATGGACAGAATAGTTCCAGTAACCAAAATGGTCAGAATGGACAAAACAGTTCCAGTAACCAAAATGGTCAGAATGGACAAAACAGTTCCAGTAACCAAAATGGCTCAAATAGTTCTAATAAGTCTAATGGCTCTGACGGTTTAGACGGGCTTAGTATTCCAACGACTTCTACAAAAGTAATATTTAGAGGCAAGGAAATTACACTTACCAGTTCAGATATCGTGATGTCTGCAGGCGATACAAAGAAAGGTAGGGAGGGTATTGGAGAGAGTAGTTTAAACAGAATAAACAAGGCAATTTCTACAACTAAGTTAGCAGGAAGAGATATATCTGGTGATATAGAAGCTAGAATTAAGCTAGTTAATGTTTCCGTTGTAAAGTGGCAGAAGTTGTTGAAAGACTACTTGGCAAAACTAGGTGAAACATACTATACATATTCCAGAGTAAACAGAAAGTATATACATAGCGGTAAGTTAATGCCGGGACCTCGGACGTCAGAAGAAAATTCAAAGAAACTTAGTAAAATAGTATTAGCTATAGATACTTCTGGTTCTATGTTTTCAGATGAAAACCTCAGCTATTTGCTAAGTGTAGCCACTGGTATAGTAAAGAAGTACAAGGCAGATGGTGAAATTATATACTGGGATACTGGTATTACAGCTACTGGTACATTCAAAGACCAGAAGTCACTAATTAAAACAAAAGTAGTAGGCGGTGGTGGTACGGATATAAATTGTGTATTTGAGTATTTAGACAAAAAGTATCCTAAGAAGTTTGATATGCCGTCACTTGTGCTAGTGATGACAGATGGTTACTTTGGAACATTACATTCAAAGTATGTATCTAAGTACAAAAACGTAATCTGGGCTATCACGAAGGAAGATTACTCTTCATTCGAAGCCCCAAAGAACGGAAAGAAAGCAATAATTGATTTAGAGAGAAGTAAGTAACTAAGTTAAAAAGAAGTAATATAGTTTATACGGAGGAATAAAGCTATGAGTAATGAAAGTATGAATATGTTAACCATTGGTGTAGGTAGTATGCTCAATGTAATTCGAGAGCATATCGAAGATGAAATGTATAATACACCTCTTCTCTTTCTAGGAAAGAGTGGTATTGGAAAAACAGAGTCAGTAATGGCTTTGGCAAAAGAAATGGGTATTGCAGTAAAAGAGTATAGGTTGATTACCACAAATGAGACAGAGCTTATGGGTATTCCATCTATAGAGAAAGATGCTGATGGTCACTCATTTAGTACATACGCACCTAACGAGTTACTGCCAAATGAGGAAAGAGATGGAGAACGTGGTATTTTACTCTTTGACGAGATAACTAGCTGTACTGCAAATGTAAGAACCGCAGCCATGCAGTTAATGGATGTTTCCAGAAAAGTAGGTACATATAGATTACCTAAGAAGTGGTTAATTGTATGTTTAGGAAACGGTGAAGAAGATGGTGGAAACTTTAACGGTATGGAGTTTGCATTCTTAAACCGTTGTATATGTTACAATGTAGAGTGTGTGTTAGACTGTACTGACCCAAGTAAGGGCTTAGGTTGGATTCAGTGGGCATTAGCTAATAATGTAAACAGCTCTGTAATTTCTTTTGTTAGAAACAATCCAGACTTACTGCATAAGTTTAATACAGATGACCCTGCTTCTTTGTTTCCGAGCCCTCGAAGCTGGACTATCCTTAGTAGAAAGTTAAACCTTAGAGAGGATAAGAATGGTGGAAAACCATTAGCTGAACAGTCGTCTTTAATCTATTCTGCAGGAACTGTTGGTGCGAGTGCAGGAAGGCAGTTTTCCATTTATTATAAGTGTAAAGCAGATATGGTAGATGTGGATGACATCTTGACTGGAAAGATTAGACTACAAGATGTAAGAATGGAGCGTTCTGCCCTACAGATGACTTATACATCCTTGATTCAGAAATTATTTGCGTATATTGACCCAGATATGCAAGTTACACCAGAGAGTATAAGAAAGGGTGGTGGACAGCTAAGTTTAAGTGATAAGACAATAGGATACCTTTCTATATTTATTGATATTATAGTTAATGCAAGTGCAGGAATAGGTGCAGGAGTTCGAGAAGATGCAATATTCCTTTGGGATAACTTTACAGCAAAATACGGAAATGTAGCGTATGGTGCATTGCCAAAAGTGCCTAACTATAATGAGTTTAGAGCTTCTAAGTTGTATGCAGAGTTATCATTGATTAAGGGTTAAGGAGGGTTTATCAGATGAACGCCATTAAATATTTAAGTTTTGTGAGTAAGGAGCTTACTTTAAATCAGCTAGAGGGAATTAAGAAGAAAAATGCAGATGCCGTTGTAAGCGCTATAAATGTTGTAGGTTACTACGGAAAAGCAGATTTTAAATTAATTACCGACCCACAGGAGAAGTTAAAGAATCTTCGCTGTGATAGAGTAAATTATACATGGACAGACGGTCAGATAGAGCAGTTAGGTTATGCAGATATTTTTACTAAGCAGAGAGGATTTACAACCTATGTAATCTTAGCCGAGATTGTAAGAAACGGAAAGCTTATCGGTTATACCGTAGCTTATGAAGATAAGTCTGGAGTACAGATTAAGAACATTAAGTTAGAAGATGCACTAAGTATCTGTAAAACCTACTTAAAGAATGACCTTAGAGCATTTCAGAACGGTGTTTATGTGTCTGGTACTGTAGAGAAGTCCGAGTATATTCGTTCTCATACCTTAGACTTCTTTAAGGCTACAATAGTTGTCAAGAATAAGCCAACAATGCATAAGACCTACAATGCAGATGTAGAAAATTCAGAAAGTACAAGTAAATTTACACCAGAGCAGATAAGCTTACTTAAGTCTTTAAAGGCTAAGGGACTCCCTATTGAAAAGTTTGCGAATCACAAGCTATCTGTAGAGCAAATGGATTTACTTGCAAAATTAGAGGCTGAGGGTGTAGATACAAGATACTTTGCTACACCAAAGGCTAGAGTAGATGCCTTAGAGTTTTATCTAGCAGAAGCTAAGTCTGGTGGAAAAGAAGATATAATGCACTATGTTTATCCAGACTTTAGTTCAGCACAGCTTATAGAAATCTCATTAGGCTATGAAAGTGGTATAGACTACAGACAGTATGCCGATAAAAACATCTACGCTAATGAAATGGCAGAGATTAGGTTAAGACTGGAAAGTAATCTTTGGACTGGTAAAGTACCTAGTGATGATGTGTTTAGTGCAGAGTTAAGACGGCAAAGAGATAAGGTAGGTGCAAATACGGCACAAGGGATGGCTATAGACCGCAAGTTAGACAAAATCAATGAGAGAAAACGGGCAATGAGAAATTCATAGCTAAAAAGCACTTAGTACATTAAATTCGTACTAAGTGCTTTTCCTCTGTCTATGCGTGATAGATTTAAAAAACATAATCCGCAAATAATCAAAAGGAAATAAAGATGGTGGATGCTTGATGATAATTCTAAGTAGAATTTTAAATCTATCAAAAATCGAGGAGAGTTTTTATGCCTAATTTGAATTATGAGCCTACATCTGACTTAGGAGAATTTTACACGCCTGTTAGGGTAAGTAAGTCTTTAAGAACATTAACAGCTAGTGTATTAGGGGATAATTTTGAAAACGAGTATGCAATTTGGGATTGTTGCTGTGGACACTTTGCTTTAACCCATGAGTTAAATATATTAGATGATAGTAACCTGTACTGTTCTACATTAAGAGCAGAAGATATAGATGGATTTCAAGAAGAGAAGGGAATTAAGTTTCAGTACGACTTTTTAAATGATGATGTAGAGAAACTACTGGATACATCAGAGTTTATGTTCGGTGAGTACAAAATGCCTAGCGATTTATTGGATACATTAAATAACCCTAATGGAAAGCCTATTTTATTCTATATAAATCCACCTTATGCCAGTATTTCCAGTTTATCTGGTGGGCGAGGAAGTGGTTTTGGTGCAAATCTTATAACACAAGCCATGAGTGGAATTGGTACAACAAGTTCCCAGTTATTATTCCAGTTTCTATATAGAATTAGGCTTATGAAAAAGCTTTATGCTAATAAAAAGATTTATATTAGTATAATTATGCCAACAAACTACTTAACAATGGCAAGTTTTAATGTTTTTAGAAAAGACTTCTTATCAGAGTTTAAGCTTGTTAAAGGTATTTGTTATAGGGGAAAGGAGTTTGAAAAAGTAGTTGGGGAGTATATGATTGGAAACATGGTGTTTACTCCAAATGAGGATAAGACCATTCAAACAGACTTTGATTTTACTTATTACGAGACAATAAACGGCGAGTTTAAAGAGGTTCATAAGTATAATCTATACAGCCTAGATAAAAAAGAGGAAAAAGAGCTAGATGAACTGATTAGCTATACAAAAGAGAATCATGTTGTAGCCCCTGTTATTATGAAGAGTGGAATTACTCTATTAGAGAATAAGGCTAAGATTCGTTGGGATATAGATGCCATTGGTTCTGTTTTTAACTCTGGAAATACTTTAGCTACTGCCAAGAAGAAACTTTCTATTATGAGTTTCCCATATACAGAAGGCTGTTCCATAAGTGTTACAAAGAAAAATTATAGAGATGCTATGCTTTTCGTTGGTGTAAGGCTTATGTGTGTATCAATGATTAAGCATGAAAGAAACTGTGATATTGAGTTTATGTATCCTAATAAGCAGTCAGAAGCATATAAAGTATTAAAAGACAATGCTTTACTTATCGGATTATTTACGGCAAATACACACTTTATAGATTGTGAGTTTAACGGAAAGAGATACTATAATAAATTCCTGCATAGTAAGAGTTTATATAGAGAGTTGTTTGGGAATGAGGAAGAGCTTGAAAAGTATGATTGGTTTATAGCTACAGAGTTAGATAAAGACCTAGCAGAAAATAAGATTCTTCCATCAGGTGTAGCTTTTTATAAAGAGTTACCTAGATTGTTTAAGTTAGCCTACAGTAAAAAAGAAGAATTTTACCGATTACACCCAGAGTACCAAACAAACTGTGATGGAATAGCTTTCTATCAAGTAAAAAACATTTTAAAGGAGTTTTTCAAAGAAGAGTATAAAGAGTACTGGAGAATATACAGAAATTACGAGAAAGACTTAATCCCTTATGTTTATAAGGCAGGGTACTTAAATGAATTGCCAGAGGTGAGCCGTGATTAAAGCATTAGATATAGAAGAGCAAGATGATATTCAAGTAATTGAAGATACAGAAGAATTTGACAAGAATTGCAATAAATGTCAAGGAAAAGGATATTATTTAGAAAATGGTTTAGAAATAGCCTGCGATTGCAATAAAAAGCTTACAGAAAGTAGAAAGCAAGAGCATAAAGTATCTGAACTAAAGAATATATCCATTGAGAACTGTGTTACATCTGGCTTAGTTCCAGAGGACTATAAAGAACTTAGCTTTAATTCAAGCTTAGTTAAGAAAAAGTTCTCAAACCTAGCAAAAAGTAATAGTTCCTTAAAGGTATATAACCTAGATTTCTTTTTAAAACTTATGGATAGCATTTTATTATCTTGTAAAACTGGAAGTAAGCTATCCCATAGCTATTTACTAGGCTGTGATAAGGGGTATGCAAGGGAAGAGTTAGTTTATGAGTGCATTAAGTATTTATACCAACAGTATGGAACTAGCTGTAATTATCTTAGTCTATTAGAGTTAGGAAGTTTAAGGGCTGATAGCATAAAACAGGCACAGGCAATCAATAACTCTGGTTTCTATTATAAGGATACAGATAGAGAGCTGTTACAAAGAACAATAGACGAGGAGGGTAAGAGAATTATCCGCTCATTAGTAAAGTCATTGCCAGATGTTAGTAGTTTTATGGATATTAATAAGACTAAGAACGCACTACTACAGTTAGAAAATCAATTACTGGAAAAGGTTTATGCTAAAACGGCAGAAGAAAAGAGGATAGGAAACTTATATGACAGTTTCAAGGAAAAAATTGTAAATACATGGGAGGACTATACGAGATTTCCTTTAGTTTTTACATACTTTAGTGGTACTTTAGATAGACAGTATGAAATTCAAGTATTACAGGAGTTACTTAACATAAGAGGTACAAAAGGCTTACCAACTATTTGTTTTGTAGATACAGCTTTAGGCTTATTTTCAGATGAACCTACTTACTTTGATGATACAAAGGGTGGTACATACATAGATATAAATAGAATCAGAAGTTATTACTTAGATAATATGCTTATCAATCAAGAAAGCCTAACTCCTGCAAATAAGCATACATTTATGGAAAACCTAAGTTCAGTAGACTATACAAGGCTAGTTTATGTGTGTAGCTACTTTGATTTTGTAGATAGGTGGAAAGTAGGTAGAAAGTGAGCAATAATGCCAGCTTAGATAGGGATTTAGTTTTAAATGGATATATAGAGTGTCCAGTATGTAAGCAAAAGAGCAGATTAGTGCAATGGGATTTAGCTACAAAGAATAACTGTTTTACGAGAGAAAGAAGACGAGCATTTATAAGCTTAGAGCAGAAAAAGGCATATCAAAGTAAATATGTTTATGAGTGTCCTAAATGTGGCAAGGGAACTGAGGGAAACCATTTAAGAGTTTTTGGAGACCTGTAGATAATACCTAGTGTAAATTAAAAGTATTTTGCGAAAAACAAAAAACTTTAGTATTGGAGGTTTGAATGGGATATTATGGTAGTGAAAGTATTAGTTCTTTAAAGGGTGCAGAGACTTTACGACAAAGACCTGCAACTGTACTTGGAACAAATGACGAAAGTGGTATATTTCATACAATAAATGAGATTGTTACCAACTCGGCTGACGAAGTATTAGCAGGTTTTGGAGATAAGGTTATCACCAAAGTTTTTAAAGATGGTGATGTGCGAGTTACCGACTTTGGAAGAGGTGTTCCTATGGATTGGAACGATAAAGAGGGTAAATACGCATACGAACTTGTATTTAATACCATGTTTGCTTCTGGAAAGTTAGATAGTAAAAACTATAAGAAGAGTGCAGGGTTAAACGGAATTGGTTGTACAGCCTCTCAATATACATCAGAATACATGGATGTTTATTCGGTAAGAGACGAAATTAAGTCAAAGAAGATAGTAAACGGTGAGGAAGTAGTAGAGTTAGAGCGTGTACGCTTTGAGATGCACTTTAAAAAGGGTAGCCCTGTAGGGGAGTTAAAGAGAGAAGTAGTATCTAGCGATACACCTACAGGTACTATTGTGCAGTATAAGCCAGATATTAAAGAAGTATTTAAGGGTGCTAGTTCAGCTAAAATTCCTATTTATACATTTATTGAAAAGTTTAGACAGAAGGCTATGCTATCTCCTACAGTTAAATATGTATTAGAGTATGATGATAAAGAGCCTATTACATTCTGTTACAACAACGGTATCGAAGAATACCTAGATGAAGTTGTTGAAAAGAAGATGACAGAGAAGTATATTACTGTCGGTGGTGACGAAATTGGTCAAGATAGAGATGATACAGAGGAATATCGTGCTTACTATGATATTACTTTTACATTCTCTAGGGAGTTAGGAAAAGATGCTGTAGAATATTACCATAACCAACAAGAACTTACATTAGGTGGAACTAGCGTGGATGGCTTTAAGAGTGCAGTAGTAAAGTTCTTTAATACATACGGAAATCTTAGTAAGGACGCAAGACTAGCGTGGGTAGATTTTAGCGATATAACCGTTGGTGTAGTTAGTACATACAGCCCAGGTCATATCACAGCATGGAAAAACCAGACAAAGGATGCCATCAACAACAAGTTTATCGGTGACTTAGTATACGATAAGACTTACAAAGCCTTAGAAAGTTATAGTAGGGAATATAGTTCAGACTTAGATGAAGTATTAAGTTCTGCAATTATGAATAAGACTGCTAGGGAAAAGGCTGAAAGTATTAAGAAGAGTGTTATCAGAGAGTTATCCAAGTCTACAGATAGTTACAGGTCTACACCTAATAAGCTAGTAAGGTGTATCGGTAAAGATAAAAACCTTAATGAACTCTACATTGTAGAGGGTGATTCTGCGAAAGGGCCAGTTGTACTCAGCAGAGACGCTAAAACACAGGCTGTACTTGCTTCAAGAGGTAAGATTTTAAACTGTCAGAAAGCAACCCTTGAAAAAGTGCTTACATCCGAAGAAATCCTTAACTTTATTAGAAGTTTAGGCTGTGGTATAGAAAAAAGAGCTGAAGGATTGGAAGACCTGCCAGAGTTTGATATTAACAAGCTAAACTATGATAAAATCATTATCTGTAGTGACGCAGACGATGATGGAGCACACATTGATGTGCTGTATATTACAGCAATTTGGTACTTATGTCCTAGCCTTATCAAGTACGGCAAAGTCTATCTGGTAGAGGCTCCGTTATACGCAATAAATACTGGTTCTGATAAGAAAAACATGATTTATGCGTATAATAAGAAAGAATTAGAAAGGGAGTTAGAAAACCTAGAGAAACAAGGTGTAAGTAAGTCAAAAATCAATATTAAGCGAATGAAGGGCTTAGGCGAGTCAAACGCTAGCGAAATGCGAGTATCCATTATGGATAAGAATAACAGACGCTTAGTAAAGGTAGAGTACCCAGAAAACCTTGAAAGATTTAACATTTTAATCGAGAGTTTAATGGGAAATGATACAGTAGCCAGAAGAGCTATCATCAATACCTATTTTGATGAAGAGTTTGAAGAGCTAGAGTTTGAAGATGTATCAGAAATTGATAGCATGGATTCTAATGGTGAATCTGCAAGAAAAATGGTTTTAGGCTTTTAGACCTTAGTTTAAGAGCAAAAACATACATAAACTTATTTTAAGAAGGAGAAAAATTATGGAACTGGAAATGTATACTGTTGAGGAAGTGTTTGAAATGTTTAATTGCTTCTACGAGGACGAGGCAGACTTGATTAAGTCAAAGGACTTTGAGATTGAAAAGTTTGAAGGGGAAAAGTATATCTCTGAAAAGAGTGTAGAAGAGATGTCAGATGCTTATATTAAGCATTACTCAAAAGAGTTCAAGAAAGAGTTTAAAAGTTTAAAGGAGCTTACAGATTACATCTCAAACTTACCAGAATAAGAGTAGTACCTCTAAGTAGGCTTATACTTCCACAAAATGTATAGTGGTTAGACACCTCTATACATTTTGTTTTATAAGCAGGGAGTAAGTTTACAAGAAACGGAGGACTTAGTCATGATTGATTTAGCTAGTATACCAGAGCATTTATTCTATAGGGGTGTTAAGAATAGGGAGATAGTACAAGTATCCATTCTTACCGATATAGAAGAGGAAAACTACAAGCAACAAGGCTTACAAACCAATGAAATTATGGTGGTAGGCGGTGAAAAGCAATTAAAAGGAAAGTTCCTTAGTAGAGATAGTCTAGTTAGGAACTTTAAAAACTTAGATGGGAGTAAAATTCGTTTATTAGGGTGGCACTATAAAACAAAGTATAATGTATATAGAGAAGTAAATATACCTGTCGCTCTAATACGAATTCCAAATAAGTATCTTGGAATAGATGGGAAAACTAAAAATAGTTTACTGGTATTTCAAGTGCGTAACGGGAAAGTAGATAGAAGAAATTACTATACAATAAATTCCATAGGTGCTTATAAGTTATTTCGGTCTAGTCATGTAGTGCTAGAAGAGCCAAATACAAAGATAGCTATAAGAGAAATGGAGCAAGCCAAGAAGATAAAGGCAATAACAGAGGAAAGAGAAAAGTTAGATACAGTTACTTACAGAAATCCTCTGATAGAGAAGAAAGAAGTAGATACATTGCCTAATGCACCATATACCGTAATAGCTTTATTGTTAAAGCGAAACAATATGGGTAAGAGTGTTAAGGTAGGTTACAGGGTAAAGAGAAAAAGCGATGGTGTTGAAAAAGATTGCAATTTCAGTAGTGTAAAGACCATGTGTATTGCCAAAGAGATAGATAATCTTACAATCGCTCAAATGAACGGCACTGGAAAAGAGTATTTTAGAGGAATCGGAATAAGAATTGAGAATTTACCAACAAAGTATGTTTAGCCGTAAAACTATTTTTAAAAATAAAATGCTCATTGATAATACCCTGTAAATAAAAATTTATTGGAGGGATGACAAGTGAAATTATGTAAAAAAGATGTATCAGACCTAGCTACTAGGAAATATGTTACTTATGCTAGGCATACCATTATCGAAAGAGCGTTAGCTGATTTTAGGGATGGTTTAAAGCCAGTACAGCGAAGAATTATGTTTAGTATGCATCAAAACAATCAATATATAGATGCAGTCGGAAAAAACGGTAAAACACATAAGTCTGCAAGGGTAGTCGGTGATGTTATGGGTAGATTTCACCCACACGGTGATTCCTCTATCTACGGTGCGATTATCTCAATGACTGATGACTACAATGATTTGCTTTTTCCTTATATTAATGGAAATGGTAGCTTTGGTAGTGTATGGTCTGAGGAAAGTGCAGGAAGTATGCGATATACAGAAATTGCACTTAATAAAATCGCTAGAGAGTTGTTTGACGGCATTTCCGAGGATAGTGTTCAAATGATTCCAAACTATGATGATAGTGAGGTAGAACCAGAGGTATTACCTACAAAATTCCCATCAATTCTAGTAAATAGTACAATGGGTATTGCAGTTAGCTATGCTTCAAATATACCTAGATTTGACCTTAGTAATGTATGTAAGGCAACAACCGCCGTAATTAAGGGGGAAGTAACAGAACCAGATGGATTACTAGATATTCTAGGGTATCCAGACTTTACAACAGCAGGAAACATACATGCAAATCCACAAGCACTAAGAAGTTTATACGCTGATGGACAAGGTAAACTTACTATTAGTGGTACAGTTACAAGGCGAGGTAATGTAATTGAGGTTACAGAAGTGCCTTACTCCACCACAGTAGAAAGAATTATCGAGCAAATCAAGAAAGCCATTGATGACGGAAAGATAAAGGATATAAACGATGTAAAAAACAGTAATGGTTTCAATGATAAGCTAAAGAAGGCTTGCCCCGGAATTTACATTGAATTAAAGCGTGGAGCAGATGATAAAAAGGTTTTAGCCCAGTTAGTTAGGTACACAGACCTTAGAAGTAGTGTAAGTTTCAACATGACAGTGCTTTTAAACGGAAAACCAGAGAGAATTGGTGTTTATGAATTATTAAAGAATTGGATTGAGTGGAGACAGTCAGTAATTCAAAGGCAGTATTCCTATAAACTAGGAAAAGAAAAGGATAAGTTACATTTACTTGAGTCTTGGGAAAAGTTAAATGTGGATATTAAGGAAGTAGTTCAGTTACTTACTGGAAACTCTGAAAGTAAAGCAAAAGAGTTACTAAAAGAAAAGTTTGGACTGGATGACCTACAAGTAGACTACTTATACGAGCGTAAGATTAGAACGCTTACCTCTGATAAGTTACAGAACGAGTTAGAAAAGCTTACAGAGTGCAGAAACAATGTAAAAGAGTATACTGATGTGGTAGATAACTTAGAAAGTCGTTTAAAGCTAATTATTGTTCAATTAGACGAGTTATCCACAAAGTATCCTACTGTACGCTATAGTAAGATTGTAGATACAGTAAACACAGAGGAAGAAGATGAAATCCTAAATGAAAAGGTAGAAGATAGAGAAGTTTATCTTGTTATCAATTCAAAAGGACAAATCAAGAGAGCAATGGACTTAGATACAGTAAACTATCTTACAGATAAGTATAGTCAAGATAGTACTATTGTTGAAACGATTAAGTCCAACAACTTAGAGAGTTTATTGGTATTTACCAATACAGGGTACTGTTTTAAATATCCAGTACATAGGATAGATAATAATAGCCGTTCTAAGTTCAATGAAAGCATTAGAAACTTATGTAAGATTCCAGACAATGACAAAATCGTTCATATTGATGCTAGTGGGGATTACAGTAAAGCAATCATTGTACTTTATGAAACTGGAAAGGCAGAATATCTAAGTTACGCTTATTTATCTGGAAATAGAAGTAAGTACAAGAGTCTATATACAGAGTTTGGTGGAGAGCTAAAGGGTACAATCATTTCTGATTTTAAGCCTATGTTCCTAATCTCCAACAAAAAGAAGGCTAGGTTCTTTGAGCTAGGTATGATTCTTGCAAATAACAAGGCTAGGTTTAGAATGGCTCAGACAGCCAAGGGTGAGAAGATTTTAGGTTATATTTATCAAAAAGACGCCTTACCTGTAGATGCAGAGGAATATAATAGACCATATTGCATTAAGATTAGAGAACCCATTGCAGAAGATACAAGTAAGTTTGTTTATTTGAGATAAGAGGGATATTGGTATATGAAGAGTATTTTTAGATTCGATATTGGTACACAAGAATCGTTAAAAAAGATATTTGGTGCTTTGTTGATAAATCCTCAGATGATAGAGGATAAAGAGCTGGCAGAGTATAAATATGATGTTCAAAAGCAAGCATTAGGTTTATTTTTAACTGATTTTCCAGTAAATATCTTTTTTAATGAATACTACTTCATATACCAAGTATTCAAAGAGAGTAAAGTAAGGTTATTTAGTCCAGAGCAGTTAAAGTCTTTAATCTATTACAATCAAAGTGATATTTTAGAGAGTCCGTATATAGAGCTAAAAGTATTTGGTAGGGTAGATAATTCAGTAATTCTATCAGATACAGAAAAGATAGAAGCGTTTACAGAAGATATAATTGAAAAAGTAACAGAACTTACGAATTTAAAGGTTAGTTTTATTGACTTTGAAAGTGCCTGTAACCATTACTTAGATGTTTATAAGACACAATTAATGCAAAATACTGCAAATACAATGTCAATAATTATGCAACCAGATGGTTATATCGAGGAACAAAAGAGGGGTAAGAAAAGATTTTGGCAAGGTATAGACGATTGTGTAGAGTACTTTACGATACAAAGGTCTAAAATCAATGTTTTAGAAGATGACTCTAAAGTAGGTGGGTATACAGTAATTGATAATGATTATGCCTTGCAAGAAAACAGTTTAGATACAAATAACGATAATGATACAGAGTCTATATTAGATTACGGAATAAAAGAGATTGACGATGTAGCAGGGAAAATGCGAAGAGGAAATCTTATTAATATAATGGGTATTACCAAGGGTGGTAAAACAACATTTGCCACATACCTTACAGAAAGAGCATTAAGACAAGGGTTAAATGTATGTATTTGGTCTTTGGAGGGTACAATAAAGGAAAGACAAACAATAATCGAAAGTTTATGTGCGTTTAACCTAGAAAACGATTCATGTAGAGTAGATAGAAATACAATCTATTCAAGAAACTACCATAATAACAGGGAACGACAGGCTATAGCCAACGCAAGAACAGTATTAGCTTCTCCTAAGTATGGAAACCTTACATACATAAATAGTACAGCCTATGTAGAAGATTGGGAAGATGTGCTTTTAGAGCATTATAGGCGAGTAAATGCATTTGATGTATTGATTTTTGATAGCCCTGTACTTATCCTATCGAGGTATGGGATGGGTAAGGTAGAAAGAATATCAGAAACAATTATTAAGCTAAAAAGCTTTCTTGTAAACAAGGTAAACGCTGTAGGTATTATGACATCTCAGCTTAAACAGGAACATATTGATAAGATGCGTTCTAAAAATAATGAGACAATCGATGTTACTGCAGGAGGAGATAGTGCAGAGACAACAAGAACGCCAGACGAGGTAATAGGTTTATTCAGTACTAAGATAGAGCGTTCAAACGGTCAAATCAAGTTGTATAATATAGCTTCTCGGCATCATGATACCTTTCAAGACTTTTATGTAGGGTGCGATTTAGGAATAGGTAATTTCTACAGCAAACCAGAGTTAAACGAGTAAGCAAAAGAGAAAAGAGCAAAAGAGCAATAACCAGAAAGGAGATAAGTTTTGTATAAGAAAGGGGATTTAAATGGCGATTTACTTAGCAAGTTCGCTGACTTACTTTGTACCGAAATAGGAAGTAGTGTCTTAGATGGGGTACATTGGATAAGTTTAAAGGCAAGTAATGAAAACAGAAATGTTATAGATAGGGTAATACAGCTTAGACGGGACTTAGATGCGTTAAACAAGAGTCCGAAAGAGTTTTTAGAAGTAAAAAAGATAAGTAACGGGTACATCTGTGATTTAGATATGAATTTATGCTTTCATTTATTTGAGCTATTGTTAAAGGCTAGTAATACAGATGAATTTAACAGTTTGTTATCTCAAATACCAGAAAAGCCAACAAAAATAAGGGAGTTACACAAATTAGAGCTAGCAAAGTTTTGTTACATGAGTTTTGTTAAGAAAAAGCTAGATACTATAGATGTTTGTCTATATAATTCCGATATAGTAGATAAAACAAGTGTTAGTGCTGTAGTTAGCTCAGGTGAGCGAGTGTTTATCCAGTATCCAAGTTACAAGCTTAGCCTTTCCGATTTGGCTTCAGTCAATGATAAGCATCTCCGAGGAAAGGGCATGAGGATTTCCAGCTCAAAAATCTGCGAAATTTTGGGCAATTCGGTGAGAGTGCGACTAACTCTCGATAAAGCATAGAAAATCGAATCTGGGGCATTCTGGTGCAAATTTTCGCTATTCTAGCAAGGCACTTCCTGCTAGGAATTTGGAAAGAAAAAGAAAGGGCTAGGGAAAGTTAAAAATATGAAAATTACCTGTAGAGCCATGATTTCCGACACGGTCTTGGCTTGTGTGAGTGAGGAAGATTTATATAGAATTAAGCGTAAAGTTGTAGTAGGTATAGACGGTTCAACAAGTAATTCTGGAATTACTCTATTAGATGCTGATAGTGGTGTATTCCTTTCCAGTATTTCTTTAGCTAGGGGAAGTGATGAATCTGCCGTGAGATATAAGGTAGAGTTTAAGAAGTTTCTAACAAGTCTTATGGAAAACCTAGTAATAGATACAATCTTTTATGAACAGCCCTTTATAAACACTAGCTTTACAAATGCAAATACAGTTAAAGCATTGTTTATGCTTCGTTCCTCGATAGAAGAAATAAAAATAGAGAATGAGCCTAAATTTGATAACATAAAGTATATAGAAGTGCCAAATACAAAGTGGAAATCGGCAATACTCGGAAAAGTACCTACTGGAACAGAGAAACAAAAGAAAGCAGTACAAGATTATATCTTAGATAGCCTGCCTATGCTAGAGCCTTTAACAGAAGATGAATTTGATAGTACTGGAATAGCTTTTGCAGGGTTTAGAAGTAAAAGTACAGGTAGCGTTCATGTTTTAGAGGCTAAGAAGAAGTACCGTCCATTTTCCTATAATGTAGAGTTTATCGGTGCAGAGGACGATGAAGAGTTTATAGATGATTACATGGACAATGTGTATCACTATAAGATACCTAAGTCAGTATTAGATAATGGGGTATCACTTATAGAAATCTCTGGAAGAGGTTTATTTGATAACCATGTTTATAATTGTATGGAAGATGATGACAAGGTTATTATCATAAAGTTTTCTAGTAAGCACCATTCCAATGTGGTTTTACAGCATAGACTGGCTAATATAGCACAAAGCCCATATATCTATGCAATTATATGGAGAAAGAGCCGACATACTAAGAGGAGTTAGTAAAAATGGAGAGATGCAAGATATGTGGGTATTATGCAGAAAACCTAAGAAATGGTATATGCTATGATTGCCTTAGAAGAATATCCATGAATGAGCCAAACATTGTAAACGCTGACTTATACGACAGTAGTTTAGATGAATATGAGCGAGATTTTACAATAGACGATATATACGCAGGAGATGCTATAGGTGATACTTTAGTAGTCACTGATACCGTACAAGATATTGTAGATAGCTTAGACATGGATATAGATGAAGAAGATAGTGAAGATTATAACGATTTTGTAGATAACGCTATCTTATACGACATGGTTAGGGATGATATAGCAAACAATCCAATCCATAAGGACGATTACAAAAAGTTGTTCTCAGTTCATAAAAAAGAAATAGAAAACTGTATCTATAAAATTGGATTAGCCAGTGAGCTTAGAGATACAGATAAGTTAGTTGATTCAAGTAGAGGTGTTGTAGTATTTGAAAGGAAGTAAGTATGTTTACTAGGGATGATTTAGCATTATTAGATAGGTTAGGTTTCGGAAGTGATGTGGAGAAACTGGAAGAGTATGTAGCTTCTTTACAGGAATACGCTTCTAGTGGTGAGCCAAAGGTTAGTGACGATGTGTATGATACGCATTTTAAGTTACTATCCAAGTTAAAGCCAGAAAGTGCTGTTTTAAATAGAAACTGGGAAAGTGTGGACAGGGAGCTAGAGGGCGATGATATTCTCTTAAAAGAGTTTGGAATGAGAAGTATTAGAACCATTAAGGATATGAGCGAGCTATCTTACTTTGTAAATTCAGTTTTAGCTGATAACAAAGAATTAGACTTACTGGTGTCCACAAAGTTAAACGGTCATGCTATTAGGGCTGTTTATCGGTATGGTAGTTTAGTTAGTGGTTCTACTAGGGGTAGATACAAAAAAGGTAGGGATATTACAAGGCATTTAAAGCAGATACTACCAAATCATGTAGTTTCGTGGGAAAAAGAGCCTTACATAGAAATTCGTGGGGAAATGCTTGTAAGTTATGAAAACTTTAAAAAGGTAAGTAATTACTTAAAAACTCCGTTAAGTGCTGTAACATCCCGTATTAAAGAGTCTGCTACAGAAGAAGAGATTTCATTATTAAGTGTTGTTTGCTATAGGCTGTTAAAATATAGAGATAGCGTTACAGATAACGGAAGTGAAACATTACTGGACGAGTTTAAAGAGTTAGATAAAAATGGATTTTCCATTCCAAGATGTACTAAGCTAGGTGCTGTAAATAAAGAAAACTTTATGGAGTACATGGATATTGTAGTAGATAAGTTCGGTGCAATAAAGAATGAGTTAGATTACGATACAGATGGCATAGTAGTATCTGTAAATGATAATAATATCTTCTATAACCTTGGACTTGATGGGAATAGGTTTATAGGTAATTTTGCTTTAAAAACTGGTGATGCTTATGGCACGAAAGTATATCAAAGTATTATTCGTGAGATTGAGTGGGTATACGGAAAAACCTATATAACTCCAAAAGCTATCATAGAGCCCACAAAAACAGCGAATGGGGCAGAAGTAAGAGTAGTTCCTCTATACAATATCGGTATGATGGAAAAGTTACACTTAATTCCAAATGAGAGGATTTACTTTACATTCGGTGGCGAAACAGGTGTAAGTTTATGTGATAGCATGGGAAACAAGATAAGCTGATTATCTTGTTTTTTCTGTTATATATTTAGAAGAGTTAAGTTTTTGTTATAATTAAAATGCGTGTTGTGAAATGGGGGAAGTAATGAAGAGTATAGACGCTAACGATTTAATCTATACAGAAGATGGTAGAATGATAGAAAAAGGCACAGGTAGAGAGTGTGCTTTATTATCCTCTGGGGATATATGCTATGCGGACGAGCTAAGTGGTGGGGAAGAAGTGGTAAATTCAGATAATACCATTAGTTTATCTGATAGTTTAAATAACGATACATTAGTTTCCGATATGAGTTATACTGGCTATTCCTCTGATAATGAAAGTACTCATTTAGAGAAAGAAAGTAAGATAGAAGAGCCAGTAAGTGTATCGGATACTACAGAATCAATAAATGATATGGATACAGATATAGATTCCGTAGCAGAAGTTAAGACAAACGACTTTATAGACTCTACAGGTAATATTGTAGTTATGAGTAAAGGGGATATAAACAATACCTTTACAATAGAAGTGCTTAACTATAAAAACATTGCCGTATCCCATAGAATCAGAAGCGGTAGAAATGTAGAAGATTTGGTTAAGAGTATTCAGAGTACTGGTTTATTAAGGCCTTTAATGGTAGCTCCTTTAATTACAGAGGGGCAGTATGTATTACTGGATGGGTATAGAAGATTACTGGCTTGTGTTCGGTGTGGAATTACAAATGTTCCAGTAGTTGTAAATCATAGAATCAAGACTACAGAAATACCAGTATTAGAGGCTATGTATAATCTAAATAAGCCTTATAACATTAAGGATATGATTGATTATATAGAATACTTAGAAAAAGAAAAGGGTTTAAGAGACCCTATAGTGATTGAATATTTGTTAGCCTTAGATAGTGGTGATTACAGTAAGCTTAAAGATGTTTTAATAGATAATGACCCAGATATAGTGGATAAACTATTACTTGGACAGCTATCCATCCAACAAGCTTTTAAAGCATTGGAAAAGCGTAGGTCTAAAGAAAGTAGAGACGAGAAAGATTTACGAAAAGCAACAAGTGTTTATGCGAATGCTGACGAAAACGGTATTTCCGATATAGAAGAGTCTGGAGAAGTAGGGGAATCTGGAGAAGCCCTTTCAGAAGACCAGTTAAAGAGCATAGCTATTGATGTAAATAGCTTAGATAGCGATTTAGAAGACAAATCCCTAGATGAAATGGTTGAAGATAGTAATAATATCAAGGGATTTGAAGCACACAAGCAAAAAGTAGGGGAAAGAGAGTATATCGACCCAGTAATTAAAAAATCTGTTCTTGCTAGAGATAACTTTACCTGTAAGTGCTGTTTAAATGGGGGAGAAAGCTATGTAGATATTTTAGACTATCATCATATAGTTCCAGTATTTTTAGGTGGTGCTGATACACCAGATAACGGAATAACTCTATGTGTAGCCTGCCATAGATTAGTGCATTTGTGGGGTACTGGAGACTTATACCTGCCAAAAGAAAAGACAAGTGTAGAACTATCTGAAATGACCGAGGAAGATAAGAGTAGATATAAGTTAGAGTTGGCTAGGTTTAAGCGTATTGTAAAGATAGGTGATTCAATTAGAAACGGAATAGCAAAAATGGGAATGAACCGTCAGCAATACAAGAAAGAGCATAGTAATGCAGGAATTGGAAGAAGAAAGCCAGGTGTTAATGGGGTACAGGAGATAAGTTAAGATGTATGTTCGAGATAAGTTAAAACCATATTACTATATTATAGTATTGCTTGAAATACTCTATTGTATTGCCTTTAAAGTATATCCAGTAGCATTTACTCTGATAGCCCTTATGAGTATAGTTGAATTTAATGTAAGTTCTATATTTTCCATGCTAAGCTATGTTGTTTTTATTCTAGGACAGAAGATACCATACGAAAGTACCCTGTATATAAGCTATATTTTATCAGTAGTGGCTGTATATCTCGCTTTTAAAAGAAAAAATAAAGATACTCTTAGAGTTTTATTCTTAGCTTTTACACTGTTTTTAGCCTTTACATTAGAAAGTACAGGAAGTTCCATGTATAGAAATGAACAACTTGCTAGAGTTAAACAAAAAGAGGAGAAATTTCTGTTTATCAAGGAGCATTGGACAGAAGAGTGGTTGTATAAGAAAGCAAAGAACATAGATGATATAACTATTTTAGACTTTTCAAAGCGTGATGATAATACACAGCAGTAAATAAAATATTTGGAGGTATTTATGGTTTCTAACAAGGTAAAGGTTACTGGGTATAAGAAAATTACGGATACAGAGACAGGTTTATGTGGTATCAATAGGGTTAGACTGGATGGTACAGAAAGTGAGGTTATTCCTGCTGTATTTAGGGATGTTGCATTTGGGTGTTGTTATGGTAAAAAGGTATTTGCAGTTAAAAGTGCATTTACAAATCCAGATGATACATTTACCCTGTTTGACAGTAAGCGAGATAAGGAAGTAGAGGGGGTTTATGATATTAGATTCTTGGAGCGGGCTATTTGGGTTAGAATTAAGCTTAATGATAAGTTCCATTGGCAGTTATTAGATAAATCTTTAAGTCCAGTAGCTACAACGCCAGACTTTGTATTTCCAGTATACGATGAAGATTGGTTTATCTGCACAAGGGTTGGAGATACTGTACATGAGAAAGTAGAAATTAGGGGAGAAGAGGGTAAACAGTATTACTTAATGCTACAGACAGGTTCTTATGAGGAAATCCATTGGAAACGGGATGTAGTAGAGGTAAAAACAGATAAGCCAAGTTCATATTCCGTTAGTATTAATAAAAACGGAAGAATTACCCTTATTTCTAATTTAGGAGATACTAAAGACCTTGCAAGTAGTGCTGTATTTACAAAGTTAGATGGATTTTTATCTGATTTACTTCATATTAAGCCAGAAACAGAGCATGGCGATACTGTATTTAAAGACCTAAGTATTGAATTATCCGATAAGTTGGCTAAAGTGCTTAGTGTTGTAAAAACAGGGGATGATGCCAGTTACCTAGTTATGGTTTCTGTTTACGTGAAGGCTAAGTATAAGTTAAGTGTTGGAACGCCAGAGTTTTTAGATAAGTTATATGCAGAGTTAAGTACTGGCTTTACTACTCTACATACCTATAAAGACAGTAATTCCACAGTAGAGTTTAAGTTATTTAAGGTTGAAAATGTAGTTTTAGTTTTGACTAGGGTAGTACAGGGAGATTACACATCAAGACTTGATAATTTCATCTTCGATAATATAATTGTGGATGATGGCTCTTTTAAAGAAGAGTATTGCGTATTAAAGCCTTATGATATGAAGAGTTCGCATTTAGTAGGAGACGATGATATTCCAGTTCCAGAAATAGTCTTAAATAAGATTAAAAATATTAATACTATTGAGAGTGATAGGTACGAGTCAAAAGACTACTTCGATTTTAGCTTTACAGATGGAAATGCTACAGATAAGATTAGAGTAAATTTCTATTTTAATTATATCTACATTCCTAGAGAGAAGAAAGTTGGAACAAAGGTTTATGAGGTTACTACCTATCACAATGTAATGACTTTAGCATAGGAGTTTATAGGGGTTAATATGATTAGTTATGAAGATGTAGTAGAAAACGAGTTAATAGATAGTGAAGTGCTGTATCACATCCCAAGTAAGTGCGATTGTGGTGGGGATATTGAATTTACAGAGAGCTTAAAGCAAATCGCTTGTAGTAATCCTACTTGCTATCATAAAGTAGCTTCTAGACTAGAAAGTATGTGTAAGGAGCTAAAGGTAGATGGATTTGGAGAGGCTACTTGTTTAGAAATCTGTAAGTTTACTGGTCTTATCTCACCATATCAAGCCATAAAGCTTAAAGGCATTGATATAGATACAGTATCAGCTTTAGATAAGAAAGTAGATAGTTTGTTACAAGAGCTTTCAAAAGAAAGAGAGTTATGGGAAGTAGTTAGTCTAGGAAACATACCTAGTATTGACAGTATATCCTATAAGCTATTTGGAAAGTACAATACAGTTGCAGAAGCATACGAGGACTTTGAAACATTGCAAGTACCATATATAGCCAGTTTATTAGGGCATTCAAGTGGTGTTATGGCATCAACAATATACAATACCTTACTTGAATATAAAAATGAGTTGCTTTTTGCAGAGAAGAACTTTAATATCAAGAAAGTTAATGAGAATAAGATAATTATTGCGATTACTGGTTCTGTACTAGGCTATTCAACAAAGTCTGAATATGTTAAGAAGTTAAACTCTATTCTAGGGGATAAGGCATTTGTTATCCGTAGAGATACAGTAAGTAAGGAAACTAATTATCTAGTTTGTGATAATGATAGTTCCAGTAATAAATATAAGACGGCTCTTCGTCTGCAGGAGAGTGGCTCTGGCATTGAGATTCTAGGGAGTGCCGAGTTGCTTACTCGCTTGCAAGAGATTTACAAATAGGCTTCGGCTTGACTACCTGTGATTGTTTGTGCTATATTTAGATTGCCTTTAAAATATTGAATATTTGTTACAGACAATCACACCTAGTCATTGCAACACATGACTAGGTGTTTTTGCGTTTAAGTTAAAATTTAAGTATTCGAGGGTATTTCATGGATAAGCTGTATCAATTTGAGAGTGCAAATACATATAAGCCAAAAGGTATATGGATAAAAGAGGATAATACGGACTACTATGTAAAAGCAGATTGCAAGTACAATGAGTTAGAAAAAGAAAATGCAGTACATAGGCTGTCTGGATTCTTTGGTCTTGAATCTGTAGAGTATACTAGGGTAAAAGCATTATACAATGGAAATACCATAGATGCCTTAAAATGTAAGAGCTTTTTAAGTGAAAACGAGAAAAGTATATCTTTATCAGAGCTAGTTTATGAGGATGTGTACTGTAAAGATTGGATAGACCTGTTTAGTACAAAAAATGTTTCCAAATACGATAGATTTATAGATACAGTAGCCCAAAAGACCTTGCTAGATAGCGAGTTTATCAAGGAGTACTTATTAAAGCTTACGATATTTGATTCAATTATCTGTAATACAGATAGAACCCTATACAATATTAGCTTTATTGAGAAAGATGATAAGTATAGATTATCCCCTCTTTATGATAGCGGACTTTCGTTTATGTTACTGAATGGTTATACACTAAACTTATCAGACTTATACACTAGAAGAATACATTATGAAAGTGGAACTAGGTTTTGTAACTGCCATTTAAAGATGATGCCTATAGTATATCAGAAAGAAGCTAAAGAGATACTGGAGCAATGGAGCAGTATATATAATTCCATAGGAAAGCATTGGTTACAGCCAGTTTATAGAATGATTATAGATTACAGAATGCACTATTTGCTTACTGGTGAGAGAGTTTTTAATCTATCCCAGTACATAGATAGGAGTTTATATGAAATTCACGGTATATAATGAAGATACACCACTTCTGTATGTAGATATGGGCTTTAAGAAAATAAACGAGTATAAAGTACTCAATCCTTTGAGAAAGTTTATGTGGGATACTTGGTTTTTAGACGGAAAGCTTAGTTACAACGGCTTTAAAACTTGGTTAAAGAAAAGGACTATTCCAGAGGAGCGTATCAATAGAGATGAAATTATACGAGAGTTGTATCATTTAAATCCAAACTTTGCTCCTATGTTTGCTTTATTACAGATAGACCATGGTGTAAATGTACTAGATAACTTTTGGTTAAAGTTTGAAGGAGAAAACTTGGAGTATAAGGATGTTAGATGTAGGTAGCATATTCGGTTATAACTCTTCTGGGGTTCAATTAAAGAAATGGTATGTGATAGACAATATACCTCATCTGTTAAAGGTAGATACAGGAAAGGATGAGGCTAATAAAGAAGTATATGCAAGCAAGTTAGCAAAAGCATTCGGTTTATATTGTGTAGACTATAAATTAGTTACTGTAAAGCACAATGGGGTTAAGAAGTTAGCCTGTTTATGCGAAAGCTTCTTAGAAAGTGGTTTAGATACGGAGTGTACTCTATACGATTTTATATCGGCAAAATTAGACAATGTAGTTTCGTTTAAAAAGGGTACACCTGCAAAAGAAATATTTGACTTTATTGTAGATACCATAGATAGTAATACAAACTTAGGGAAGTCTACAATAAGTAATTATTTACTTATGATTTTGACCTTTGATTTTATAATCTGTAATGAGGACAGGCATTTAAACAATATATCATTAATTGAAAGAGATGGAGAGTATAGGTTTGCACCTTTATTTGATAATGGAAACTCATTTCTCGGTGTAAAAAGAGCAATGCCGTTAAGTGAAATAAGGACTAGAAGTAGGTTACTTAAGCCAAAGCCATTTTCTAGCAATCAAAAGAAAAATCTAATAAACATAGCATACTGCAAAAATCTTTTAAGTTCTTGGCTTAGAAATGCAGGAGATTTGAGAAACTTGGGGATTCCCATGGAATATATAACAATAGTAGAGTATAGAATTAAAGAGTTAATGAGAATGGAGGAATAGAGTGAAAAGGTATTTAGTATTAGTGGCTCTGTTAGTGAGTTTATCAGCTTGCAACAAAACAAAAGTAATTGAGGCGGATGATATAACTATTCCAGTATCCGAACAGGCTAGTTCAGAACAATCAAATTCAGAGCAGTCTAGTTCAGAACCGTCTAATCATAGTTCATATAATAAGTTAAAGGAATTAGAAAAAGAAATGGAGACAGTAGATGACTTTAGTAATAGCTTTGATAAAAAGACAGTTACAAAAACAAAGATAGCGATTACTCCGATTACTGATGAGGCTAGGAAGGCAGATTTAATAAATCTAATGAAAGCCAGTTTAAATGCGGTACATACTAGCATAAAGTATAAAAACTCCACTTCTTATGATGTTATTCTTGGGACACCAGAGAAAGCAACAAGAAAGGTAAAAAACGGATTTAAAGAAGAAACAGAGGAGTATGAAACTGGAAACACAAAGTTTAATCGCTATATGGGGGATATATCTTCTGAAATTACAAGAAAAGATAAAGTATATCATTCATTATATGTTATTGACAAGACAGCCTATGGGTATAATTCCGTAGATGTTAAGGATACATACTTGATTGATAGTGGTTCTAAAACTATTTCTTATAGTAAGGAATATGATAAAACAAAAGACTTTGAGGAAAAAATTCCGTATAAGGCTTATACAGTAGATAGGGATTTAGATACAGAAACAGTGAATTTTGCTACAGTAGATGTGCTAGGTAATGGCGAAGAGTATGAAATGAACGAGGAAGATGTGGATGGTGTAAATTATTACACCTATAAATCACTAATACCTCTAAAAAATGCATTGGAAATAGCAAATGTTAATACAGATATGCTTAATTTACCAGATATTAGTCAGTATAAAGCAGTTATTGTATTAAAGTTTGACAGAAACGATACGCAATTAAAGAAAGCAATCATTTACCTAAAGGATGTACTGGAAAAAGTGAGAAAAGATAATAGTTTAGGTAATAATTTACAGGTAAATCAGTTTAAAACAGAGATTGCAATAGATTCCTTAGATAATACAGAGTTAAACCTACCAAGTGCTATAGAAAAGAAACTGCCAAATGATGTAAAGGCAAACTTAAACAAAGATACCACATCAAATGGCGAAAAGACAGATGAAGCGTTGGTTATGGATGGGGATTTTACAGTATACGGAGAATAGTTTAGGAGAATAGTTTATATGAAGGGGAAAATAATAGCCATAGAGGGAGGTGCTTGTGTAGGTAAAAGTACCCTATCAGAAAGGTTAGTAAAACAGCTAGAATTAGATGGGTATCCTGTAGTCCTTGTAAGTAGTGATGATGTAGAGTTTATCATAGATAAAATAAGGGCTAGTGCGAATGCAAAAGAGCCGTTAGGTGTTTCAACGACACTTCTACTAAATCTTACAAGCCTATCTATATTATTGGAAGAGACTGTAAATAAGCATTTACAAGACGGGAAAATAGTGATATTTGATAGCTACTTTGATAGATTAAGAGTGCATCTAGGAATAAGGAGTGGTTTTGGTTTAAGACATTTTAATACAATGTTTAGTAAGCTATTTCGTAAGTATAAACCAAGTTTAAGTATTTTACTGGATGTAGATATTGATACTGGAGAAAAGTTGGTAAATAGAGAGCATATACTCTATTCAGAGCATACAAGAGAGATAAACAGGCTATACAGAATGCTATTTTCCAGTAGAATGAATAGTAGACTATCCACAAGTAGAATTATAGACGCAAACAGGGATGTAGAAATAGTTTATGGGGACTTATACAGGGAAGTAGCTTCATATTTGGGAAGACTTAGCAATATCTAAATAACGGCTTATAAGCCGTTATTTTTATTTTGGTTGTTATACAGGTTAGGAGGATGTACTATGAATAAAAAAGTGTATTTATTGCTTGTTTGTGCATTTTTGGTTTCTTGCAAGGGAAATCAAAATTTGGATACAGAATTTAATAGTGGTGTTGCAGAGTACAACGATAAATTAGGTGCTGATACTGTATTGTATTTAAGTGGAGATTACGATGTTAGCAGTTCTAATTTAACAAAGTTTGAATATATAGACTATAGTGGTGTAAAACATACAGAATTATTTCCAAAGTCAGGAAAATGGAGTAAAGCTAAGTTAAACGAGGAAGAATTATCTGTAAATAATAAAAATATTAGACTAAGCCTAGATTACGCTAAAGAACATAGCACATCTTATTTATATTATAGCTTAATAAACGGAAGTTTGATTTTAAACTATACTCCTGTAAAAGATGCCGTATCCTACATAATTTATAAAAACGGATTTAGGATGGCAGAAACATCTGAATTAAGTTTCGCTGACTTCTCTTTAAATTCATTAAACGGCTTAGTCTATAACGGTAGCGAAATAGTGTCAGAGCAAAATAACGGTTTAGAGTTAAATACAGAGTTTGCTGTCGTTCCAGTATTTTCAGATGGTTCTTTGGGTGAGCCTAGCAATAAGTTAAATATTTCCGATATAGCAAATAGTTTACCAGTAAAATTAGATGATAAGCGTTTAACTACTGGGGGAAAAGTAAACAATCCAAAAGACTTACCTAGAGAGGTAAAAGTTCTTACAGTAGGAGGAAATCACAAAACTTACAATATAGATTATAAGTTAGACGAGACAACTAGATTTACTTCAAAGGTATACTATAGATACTATATCAACAATACAAATTTAAAGGGATTTGTGGAGATAGACTTAAATGATTCTTTCAATATACCCAGTACAATAGAGAATGGAGAAGTAAGTTTAGCCTTTGAGTATAAAGATATAGTTAGCATAGTAGATAAGCCAGTAAACAAGCATGAAAAGGTTTTAAACTTAAACACTTACTTAAAAACTGCAAATAAAGAAAGACTATCTGATATATTATCAGTTTATAAGGACTTAGATAATAAAATCAAAAATAAAGATACAAGTATAAGCTTGGCAGACTATGCTGTAGGCAGAAGTGATTATACTGAAATAGTTTATGGCTTAGCAGATAAGTATTATGCAATACTTGATAAACTTGAATTAAATTTTAATACAATGACTATAAATATAGCTTACGCAGATACAGAAAAATTGGTGTTTAAAGACACTTCGGATGCTTATAAGTATGTGCAGGAAAACCCTAATTTAGACGATAAGTACATAGCGAGCCTAGTGGCAACAAGCCTAGACAATACAGATGTTGTAAAAACAATCAGTAACGGAAGAATAAAGTACATAAATACAGTTACAGTTGGAGAAAATTCATATAACATAGACTTTACAGCACAAGATAAGCGTGTGTTTATGTGTAGCGACAGTATGCTAGATTTACTAGGGTATTATAAGTTAAAAAGTCCATTTAATGAGCCTTGCTTAGATGATAGTAAGGAATACTATAAAGTAAATGGCTTACTAGCAAACACTCCAGAAGAGTATGCAGAAATACTGGAAAGAGAGCTTAGAAATGGAAACTATAATGTAAAAATCAAGTATTTAGGGGATACAGTATCATCAAGTGATATTATTACAATTATTAGCAATGTATTTGAAAACTTAAACAAGAGGGATATGTTAAGTAGAGTAAAATTTGCTGATAACAATAAAATTTATACAGTTATGTTAGGGGAGTAGTAATTATGATTAAGAAAAATGCTTTAAAAATAACAATAGGTGTGGGTATATCAGTTCTCAGCAGTTTAACTGGCTTTTCAGAGGATAGGTTTAATAGCACTATTGACTTTTCGGAAAAATCGGAATATTTTAATAAAGCCACACCTGTAGGCACAAACGAGTTTGGAGATGCCTTAGAGATTAAGGTAGAGATAAGGGAGTTTCCAAATGAGGATGCAAAGGCTATAGCTACAGCAGTTACAGGGGATAGTATAGAAATCCTTAGAAAAGATGACGCTTGGCTAGAAGTAGATGTAAATGGTAAAATAGGTTGGGTAAAGACTTCTGATGTGGTTAGTGGCATGGATATGGAGGCATTTATCCTAGAGCGTGGAGATATGTTTGATAGAACTGGCTATGTGCTAGATTCAGACACTCAGCTTATGAGTACAGAAAGTACAGAGCAAGTGGTAGCAATTCTAAGAGAAAATCAAAAAGTTAAGATTATAAGCGAAAGTGAGGACTATTTATATGTAAAGGCTTCTGGAAAGTATGGAAACATACTAAAAGATAAGGTAAAAGCGAATGATATTGATTTTGGAGAACCAGATGAAATACGAAAAATTCCACCTATGATACCTTATGTTCCTAAGAACATTGACCCTAACACAACAAATGGGTATACTCCTGTAACAGAAACAGATTTGCGTAAGAAAATATGTGATTATGCTATCCAATGGGTGGGTAGACCTTATGTATATGGAGGAACCTCATTAGAAACTGGAATAGACTGTAGTGCTTTCGTTCAAAATATCTATAGACAGATAGGTATAGGATTGCCACGAGTAAGTGCAGACCAAGCGAATGTTGGTGTAGATATATCAGCAAGTGATTTAAGAGCAGGAGATTTACTATTTTATTATGATAGCGGTCTAGGTAGGATAGGTCATGTAACAATGTATATGGGTAATAATGTTGTTATTCACGCTTCAAACCCTAGATTAGGTGTTATAGTATCTGGGGCATCTTATAGAGGTGCAGTTAGAATAAAGAGAATCCTAGAAGATTAGTTTAACAGGGAGGTTGACTATGAAAGATGGGCTACATAGCGTAACAAGTGTAGATGGAAGAAAGGTATTCTACAATGTATTAGACAATCGCTACAATAGTATGGCAGGGTATAACGGACGAGGACAGTATGTACCTATGTATCCTTATATCTATGACGGAAGGCAATGGGTATCTCAGATAGGCTGTCCTGTCACGCCATCCAAGAGCAAGAGGATTCGCTATTTTTAGGGTTAAATTTTTCATTTTTTCCAGAATCTAAAAATTTAGTATTTATGAAAATGGCTTAGAATCAAGAACCATGCACAGTAGAGGTAAGATACATACACTATAAAAACGGCTCTCATACATTTGTACTCAAGTCAAAACAAAAAATTCGGTATTTATAAAAGGCAAATTATATTATCATTATTTGACATACTGTTACTGCTTGGAGGTTATTTTGAAAGATGCATTATTTTTTAGATAAGATTTACTGTGTTGTGTATTTTTTGACTTTAAGTTGCGTTGTGTTCTCTTTGTCTGTACTTAGGTTATTTGGTTCTTCCATTATTATATGTGGTATTTTAGCCACGGTATTTATGATTGGGTATGCCATATCAGATTTAAGAGTTTCTGGTGTTAAGCTATTAAAGATAATTTTGCCATTTATATGTGCCGTAGTGTTCCTAGGCTATTTATCTGTTTGGATAGATGCAGTCTATACGATAGCTTTATTGGTAGCTTTATTGGTAGCTTTATTGGTTTTTGAGTTATATGTGCTAGTATACAGTAATTTTTATTATAAGATACTGGATACATCAAGCGTACTCGATACAATAAAGCAGTTTAATAACCTAGAATATATCCATGATAGAGTCAATTATGCCTTATTACTTTTAGATACAAAGTGTGATATACGATATGGCTGTATAGACATTTTATCCATGTATAGTGTAAGTAGCATGGAAGATTTTGCGGTTAGATTGGATTGTCTTATTAAGTCATGCAATATCTTTGTAAACTCTAAGAGTATGGACTTTGTAAACTCTATAAGGATAGTTTCCGTAACATCCCATGTGTTAAGTGGTTTATCAGCACGAGATACTTTGGTATATTTATGCTTGGCTTATATAGCAGGAAATATTCAAGAGCCTGTAATAGAAGATTATAGCGTTATAAAGTCCTTATGCGAGTCTTTTACTATCTGTAAGCCTGTGTTTATTGGGTGTATTAGTGAGAAAAATTTCGCTTAGAGTATAGAAGCTCGTTGACAATATAGGGTATATATTAAAAGTAAAATTTTTTGTGATTTTGGCAACAAAAATCGCTTGAAAACTTTTTTGAAAATTCCCAAAAATAATTTCAAAAAAGTGTTGACAAAATATTTTGCCTAGTATATACTTCTAATCGTAACAAGCAGTTACAAGTGGTTACAGTTCATATTTATTAAAGTATTTGCACTAAAGTGTTCTTCAGACCCTCTGCACTATAACTAGAGGTGTCCTCCTTACAATCTTTAGGGGTTTTAGTCATGTTACCCTTTAGATAAATTACCTTCATGTGATTTATGGTTTTACACATTAACTACAAACCAATCCTCGTTTTTTTATTTTCCGTGGTTTAGTACTTTACACGCTAAACTAAAGTACAAATTACTTAGGTCTTTAGGGTTTTTTGCAGTTTCCCTTTAGATATATGTTTTCTTAGTGTTATTCACATAAGGAAACCTCCTTTCGGTGATTTTTTCGGTTTTGCACTCTAACTAAAAACCGTTGTCATATAAAGATGACTCCTAGTTAGTGGTTTGTGGCTTTACACAATAAATTAAAGCCACAATTACTTAGGTCTTTAGGGTTTACCAAGCATTTCCCTTTAGATATAAATTTTCATTTCATTTCATTTCATTAGTGGTTTGGTACTTTACACGATAAACCAAAGTACCTGCTACCTAGGTCTTTAGGGTTTAGTGATTTTTCCCTTTAGATATAAATATTTTTCATTGGTTGCTCATGTTGTAGAGCTATCTCCTGTGATTTTCGACTACGGTTTTGCACACTAACTAAAAGCGTAGTATCATAAATTTTTTTCGTCGTCATCATCATGTGGTTTGGTACTTTACACGGTAAACTAAAGTACCAGTTACCTTGGTCTTTAGGGTTTTTATTCATTTCCCCTTTAGATAAATTGCTTATTGAGTTATACCATGTGATTTTAACGGTTTTGCACATTAACTAAAAACGTTGGTAAATAATCATTAATTCGTTTTATGTGGTTTATTGCTTTACACATTAAATTAAAGCAACTCCTTTGTTCTATTGCATAGCGATATGCTTTAGATAAATTGTCTACATAGCGGTTTAGCAAATTAGCTAGAGCGTTTTGTGCATAGTGCTAGTCACATTGCATAGGTAGCGTTGGTTTGTGGGTTTTCACGATAGATAAACCCAGTATGCGGTTTTGCACACATATTCGTGTAATTCTTCGCAATGGTTAGTGCTTTTAAGGGTTTCGCACAGATAAACTAAAACCTATGTGGTTTGGTACTTTACACGTTAAACAAAAGTACAATTACTTAGGTCTTTAGGGTTTTTGATATTTTCCCTTTAGATAGATGCCCATATCCTAGTGTTTTTCATTAGTTCTGTTCATTGGGTGATTTCCTTTCTTGTGTTTGGCTTTACACGTAAATAAAAAGCTAGGTTCAAATGTAGGTGGTTTTATGCTTTACACCATAAACTAAAGCATAAATTTAGGTAATAAGGGAATTGTTCCTTTATATACAAACTTCAATTTACGATTTATGGTTTCGCACTTCCCATGTAAAACAAAAGTGCAATTACTTAGGTCTTTTGCACACATCCCTGTGCCTAAGATAGATAAATCATTTCTCACTGTGATTAGTGTCTTGCACATAAACTAAGGCACAATTACTTAGGTCTTTAGGGTTTTCTATTATTTTTCCCTTTAGATACATTTTCCTTATTTGGTAGTAGTTGGCGGTGTTTGTGCCTACACCTTAAAGAAGGCACAAATTTAGCTCTATAAACCACGAGGGGATTACAGTCGGTGTGCTAGGTATGTTCAAATCATACATCCCCTTTTGACAGACGCTCACTGTCAAACACCTTTTAATGGTTTGGTACTTTATCCATAAAAGTACCGAATTATGGAGGTTTAACTCAGTTGGTTAGAGTACTCGGCTCATAACCGAGCAGTCTTGGGTTCGAGTCCCAAAGCCTCTACTTGGCAAGTATATTCAGTATATTGCCACCTCTTTTGTGAATTTTTTATTCTTGTAGAAAAATGCCACCTATTGTTGGTGGCATTTTTCGTTAAAAGCGTTTTATAGTACTCGTGACCTTTAGTGTTATATAGGTATAGGAAAATATTGTTTATGGAGGGTTATAACTATGTTGTACATGATTTCAGCTATTGTGGATACTAATGGAAATGATTTAGGGTATAGAATCCTAGATACATCTTTAATCGGCAAGGGTAATTGTACTATGGACTTGTCTTATACTGCTGTCCTTAATAGATTACGCACAGGTGGTGTGATTGCGAACTTAGCAGTAAAGAACGATAAGGTAGTAGGTACAAATGGAGTAATTGATAGATATAGTAAGGTTACTCAGGATAATACTTGTGTTAGTGTGCCAAGACTTGTTGTTCTTTCTCGTACAGATGATGGATTTATCGTTTCTGATGCATTTGGTAAGGTTTCCTCTTTAACCAATGAAAATATCTTGGAAATAAATAAGAAGTCTCCTGTAGCAAACGGAAAGGTAGTGCATAAAGACGGTAAAGAGTTTATTAGTAGTATTGTTGGTGAGTATCCTTATATTGAGAGAAAAAAGGGTACAGAAGTAAAAACCAATAAGATTTTAATTTTAAGTAATGAGGATACTATTGCTCAGCTTGTTCAAAAGTTTGAGGAGCATACCAAGAATAAGGACATTAGAATCATCGGTAAGCTAGATTTCGAGCATAGTAGCAAGTTACTTGGAACTTTATTTGCTAACCACGGCTTACGGGATTTTACAGACAATAAAGACGAAAAGGCTTTGATTACTGGTATTAACTATCTAAAAGATGTTGCAATTCCAGACTTGGCAAAAATCTGTGATAAGATGGCAATTATGGATTATGCAAAGGGTGTTAAGGAAGTAACTAGAGGAGTTCGGTCTGCAGACGATGCTTCTGACTTACTGGTAGACCTGTTAGATAGAATTGACAGTGAATCCGTTGTCCTTAAATAAGTTTATTAGCCTAGATATAGTAATATAATTATATCTAGGCTAATATTTTAGGTGAGTATGAATCTGTATATAAGAATAGATGAAAAAGCATCCCAGTCGTTTAAGTCGATTTGTGCCAGTAAGCATATAAACATGAGTGGGTATATCGCAAAAAGGATAGAAGAGTCGGTGCGGACAGGGTTTATTCCTGTAGATATAGAAAAGCCCTATAAAAAGTTAAATACTACAATTTCTGTCAGTATCAAAAAGGAAAAGTATGAGTATTTCAAAAATTTATGTGATTTATATGGGCATACTTACTCATCTGTGCTTCGGCAATTTATCTATAAGTTTATAAAAACTAACAAATCTGTCGTATCTAATAGTAGAAATGAGAGTAAAAATTCACTGTTAGTTGTTGATAACTCGTTGGTTAAGCCACTAATTGAGAAGTTAGAGCAGGATGGCTTAACCATAAACGATATTATTAAAGAATATTTGGGGGATAATGTATGAGAATGAGAGAACCACCAGAAAAGGAGCTTAGTTATGGATAGTATTGAGAATATTAAGGATAGATATGCTCATCTATTCATGCCTGTTGAAACTAATATTGACTTGAATAGAGTTATCCTTAGTGATGAAAACAGGCAAAAAGTAAGTGAATTTCTAAAAGAGAATAGTAGTAGAGAAAGACTTATGCAGTACGGGCTAAAACCTATAAATAGATTGTTATTCTATGGGGATAGTGGTACTGGAAAAACATTTTTAACTAAGGCACTAAGCAATCACATGGGTTATACAATGCTCTATGTAGATATAGCAAAGAGTTTATCAGAGGATTCTGTAGCACAAAACATAAGTGATATATTCTTATGTGCCAATAGTATAAAGAAATGTATACTATTCTTTGACGAGTGCGATAGTATTGCATGGAGTAGAGATTCAAAAACAGCAGAGGGAGGAACTGTTAGAAGAGCAACAAACTCATTATTTCAGCAGTTAGACCAGATGGATTCTAGTAATATCTTCGTATCTGCTACAAATATGATTAAGCGATTAGACCCCGCATTTGAAAGAAGATTCGATTTAAAGTTCGAGTTTAGAAGAGCGAAGTGTGGTCTAGTAGAGCTTATAGAGAAGTTTTTATATGATTCATTTACTTTAGTAAATGATGTAGAGCAGTCTAAGATAGACTTATTTGATAGAAGAATTAGCCTAGATTACTACACATTACAAATCATAACAGAAAGAAACATGAAGAAAGCGATATTAAACAACAACGATGTGAGGGATAACAAGGTGTGTGTTTGGCTTTCGGATGTATTCAATGACTTAGCTATTCACACGCAAATGAGTTTGCGAGTAAATTCAACAGCTAGGTCAAATACTACTTAAAGGAGACAGACTATGAAAAGACTCGCATTGTGTGTGTTAATGTCTGCAAGTTTGGTAATGAATAGTGTAACAGCTTTTGCTTACGACTATTCTACAATAAGAGAGGAAAGTAGCAGTCAAGTATATGATTCCGCTAAGTTCTATATTGATTCTCACTTACCAAAGCTTGTTGGCATGGAGGACAGTAACGGATTAGGAACGGGACTGGTAAACTATGTGAATTTGCATTCAGATAGTGGAAATGTGAACTTAGACTTTCTAAGAAAAGGTAGTGGAAATCCAGTAAATAGAGTTGTTTTCCCATCAAATCCTAGCTCTGGTGCATTTATAGGTTCAGCTAATAATCTAACAGTAAGTAGGGAAAGTTTATTAGATTCAAATTCCTCTAATTACACTCCTGCAATAAATGCTTATTTTTACTGGGATAATGAGTATGCAGAGAATAAGATGGATGTATACGATAAGCTTATCTTTAATACAGGTAGTTCATATAAGTTTGTTTCTGTGCCAGTTAGTAGCAACGAATCTACGGATTCCATTGAGATTACAAATACAACTATAAATACTTTAGATGACTCTGAATTAGTAAATAAAATAGCAGATTCAGATATTAAGTCTAAGGAATTAGTTGGAGATATTCAATATATTCCAGTAGGTGTACCTGTATCAGTTTATAATAAGTATCTTACAGAGCAAAGTGCGGATAGTGATATTACTCTTTACAAGGTTATTGTTCATAGAAACAATGAAAAGACAAAAGGAGTATCTGTTTCGGTAGATAATCGTGGAATACTTTCTGTAGGAAATAACGCTTCTTTAGGAGAAAACAACTCTATCGGTGTAGATGTAGAATACATTTATAAGTTTAAGGACGGTAGTGAGCTATTTAATAAATATGGTAAGTTAGGCAGTGCTATAAAAACAGTATTAGTCTATAAGGATTATCCTACAATGTATAGGGAAAACGATAAGGCACTTCCGTTCTATGGAGATTACAGAGGTAGTGGTGATAAGTTCTTCTACATGAACGAGCATTTAAATAATTTATTTGTAAACGGATATCTTGGAAGTACAAAAACAGTTCGAGAAGCAGATAATAGTTTTGTAAATTCGGATGAACACATTATTCACTGGACTCTTGACGATTCTGGTTATAGATATGATTATGTGCAAAACTCTGGTTTGGATATTAGTAAAATCAGAACTATGCAAGCATTCTTAAATCAGACAGATAAAAAGCCTGTTGTTAAAATTACCCCAGAAGCAGTAAATGCTTCTAAAGATAGCTTATACATGAAGGGTTATTATTTTACTTCATTTTCAGATGAATTTACGAAAATAAGTACAATAACCTACAGAGGTTCTGTATTTACTTACGCATTTGAGACAGCTTATGGAAAGAATACTGCAAATTCCGTAACTGTAAAAGAAATGACTAGGGATGGTGGTCAGGCAATACAGGGGTTATTTTGGGGTGACGGATTAAACACTTCTGGTTTAAAATACGGTGAAAATAAAACAAAACCGTCAGATTCAGATAATAGTGATAATTTGGCATTATTGTCTGGCAGAATAAAGGATGAAGTAAAAGCTAAAGACTATGAAGAGCAACGCTTAGTTGGTTGGAGTGTTTATTCGATTAACTATGATGATAGGGTAGCATTAGCTTATGCATATCTGGGTGATGCTTATATAGGTGGAGTACCAACTAAAATAGAGTATGTAATGGCTATGCCATTAGACACAGCTATTATGAAAATAGAGCCTGTAGAAGTGCCAGACATGGTTTTGTATAAGAAGTATTATTATTTAAACGGTGAGCTATCAGACACAGATAAAGAAAAGATAGGTGCTATGCTTACTCGGCTTAATGGAGATGAATGGTGGAAGAGTCACTCATCAGAAATTCCAAATAGGGCTAGTTACGATGATGATAGCCATAGTTGGTATATAAATATGAAGATTCTCCATAAGACATATAAGATACCTTTAACTGGTGGAAAGACGGTTAAGTATAGAGATTCTTATACTGTAAGTGAGTATGCAGACACCTTAGACGAACCAACTAATCCTTATTATGCTATAAATAGTTATTTGTCAAATATTGATTACAAATATGATGATAAAGATAAATTAACTATAGAAGATTCTGATATACTGCGTGAGTCTGTACCTATGGGTGCGTTAAGTAGAACCTATCTAGTAAACTTAAAAACTGCTAGTGGGAATCTAGTTAAAGAGAATGTACCAGTTACTTTTAGGGTAGCCATAACACAAAGAGCAGTAAATAATCTTATTGCTGAATTGCCAAAATCTTTAGATTCAGATGAAGAGCTAGCGAAGACGGCAGTAAATGAGATTGAGGGGTACATCAATAAGGAATACCACAATCTTGTATCAAGAATGAAGAATGGGGATACGGAAGTTTTAAGTGTTGGTGTAGATGATAAAAACTATCCAACAGTTACAGTAAGGTATGATAACGGTTATACAGAAGCTAGTGATACAGATTTAGTTTATAAATTTATAGAGAGTCCGATGGAAGAAGTTTATGTGGGCGAAGACTCCTATGAATCTATGGATACTTCCGTTATACAGGAAGAAGCAGAGAAAGTATTGTCTAAGTACTTAGAGGCTAATGGTGATAGCATAGATAATTATAGTGATTTTAGTATAAACAGCTTAGATGATTACCCTGAATTACATAGAATAGTAAATGGAGAGCGTAAATATTTTGGTTGGGATAACAGTAAGTACTATCTTTTAAAGTCAACTAATGCTGAAGGTAAGCAAAAGACATTTACATTTACAGTACATCCAAGTGTAGACTTAATTGATTCAATAGATACAGATTTTATGGTAGGTGCTGAAAGAGAGCTTACGAAAGAGGAGTATTCTAAAATAGTCCGTACAGCTAGTAGATATGACTTAATGGATGAGTGGTTTTACCCAGAGCTTTCTAATGTAAAGTATGATTTTGTACCAGTAAGTGATGAATTAGCAAAGGTTACGGTATATTCCAACATGGAAAAGTTCAGTAATCAATATGGTAAATTTACAATTCAGCTAAAGTTTACTGGTTTTCCACAAGATAAGGACTTATATGATAGCTTTGAGCTAGATACTAACCTAGTTGTGTCTGGTAGTAATTTAGTTCATAATGATTCTGATGATTGGGAGGCATGGGGTAGACCAAAGCCAGCTTGTCCTAAAACCAAGAAGATAATAACAGAAGTTCCTGCAAAACCAGTAGAAGAGCCAGAAAAACCAAAGGTATCCGACAGCAATATACCAAAGGTATCGGATAGCAACATACCTAAGAAGCACGAGCCAAAAAGAGACAAACCATCTCCAAAAGAGAACGAAGAGCCAAAAGTACCTAGTGATAAAGATTATCCAAGAGAAAATGACCCTAAAGACCCAACAGTTATCACTTATATCCCACAAGGTAATGGTGGTACAGAGGAATTATTTAAGAAAGATGGCTCTGTAAACGGTACAAGCAGAGAGCAGGAAGAAGAGCGTATTAGACAAGAAATGCTCGATAACGAGTTAAAAGCAAAGAACATGAAAGCAAATACTAGGGGGGCTGTAAAAACAGCAGATACTAGACACATGATTCTAATGTTCGCCATGTTTATGGGTTCTGCAGTCCTATTCGCAATAACTATTTTAGCAAAAAAGAAGTATGAAGATAATATAGGATAACTTTTAAAAATATTAGAGAGGTTATCTATGGAGAAAGATTTTCGGAAAGTACATATTAATATCTTAAATCAGATAAAGTCAAATGTTATGCTTGGATATGCCTTTGTATCATTTACATTATCTGACTTAGCAGAAGAGTATGTACGCTATGGTTGTAAAAGTGTTACTGCAAACTTTTTAGCTAACGATTATATTTATAGACTTATAGCAAAAGGCTTAACTGTTATGAAAACTACAGACTTAAGCACAGGTTCAGAGTTTTATACTGTTACTGGATATACCTATAATTTAAGTAAGTCCAGTAAGTTAGCTAAAGAGTTAAACAGGCTGTATGAAGAAAACATACACTTTCACTTAGGAGACCATGCCGAAAATCTTTCTGCTATTAGGAACATAGTGTATCGGCATATACTAAAAGACTTATCAGAAAACGGAAGTGTAGAGATTAGTTTAGACTATATTCAAAGAGCCATAAAGGATAGAGAATTAAATATGTATTATATGTGCCTAGACCTTGGTGTTAAGCTAGATAATATAGTAAGCTTTATTATGAAAGTTTTCGGTACAGAGCAAACCTGCCTAGTAAGTGATAGTTTTGTAGCTTATCTAGATGATAGCGAAGATTTCAGTTTATCTGCAGTAGAGAAGGACAATCTATTACTGGTTAGGAGTTCAAAATAATTTATATTTTTATAGATTTTAGATGCCTGTTGATAATACAGGGTATAAATAGAAATTATAAAATCGCTTGGGGGTTATAGCTATGTATACAGCCGATATGGTAGAGGAATATAAGATTACATTTGAAAACGCAAAAGAACAGCTTGTAGATAGTATAGGTATAGAGAAGTTTAACAGTTTTTACAGTACTATAAAAGAAAAGGTGTATGAGTGGATAAAGTATTCTATAAAGCAAGGTAAGGTGTCAATGACAATCTATATATCTGGCTTACTGGATACAATTAAGGAATTAACTAAACTTACAGATACACAGGCAAATATACTTATCGAGTGTTTATTATCGGACTTAATGCTTGAAGATATATCCATTATCCTAAATAAAGAGCTAGGAACAATAGAGATATGCGGTTGGTGTGCAGTAGCAAATCAAAGAAACATCCGTTTAATGGAGTTAAACAAGTTATTCTTTGAATCCATACGGGAAAGCAAAAGATATGAAAACGATGTAGTTTATACGGCTAGTGCAGTTATTAGTAATATCTATTCAGATATATACGAGAATAGGTGTTCATCAGAGCTTATTGTAGATAGATACTATATAGCAGGAGCTTTGGTAAAGTATGTGGGGGATACTTCTTATTATCCATTAGCAAAATTTGAAGAACTATATAAGTATATTATGAATATACTGCTTATAGACGGATACATCACAAAACTTATTGATATAATGCCATCATTTATGAGTAAAGAGTTCGAGTATACAAAGGCTATACTGGTAGATACAAAGGATAGGAGACAGTATGATTAGTTTAACAGCGTTATCTATAGCCACAGTGCTTAGCAGTAACATACAGTTTATCCAGTATAACAAGTATACAAGCTTGCAGGAGTATTTTATCTCTGAAAATGCCAGAGAGTTAAATAACATAAAGAATAATAAACGAGATGGGGATATCGTACCAAGTACATGGAATATAGGGGATAACGGTAAGTGGGTAGCCTATGATAGTACTGGAAATGCTGTTAAAGGGCTAATATATGATAGGTCAAGGGATAGATACTTTTTACTAGACTTTGATACAGGAGATATGCTATATGAGAATGGTTTATACGAGATACATGGAAAGTTAGTGCATTTAAGCTTTTCAAACGTTCGTACAGGCATTTATGGTAGCGTTGATAGTGGTTTAAAGAGTGTAAAAGAAATTATACTCCATAAACAATAAATACTTTTAAGAAAGGAGAAATAAACATGAAGCTTAGTGTAAATTTACCAGAACCAATTTATAAGGGTTTGGAGAAGATTGCAGAGGAAGTTGGTTTAGATATTGAAACCTACGCTGAAAACGAGCTTAGTTCTATCTTCTACAGAGAAGAAGGTCTTTTATCAGCAGATGAAGATGACGAGTGTGAAGATGGGGAAGAAGATGACGATGTAGTTTTCGATACCCTGTAAGTGATTTTTGAGGAGTGCTTAGGCATTCCTCTTTTTTATTTCCGTTTATGTGTTACTATACATGGGGCTAAATAAATTTGTAAGAAATAAATTAACAAAGGACTTGATTTATTTTTTGCTATTTGATAATATGTCTCTAGTGTAAAGGAGAGCCTTTAAAAACTATTTAAAGGTTATAAACAGAGGGGAAGTACAAGCGAAGGTAAGCGAGGGATAGCCTATCAGACGACACAACTCTGCACAATATGTTTTTAGTGGCATTAGCCATTAAATATAAATAATTAAAAACAAAGAACTCCTAAGAAAAATCAAAGCTCAAAACTAATTAAAAAAGAAAACCTAATCTAAAAACAAAGAAAAAGGAAAACTACTAAATCAAGGAAGATAATTAAATAATTAAAAGTCTAAGATAAGAAGCATACAACAACAAGAAGATAGTGTAAATAATTAAAAGAAAAGTTTAATTGATTCCCCTAATCAATAATAAAGACGGCTAGAGCATGGATACGCTCCATGCTCTAGTTTTTTGTTGTAAGTGTATAAAATTAAATTTTAAGAGTCTATACAGAGTAGACTAGAAAGCGAGTTGACTTTTTGTGATTATTTATATGTTTTGGGAGGAAAGCTAAAAGTGTTCTAGTGTTTATAGGAGATATTACTAAGTACTGGAGGAGAAGAAAGATGAAATCGCTACACTTTTTAGCTTACTTAATTATTTTTAACTTTTTACTGGGTATACAGGGAATGGCAGATACCAGATGGGAGTACACAAACTCATGGAAATATCTAATAGATGGAGTCTATGCGAAGAATCAATGGATAGAATATAATAACAATTCATACTACTTTGATAATAACGGAAATATGGCAACAGAAACATATATAGACGGGTTTTATGTGGATAGAACTGGAAAATATATAAGTGGTTTTAATACAGACGAGATACTTACGGCAGTAGTAGACTGTATGTCAAATGGCTATAGTAAATATTTTGTTTGTGGGAAGGCTAGTGAATCAGTGGATGAAATACATACAGACTTAGGTAAGATAATAGAGGTTCTATTGTATGTTCATGATATACCAGTTAAAACCTATAGAGTACATTATATGCAAAATGGTGATACAATGGAGTGTATGCTAGAGCGTATAAGCTTAAGGGATGCTACTTGGAATAAGGATAGATACTCTAGCTTTATGAGAGAAACAAGCAGACTAGCAGGTAAACTCAATACAATAGATGATATTATAAATTATGTTTGTGATAGAAATAAGTATGCAGATAGCTATACAGAGTATACTACGGATAATTCAGCCTATAACTGTTTATTTGGAAATGGAAAAACACAATGTTATGGCTATGCAGTTGCTTTTAGTTGGTTACTAAGAGCAAAAGGAATAAAGAGCCGTGTAGTATTTGGTCACATGGACAGCAATATAATTTATACAGATAAATATGAAAACCATGCTTGGAATAAGGTTCTCATAGACGGAAAGTGGTACGATTTTGACTTAACAAATTATGACGCAAACAATAGGGATAATAGATACTTAATGATGAAAGGTGCAACATTATCCGACTATACACCTACAAAACAGATGGAGTACTAAAAGTAAGTTAGCTATGAGTTTATTTGGGGATAGATACCAGATACACTCATAGCTAACTTACTTTTGATAAATATAAAACTACAGCACTACTAATTTATCACGAAACATTCAATTCAAAATACATTTATGAAAATATAAAACCATGCACGATAGATTCAAGATACGAATGCGTTAGATGGCAAGACCGTTACTCACATATTTTTCCCCAAAATTTATGGTTAAATAATTTTAACTAAACCCTGCCTTTTCTGCAGGAAAGGAAAAAATAAACTATAGAGCCATAAACTATTTATTGATTTTAAAAGCTTGTTGATAATATAGGGTATAATTTAAAAACTAAGAGGTGGCTAAAATGGTATCAGTAAAGAGCATAAAAAGTATAGAAAAAGCAGGTAAAAACCTGCTAAGTAGCTTTACAAACAGAAATAAGTACATGGCAGTCGCATATACAGAGGGAAATACATTTTGTATAGAAGTAACAAAGTCTTTAGATATTAGAATATATTGCAATGGCACTCAATTAGATACAGGTTCCAGTCAGTATACAGCCTTAATGAAGTCAAGCAATATCTCTAGTGCAGTGTATAGCATGATTAAAGCGATTAAATCAAGTAATTATGATATGGTGTGTTTACTAGGGATACTTAATAAAGCACAGTATAAAGCCTATATGGCTATTTACAAAGTAGACAATAAGTATTATAATTACAGTATAGATAGTCTAAACTATTTCTTTGAGCCTAGTGTGCTAATGAATTGTGTGGAATTACCTAAAGATGTGGATTTACTTAACCATGATAAGAGATTTACAGGAAAACAGCACTGTAGTGGGGTTTTATTTGTTCCAGTATTAAGCCTAGAGTTAGAAATTGACAAAAGAAAAGCAATAGACACAGGAGTTTATTCGTATCTATACAATAAGGAGTTGTAAATGGGTGGTGTAGCAAAGTCAGATATAGATTTAGTGAAGAAAGGCGTTAAAATATCAGAGTATATTGAAAAGTATGTTGTAAAGGAGATTCCTTGGTACTTTAATGACTATACAGTAGATTTAGACTTAAAGCCCTATATTAAATGCCCTATACATGGGGAAGATACACCGTCTTTAAAGTATTATGAAGATACTAATACATTTTATTGCTTTGGTTGTGGAGCAGGTGGGGATGTTATAAATTTCCATAGGTTATTTGTAAAGTCCTTAACTAACGAAGAAATATCCGTGTCTGATGCTGTAGACTTTTTAAAGAATAGGTTCTTAGAGGGAAAGCAGAAAGAAGTGGCTAAGATTTTACCAAAATCAGAGGTAGATAATCAAGCCAAGGATGTGTTGCGTTTATCTAGGCTATGCACTGAAATAGAAGAAACACTAAAAGTAGATAAAAGCTTGCCAGAAGAGAAGAAAAAAGTAATTTATGATTGTATAGATACAGTATTAGCTTTAATAGAGCTAAGAAAAGTAAAAGCCGTTGAGTGTATAGACTATGTGAAAAGCGTTTATGGTGCAGTAGTATCTAGCTAACCGTTTACTGTGATGAAATTACACTGTGAGCCTTAACTGTTTATATAGTGAAAAGGTTTTTATAACAAAAAGGAGGAAAATATGATTCAAATATCAAAGGCTATTTTAAATGAAAACCTAGCACTAGTAGGTGTAGAGGTGAAAGATGAAAACACCTCAAAGTTAGTAGGCATTGACGCATTGGTTAAGGCAGGGTTTAAGAACGAGCAAGTAGACTGCACTAGTGGAAAGTTGGTAAGAGTAAACGGGTTTAAGTTTAACCAGTTACCCTTAGCCATTATCGAAAGTGGAAAGCTAAGAGACTTAAGTGAAAAAGAATCTACAATTAAGCTTTATTCCCAGTTAGTTAAGGGAAATGATGTACTTGGCTATGTAGTACGAGTTTTAGGCAAGGAAATGAAGCTAAAAACAAAGGATGTAGCTATACTAAGTGAGCTATTTAAGCCACATGACTACAAAGTAGTGTCAAGATACACAGTAGAACAGAAACTTGATAAGTCTGGCAGAGTAGTTCCAGTACAGGTAAGAAAGCCATTCGTTGTAGGTGTACACGGCTTAAAGTTAGCAAATCTTCCTGTAGTAAATGTGGGTAAGAAAAAGAAAGATGGAGAACCAACTACCGTATCCGAGTTTGATACCTTAAAGCTAGTAGATTATAAGGCAAATAACTTAGGAGCATTGTTTAATCGTAGTGATGTATTCTTGGTATTAGCGAATGATACTGACAAAGAGTTAGTGGGAAACACAAAACTACATGGTTCTGAGCTTGGAACTAGCATAAGTATTAATTTTAAAAAGCCAATAGCTGTAAACATTAAGGGAAAGAGATTTGATACCTTTGTTTATAGAAAGAGAAAGTTAAATGATAAGCAGAAAGTAGCATTAGGAAAGTCAGTATTACTGGCAGAGCATAGTTTATGTAGTACAGCATTTAATGATATAGACCTTGGAAAGTATGCAAAGCCAATAAGTCAAAAGCTAATAGACGAGGTTAAGCGTTTACATGGTGTAGATACAACAAACAAGTATTTAGAGTTAAGCGTAGACTTTAATGGTTTAAATGTAACAGATTTAAACTTATTAAGCATTAAAAATACAGGTTCAGACCTAGTAGATGTTATGCTAAACGCTCATGCAAGCCTTACATCCGATAAGATTAGCCAAAAGTGCCTAGCTTATCTCGCTCCGTTAAATAAGATTGAGTTAGGTTCTGATATGAGCGATAGGTTTAAAGGTTTATCAGAGGAAGAGTTAAAATCCCTATCTAGTGTAGGAATTAACTTATCAGATGGTTCTTTAAAGGAGCAAGTAGCTTATGATTCTACAGTAGATAATGAGGCTATTCAGATTAAGATTGTTACCTCTGGCTTAGATGCAACAAGATTAGGAAAAGCACCAGAATTACTTGCTAAGTATAAGGATATGATGAATCCAGAAATCGCATCATTTAGTGCAAATGGCATTGAGCCTAGTATGGAATCTAAAGTAGTAGGTATGAATGCTTCATTAAAGGGTTCAATCGAGCAGAATAAGCTTACAGAGACATTATGTAAGATTTATAACCTGTCTAAGAATGAGTTTAATGGATTTACCTGCAATAACTTAGATAACTGGAAAGAAGAAAAGACAAAGGCTAAAGGCGATGTGCATAAGTATAGCGACAATCAAGGAAATTCAATTATGTTTAAGAACATTGATTTTAAGAAGTAATAAGTAAGCGGTAAGAAGTAAGAAGTTAGTTTAGGGGTGTGGATATGCTTTATAAGTTTGGTGGAATATACAATAACGATATGTATAATACCTGTAATGTAATGATTACAGGTGGAGAGTATCAGATATTTAACAACTTAGTTAGTGATAAGCTTAAAAGTATAGCCACACCTGTATTTGGTGGAAATATAGATTTAGACTTAGTAAGTGAGTTTACTGTTAGTACAAGCGATACCATGTCAAATGTAGTTAGTTTTGATGAATTTTTTAGGGTTAAATCTAGCTATCCAATGGTAGGAAGATGGTTTTGTAGTGTAAACTATAGCTTACTTACTGATAAACAAAAGAATACGCTAAAAGAGTACATAAAACAAAATACAGATACAGGAATTTTAGTAGTTTATTGCGATAACTATAAGTTTTACAGGGAGTTTACAAAGAATAGAGCGTTACAAGCGAGTAAAACAGCACATTTTATACAGTTAAGCTATCCAAACAGACAGATACTAAAAACAATCGTAGTTGATTTACTGGCATTATATAGCGGAAATAAAAATATAAAAGTTTCTGATAAAGCAGTAGAATTGTTTATCATGCGATTAGGTTCTGATTACAATAGCTATAGCAGTATTTTACAGACAATAGCCGTTGATTACAGAGATAAATATATAGGTTACGATGATATGTTACAGTATATTCAGAACATAGATAACTATAACATAGATGAGTTTATAGAGAGATTAGTGAAAACAAAGATAAATGATAAGTTTGTAAAGACGAGAAAGGTTTATAAGGCTTACTATTCAATAGTAGAGGATATAGGGGCAGAAAGTTTTCTAAGACGATTAGAGTATAAGATAAAAGCATTGGTAGAAATGCGAGTATACATAAATAATGGAAAAGTACCTGTTTTAGTTAGGTACGGAGCAAAGGAAGTACAAGACAGTTTGCCAGATAATTCTCCATTAAAGAAGTTAAGTACATTTAGCTTTAAAAGGTTAGCTAGGTTAGCAAATGAAACATCTTTAAGGGATTGGAGTTACATACTTATGCTGATTAAGTCATCTAGGTATAGTAAGTTTAAGACAGAAGAGCAATGTGAAAGCATTATTCATTCCATAATACATCGTTATGTATTTAGTAGTGAAAGATTAAATAACGACATGGGTATTATAGATACAGTAAGCAATAGTTTATACGCATTAAATAAGACAAAGTATACAGAAGAGAAAAGAAAGAGTGCAGAGTTTGACTGGGATTCCTATACAAGAGCAATGAAAAATCCTAGAAGAGCAGTTAGAAGTATAAAAAAGAAGAAATACATAGCAACAGATATAAAAAGTAGTATGTTATTAAGTTCATTAAAGAGGTTACAAGATGAATAGTTTATTGATAACAGGAAAATATAGCATAGAAGTTAGAAACGGAAAGTTTTTCTTTTTAGATACGGAGTATAAGTGTAGTGATATTTACTTGCTTAGGCTTCGGCTTATAGATTTTACGGATTCTGCCGATTATATCATGACGCTAAGTCAACAGTTTCGGAATGCCTTGATAGTTGCCGAAATAGGCTTAAATAGTAAGTGTGTTGAAAACATAGAGTTTATCAGTAATAACTTTAAGTCTTTAGCTATACTACTTAGAATCCCTCTAATACATGGGGATAATAATGATTCTTGGCTTTGTAGCGATGATGTTAGGCTGTTAGAGGATATTAAAGCAAAGAACTGTACACATAGGCTAGATAGGGTTGTTATAGTAGATGAAGATGCTGTGCTATACCCAGTTATAGGGGAGAAGTTAAAGAATACAGTAGTAGATGCCCTAGGCTTATCCCCATCATCCTTGGGATTTTGCGTGTCACCACTGTCCGTGGAAAAGGAAAATAGCTGTTTATCAGCTAAAATAGCAACAAATCTGTACGCAAAGTATAAGCAAGAATCTGATTTTTCCTTTCAGACTTGTAGTAAGGGAGCAGGGAATTGCAGTTGTGTGCCTTATGGCTTAGTAGATAAAAGTATAAGCTTTAAACATACAAATATACAGGCTACTGGGGGTAAATCACAAAAGTCTAAGAAAAAAGCGATACCATTGTTTATAAATTGGTAGGGGCATCTATAATATATAAAAATTTTAAAGCGTGTTGGAATTTTTTCTTCCCTCACGCTTTTTAATTTTCTGAAAAAACAGATTTTGCCCTTTTTCAAAAGTCAAGAAGAAATTGCAAAAATGTTTTCATAACAGATTTTTCAAAATTATGTTGACTCAGCCTAGATTTCTTGCTATATTATGCCTAGTGAATTTGTGAAGCTTTTGTGAAAGCATCGTGTTTTTACAAAAAAGCAAAAGTGTGTTGATAAAATGTGTTTAGGGGGTTTCAATATGGAAGGCTTAGTAACAAGAAAAAGTAGTTTAAATAGCGAAGTTATACACGAGTTCGAGGAGAATACGCAGGGTAGCGACTACTGCATATCTAACTGGGATAGATTGGTTAGAAAAGCATATAAGTATGGTTGCGATATAGATAAAGCAGAGGATTGCGTACAAGATATGCTAGTAAACCTATTACTTGCTGAAAGAGAAGGCGGAGGTTACGATGCCTATAAGGTACAATGTAGCAAGTTTGAATATATTCCTGTTAAATACTGGATATTAGGTAGATTAAAGAAATATGCCAAAGACCCACGGTATCATAAGGGTAGTTTAAAAGTTAGAAAGATAAAAGGGGCTGAAGGCTATACCTATGAAGTCCTTATGAACGAGATTAGTTCCTCATACGATGACTCTATGAGTGAGAGTATGTTGACAGAAGAACAACATTCCTTTAAAAACGCTGTGTCTACAGGTTCAGAAATTGATGATTTAATTGAAATGGAATCGTTAGATACAGCAGTTAGTGAATTAGCCCAGTATCCTATGTTTTTAAATCTTATTAACAGTATTGATTTCTTTTCTGATTTGTATGCCTATGAAATGAATAATACAAAACATTGTAGAGGAAAAAAGGCAAAGAGTAGTGGTTTAAGAGAGTTATTCGATACATTTAATTTACCAGTTGATTGTATGGAAAACTTTGAATCAGTTTTAAAAGTATATGCAGACTATCCATCTTTGGTTATGGATACGGTGAATATGTACAGCTAGGGGGATAACTATGGAGAGCATAGAAAAAAGTATAGGTAGAAGCAAGTTTAACAGCGAGGTCTTATTAGAAGAGGTAGAGTCAGAAACAAAAATGTCTGTATCCTACTTTCTTACACATACGCAAAGAATACTTAGCTTTATTAAGAAAAGATTGTCATTCCTTGGGTATCCATTATCCGATGCTGATGATATTTTCTCCGATACCTACGCTTTCCTAGCTCAAAGTAGAGACTATGGGGAGGCTGATACAGATTTTAGTCATAGTTTAGAAAGTTATGTTTTACAGGCTTCAGGTTTATGTATAAAAAGATATGGGGCAAAGTATAAAGCAGAGCAAGAAATTATGGAAGACTCTGTTGTAGAAGATAACTCTGGGGAGTTAGTCGATAGATACACGATAACTGAGGATACTACTGCTACAGTATCAGTAGATAGAGCATTAGAAGATTTAGCATCTGCACTTAAAGGGATTGAGTATAAAAGAGGGATTTATGGTGTGGATGTATATACCATGCTGTTTATTTGCTTAGTGAAGTCCTTAGTTGGGGATGCACTTTGTTTGGAAACTATATGTAGTTTGCTAGGTGTAGAGGTAAATAGTTTAAAGGCTTCGTTTAGGAGGGCAAAAGAGGATGGAGACTTTTTAGACTGTTTAGGTGGTATTGCTAAAGAGGGAAATGAGGGAAGTATAAGCTATCTAGGGCATTACATATATTTTCTGGATAATAAATTAGAAAGATTAGACCTAAGACTTGCAAGTTAGCAAGTCTTATTTTTCGTATATAATTTTTATATTAAGAAAGTATTTTCTTGATTTTTCGGTGTGATGATAATATAGGGTATATAAAATAATATTTTTCGTTAGGAGGAATTTATGTTAGGATTTTTTGAATTATACAGCACTTTAGACAGGAGTACCTGTATTGTAGCTTTTAAAAAGAAAGATAGGAGTACAAGGGTTATGCTTTGCACAAAAAGCCTGCCTACTATTTCGGCTTTCTGTAAGATTTCACAAACAGATGCTATGTCCTGTATCAATAGAACGAAAAGATTAGAAAGTAGTGATAAAGGATACTTGTCTGTTTTTGACTTAGAAAAGAAAGATGGAAGAATTTTAAATACAGGCAATCTACTATTCTATTTAGATTTAGGGCATCTAGTTACGGAGGAGCAATTTAGCAATGCGTTAGATAAATTATCCAAGTGTAAAGAAGAGTATACAGATAAAAGTATTCTTTAATGGAGGTATTACAGTAGATGATTGCGTTTAACAGCCAATATAGAGCAGATTTATCTGGATATGTAAGAAGTAGAAAAGTAAAAATTACTCTTACAGAGAATGTTGTAGAAGAGCTTAAAGACTACTTACTTAATATTGATTTGAGAAGGCTAGGGAAAACCCATGGTGAGTTGATAAATAAGGATATTGATTTTTTAGAGTCGGTTGACTTAGGTAAGCATAAAGAAAAGAAGATAGATGTATCACCTAAGATTATAGATGATAATTTGGTTTTAAGTCCATTATCCTACTTTTCCCTGCAGGGTTTAGGAGGGCATAAGTTTATCAAGTTCGATATTAGGGATATACTGGAGGCTTTGGCATTTAAGCATTTACACTATGAGTTTAACTGTGATATACCCAGTATCGAAAAAGCCTTTAAAGATACACATCCTATGGCAAGGAATGATTCCAGTATTCTTATGGACTTAGTCGGTCAGTACATAGATAATTTAGCCATGCTAAAGGACTTTGAGATAGGGGATAAGAGCTATTTAGGTTATGCCGATAATACCATGTATGATTTCTTCGGAAATAAGTTTACTATCCATGAGTTAAACTACAATGCTGTTCTTATGAGTACCTTTAAGATAGCCACACTTGTTTCTATTGTGGACTTATCAGATTTTCTATCGGAGTATGGTGTAAATTATTTACCAGTAGGCTATATAGGTACAGAAGTGTATTTTATGGTAGACGAATATCCAAGTTTAGACTGTCAGTTTAATTTGATAGTAGAGGTGTTTGATAGACGATTTAGATTTAAGAAAGACTATAGTATTGTGGAAAAAGGAGTGTAATAAAATGGGAGCTAGACCTTTATACTGTCACTTTGGATTCAGAAAGCCAGAAGGCAAAGACTATTGTTTATTTTCATGTGCTTGTTACTTAGATAAAGAGGGTAAGAAGCTAGTGTCAATGAATGTAGAGATGCATAAGCTTTGGTTAGATAACCAACATATTACGGCTGTTCAGTCTTACTGGTTTGCTCTAAAGTGTTTATATGACTGGCAGGAAAAGATTGAAAATGCAGGATTTACCAATGTTTTACTGGTATGTAACAATAGAAACTTAGTAAACACAATAACCATTAAGAAAAAATCAACTCTATCTAGTGTTTATCTAAAAGAGGTATATAAGCACTATATTAGTGGAGATAAAGTATTTAATATCCCTATTGGTATTTGCGAGGCTAGAAAGTCAGAGAAGTCAAGGAAATATTGTCAAGACAAATATGTTACTAATAAAGATACCTATAAGGTAGATAGTAGTGACGAGATTATGACAAAGCTTAGTCTATCAGAGGATATGGATTTACTTAGTGTTGATGATATTATTGAATCAGATACTACAGGAAAGTCTGGGGTAGTTTCTATAGACTGGTCTGTGTAGCTAGATTTTGAGGTGTATGTATGGTATGTACTGGTTATTATAAAAAATCAGATGGACAGTATAGCTTAATTGTAGACTATAAGGACAGTAAAAACATAGTAGTCTATGTCGGTAGCGATAACACTATAGTATCTGCGTTTAAGTTAGTAAACGGCGATAAGTATGCCTATAGTTCTAAGCTAGCTGAATCTGTATATGAAACTATTAAGTTAGGAATGTCTGGTGCTACTTCTAAGAACGGTGAGCCAGTTTCCTTTAAACTTGGAGGTTCTTCGTTACATAGCTTTAAAAAGAAAGGTGTAAGCTTCGAGCTACAAAAGTTTAATAATGTGCCAGTTTATCTCTTGTCAGATGATGGTTCTTCTGGAATATGCATGAATTATTCAGAAGAGACAATGGTGCATCCTACACTTGATTATGTAAAGATGAACCCTCAAAAAGTCAAAACAAGCCTAGATAGCATAGGTGTAGATGAGGTTAGAGTAAAGTCACTTGAAGAGGTAGCCTTAGAAAAGGATACTACTTGGCTAAACGGTAAAAAGTATTATATAGTAAATGATTCGGCAACAGCTGAAAAACTGTTTTCTCAAATTGAAAACTATAATGGAATTTTATCTTTCGACTACGAGACTACTGGTTTAAAGATAAATATGTTTGGAAAGTATGGAAGTAAGAGAAAACAGGAGTTAGAAGAGTACAATGAGAAGAACCCTAACAATAAAATAGAAGTAGATAAGGTAGTAGGATTTATCTACTCTGTAAAAGAGAATGTAGCCTATTATTTTCCAGTAGGGCATAGAAAGTTTAAAAATCTATATGAGGATAGGGATGAAACCACATTAAAAACAATAAATAACATAATGGCTCGGTATACCATCGGAGATTTTAGAGATTTACAGAGCGATTATGCCAAGTTTATTAGAAGTTTATCTGTAGAAGAGTTTACACCAGATATTATTCTTATGGAAAGAAATAGGGATATTTTACAGAAGAAGAATATCCTTGCACACAATGGTTCTTTCGAGTATAAGGTTAGTTTGTTATATGATATAGACTTAAATTTAAAAGAAGATAGTATGCTGTTACATCAGCTAATGTATAAGTTTAGGTCTATTAGAAGTAGTAAGAGTGAGCCGTCAAACTTAAAGTATTTGACTAAAGTAGAGTTAGGAGTAGACCAGTTAGAATTAGTTGACTTTTTCCCAGACTTTAAGCCAGATAAGACTGGAACGGTTAGAGGTAATAAACAATCATCTATAGACTTCTCATATATGGATTTTGACAGTGCTAAAGCCTATGCCCCTGCCGATGGAGATTTTACATTGCAGATTTGGAAGAAGTATAAGAAAGATATGCAATTAAATTTCCCAGAGATGGAATACATCTATAATGTAGAGGTCATTGTGTCAATGGCTATCGGTTATATGGAGTTCTATGGGCTTAGAATTGATGAAGTAAAGATTGAGCAGACAAGACAGAAATACCTATATGATATGCTTATGACAGAGTATAAGATTAGGGAATCTGTTGGCTATGTTCAAAAAGACGAGGAAGAAGTATATAATACTATAGTAGCCATCAACAAAGAGTTGGAAAATGCAGAAGACAAAGAGGAACTCTATGAGAAAAGAGACAGTTTATGCGATAAATTACGGAGTTTAATTGCAAATTCAAGTAAAGCAATAAACCTAAACGCTCCTGCACAAGTTTCTGATTTACTGTATAATAAATTAAACTACCCACATCCAGATGGAGAGCTTTCCGTTAAGAAAAATGTGATTAAGAGCTTAACCAAGGCTAAAAATGAGGATGGTACGGCAAAATATCCAGTAGCTATTTATTATAGAGATTATAAGGATTTAAGCTCTTTAATTACAAAGTTCTTTGGTAGATTACAAGACTTTATGTATCCAAGTGGTTTCTTCTTTAGTAGCTTTGGACAAATCAGTACAGCTACAGGTAGAATGAGTTGTTTAGACGAGGATACCTTAGTTACTACTGTTGGTGGAGTTAAGAAGATAAAGGATGTAGAAGTTGGAGATTTAGTTTATTGCTATGATACAGATGGAAGTGTACGGATAAAGCCAGTATTAAATGTAATATATAAGGGCTACAAAGAATGCATTGAGTTAAAGTGGTTTAGTAGTGGAAATGGCAATACTGGTAGTTTAATCTGCACACCAGACCATAGGATAAAGACAAAACACCATGGGTGGGTACAGGCTAAAGATTGCTTAAATAAAAAAGTGTATCACTTACATAGGTTTAATGAAGAAATACCTAGAGATAGTGTATGTGTTATAGATTCTATTCAACAGGTAGGAAAAAGAAATGTTTATGACCTAGAGATTGATGGAATACACAACTTTATAGCAAATGAGTTGTGCGTACATAACTGTAGTCGTCCAAATGCTCAGCAGTTGCCAAAAAGTGTAACAAAAATCATTGTTCCAAGGGATAATTATTGCACTATAGACGCAGACTTCTCGCAGATTGAGTATAGAACGCTAACCGCAATGGCTAAAGAAGAAAAACTTATTGAAAGCTTTAGAGACCCAGATAGTGATTATCATACAACTATGGCATCTTTAATGTATCAAGTACCCTATGCTTCTGTAGCACCAGATATGAGAAGTTCAGCAAAGAGCTTTAATTTCGGAATACCTTATGGAATGGGATTTAAGAGCCTAAGTATATTACTTTTTGGAGATGCGAGTCCATCTCATGTAGCAAAAGCTATGGAACTTTATGAACTATATTTTAAAGACCAACCAAAGGTAAGAAAGTTCTTTGATAAAGTAAAAGAAGTAGCAGGTATCTATAGATTTAACAAGACTAGGTTCAATAGACGAAGATACTATAACTTCGAGGATGCAGAAGGCAATTATAGTGAAGCAAAGAAAGCAATGGCTCTAAGACAGGCAGGAAACTTCGTAATACAAGGAAGTGCAGCCGATATTTTCAAAATAGCCGTAGCTAGGAATTTTATGTTTATTAGAGACAATAAACTATTCGGAAAACTACTTATAACCAACATGGTGCATGATGAAATGCTATTTGAGGTAGATTGTGATACATTAAACATCAAGAAAATACTATCTGAAATAGTAAAGAATATGGAGTTTAAGATAGATGGATTCCCACCATTATATGTAGGAGCAGGGGTAGCATTAAGTTGGGCTGAAGCTAAGGGTAAAATGGCAGAGATACACCCAGTTCTGGCAAATACCTATATAGCTGAAAGTGAAAACGATAGTTTATATGTGTCTAGTCCAGTAAGCTCAAAATCCGTCAAAGAATACTTTGATAAGCGTGTGTTTGAGTTCAGAGTGAATAAAGTATCTGACTATGTAAAAGACGAAAGTAATTATAATAAGGCAATAGAGCCTGCTATCGGTAATTTGTTAGGTTTACAATTCGATTTTGGTGTAGCAAAAGAGTTTGCAAAAGAATATACCGAGGACAATGGCTATACAAAGGAAGAGATAGCTAATAAAATGCGATTGATTCCATTAGAACAGTTAAGACGCTTTATAGACGAGTATAACCTTGGTGTGGATTATAAATTGTTTGGTGGTGTAGACTTGCATGAGGAAGAAGAGGAGGAAGAAGGCTATGATGATGTAGATGAAAATGAGTTAGAAGAGGAAAACGAGGAAATAGGTGGTGTATTTGCTCTAATAGACGAATCCGATGTGCCTTATGGAATAAGTGTGCAGGATTTAATTAGGCAGTTTGGCTTAGTAGTATCTAAAGAGTTAGGTATATGTGGAATAGACTTAACAAAAGTTAAGAAGTCTAAGAAAGACGAGCTAATCAGTTTATTAGAGAGTAGTACCTGTAATAGCACAGATGAAGGTGCGTTAAACCTAGTTTTTCTAAACTACAACAATGTATTAAACAGGACAGATATTTATGTGAAAGATTTAGTTACAAGTAGTGTAGCAACTAGATTAGGAATTAATGCGTTTACCTAGTAAAATAGGAAATGTTTATAGGATATATTAAACATTTCCTATTTTTTTGATTTATTATGTTATATAGATAAATAGGTATAATTTGAGGTATAGTTTATGAGTATATTAATCCCAGTAGGGTATGAGGTATCTAATAGAAAGAGTATAAGTTTTAGGGGTATAGATTTATATAAAGTTACTGGGGTACTGTACTTAAAGTTTCCAGAGTTCGAATATACAGTTAATGGTGAGTCTATATTTTTAGAAGATTCTGTTGGTGCATATACAAAAATAAAAAACAAATATTTAGGAATCGACAGTTCGAGTAGCCCTGTAATTTTCACTTTTAATAAGGACAGCTATATTGGTGAAAAAGATTTATCTAGCTACTATTTAAAATCAGTTAGTAAGAGTGGAAAAACATTCTATGAATCAAAACATACTGGCTTTTCAATAGATATAGACAGTAGAGTATTGCTATATATAGATTTAGCTAATCATGCATACAGTATAACTCCAATTACATCTGTTACTGATTTTGTTACAGTAGAGTGTTGTGATTCTGATGAAAATTCATTTTCAGTTAAAAGCTTATATGATATAATGGAAACTATCGACACAGGAGTATATAAGTTAGATTCACTATATTGTATAGAAAATAAGACGTTTAAGGAAGTAATAGTGCCTAAAGATTGTAAATGTTTGTTTATGCTTACATTTTCAGATGATATAGATACCTTAGTTTTATCCTCTACATTAGATAGGGTTTACATAAATCCACATATAGACTTTGGCTTAAAGAAGTTATATGTACCTAGAGATGTTAAGCTATCTGCTTTATTGGATGTGGTGCATGAGTATATGGAGTATGAATATAGGTATGCATGGCATAAAGATATAGACTTAGGGTTTCTAAGAGAAGCTAGGTCAGAGTGTAGGTTTACAGAGTACTGGGAGTATATTCATAGCAGTAATCTTAAAGATACTATGGATGATATTCTGAATGATTTAGAGATAATAGTTTATTAGGGGGTTAGCAACATGAGTGTTACAGTTCCAGTAGGATTTACAGTAAACTTTTCAGAAAGTTTCTACTTAAAGAAAATAAAACTAAGTGAAATAGTGGGTATCGTACTGCTTAGATTACCAGAGTTTACTATCTCTACAATATCTGCACAAGAGTTTTGTTTTTGGGAAACTACAGATGAATCCTTCTTACTATGCCCATTTAGAGCAGACTTTGAACTTAACTATGTTGGTTTAGACGGTTCTGGTAATCTTCAGCTTGCTTTAGATGGAAAGCAAACATCTGGGTTAGATTTAGTGTCTGGTAAAGGAAAGAGTTGCTTAGTTATAGATTACTTGAAAGAAATTAGTTTAAGCATGATAGATGATTTTTCTATTAAGTTTGATAATTACTTTTCTATTAATATTAGTACAAGTACAGCAAGTATAAGCTATAGTTATGGAGACGATATAAAAAATCGCTTTAAGTCTAATTTTATATGTGATGGAATGGATATGAGTATTTCGGACTTTAGAGGACTGGCTGATTATGCTGAGCGTTCCTTATACCATATAGGCTATCTAGACCTACTTGAAAGTGATGATGCTACAGAATTAATGAGTAAAACAGAGGTAATAGTTTATTAGGGGAAAGAGAGTATGAGCAGTAAAGTATTATTCGGAGTTGTGATAGATGCAGAAACAGGTGTAGAGATTAGTGGAGAATCTGGAAATTCCAGTTATTCTAAGACTTACTACAAAATAATCGGTTTAAAAGCGTATGATATTTACAGGAGAGTATTGGTAGATGTAAAGCTTACTGGAATAGATAAGAGTGTAGATGAATATACTTGTAGTAAAACTTTTAGCAATAAAAAATTCATTGTAGAGGCGATTACAAATAGAGATACTGGAGTAGTATGCTATCATTATGGGGTAAACGAATATGATAAGAGTAAAAAGAAAGTTTGTGATAGGTTCTTAGAGAATACTATAACATTTCCAGTTTATACGGAGACAGGTAATTTATTTACAGATTGTGGTAAGAGATTTATAAGCAGTCGCTTTACAGATTTTATGGCTGTAGTTATAGATACGCATACCCTTAAACTTGATACAGTATTAAATAAGTATATAAGTAAATTAAAACTTACAAGCAGTTATTTATGTAAGAGAATAAAAAATTTTAGTAACGTATCTTGCTTATTTAAAAACATATCTGAAAATATGTATAAACATAAAGAGTTTATTTATATCCGTCATCTACATGATTTAAGATATGGATTTGATATACCTTTAAGTGTAAAGTACCTGTTTATAGAGGCTTTAGTACCAATAGAAGGCTTAAAAATCCATAATAACATAGAGAGGATAGGATTATCTAGTGGGAGTACACTTTATATCCATGCAATGAAAGGAAAAAATGATAGGGTAAGTTTTGTAGGTAGCTTATTACTAGCCTATATGCGTGATGATTATGGGTTTTACCATTATAATAAAATGGATACAATAGAAAATCATGATTTACAGGTATATAACAAGCTTTCTTCTCTTTTGTATGAGGAAAAATATTCAGAGTTTAAGAATTTGTTTAATAGTAGTTTAAAGATTACTGAATATGCGTACTTACTCTTAAAAAGAGACTGGAAAGAATATCCAAGAGGAGAAACAGTATGAAATATGAGGCAGATATACAGTTTGGAATAATAATTGGCGATAAAACCACAGGAATTAGAGACGGAAAAGAGGAAGAAAGATATAAAGTTATAGGAATTATGGGGCTTAAACTGGATGGCATGGAATTAGTGCCTTGTAGTTTAAAGGACTATAAGTTTAAGATAAAAGAGACAGGAGATGAAATAAAAATAGGAACTTATCTTTGTACTGGAATTAACTTTGTTAGGTACTATGGGTTTTGGAGTAAGCGTAAGGATTGTCTTGAAATATTTCGCTCTGTATTACCTGTTTATGATAATAAAGGGAATCATCTGTTTACTTGTGGTTTAGATACAGTACGCTTATCTCTTTCCTTTGGATTAGTAGCCAGTTTAGATACGAAAACGCTAGCATATACTATATCTTATGATTGGTATAAGCCTAGAGAGATAAATTTGTTGGAGAGTAGCTTGTTTTTCTATACTAAGTCTAGCCTTATTTTAGGTTATGATATGATACAATGCTTTTTTGATACTGTATCAGACTATATGTTCGTGTATGGTAGTTCATGCCTTTTAAGACGGTGTGATGGGGATGTTATACTTCCAAATAATTGTGAGTATTGTATATCATCTTTGGAAGATTGGAAATCCAGTACAATAGTCTTAAATAAAAAGCTAAGGTATATCCGATTAGGGCTAAAAGCTATACGGGCTATAAAAACTGTTTATATGAGTAAGGGGATAAATAAATCACTGCTTGCTTTTTTGCTTAATAACTATGTAGAGACGTATTCTCCAGAAAACACGGATGTAAAAGATATGAGAGATAGTTTTAGAGCAATAGGAAAGAATTTAATTAAGGAGGATAGGTTTGATGAATACATAGAGTTATGTTACGATGAAAAATACAAGAAACTTATGGAAGTTATACTAAAAGACGTTAAGTTTGAATTTTATTAGGAGGATATATGAGTAAAGAAGCTTCACACTTTAGAGTAATTGGTGTAGTTGTAGACCATAGGTATAGTGTTCCGTTAGATTTAATGGATTGGAGAAGAGGGTGCAAGGTTTATCCAGTTGTTGGATATAAAGTATTAAATTTATCTACATTAAAGATAGATACAGTAACAAATGCGGAAGTGAAAGGACATCCTATACACAAACTCCTTGATGGTAAGGAGTTTAAAAATCTTGTTGTGAAAGATTCTAAAAACAGTATGGATGTAGAATACATAGCTGATTGTAAAGGTGATAACAGTTATACTATAACTTCTTATTTACCTGTATATAATATGATGAATTCTATGATGTTCAACTTAGGTGGTGCTTCATGTAGATTTATATATTCTGATATTAGTTTAATAGATGTATATGGTAGTGACCGTGTGGCATTTGTAAAGAAATATACAAGGGATACAGCTATTATTCCTAGACCTAGCTTTTTTGGGAATGAAACAATACATAGGAATGAGATACCGAGAAAGTTAGTTAATGGGCTGTATAGTTTAGGTAATAGCTATAGATTGGACGTTGTAGGTAAGGAGACTGTCACTGTACCAATGGGGTGCAAAGAAGTGTATGTATATAGTCTAGTTGGTGTAAAGAAGTTAATAGTTAGTAGAGATGTAGAATATATTGAGGCAAGTAAAGATTGTGATGGCTTAATTAATGTATCAGATATAATACTTCCAGTCAATGCCAGTAAAAAGTTAGTAAGTAGTCTCATGATTGCATTAGCCATGTCATACTTAGTGCGTAACGAGACAAACAGTTTAGTATTGCAGTTTCTTACAGACGTTAGCCGTTTAAAGGGAGAGTGGGATAAGGCATACAATATGTGCTACAGTAAGAAACACGAAAAAGCTATGGAAATATTGATGAATAGCATAAGAATAGGCACTTATTAGGAGGATATATGTATTTTGACTCTAGGTACAGAAAATTTGGTCTAATTATATCGGATGAATGTGAGAGTATTACAGAGACTAGAGACGATGCTACTAAGAATACCAAGATATTTTCTATACTAGGGTACAAAGTACTAAACATAGAAACTCTATCATTTGAAGATGTCTATATAGGAGATGAAGATATTGAGTTTGAAGCCTTTCACTTAGGCTCTCGTGACTATGACAGCTTAATAGATGTAGATGTTACTGATGGAAGTTATAAAAATTCTTATTTTCATTTAAAGCGTGGCTATTCAAAGGAAAGTGTAACATCACCTCTTCCTGTATATAAGAAAAACGGTACTTTTTATAAATCTTATAAGTCTAATAAAGTGCTATATACACTAGGAAGTTTATATGCTGTAGTCGTAGATGCTAAAAGTCTTAGTATAGATATTATATTAAGATTTAAAGACACAAGAAGATACAATAAAGCAATCAATAAGTATAGTAATAATTATTTTGGTGGATATAACATAGGCATAGAAGATAAGAGTCCAATACTTGAAGAAGTATCCTCTGGAATCTATGCCGATAAGGATTTATGCTATATAACTAATCAGACTTGTCATGAAGTGATAATACCATCTAGCTGTAAATATGTTTGGGTAGAAAGTTTAGGAGAAGTGGATACGATAGTATTTGGAAAGCGTGTAAAGCTATTTGAATGTTCAGATAGCTTTATACTAGCCTTAACCCAAGTAAAGAATATTTATATCAGTAAAGAAGCAAGTAAGAAGTTTATAGGGTGTTATCTGTATTCCATGGTTCTAGCATTTTGTAAACTTGGAGTTGCAACAGATTTAGTTAAAACGCTTAGACACGAGTTATTTAGAAATAGAGAGTGTGGGTATGCCACAGCTTACGATATTTGTAATAAAGAAAAGTATAAAGAAGCTGTAGCTTATGTTTTACAAGGAAAAGAGATAGTAGTTTATTAGGGGGATGTATGATAGAGATAGGGATAGTAGTATCTAGCAGTTCAAAAAGAGAATACAAAGGAATATCCACATCTGATTACACTACAAATGTAGTAGAGTATACGATTATCGGAATTAGTTATATAGACCTATCTACTGGAGATGTTGTAGCTAGGACTATAGATGAATTTGACTCTGACTATCATAGAGATGACTATCCCTATATTCTACTAAACGGAACTTTCAGTATAACCAAGGCTTATAGCAAAAATGGACTTAGTAACTATGAAAGTTATCTATTAAGCAATTTAAGAGATAATACCTCTAGGAATATAAGTCATGTATTACCTCTTTATACAGAGGATGGAAGTTTATTAGTATCATGTAATGGGAATAGCTTTGCTTTATATAGTGAAGATGATATTTACCTAGTTGTAGATATTAAGAGTAATGAAGTTAGAGTGGAATGTTGGAGTGGAGCAAGTAAGTTTAGACTTAGTGAGATTTATAGAACTACTTATTTAGATTTTAAAGACTATGTTGGTGTATTTAAGTCAGATATAGATGGTGTATATACATTTTCTGATATTTGTTATGTATATAGCAAGCATATAGAAAAGGTTATACCACCAGAAGAGTGTAGAAGATTGGTAGTATCTCCTAAATCAGAGATAGATACTTTAGTATTAAATAACAATATCGGCTATTTAAGTTTAGTTAATAGAAATAAAGTGGCAAGTATAAAGACATTCTATATAAGTAAGGATATTTCAAAGTCTTCACTGTGGTATTTACTCTATTACTTTATTAAGAATTACCTAGTAAATATTTTGGATATAAATATAAATTGGGAAATTAGTGATTTTTGTAAGGAAGTATTACACTTAAATAATATAGGAGATGCATATAAAATATATGATTTTTGCATGAAGGGACGTCATAAGATGCTTATGAACAGGATAATGAGTAATCATGAGATAGTCGTGTACTAGGAGGACTTATGCTTTGTTTTGGTGTAGTTGTAGATACTAAAAATGTGGATAAGAAAGTGTATAAGGAAAGAGGTGTACCAAGAAAAGAAATAAGTTCCTATGATATAATAGGTGTAAGTTTATTAGATATTGAAAATAACACTGTAAACATAAAAATACACGATATAGAGGATTATGAGTTTGAATACTCGGAAATAGGCGGTACACTAGATGTTGAAAGGTATTACGGCAGTAAAGGCAATTTGTTACATAGTGTTTATAGTTTTTATACAGCTTATGACCTTGAGGCTACAGAGATTAGCAGTTGTTTACCAGTATATTCAGAAAAAGGAGAATTATTATTTTCATGCAATGGAAGTAAGTTTAGGTGTAAGTGTGCAATGGGTTTAGGCTTAGTAGTTGATATTACGAGTTTAGATGTTTACCTAGATAGATATAACAGTATTAGTAATGAAATCTATGAGAATATGCTGTTTGTCGATAGGGCTGTGCCACTATCTGAAATTAGTTGTCTATTAGATACAAGTACCGAGAATATTTCTCATACCAATGATTTATACTACATACACGATAATATATCAGAATTTATATTACCAAAATGCTGTAAAACGCTTATGTTAGCTAGTGCCATAGATATAGATAAGTTAGTATTAAATGCAGAGCTACGAACTATTGAAATACCTAGTACAGTAAATATAAACACTCTTTATATAAGCAAAGGTATAAATGAGGAAGTAATATGCCGTATAATATATTATTTTGTATCTAAGTATATGTTTGAGACATCAAATATTACGGATACTAAGTATAGAAAGTTATTTGATAGTATTGGCACAATGTTAAAGAATTATGAGTATCATAAGTTATGGGATTGGTGTTATCGCTCAAAAGATGGCAAGAAGCTGTTAAGTGACGCAATAAAAGACGCAAAAATAGTTATTTATTAGAGGTTATAAGGTGAAGATATTTACTGGTGTTGTAATAGATGAAGATAGTAAACAGGCTTATACAGATAATACAAGTTATGATATAATAGGATTTGCATTACTAAACTTATATGACTTAACCATAAGCTATGTAACTAAAGATTGTGTAAGTGATAAGCTTAAACAGGATAGTTCCATTGTGTATTATCCTCCTAAAGAATTTAATAGATATATAAAGTACATTGTACCTAAAGATATTCCTAGAGATGGCAGGTATTTACTGGTATATACGGAAGACGATGTAGAGTTAGAAGAAATTAAAACATCCATGAAATCTCTTCCCATATACACAAAGAAATTATCACTATTTACAGTAATTGGTGCAGAAGCAATCCGTTTCGGTCTTAATCCATGTGGAAATCTAGTCTATAACTGCGTGAATAATACATTAGATGCCTATATTGACAGTGGTCGTAATAAGTATAATAGAGTTGGGTATTTATCTGATAACAGCACTAGAATAGCTATAAAAGATACAGAAAGTATATTTGATTCTCCATTTGATAACGCTTATGTATTTGGAGATTGCTGTTGGGTTATAAGGAATTTCGGTAACTCGATAGTAATACCAGAAACGGTAAGGGATTTGGCTGTTTATTCTTGTGATATATCTGAATTGGTGTTACCAAAGAGTGTAGAGTATATCTCTATGGATAGGTTTTGTTCTGTAGATATTTACTATATAAGTAAAGATGCTAAACTATCCTTAATTTGCCTGCTAATATACGGTATAGCAGGGGAGTATAGAGGAGATGGTGAAAGTACCTAATTTTTACTGGAGGAAGAGCTAGAGCCTTTTATTTACAAGGGGGACTATGAAAAAATTTGGGAGATATTCCATGAAGAAAGATACAAAGAGTATTTAGACATGGCATTAAGAGATTTAAAGGTAATTGTTTATTAGGAGAATTATGATTGAAATAGTTTTAGGAATTGTAATAGACGAAGATAATAAGCATTGTGATATAAATAGTATAAGTTACGATATAATAGGATTTGCTGTATTAAGCTTAGACGATTTGTCCATAAGTTTTGTGGAGAAAAATGGTGCAGACGAAAAGTTTATACTAAATGAATCAATTATAGCATCCAAGTTTAAAATATATGATAGCTGTAGTAAGTACAAAATCCCTAATGGAGATTCCATCAATCGTGGGTATATATTATCCTCTTTAAGCAATGATGACGATAATTATACAGTATCAACAGTACCGAGAAATAACTCACTTCCAATATACACAAATAAACTATCATTATTTACAATAATAGGTGAAGAAACCATGCATTTTGAGCTTAGTCATCATGGGTATCTAGTCTATAATTGTAGAAAGCATACGCTAGATGTATGCATGGACAACAGTTGTTTGGAAAATACAGGAGTTGGCTATTTTGTCGGTAATTCCAGCCTAGTGGATATACAGAGTGCAGGAAATATATTTAGCTCCCCATTTGACGATGCGTATGTTTATGGGGATGCTTGTTGGGTTATAAAGTCAGTTATTAAATCGGCTATAATACCAGAAAGCATATCAAGTTTGGTATTATACTGTTCTCACATAGACGAGTTAGTATTGCCAAAAAGCCTAGAATCCATACTTGTGGATAATGGAGGCATGAATCCAATAGATACCTATTATCTAAGTAAATACGCTAAGTTACCCTTAGTTTGTCAGCTAATAGATATATTAGCAGAATACTATGTGGGAGAAGATGATGAAGCCTATCCTAGATTCCACGCTTATATGCAAAAGTTTATTAGTAATAAAGAGTGTGATAAAGCTTGGGAAATGTGCCATAGTGATACCTATAAGGACTTTTTAGACAGTGTACTAAGATTCTCAAATATAGTGATTTATTAAGAGAATTTGCTTATTTTAGGCTATATATAAATACAATATAGAGTGTGGTGATAATTTTGCATAAATTTATGGAGGTTAGTATGAAAGAAAAAATTAATTACGATGTTGATATTGATTCAAGTAGGTTACTTTACAAGCTTAAACAAGTTGTAGACGAGTATCAAGATATAGATAGGAAAATTATTAGTACAGAAAATTTTATAAAGAATTATGTTCCTGTAGATTATAGAGAAAAGGATAATGAGGTATATATTGTTACCGATTCAACTATAGAGGGACAGCAAAAGATTCTAGACAGGTATAAGAAAAGGAAAATTAAGCTAAGGTTTGAGTTAGATAAGATATCTAGTATTCTTGAAGAGTTACTTTCTGATAACTGGTAAAACTCTTACAGAGAGTTTATAGGCTTCAGATAGGTTTATTAGAGGTTATTATGCTAAAGAGTGGGGAAGTAATCATTGGAGTTATAGTTGAAAGTTCAGAGCCAGTAAAAGCCACGAATACAGATAATGGGTATACAGACTATTTTTATGAGATAGCAGACCTTATGTGCCTAAACATAAACACAGGAGAATTATTTCCTGCAGGAACGTTAGATATAGATAGTCTATATAAAAGCACCTCGTGTCAATTTGAAATTACAAAAGAAGAAGTAACAAGTAAGTTTTTATCAGTAAGAGAATCTATAGGTACTAAAGAAGTTGTTGGGTATTCTTTCACAAGCTTTATACGAAACATAGGCTTGATAATAAGGAAGTGTAGGTCATTTCCTTTGTTTAATAGCTCGAATAAATTTATTAGACTAACTGGAGCAGATACAGTCGGTATAGCCGTTGAAAACTATGGCTATACTACCTTATGTTATAAGGACTATTCTTTATTTAACGAAGTTTCTTTAGATGGTGTTATCACTAGAGTGTATAATCCGTTTATATTTAGAATTGCCTTGCGAGATACTGATTATTTCAAGAAGCTGTTTAGCGGTATATGGGTTAGTAAGGAAGATTGCTATATAGATGATGACATTAGTGAGTTAGTAATAGACGAAGGAGTAAAGCGTATAGTTATAGCAAGAAACGCTATTAAGTCTTTAGTGTTAAGCAAGACGGTAGAAATAATTAAAGTAAAGTACACAGAGTTAACTCTCTTAAATAGGATATATGTTAGTAAAGAAGCAAGCCTTAGTTGTATTTGCCATATAATAGCAATATTTAACGGTGTAGCTATGCAAAGGTTTGATAATTTAGATATAAGCAATTCAGAGTTAATGGAAACAATATATGACTGCATGAAAGATAAAAGTTACGAGTATATGTGGGAATACTGTAATAGAGAAGAAAACCAATACGAGATGGCAGAGATACTATCAAATGTAGAAATAATAGTTTATTAGGGGAATTATATGAGTGAAGGTTACAAGAAAGTAGCAGATATAGTCTTTGGAATAAGAATAAATGAAAGTACACATCAAGTTATTGATGGTTGCGATATATCTGACAATAAGAATCTTTACTTTCATAGATATAAAATTATTGGTACTAAGTCTTTCTTGTTTGAAGACGGTAGTCTTGTAGACACAAAACTTATAGACTATAATAGGCAAATTGAACTTCGTGCGGACAAAGTCCCTACTCTTAGTGGAACATGGTTTGTTGCAATAAGTAAAGATAAGGATAACTTAGTAGATTGTAGGTATAAGCTAGAGTTTATCAGCAAAAGGGCTAATTCCGAAACAAGTTATATGACTGGATATGATAGCAATATATCCTTACCTGTATATAAGAAAGATGGTACTCTACTTACTTTGGTTCATGGAGATACTGGATACTATGAAATATCTACAGACTATGGAATAACCATGAATTATAAAACACTAGAGTATGATTGGTATAGTATACATGAAGATAGGGTAAATAGCATAGGCTTAGATAAGGAAAATTACTTTTCTAGCCTTACAAGTTCATCTAATAGGATACACTTTCCGATTCTATATGAAAAAGTTGGGGATAATATAAAGAAATTTATGGCTTCATATATTATTGGCTCAAATTATACTGGTTCGCTTATACTTCCTGCAGACTGTAAGTATGCCCATATAAGGGATATTAGTGAAATAAAAGAGCTTGTATTGAATAAAGAATTACAGTACATAGAAGTTGATGCATCTAATTATGCATCAGTACAAATAACAATTTATATTAGTAAGTATGCTACAAAGTATTTAATGGGTAGTTTGCTTGGTAGCATAGCTTACATGGAAAAACGCCGTGAGCCTAAAGATGTAGAAGAGTTTAGGAAGAGATTAGCTAATTTAGATAATCTTCAAAAATATGAAGATATATGGGATTTATGCAATATTCCAGAGAATAAATCTATATTACAGCATATTCTATCTGGCATAGAGGTAGTTGTTTATTAGGAGAAGCGTATGAGTTGCACATGGTTAGAGTTTGGAATTATAGTAGACGAAGACTCCTTAAAAAGAGATGTTACTTATGATTATTCAGTTTATAGGTCAACAGAAGATATATACAATATTATAGGTATAAGATTCTTAAATGTTGCAACTAGCGAGTTTAAAGATGTTTATAGCAGTGATTTGTCTGGAATAGAGTTAAACAATGATGAAATAGACTTTATAAGAGATGAAGTAGAAGAATTAATCGGAGGAAAGTTTAAGGTATGTGAGAGGTACATAAATGCTGACGACATAAATTCTTATTATGAAATATCACGAACGGAGAAAGCATACAATTACGGTACTTGGGTATCTATTAATAGTGCTTTACCTGTGTATAAAAAGACAGGAAATCTTATTATGTGCTGTAACACAGATTTATGTGTATATCAATTTGCTAGTTTCTTAGAAATAAAGATAAATGCTAAAACACTTAGCTTTGATGTGTCACTTAGAGAGCCGACAGACTTAAACAGAAAGTATGGAGTACCTTATTTGAGGCTGTTGACAAGCCCATCATGGGATAGTGCATTAAACATAATGAAAACAGATATTGAAGGAGTGTATTTGTATAATGGTCTGTGTTATGTATTTAGGTATATTGGAGACTCTTTGATACTACCAGAAGAGTGTAGAAAACTATATATTTCATTCCCAAAAAGCCTTAAAACTATAGTATTTAATAGATATATAGAGAGTATAGAAGATTATTCAACATTTAAAGTAAACTATATAAATACACTATATGTATCGAAGTGTGCAAGCATAAAGTTTGTATGTAGTCTTATTATACTACTGATGGACGATTATATATTGGAAAGCGACCAAGAAGCACTGACAAATATTAGACCGTTATATACAACTATTACAGATTTGAATAGTGCAAAAGAGTATGCTATGGTATGGGATATATTAAACAGTAGTGAGAATAAAGATATAATGCAGTCAGTTCTAAGTAAATTTGAGATTAAAGTTTATTAGTACACTCAATAAATACTGTTATATAGGTGTGAGTAAACTTAGCTAGTGAGGTATGTAAATAAATGGAGTATTTCGATGCAATAGGTGTAGTGATAGATACATCAAGTAAGCCTATATACTGTGTAAATAGAAAAGAGCCACTATATAAAATAGAGGATGGTATAGAGTTCGACTATGCAAATGGCATAGTATCCTACAGTAAGTGGAAAGAGTATCCGTTGTTTATAGGAGATAATGACGAGTTTAGGTCAAATGAGCTATTTATCGGTAGGGATAGCAAGACTAATAATTATGGTTTCTACTATGTAGATAGCCGTACTAATAAAGCAGAGTATTTGGAAGCTGATGGTAATGGAGCTATCATAGTAGATAGGTGTACTAGAAAAACAGAAATTTTAGGTAGTGATTTAGTTTATTTTAGGTTTAGTGACTTGATTTTAATTCAGCTAAACTTAGTATCGTTGGAGTTTACTTATATACATGGTGAAGATGCTATCACTGTACAGGAAAAATATAATTTAAATGTACCACATTCTATAGGTGCTCCGTTTGCTTGGTACAAGGATGAATTTTATACACAGTATGTAGATTCAGATACTAAGTTGTTAGCTTATGAAAATACTTGCTGTATTACTGTGTCAGCAAAAGTTGTAATTGTACCGAAGGGATGTTTATACCTTGAAATATCTTGTAGTGTAAATAGATTGATTTTAAATCAAGAATTAGAGTGTGTATACATTTGTTATGATGCTAACTTAGACATTTCAGAAATATACATCTGGAAAGATGCATCGGTAGGGTTAGTAAGCAGTTTAATCTGTAGCTTAGTTAGAAATCTTAGACTAGATTATCAAGATATTGAGTTGAAAGCAATTCGTTATAATTTACTTAGCAAGAAACTAGTTAGCTCAGAATTCTATGATGAATGCCACAAGCCAGAGTATAAAGAGCTAATAGACGAGGCATTTAAGTACACTAATATAGTAGTTTACTGATTTTTGGGAGGTTTATATGGCACATTTAGAAGCTTTAGGTATAGATATAGATACAAGTAACGTACTTAGAGTACGAGGTAATGTTAAGTATTATAAAATATTAGGTGTACTTGTTGTAGATTTAATAAGTGGTGCTAACCACATTAGAGCAAGCGATTTCGGTGATGTTGGGTTAGATTGTGAAGATATACTAGATGCGTATGTGGGTTATGATACATCTACAGATAAATACGAGTATTATTATTCTTTTTCTTCGGATACTCCACTTATAGGGAAGTTTCAAAGTGCATCAGTATATGATATGAATACTAGGAAACTATCATATATAGGGAATAGGTATGCATACTATAAAATATTTCCTTTACTTTATATAGAGGTTGACTTAGCTAAAGGAAAATTACACTACATACATGGCTTAGAAGCTAGAAACTTGCCTAATGAAAAGGGTTGGAAGGATGGAAATTCATTTCCTTGTGCCTTAGGAAGTAAATACATAAAGAAAGGTACAGCACTGTTTGATTTCTTAACAGATAAAGAAGCTGAAGCAATCATTTTTGATACAACAGTATGTGTTTTTGATGACAAAGATACTTTGGTTTTGCCAAATGGCTGTAAGTGCTTAGATTTAAGCAAAGGACATAAAATAAATAAGCTTGTATGCAACATGGAGATTGAGTATATAACCATTGTTAATAAATACCAGTTAAAAACAGTTTACATAAGTAAATTTGCTAAGAAAGAGCTTATATGCAGTTTAATTTACGGACTAGGTCGTGTAGTTGCAAGCATAGATTCATTTGGTGCGAGATTGTTTAACAAGACCAAAGACTTTTTAGATAAACTAGCGAGTTTAGACGCAGAAACAGCATTTGAGTATTGTAACGAGCCTGAAAATAAAGGAATTGTAGGTGCAATATTGAAAAAGATAGAGATAGTTGTTTATTAGGAGCAAGTTATGCAAGGGTTTGATACACTATTCGGATTAGTAGTAGATACTGAAAATACTTATGAATACACTGGTGATGTTTATGGGTTACTACATGAATACACTAGATATAAAGTTATAGGTGTAATGCTTGTATCTTTTAATAACATGGAATTTAAGCAAGTAAGCTTAGAAGAGTTTAAGAGTATAAGTTTAAATAACTACTCTAGTAATAGTTGGGCTGAAAATAAGTGGACAAGCTTTTTATATCCTCATGATACAGAACCAGTAATAATAGTAGATAGATATAAGTATAGTGGTTCTAACTTAATAGAAAATGTAAAAACATTAAGAAGCTACGAAGATGAAAATGATATTATACTTTTGTATGATAAAGATGGAAAACTTATTGTAAGAAGTGGATGTGATATTATACACTATGAGTATTCAGAGCATATCAGTTTAACCGTTGATTTACATACACATTCTATAGGCTTTTCACCTACACAAAGATTATCTGACAATCTTGCAAAAACATCTGTCCGTAAAAACTATTTTAATCATGTTGGAGATATTTATTACAATGTGTTAAAAGATGTTTTAACTTGTGGGACTAAACACGTTCTAGTCTGCGAGGACATTGTAGAAGTATGTGCAGATTGCGATAAAATACTATTACCAAGTGAGTGTAGGACTTTATACCTAGATGATGGTGTAGCTGTTAATCAGATTGTGTGTAATAAAGAGATAGAGCATATAGTTAGTTGTACGGATTACCCAGTAGGAGAATGGTATATAAGTAAGGAGTCGTTAGTTTCTTTTGTAGGGGATTTAATTAGTTCACACATAAATCTTTTTATGAATACAGTTGATGGCAGTACTAGACCTAGGGCTAAATTGCGTAAAAAGCTAAAAGAGTTAAACGATATAGCCTATAAATTGTGTAACAGCAGTAAGTATGAGCAGTATCTTAGCGTACTAAGAGAACCAAAGAATAAGTGGGCAGTAAATGTAGCCCTGTCAGAACTAAGTATAGTAGTTTATTAGGAGAACCAATGATTATAGACGGAAAGGCATACGGATGTATCGGTTTAGTTGTAGATAATAAAAACTGTCATGTTGTCGATACTGTAACGGTATACCCAATAGTAGGATTTAAATTATTTGAGTTTAATTCCAGTAAGTTGGTTGATGCATCTATAGATAAGGTAAATTCATGTCATAGTTCCTCTATCTACATAACAGAAGCAAGTGTGTTCATAGTTTATACTGATAGCTACGGGAATATGATTAAGTGTGAGATTGTCAATGAACCAAATAGAACTTCAGTATCACAAGATACTCCTTTATTGGTTTTCGGAGTTGATGGCAATTTAATATTCTCACCAATTAAAGCTGTCGCTCATTATTATATATCTAGTGAAATAGTGCTTGAGCTAGACTTAAGTTCACTTAGCTATGAGTTTATCACAGGAAAGAGGGTACATCAGCTACCTAATTTTGGTGAGTTTAGCATTGAGGGATACGGGAGTTTTTTAGAAAGAGGTGGACTATTAAATCCAGAATATATACTTGATAAAGTTTTAGATGGAGCTTACTTATGTGCAGATACCTTGCTAGTAGATAAAAACATAGACTCTTTAGTGCTTCCAAGTGGTATAGAGTATTTAAATTTCTCGCATGACTCATTGCAAGTAAGAGAATTAGTTTGCAATAGTGAGTTACACCACCTATATAGTGTTAAAAAGTTACCAGAAAAATTGTATCTAAGTAAGGATACTAGCGAAGAGTTGCTCTGTAATATAATCTACATAGCTATAGAGAGAATAAAAGGAGAAATAAGCGACAGAGAATACCAAGAGCATAGATATTCCATAGGTGCTATGATAGGTAGGGGTGAGTATGCTAAGGCACTAGAGATATATAGGAGTCCAGAGAAGAAAGATTTGTTAGAAAGAGCGTTGGAAAATACAGAAATAATAGTTTATTAGGGGCTTAAATGAAACATACAGATGTATTGTTCGGTATAGTAGTAGATACTAAGAATGTAGAGATAGAAAATAGAGATACAGTTTATTCAATAATAAGATTTAAAGGGATAGATATAACTAATCTTACTATTAAGGATATAGAGCTATCTGATATACAGAGCGATGATTGTACATACCTATTTAAAAAGGATTCAAAGTTTGTAGTGCATACTGATTATCAATCAGAAAAACAGGATTTTGCATTAAGATTAGAGGACTATCAGAACTACTTGAGTGACAACACGATACTTCCAGTTTATTCAGAAAATGGAGAACTACTATATTGTGTAGGTAATAATATAGCCTATTACAGTATAAAAAGGTCTTTACTAATGAAGGTAAATGCAGTAGACCAATCTGTAGATATTGTATCTGGTGTAGACGCAATGATTCTATCCAATAGAATAAACAGTAACAAAACACTCTTCTTTGGAACATCATTAAACTGGGATAGTAATCTTAGTCCAGAAGTAAAGTATGGATTACTTAATAAAATTGGAGATGGTGTATATAGTTTTGGTGATTCGGTAATAATAGAGAATACTATGGAGCGTTTTGTCCTTAGTGAAAATACTAAGTGTGTAGATATAGACTTTACTGATTTAGGCGAGTTAGTCTGTAATGAATCATTAGAAAGTGTGTGCATTACAGGAGGTATGCCAGACAGGCTTTATATAAGTAAAAACTCTAGCGAAAAGTTAATTTGTAGCATATTATATAGTGCAATGTGTTCTGATGTACTTTCCCATGAGGCTTTAGTATTAAAGAAATATATGGAAGAGAAGATACTGGCATCCGATTATGCTACACTTCTTAAAGATTGCAGGTTAGTTATCTATAGAAGTATAATAAAGACAGCATTGCGTGGAGTAGAGATAATTGTTTATTAGGGGGCTTAGTTTAAAATGGAAGAAAAGATACTATTTGGGCTAATAGTAGATACTAAGAATACAGAGGATGCTTCTTATAAAACATATTACAAAATAATCGGCTTTAAGGCATTAGATATTAATAGTCTTGGAATTATAGACATACCAATGTCGGAATTTAATGGATATGATTGTAATTATAGCTTTTATAGTGATTCTAAACTCATAGTTTATGAGGGATTTACTGATTTTATAGATGGGTTTGAGCTAAAAGCTGGTGATATTAGTAAGAAATTAGATGTAGATTATGATACTTTACCAGTTTATTCAGAGAGTGGTAATATACTATATCGCATTGGTTCAAATAATATTTATTATTGGATATCTATGAGTATAGTATTACGCATAAATGCCTGCACTTTGGCAGTAGATATACTATTTGGTATGGATGGTAAGAGAGTAGTATGGGATGCGAATAAGTTAAAAGGTATTAAGTTTGGGACAGTATTGTATAATCCTAGTAAAATACCAGATGAATTAAAATATAAACTACTAAATAAAGTAGGAGATGGGGTATATAGTATATCAGATGCTCTAGTTGTAGAGGGAACTGTTGATAGATTGGTGCTGAGTGCTAACACTAAAAGTTTAGATATTCGCATGGCAAAAGTAAAAGAGTTAGTGTGTAATGAAAAGTTAGAAAGCATAGGAGTATTTGAGACTATGCCAGATAGACTGTATATAAGTAAAAATTCAAGGAAAGAATTAGTCTGTAGTATCATATATGAAGTATTAGATTGCAATGGTATTTCAACTGCAGGCTATAAACTTAAAACTCTAGTTGGTAGTCTACTTAAATCCTATTATTATGATAAGATTCTTGCTATATGCAGGGAAGAGAAAAATAAAGAGATACTTGATTCGGCTTTTAAGGATGCAGAGATAATTGTTTATTAGAGGTTCTTATGAAAAAGGCAGATATATTGTTTGCTCTGGTAATTGATACAGATAACGCAATAAAGGAAATAAAAGACTATGGAAGTGATAAGGTTATAAAAGAGAAATACAATATTATTGGGGCTAAAGGATTGATACTAGAGGATTTATCTCTAATTGATATTCCAGTAGATAAGGACATGACTAAATATGTACTTAATACATCAATTACCGATTTAGAGAATACATACGTTGAAGTTAGAAAGACAAATGAATCGGAGTTTGTGAACATTGAGCGTAAGAATAGAGATGAATTTGTCGCAGGAGTGGAGTACAATAGTATACTTGTACTTTATGATACTAAAGGGAATCCTATAATAAAAGGAAATAGTAATCTAATGACCTACAAATTATGTAGTTGTGTACTTTTTAGTATAGATGCAAGAGATACTACTATACATTTTACAAATGGTATAGAGGGTATAACTTATAAGTATTTTCAGGTGTATTGTAATGTGTTGTGCGAAGATATAGACGTCAATATGATTTATCCTTTACTAAAAACAGATATAAATGGGTTATACAAGATGGACTCAATGTACTTAGTTAATTCTAATATGGATAAGCTAATACTACCTAGCGATTGTTCACATTTAATAGTAGACGGATATACTACTATAGATACACTAGTATGTAATAAAGAGCTGGAATGTGTAATACTTGAATATATTGTAACAAGTATAAAGAAGTACTTTATTAGTAAGGATGCTACACTAAGTTTAGTATGTTCAATAATATACAATGAGTACCAATCTAGGATTGCCACAAATGTGCAAAAATACGAAAATCTATCAGATACAATAAGAGAGCTAGTAAATAGCAATAACCTAGTTGGATTTTGGGAGTTATGCCGTAAAGAGGAGTATAGAGCTATAATAGATGAAAGTCTAGCTTATACAGAAATAGAAGTATACTAAGTATGAGATGGTTATATGTAATAGTTTGAAGATTTAGTTGAAATAGGAGTTTTAAATGGAAGATTTTGATGGTATATTCGGTTTAGTTATAGATACTAAAAACTGGTATAAATATAATGGTGTTAGGGATGAGGTAGTGCATAAATACACTCTTTGCGAGGTGGTTGGTGCAATGTTAATATCCTTTAGTAGAATGGAAATTAAACAGGTAAGTTTATGTGAACTCCCCAATATAAGTATAAATAAGTATAAGCAAATAAGCTTGGAAGAGGATAGTAGAACAAAGTTCTTATGCGGTTCAGTAACTCCAATGGTCTACATAGATAGGTATAAGGATAAAGATGGAAATAAAGTAGAGAGTGTAAAAATAGAGGATAACAATTCGTGGAATACTGATATTAAACTCTATGATAGCGGTGAATGTATACTTTTATATGATAAATCTGGGAAATTACGCATACGAAGTGGGTGTGATATTGTAGTGTATCAGTGTACAGAGAAAATTTATTTGTCGGTTAACCTATCAACACATTCTATAGAATTTACTACCGAGAGTAGTTTAGATAGTACTAATCTACGGTTTAAAGAGAATTACTTTGGTGCTGATATAACATGGAATATGTTAAGTGTTCTAAGTAATGGAAATAAGGCTGTTCAAATCTGTATGGATTTGGCAGAAGTTGTAAAAAGTTGTGACTCCGTACTATTGCCAAGTGGGGTTAGGTGCTTACACCTAGACGAATATGTAGATGTGGATAAAATTGTATGTAATAAAGAAGTAGAGCATTTTGATGGCTATAGCAATAAAGTTGGAGAATGGTTTATCAGTAAAGAAACATCTGCTTCTTTTATAGTAGATTTAGTAAAGTGGTGCATGGAAGAGTTACTGGAAGATGACGATGGCTCAATAGCTACTTATGGTGCTGAGATATATGAAAAGTGTAATAGACTATCAGAGTTAGCAACTGAATTAAAAAGTAGAGGTGAATATGAGAGTTTCATTAGAATGTTAAGGAAGCCAGAGAATGAAGATGTTATGTATAATGTATTATCAAATTTAAAAATAACAGTTTATTAGAGCTTACATACAAAGGAAAAACATAAATAATCAGATTACTTAGCACTTATATTGAGTATATAAGTGCTATTATAAAATATAGAATTTCGAGACTGGATGATAATAACCTGTAGTTATTAAAAATATTTTTGGGGGCGAAATATGGTAGCAGAAAATAATGCAGAAAATATAGAAGAAGTAATTGAGGATATAGAAACTATCAGCGAAGAACAAAATACCTATGAAAACTTTGATATAAAAAGCGAGATACAAAGAGATACTGTAAGAAGTGTAGTAGTTCGTCAGATAGACCAGATAGAGTATCCTATGGTGTGCATAAATTGTGCTAAACATAAGAGAATAAACAAGTTCGCATTAGATGGGCTTAGGTGTTTATTAGAGTCGTGTCAAATAGATGATATAAACGATGAAGTGCCTGTTTATATCAATACAGAGTCTTGTGTTTTAGAAGTAGGGAGAGCTTCTTATAATAAGTTATACAGGTATTTGGATAATTTCGTAAAAACCTGTATTAGTCCAGAAATTAAGGTTTATAGGTTTACTAGCCAATCAGAGAAAGAAAGAATAGATAAGTCAGACCCAACGAAAGTAATATTAAATCTATAGGAGGTTATTTCACTGGCATGAAAAGGTACATACCATTCGGATTGGTTGTAGATGATAGAAGTTATATCGCTGAGTATAATAATGTTAGTTGCAGATTTTACACGCCTATAGCACATCTTTTACTAGATATGTCAAGCCTAGAAGTTGTTAAGCTTAGTCAGGATGAATTAAATGCAGTATCAAATGAGCTAATATACTATGCAAGATTTGATGTATCTCGGATAAATGTTTGCTTATCTGATACAGAAGTTTTAATAGCCGATAAGAAATTATATGACTGGGTTAGTATGGAAAGTAGATGCCCTATACCTATATACACAAGTGATTTAAAGCTGGTGGATAAGATAAAAGAATTTTCAGATAAGCATAACCATGCAGAGGAGATGATTGTAACAATAGACAAGAGCTTTTCTCCTATAATGAAATTACCTACATCAATAGATATAAATACACTTACCGTAACAGAGTTTGCAGGAAATTATTTTATGCACGATGAAAGAATGACAAATCGCTTTATAAACGGCTTATGTGCAAATTTTAGTGCAGATTCAGAGCTAGAGCTGTTTAACTATAACGGTGCATTCCATAAGCACTTTTCCACTTATTACTTTGGGAATTTGCAAGAAAACTCCCAGTTAGTTCTTCCAAGTGATTGTAAGTTTGCGTTTATAAGTGGCGTTAAGCATTTAGAATCAATAGTCATCAATAAATTCTTGTTAGACTTAGGTATGGATATGGACTTTAAGTCAACTACAATGAATACTTTAAAAGTAGATAATGTATACATACCTAAGTATGGAAACCATGAGAAATTAGGAGAAATTGTTGGCAGTTTAATCTACAGTTCTGGATATCGTTCTGTTGGAGAGTTTGATGCCTATGAGCATACAGTACGTTCCTTAAAAGAGTGTATAGTAAAATCTAGGTACAGAGAGTATAACGAACAATTTAATTCAGATATAAAAGCTTTAAATATGCACGTACCAAAGGTAATAGTTTACTAGAAAGGACATACCATGGATAGCACAGTAAAAAGATACATACCTATAGGATTTGTTGTAGGGGATAAAGAATACTTATGTAGTAACTATAGAGAGTATAATTTGCTCGGTTATGCTGTGCTAGATATGGTAAATCTCGATATTGAGTATCATAGCCTATTATTCTATAGGAGTAATAGAGAAGAATATATTTATAGGTACGGCAAAAGAGTAGGGGTACAAACAAAGATACAGCTATTTAAGGATAAAGTACAATTAGAGACTTATGATAATTCGCTACATGGGTACTTTTTAAGCAATGCTCCGCTTTATACAGAAGATTTAAAAGCTGTTCCACTGTACAGGAAATACTTAGAAAATAGTGGTTTAAACACTAAATTTATGGTAGAAATAGTAAATACACCATCAAAACAGTTTAGACTCCCTGTAGTGATAGATATTCTTACACTAGACGTAAAGCTTAGGCTAGATTACCCAAGCGAGCTTATAAGAATGCAGTCTCGTACGGCTGTAAGTGCAAAGCTAGCGGATAGATATAGGATAGATGACGCCTTACGGTTGTTTAGCCGTGAAGGAATAGCTTATAAATATGGTAGCTTATACTATTATAGTAATTTGACAAGTAATACAGATTTAGTGTTGCCAAATGATTGTGAATATCTTATAATAGATAAGGTATCAAGATTATCAACGATAGTATTTCCAAAAGGAATTAAAATTATAGAATTACACAAAAACATGGAAACAAACTATTCTAACTTATTTGTGGCTGATAAACTTATATTCCATAATGGTACAGATATTAAACTTATATGTATGTTACTGATTGATTTAATACAAAGTGAAGACTATAGTTTTTGGAGGAATACACCTGTTGTATATGATTTAAGTGTAGATTTAGACTATAATCTCGATGGAGAAGAAGTAGATACAAGGTGTAAAGAATTTATAGAAGTGTATAATAAAAGTATCAGAGAGCAAGTCTTTAAGGATAAAGGGAAAATTGAGTTTTACTAGGGGCGTTTATGTGTAACTTAGAAAAAATAAAAGAAACAACAAAAATGTTGTTTGATATGTGTGAGTTTAAACCTGTAGATTGTTTACCTATCTGTCAGCATCCATTTTCAGCTTCTACACATGGCTGTGTTGTAGAGAATGGCAGTACTATACTTGTAGACTTACAAACATCAGATGGTGTATCTAAGTTTAGAAAATACACATATTACATTATAGATAAGCAAGTAGATGTATACGGTGTAATGAGAATTGTGAGAGAACCCTATTGGCTTACATGGTTATGGTTAAACAATCCATACTTAGATAAAAGTACATTTAGTGAGCTATTTGGAGAGGCTTGGGTGTCAGTTGAAAATTCCAATGGAGATGCAAATGTAAAGCAAAAAACACTAATAACTTGGTTTAAGTATGCAGATAAAAAGCATTTAATGACAGAAGAAGAGTTAGCTGTTTATGAAAATTTACCAGATACTTTTACAGTATACCGAGGTTTAAGCAGTTTATCCAATAAGAAAGGTATTTCATATACAAAAAGCTTAGATGTAGCAAAGTTCTTCGCAAATAGGTTTAAGACAGATGGTTTTACACCTATTATCTTAAAAGCAGAAATACATAAAAAATATGCCTTAGCCTACTTTAACGGAAGAAATGAAGATGAAATAGTGGTAGACTATCCAAGAATAAAGGATAATATAGATATTCTGGTACTTGATTAGAGTTTACAGGAGTTTGTATGTATTTAGCAGATATAATAGTAGGAATTATCTTAGACGAGGATAGTTTAGAACAGAATAAAGAATGGTTTAAACAGAGTAACTGCTACTTTGAATCATGCAATATATACTCCGTATGTGGGCTTGTTGGTCTTAAACTAGATTCCATGACGCTAGTAGATTTGCCTTTAAACACACGAGGATTTGTTAGATATAGAGGTATATTAGATTATGAGCATAGATACTTTGTATATGGCAGAGATGGGGGTAAAGTTTATACGCTAGGCGATTATGGAAGCCCCAGTTTACCAAGTTCTATATTAGATGCAGAGGGTTTAGTTATAAAATACAATAAAAGTTTGAAATATGACTACTTAAATAGTAGCATTTTAGATTTAAAAGTTAGGCATGGACTTGTACTGGAGCTAGACTTATTAAAACTAGGTATGAGAATAGTAAAAGCGAATAAAGTATCTGGTAAGAAAGATTATTTTTGTAATAACCTCGATATAGAAGATATAGTAGAGAATGTTCCATGGTTGTTTAACAGCAATGCAGGCATTCATGTATATAAAGATATAGTCTATATAGACTCCGATTCAGATACAGTAATTATTTCAAAAGAGTGTAGAACTATACTAATAAAAAGTAAATCAATATCTACATTTGTTTTGCCAGAAGTGGTAGATGAAATAGAGCTTATAGATGGTAGAAACATAATAAAGCATATAGTAGTTAGCAAAAATACAAGCTATGAAAGCTTATGCAATATAATATATGGCTTACTTGGGGATTTAATAAGCGAGTATCAATTATTTGATAGAATGAATGAGTTTATAGAAAATTGTGAGTATAAAGAGTGCATAGACTTCTTAGAGACTCAATAGAGTTTAAAGAAGTAATGAAAAACATAGATGTTACAGTTTATTAGGAGTATAAAATGGGATTTAAAGCAGATATACTAATCGGAGTTGTCATAGATAGTAATTGTACTGTTTCTGATAACGGGAAATTGTTTAAAATCACAGGTCTTGTTGGTTTAGACTTTAAAAGCATGAGTGCTGTAAAGATTCATGCGGATAGTATATCAAAAGAAGTTAGGTATACAATCTTAACTAGGCTAACCAATTATTATTTAAGGGTTGAAGGGGATAGATATTATTTTGTTCATAGTCTTAATGATAAATGGGAAGTAGATGTAGTTAAAAATTCATTTGTGGTATATGGCGATGAGTTTAATTATCTGTATACAGTAGGAAACAAGAACATATATGTAGAACTGTCAGATGATGTTGAAATATGGTCTAACCTAGAAACATTTCACTATACTATAGGATGTAAAGATAATCGGAATGGTTCTTCTGCTTTAAGTTTCGAACACTCGCAAATTAATGCTGTAGATGTATCTACCTTATTCGACTCTGCATCAGATGGGGTATATATTTTTTCTGATTTTGTATTATTAGATGATGTAAGGCGAGAGAGTTTCATTATACCTAGTGAGTGTAAAGAGATAGTTATTAATAGCTTGTGTGATATAGAGAAGTTGGTTTTACCGAAAGAGATAAACTGTTTTGAAGTAAGAAGTGCATCATTTTTTAAACTTCTTAAAACAATCTATGTAAGTAAAGAAATGAGTGAAAAGAGTCTATCAGTATTATTACTTTCACTAGTGAGGTGCAGAAATTTACCTATAAAAAGAAAAAGTCTTTTAAGCTACTATGAATCTATGGATTACGATAGATTTCTGTCAGAAATGAGGAGTCAAATGAACCGAGCAGTAGTGGATAAGGCATTAGATGGTATAGATGTAGTAGTTTACTAGATATACTGCTATATCTGTATTCATTAGAAAATCAATGCTTGTTGACAATACAGTGAAAATAGTATTTTATTTTTGCATTGGGTAGTAAGTGGAGGCAGATATTTTATGGGGGATACAGTTAAGTTTAATAGGGATAGATTGCTACTACTTGGCTTTATAGTAGAGCAAAGAGAAAGAGTTAAGTTTAGTAGTTGGGATTCCGATTCACTTGTATTTAAAGTGATTGGTGCTTTAGTTTATACGGCAAAACACAACGGAATAATGAAGATAAACATACAATCCTATCTTGATAATATAGATACTATTGAAAACTTACTTAGTTTGAAAGAATCACGGTTTAGAAGTGTAAAAGACGTATTACTTAGCAATATGCGAGTAAATAATGGAGAGCTACTTATGTGCCATTATAGTTTATCCGATAATTGCTACCTATATTCAGATGGTCAGGTACAACTAGACTTAGGAAGTATCCTATGTGTAGAGCATAAGTTAGAAACAGTATATGGTCATGTTCATTCAAATGGTTACTTTATCAGAGAAAGGGGTATATACTTTGATGTAGAGTACAATCCAAAAGTAAGTGTAACAGTATCTCAAAGAGATACCAAGAAAGCAAGTATAAACGGAAAGAAATATAAGCAAATTAAGTAATAGGAGGAATAAATGTCAGATGAAACAGTACTGTTTATTGGTTTTATCGTAAAAGAGAAAGCTAAGTACTTATCAGATAATGATTCAAATATAGATTATGAAATTAAAGGTGTTAGATTGTACTCCATTTTAAAAAAGCAAGTATTTGATGAAAGTATAGAATATTTTATCAAAAACATAGATGGTATACACCATGGCATGAAGTTATTTCATTGTCCAGTAGAGTTATTTGAGAGTGTAAACAAAGCTTTAGTTTATCTGCTAGAAAGGTATAGAGAGTTACACTACAGTGCAAAAATCGGTTTTCCAGTATTTAAAGGAGCTGAAAAGTGTTTGGACAACATCATTAGATTAGTAATACTGGATGACGAGCATAAGAAATCCTTTAATACTAGGGGTTCAAGAGGGTATTATAGTCCAAAGCTTTGGAAAGAGTTTGTATTGTGGTATAGGTATCCGATAAAAGTATACGAAAATCCGATTAATTTTGAAAGATTAGTAGACTATAGGGTAGGATATAAGCTAGTGAGGTAAAGATGAATACTTTTCAATGTAGAAACTATATCTACCTGTTTATGGGATTTACAGTAGAGCCATTCGATGAATGTAAGAATACTTTTTATAGCTATAAAAAGTATAAAATAACTGGGGTTAGAATTTATCGCATAGTAGATGGTTGTGTTATAAACGAGAGCATTAAGTACTTTTTAGAGCATTTAGACTACATTAGGCATACAATGAGATTAAGTAAAGTCGGAAATAGTAACTTTAACAGAATCAATGAAGCCTTAGCTTATCTCTTAACTACGCATAAATACATAGTTTTTATAAACGATAGTGGTAGAGTTGCACTATCTACTGATACATCTATAAACTACACAATAAAGGATGTTATTGCAGTCACTAAGCGTAAAGTATATGGTATTGGGGAGTTTATTGGTTATTATTCTAAGAAACATAGGCTTTTATATGAGGTTGATACCTTAAAAATGAAATGGATTAAAGTAAAGGAAATGCCTATAGAGGTATACGAGTTTTTCAAAACTAGAAATTTTTTCAAGACTTTAGACTCTAGGTATTGTGGATAAGTAGTTTGTGAGGGTTTAATGAAAAGAAGTATAGGTATATACTATGATAGATACCTGTTTATGGGATTTATTGTTCAGTTTGAGAATACATTCTTTAATGGCTATCATGAGTGCGAGAAATATTATATTGTAGGAGTTAGGCTATACTCCATCAAGAAAAAGTCGGTATTTAAGGCGAGTATAGACTTCTTCCTAGAAAACCTGCAGGATGTTAGGCATCCAATGGCTATACATAACGCTAAAGATTCTGATTTAGCTTCGGTAAATGATGCTTTAGCCTATTTGTTAAGAACTCATAAGAATATAGTAGTAAATAAGTATTTTAATGTAGCATCCCTAGCAAACGGAATTAGGGTAAACAATAGAGTGAGAAAATTATGGGCTATAGACAATAAAATCGGTGTAATATACGGAGAAATAAAAATTTTAGGCTATTACTTTAGGAAATACGATTTGTTATATAAGCTAGATAAAGAGAAAATGAAGTCAATAAAAGTAGTACAAATGGATGGGGATAAAGTAGATTGCAGAAAGGTAGTTAATAAATACAAGGTAATCTACTAAAAATACAGGAGAAGATATGAACGATTTAAACTTAAAGAAAGATAGGTTACTGTTTATAGGATTTAATGTAAGAAAGGTAAATGAATATACTCACGAGAACAATGATTATACAACTTACGATATTACTGGTGTTAGATTATATTCAGTTATGAAAGATTGTACTTTCAATGCAAGTGTAGAATACTTTCTTAGTCATATAAATAGTGTACGGCACTTTATGTGTTTAACAAATGCCAGAATAAGTAAGTTTAAGGATGTAAATAAGGCTTTGGTATCCTTGTTAGCGACATATACTCAGATAGAGTACAATGTGCAATTAGGTTTACCATTATTATCAAAGGATGGGTACTGCATAGATGAAGTAGTAAGAATGGTGCTTTTAGAAGAGACTAGCAACAAGGTTATAAATTACAGAGGATTTAGAGGTTACTATATGCCTAAGAAAGCTGTTGTATTCAATATAGATTATGCAAGTAATTCACCTGTAATAAAAAAGCGAGTATGTAGTTACAGGCAGATACAAGACGTAAGAAGTTTCTATAAAACAATTCAGTAGAGTTACTGTAAATTAGGGGGATATAGATTGGATAACTTAGTTATATATGATGTAGACGATGTGCTGTTAAACACAAATTCCTGTCTATGTGAGTGCTTAGGTATAGATATAACTACATTAGACTGTTGGAACTTATATAGCCATCCATTAAGAGAGCAGATACTTATGAAATATCATGATAGAGCTATTTATGAAAATGCTAGTTTATGTGATGGTGCAGAGCAAGTGCTTAGTATAGCAGAGAACCTTATGATTCACACAGGGTGTGCAAATAAAGATACAGCACAAGCTAAATTAGATAGATTAGTGCAGTTAGGTTTTAAAGAGAATCAAGTAATACTAGACTTTAGTAAAGAAAAGCAGATGTTAGATTGTTTTATTCAAGTAGAAGATAGTTTTGAAAACCTATCAAGAAGTACGGCAGAACATAAAATTCTAATCAATAAGCCTTGGAATCAAAAGGAACTAGAGCCTAGAATGGTTAGGGTAAATAGTTTATTAGAGGCTAACGATAAGGTTAGAGAGTTTTTAAGCATAGGTTAGAGGAAATTAAAGTTTATGGGCATAAATACTAAGTTAATACTAGGATTAGTAATAGGAAATAGAGAGGGTGGAGTATCTCAGCCTACAACAATTTCTGGTAAGGTAGACTATGCTACTTTCGGTATATATCCAATACGAAAGGTTAGAGCCTTAGACCTAGTAACAAACGAGGTAGCCGATTATAGTACAAGATACGCAACAAGTTCAGAGGAGTTTATAGGTAGAGGAGATAAATCCTTTAGATTAGTGGGGAAGTCTTTATTTGTACTGGAAAGTAGCCAAGTGTATGAGGATTTAAGCTTAGCTAAATATCAGTACATGATAAAAACGCACATACCAAAAAGCAAAAAGCAAACTGTTTACTGTTTAGATAATATTATATGCCCTATATTTCACAAAGATACTGGAATTACTAACCTAAACAGTACAACTATAACATATTATATTTTAGACGTATTAAAAATATCTGTAGATTTACACACCTATAGCATAAGCATGGAAGAAATTGATAACCTTGATACATCTAAAATTAAGCGAAATTTGTTCGCAAGTGTAATCATATATCCTGCACAGATTAAGGTTCTTTTCAATAAAGACAATATGTTATATAAGTTAGGTTCAATGTATATGATAGAGGATGAGATAAGGTTAAACGACTTAGTACTTCCATCAGATTGTACTAACGTATGTGCATTTGGTGGAAATACTGTTATAGATAGAATAGTTTTCCCAGAGAGTATAAGAAAAATATTCTTAGCAGATATTGGTATGCGTATAAAGTCAGTAGTAGTTAGTAGAAAAATGAGTAGAGTTGCATTAAACTGGTTACTTTTAAGCCTAGTAGCTAGATTAGACTATAAGATTGTTAAAGAGGCAAGTAAAGCTATAAATACACTAGATAATGAAAAAATTCAGCAATTTGTAGATTCACACAAGAATATTATAGACAAAAGGTTACAAGATGTTGAAGTTGTAGTTTATTAGGAGGTGCTTAAATGAAAGATTATTTTATCTGTTTCAATGTGGAAAAAGAAACAGAGGGAGTATATAAAGTTGTGTCTGTAAGGGTTTTAGAACCATCTACTTTAACAGCAAAAGATATTACATATAGTGAAGATTTACTAGATAAGATAGAAGTAGAGGAGTATTTCGAGGAAGATATAAAGACTGTACTAGATGACGGTGGCATAGCATATCTAGGAGAGAATGCACCAAAAAATAGATTTTATCAGCATATCTATTTTAAAGGTTTAGGTCTAAAGGATATAGAGCATAATTTCAATGCTGTTATTTCAGAAAATCCAAGTGTAAAAATAGGGTTTACTGTAGGTACTTGCGAATCTGGTGGCTTTGATATAGAAATTATTACAAATGGCATACAAAAAGATACAAAGTATGATATAGTAGGTGTTTGTGGCGAAGAGCTTGTTAAAGAAACAACAGATTGCTATATAAATCAAGCTGATGAACTAGTGCTAGATAGCGAGTTTAAACCTTACAATAAGTGCAATGTAAAAGAAAGAATGGACAATTTTACCCTAGTTGATACTGGTACTGATATTAGCATGGAGTATACCGTACTTTATATGAATACTCATTATAGTGTACTAGATAATATTTGCACTGTAAATCAAAGTGAAAAATGTATTACAGTGGGTGGAAAAGTGCTGATTATTGAGGGTGTAGATAGGGATACTTGTACTGTAAATGAGGGAATAGAGACTGTTATACTTACAACGAATGGTTTTGATTGTGTTGATGGTGTTAAACATATTGTAATCCCAGATAGTGTGGAAAATATCTTGTGTTCGATTAGCACAAATTTACAAAAACTAAAAACCGTAGAAGTGCCAAGCTTTGATAGAAAATACATTAGGTCTTTTGTATTATTGCTAATAAATCAAAAGGATTGCGATTATTATTGGGATAATAAAGCAAAGTTAGAGCGTTTATCGGTACAAAGGCTGTTAAGTAAGCTATATGCTCTTGGAGTAGAGGTTAAAGAAAGAGAAACGCACCAATAAAAATTAAATCTTAAAAGTTCAAAAAATTACTGGTATAAATGCAATAAGTATCAGTAATTTTTTATTAGGAAAAAATCGCTTAGATTACATAACCGTAGGCACTTTTCTAAGTATAAAAATAAACAAAACTCTGTTCCTATAAAGTATAGCACGATTTGTAAATCAATAAAACATTTATGAAACACTAAAACCATGAGCATTAGATTCATATAGTGTGAGCGATAGATGCCAAGACCGTTCGAGCCAAAATTTTTCGAGGAAAAAATCAAGTCCATTTTTGCCTGTCTCGGAGTCGGCTCATTTCACCTTGGCTGTTTATCGGAGAATAGGGTAAAATCCAAACATAAATATAGACTAAATTTTGTAAGCGTGTTATAATAAAGCTATTATTGATTATACTTTAGGGGGTGTTGTATGAAATTACATTATGTTGGGGTAGTTGTTGAGCGATTAGATGGAGAAAAAGTAATGCCTAAGTGGTTTAGGTTTTTAAATATTGAGGAATTATATACAGTAGATTTACCTATTAGTTTAGATACAATTACTGATGAAACATTATACATACCGCATGAGTTTGTTGGAGGAATTAGTGATTTAGCGAAGAAAGATGATAAAACAATCTATATTCGAGACATAGATAAACTAACCTACAAGAATACGATAATAGGCTTACCTAGCGTTAGTAATGAGCTTGAAAGCATAACAGTTAGTGATGGAACTGGAATATGGTATAATATTGAAGGTGTTAATGGTCTATACAAGTCAGAAGTAGAGCTTGCTATTGGGTATAGTACATCTACTTGTAAACCCTATATTACAGCGTTTCCTACAGATATCATTTGTACGGATGGTGGGTCTGGGTGTAGTGTTGTATTATATACTGTTGATTGTGTTCCTATAGATGTTTCTTACAGTTATACTGGGGTTGTGATAGATGATTTTTGTACAGACAATAAGGTTATAATTGATTCAGATGGAGTTCCAAGTATTGTAGATATAAGTAGTTTTAGTGATGGATACATTGTGTTAGATAAGTTAATGGCTATAGCCGATTTAAAAAATGAAAGTTTTATCGTGCCTAGCAATATAGAAACGCTAATTATAAGTGGTTTAGCTTTATCTAGTGCTAAGAACTTGGTTATACCAAATACCGTAAAGCATTTAATATTTGCGGAAAAGTCTATAAAGTATTTCAATAAGCTAGAATCCTTATATATCAGTAAGAACAGTAAATATACAGTATCGCTATTATCTGCTATGCTAGCTGAAAATTCTACTAATGTTGCTGATGTAAAAGGTATTGGTGTTTCTGGTTTAGTTTCCGAGTTAAAGAAATTTGTCAATGTAGAATTGATTTAGGGGTTTACATGAGTTCATACTTCCTTTGCCTTGTTCCTACCTATGTAAGTAGTAATTATGCTATATTTACTCGTGCTAAATATATAGATTTAGATACATTAGAGTACTCTGTAGTAGATATTAGAGAATTAGATGCAGATTCATTGAGAATATCAAGTAGAATGCAGGAAGTACTGAAAGATAGGCTTGGCAAGGAAGTATATTTACCAGATAGAAATAGCGTAGATGAATCAAAGTTTGAACTGTTGGGCATACCTATAGATGGGTTTGGGTATGCCGTATCTCTTCGTAGTGGTCGTGTAAGTGTTCGAGAGAGTATATTGTATTTTACAGATTCGGTGTTTTGGGCTAAACATGAATATCGGATATTGATATTTTATAGCTTAATAGATAAGAGTATGCATTTTGGTGTGTGTAGATTGAAGATGTTGTCTTATAAGCCGTATGTGGAGTTTAATGAAGATATAGTTCCAGCACCCAGCTATTATAATAGATGCATAGTACAAGACAGTGCAGTAACTCGTGGTACTGTAAATTATAGAGTTAAAGTTATGCCAAGTTTATTTGAACTTAAGGCAGATAATACTGGGTGTACTGTATGTGATAAACTGCAAGTAATTGATAAAATGCCGTATAGTGCTTATGTAGTTAGCCCAAACATAAAAACTCTTGTCATTAAACAGTCAGCATTATCAAATTTAGAGACTCTGGTTATACCAAATACAGTAGAATTTGTGGTTTGTAGTAAGTTACCTATTATAACTAAGGCTAAACCAAGATTAGTTAAACTTTTTATATCAAGGGATAAACACTATACAAAGCCATTTTTATCCTATTTATTAGAATGGTTTTATCGCTTTGAACATGAAGATTTAACAGTTAGTGAAGCATCCAGTTTACCAGAAATAGTAAGTTCGCTATCAAAGTATGTAAGAGTGGAGTTTATTTAATAGCATTACCAGTATAGGAGAAATAGCATGAAGTACTTTTTAAGCCTAGTACCAGAAAAGATTGTAGGAGATACTTACAAGATAGTTTCTATTAAGTACATAGACTTAGATACTGAAACTATAAATATTGCTCCATTCACACGAGAGAGCCTTAGCGAACTTAAATATCTTGAAGGTGTAAATGTTGACGGAATCCACGACTTACTAAAAAATCAGAGTAATGTTGTATTTTGTAAGTCAGTTGAAAAAAGTGGGATACCACTAGAAGTTCCTATAGATGGATTTGGTGCGTTTGTCAGCACATATAATGGAATAGAGCATGAAAATGGTAAGTATCGCTTTATGTATGAGGATAGTTTATATGAGCTAGCCTACACACCATTAATAAAATCCATGCAAAGGATTATCAGATTTTATAATAAGAGTTGGGATTCTGGAGCTATTGCTTTGAGTGATGAATTTACACCAGATGCATCTATATTGGTTGAATGGCGAAATCACCTTTTTAGCTATGCTGAGGACAGATGTTATTCCATTTTATTTAAGAATAATCAATGTCCTGTAACGACAGAAGAGATTGATGACAATACCTATACTGGTTATATTGTATGTGGCAAGTTACAGATAGTAACACAATTTAAGCAAGAAGTATACATAGTGCCTAGCGATATTCAAACATTTGTAGTAAATTCAGATGCTCTATACGGGTTAGATACGCTAGTAATTCCTAAAACTGTTGATTATTTTTGTATAAATACAGTACGGAGTAATAAAATCCGTTCAAATCTAAAAACTATATACATTGATAGGTATAAGTGGTACACCATTAAAACACTAAGAAGTTTTTATGATGTGTATAAATCGCCTAGCATTAGACGTATAGATTATGATACAACTATTGATGAACTAGTAGATGGATTGAAAGGTCGCATAGAAGTAGTGTTTATATAGGAGTACAATTATGCTTAAGTTCGTAAGTTTAGTGCCTAAGAAAGTTAGGAAAGATTACTATGTAATAGATAAGATAAAGTATATAGATACAGATACATTAGATATAGTAACTAAGGAAATTGAGAATAAGCCGTATTCTTTCTTAAATGAAGCTACAACAAGAGGAAACCTAGATAAAGACAAGCTAGTTGGGGCAGAGATATTTATGCCTAAGGGGACTACTGAGTTCACTGATGAAAGTGTTTTACTTTCAGCCCCTATAGATGGATTTGGTGTATATACAAGGTATTATAAAAGAATAGGTATGTCTAGCACTAATAGTGCAGTAACATCCCTAGAGTATACTTTGGATTTAAATGGGGAATGTGGACTCCGTATAAAAGCAATGTACATTCCACAAATTTGTGATGTAATAATAGAGTTATTGATTACATCACAAGAGATACATCGTACCAATGTGATATACTTAAATCGCAATCTTATACCATTAAATATAAAATCCTCTGGAAGTGTGCAGTTAGTAAATGTGGATATTATAAAATCTACATATAAATACAAATTCGATTCTAGCCCTAAGTTTCTTAATATCTGCAGTCAAGGAAATATTGGATTTTGTGGGTATTTAATTGAAAATACTATACAGATAGTTCATTATTTTAAAACGCTAAGTTATATACCTACTTCCGAGATAAAGTTTATGGTGCTATGTAAAAAGTCATTCTATAGTGCAGACACGTTAGTTATACCAGAAACTATAGATTACTTGCTATATGAACAGATATACGCACCAGAAAGTACAAGTATAAAAAATCTTTACATTTGCAAGGATAAACCATATACAGAAGATTTTCTGTTAAATATATTGAGTTCATTTATTGACACAAAGTATATTGCGTTGCTAGGTTTAGACTCGGATAAGCTTAGAGATATGCTTTTAGAGTACATTAATGTTGAGTTTATTTAGGAGGATGTATGAAGTATTTAATACCTTGCAGAATGGAAACTAATGATTATGGTGATGTTGAGTTTTTTAGGTTTTTTGACACAAAGAAAGAAGAAGTAGTACATATTGAGCCAGCTACAGTAGCTAGTTTATTAGACTGTATTCATACATTAGGACATTCTAAGCTATCAAGTGTAGATGATTTAATCAATTATGTGCTTATGGCTGATTTTTCAGATACAGACGAGTTTGATGCTGTTGCTTATTGCGTATGTAGAAATGAAGAGGATTGTTTCTTGTTATTTTTACCAAAAGAGGAAAGGTGTGTATTTTTATCTAGGAAATCCTACTTGATTGATTCCTATTGCAAAAAGAGTAAAAAGCTTAATGATTTGTTTAATAGTATGGACTGGGAAGATTATATTAGTTTGGATATAGATATTACATATCCAAACCTAGACCATCAGTTTTTAAAGATATATAAATATTGCGGTACTGGAGTGTTTATTGGGGACAAACTATTAAATATGAGTGGAGATACATTATTGCTTGGGGAAGAGCTGGTTTACTTAACTGATATAGAAAATACTAAAAAAGGTATAAGCAATTACAGTAATATAAAAACTGTTGTTTTTCATAAGAACACAAAAGCCATAAATCATAGTGTATTTAGAGCAATAGTATTAAGCACAGTACGGACAATCATGTGCAGTAGGAAAACCGAGCATTTCGGCTATGTCCGAAATGTAAAAGTGGAATACTATGATTAAAGCCTTTACTGTTATATAGGTAAACAAATATTTAGTGGAGGTGCTTATGAAGCAGAATCAGAACAAGATATATGTTATAGCCTATGTAATGAGTGAAGGAAGGCTTGTAGGTGTTAGAATAACAGATTTGTGTGACGGAAAGCATGAGGTAAAATCAGTTAGTTTGCAAGACCTAGCAAGAGTTTATAAGGCTTATCCAAATATGTTTATGAACATAGGCTTAAAAGATGGGCTTATAACTTTTTATAAGGTTAAGTTTGCACAAATCAATGAAAAAGGTAGGCATATTACAGGCAAGACATGGATAGTAGCAAATAAACTGGGAAATGCGGGCTACACCTTTATCTGTAGTGACGGAAAAGTAAAGAAGTTAAGAAGTGTAGATAGCCTTACCTTGTGTAAAGAGCAAAATGTTTGCAACGTATTAGTAAATGATAATCCTATCCGATTAGTTCCTATAGATTCTGAACTAGAATTTGAAACAATTAAACTATCTAAGTCTACAGTAGATACATCTATAAATAACCTAAAAATAGGTTTAGTTATGAACAAGAATAAGAAGATAGTATCTGTTTCAGAGGCAGAAGTGCAGAATAACATATCACAGGAAGATAAAGAGATAGTAGGTTTATCAGATAAGCAGATACAAGCCTTACAAGCCTATTATTTATGGTATACAACGGATGCCTATTCATTCCTATCAGAAAATAAGGTATTTAAGCTAAAAGAGAGTAAAGCAATCATACTATCCAAGTTAAAGAAAGATTACGAGTGGCATTTTGCAGGAATCATTGATGGTTGGTTTAAAGGAGCGTTTAAGTGTACTTTAGGGCATCCACTTCGCTATAAATACATAGTTAATGGCTATGCTACTCATGAGGACTATTTGAACAGAAAGATAGCACAGGTTATAGAGTTCGGTGAGGAATGTCATGCTGACTTCTTTGAGATACCTAGAGAAGAGTTAGCAAAGTTAAAGAAGATTAGAAAGTATATGAGTGAAGAGTTAAATCTTATAACCGAGGCTAAGCGAGTAGAAGTAGAGGACGGTAATGATAAATATTGGAGTGCTTTATGGGGTTCGGTAGATTTTCTAAGAAAAGTAGTAGAAGATAAAAATATAATACTACTTACTAAGATGTTTGGAAGTAAAGTAGCACAAACATTAAAGCTGTTTACAGATTTAGACATACCATACCCAGACAGCTTAGTAAAAAAGGCTTGTGAAGAGGCTTACGGAAATAGCGAGTACTATTCAGATAAAAACAGAGCTAAAGAGTTTATTAGAATGCTAGTACCAAGAGACTATCACGGTACACTAGACGAGTTACAGGATTTAGACGACTGTTATTTTAAAGATATGTGGGAAAGGCTGTTTAGATACACAACTTACTACGCTTTAGGTGGTTCTTATGCTTATAATCCGTTAGCCAATACAGGTAAGCGATATGGGGCTTTAAATAAAGAAACACGCTACATCAGAGCAAAAGAGATACAGCCATTTAGACTTATAGGGCTAGGTATCGGAAGTACATACGGATACAGTCAGTTTATGAGGGCTATGGACTTACTGCAGTACATTTTCTATATAAAACCATATTATACAGAAGAGATTAGAGCAGAACTTAACTCTGATAACGCTAGAAAATACAATAGAAGAATTGTAGAGTATATTTCCTGTTATGATTCGGCTTTTAAGTCTTGTGGATTTAGCGATGCTATACATTTAATGCAAGTAGTACCATACAACATAGAAACAGGAGAGGATAAAGTATCTGTTTTAGAAAGATTCTTAAATGATATTAGTAGTGTAGGTTTACTAGAGCTGTTAAAGAGTGATTTCTATAAAAAGACTGGCTTAGATTTTATAAAAATGATTACAAAAGAAGCAGGAAATTATAGAAAGACCTTAAAATCTGGTCTAAATATTGAGTGTGAAACAAAAGAGATAGGAAATGTTAGAAACATACATATAAAATTCGGAGAATATGAGTATAGTTTCTTAAATATGGACTACAATAAGTTACCTACTGATGCTATAGTTTATTTAGGAAAAGAGATAGACTTACATGACAGCTTAGTGGTTGAAGAGATTAAAGAAGCACAAAAACAAAAAGAATCAGAAACAACTAGAGTACTGGATAGATTAGAGACAGCTTTTAGGAGTTTAAAAGGGGATAAATCAGATTACAGAGAAAACATCATAAAAGATATGTTTAAGCGTGGAAAGAAGTATGAAGAACTATCCTCTAAACAGAAGTATATAGTAGATTCCTATCTGAATAATGAAGAACCCACATCTAACAACAGCCTATCCATTGAGGATAGGAAAACAATCGAGGATATACTGGAAAAGTGCAGTAAAGACGAAAAGTTAGCGGTACATATAAAGAGTAAATCGGCAATAGCCTTAGAAGTACTAAAGACAGTAATGCGAAACGGCTATATGACCGATAAACAGCGTAAGTATATGAATATCGCATTAGAGCTAACAAATAACTTTAAAAATTAAATAAAATGGCTAGGTAAAAAGTTACTTTTTGGAGACGTTGTCGTAATACTAGGTATAAAATGAAAAAGAAAGAGAAAAAAGCGATGACATTCAAGAATTTTGCCTTAGTTCTTGTGGGTGCTACCTTTCTAAACGGAGTTTATCTGTACTCTACCGAAAATGCAGATTTACTCCACAAGGAAGCGATACTTGATAAGAACCTATTGAATGGATTAGACGCTATGAAAGATTTAGCGTCTAATTCTGACTTATACGGAGATACAGAAATAAAGCATTGGACTTTACCTGTTAATCATAAAGAACTTAATGCAGATTTGCTTATGTTCTGGACTGAGGAGCATAGAGATGGTTTACTATATAGCTATATAGACGAGCCATTAGATTATGGAGAAAATACAGGAAACATTAAAGACAGTTCAAATTTAGCTTTACTAAAGGTTTATACCTATGGTACATTGGAAAAACTTAGTGGAAATGGTTTAAAGGCATATACAGTTTTGAGAACCAAAAGTAAGTACGATAATTATTCATTAGTTTTACTAAGTTTAGAACCGTCTATAGGAATTGATGATATAAATATAGAAAATATGCTTATATCGAAAGAGCCAAAAGATACACAAGGTATTGTAAGATTCCAAGATAAAGTGTTTATTGATGGCACTTTGGACTCTAGTCTATCAAGATTAGAATACGAGAATAATACAGATGTTGTTTATCTGAATTATACATACGATATTATAGGGAGAAAGGAGGAGTTATATGATTTAAGAAAGAAATTTGACTTAGATGTTGTTTACAATGCTACTGGGCAGAGTTTCAAGGAAAATATGCTAAGATTAAATGCAAAGTTTGATGATAGTAAGTATCTTACAGATGATAAGGATTTTGTTGAGTTAAGTGTTACAATCAGCATAGCCTTTGCACCAGATACAATAAATAGCTTGCTTGATGGAGAAAATAAGCTAAACTACAGGCATATAGGGCAAGCCCAGAGTAGTTTTGAAGATTTATTCTCAATAAGAGTAAACAATCAGTTTGATTTACAGTTTAAGAGGTAGTGTTTATGGAGGTAAGAAATTTTATTTATGTAGATACGGAGAATGTTGGCTGTTCCTTTTTAGACTATGTAGATAAGTTTGAAGAGCATACAGAGTTTAAAATCTTAAATGGTGGAAAGTTAAGTGAAGAATACATTAGTCAATATTTTGATACTGCAAGAGCCACATTTGAGTTAGTTCCAGTATCGGTAGGTACAAAAAATGCAATGGATTTTGTTTTGGTAGAGTGTCTAACCTATACAGCATTGCAGAATACTATTTACAGTAGACACATCATCCTTAGTAGGGATAACGGGTATATGCCAGCTATAGAACATTTAAGAAGTAAAGGTTATGATGTAACAGCAAGTAAAAGTATAGAAAGTGCTTTTGACAGGCTAAATCATGGATTACCGAAGCTAATAAAAGCTATTGCAGATTGTGGCTATAAGCTTAATGTAGACATTAAGAACAATGCTGTAGATGTAGAGAAGAAAATTAGTTAGTGAAAGGAAGTATATAGATATGAAGATGGATGAATTGTTGCTTGCTAGTTTTGGTGAAGAAACCACAAAAATCAATGTAAAGTTTTCAAAAACTATACAAGTAAAACAGTACGAGCCAGAAACAGTAACAGTAGAATCAGAGTTAGAGTTTAACGGCAGTTTACTAGGGATTACACGGGATACTATTACAAATGTATTGCAAAGTACATTGGAATATTCAGTATTAGTCCACAATTATAAGAAAGGTCTGATTACAAAGGAAGAATTTTCTAAGAGTAAGGAAAACTTAGAGGAAAGTGCAGAGGCTATTCTCAATAAGTATGAAAAACTTACAGGTTCAAGTAGACATTCCCTGTTAAACCTGCAACAGCAGTCTTAGAAAGCAATAATAAGGAGAAAGCATGGGAAAAAGTGGAAATGCGAGTTTATCCAGTACAGACGATTTAGAGTTTGATTTTTATGTGGGAAATAGTGGTAGGACTAAGTCAGATTCAAATACTTCTAAGAAAAAATCAAATAAAAGAAAACCTAATAAGCTTGTGGTTGTACTAGCTATATTAGTGTCAATCATTATGGTAGTGGCTTTTGGTGCTTATTCCTTTCTTACTGGAGATATTCAAAAAGAGCGTGAAAAGGTATTGGTGCAGTCAGATAGTGTAAGACAAGCAATACAATCATACGAGTTGTCAGTAATGCCATTTATGCTAGAGTGTATATCCTATAGTAAGACAAGGGATTTAGAGTATGATACAACATTATCTGCTATTAAAGAGTTTGAGTTATCGAAAAGAGATTATACAGCGTATAGCAAATTAAAATCGCAAGTAGATAACTTTATAGCTTACTCAAAGACAATAGACGGGCTTAGTGATGTTCAGTCTTATAAGAGTAAGCTAAAAACATTAAGTGTAAATGAAGAGTTAGTGGGAAAAAGTGTAAAAACTTATAATACGGCATTAAATGAGTACACAAACTTTTTATCCAGTACAAAATACAAGTTTATAGGGAATTCTAAAGAGTTTTCTCTAATAGGTAAGTAGAACAAGCTGTATAGGAGAAGAATACAGTTTAAAATATCAGAAAAGGAGTGTGAGTATATAACAGGAGGTTGTAACAATGGAAGTTTTAAAGGCGAAAGAGATAGAAAGATATGGAACAGAGTTAGGGACTTTGGAAAAAGAGTTAGCAAAGTTAGAAAAGAAAGTAGTTTATGATTTATCCGAAGAAGTATACACATCTTCTTACGGAGAGGATACTGTCAACTCCAATACAGCAAAAGTATACGATTTTGATAGTAAAACAGTAAGTTTATCAGAAGAAGATGAAGAAGTAAGTGACGAATTACTGCAAGAGTACTATAGATTATTCAATACAGAGATAGAGGAGGATAGTGATGGCATTTCTTCTGATTGTGCTATTGATTGGCATGATGGTAAAGACAAGTATGTAAATAGTCAATCATTAGTGGATGACGATTATTCCTTTGAAGAAAAAGACGAGGAAGATACAGAGTATGCTGAATTACTATCGGAGGAAGATATAGAGTACAATATGTTTATTGATACGCTAATCAAGTTTGATAGTTCAGTAGTGCCAAATGCTTTAAGTGATTACCTGCCGTTAAGTGTTTCAGAGTATACTAGAGGGATAGATAGTGGAAACGTATCAAAAGAGCGTTTAATGACATTACTACAGAAAAGTGTAAATGAAGTAGAAAAGCTCGTTCGCAATACTAGGTATATTAATAGTTTAAAATTTTACTTGGCGAAAATTAAGGGAACAAACTTAGTTAAAGTCAAGAAGCATGAGATTGTTAATAACTATGTTGAAAGACTTATTGAGGACATTGATAAAAAGGATGTATTAGACCTTATCTATGTAATAGGAGATTTTTAAGTCATGGAATCTATCTTAAATGTGGAAAGAGTTATACAAGAGCGGAAAGAATTTAGGGAAAAGTTTACAGACTATGTAAATAAGCTATATATCCGTTCAAATAAAGAGAAACAGAAAGAATTTTCAGATTTAAGAAAGATAAACCTAGATACAGTAGTAGAAAGTGGAATCTTCTATGTAAATGAGCCTGTTGAATTAATGATTCCAGAGTATATAAGCTTATTAGACCAGTTTGGTTTAATCGCAAGTGCAAATAATAAGCCGATATACTCACAAAGATGGGTAATACCCATTAGGGATAAGGACAACATGGTGCAAGCCTTAGTTGGTTATACTAACAAGGCAGATGAAAGGTATGTTTACTCTACCACGGACTTCTATCTTAGAGGTGATACCCTATATGGGGAAGAACAGTTAAATCAAGCAATGGAAGATGGTTACGCTGTTTTAACAGAGGGTATTACAGATGCTTTACACATTAGGAGTTTAGGGTTTAGTAATATATTTGCAAACTGCGGTACTAGACGGGGAAATATCAACTTTTTAAGGCTTAATCGCCTAAAGTATGGGTTGATAAGAATACCAGATAGGGATACTGCAGGAGACAAAACAAAGAGAACTTGGATAACTGATAAGTATATTACATTAGTTACTCCACCACAGTACAAAGATAGTGACGAGGTGCTAAAAGATGAAAGATACATAGAAGTATTTAAGGCTTACTTAAATGAAGCCATCCGAATTATGCGTGAGGAACAGTTTATAGGGGATTTAGAAATAAACTTTATTTAATTAGGGATACGCACTAATACACGACAAAACACGGGATTACATGAAAATTGAATATTGAAAACTAAGAAACTAAAAACAAAAACTAAACAATAGCAAAAATCAAAAACCAAAAACTAAGAATTTTAAAATTAAAGGAGAATTATTATGAACGCATTTTTACAGTTAGGAAACAGAGTTGGTTCTATTAAGCAGTTTGTTGAGGCATCCGATAACGGTAACGGGCTTCGGTATAGAGGAGATGTGGGTGTATCCCATTTAGTGTACTTCCCCTATCAAGAAGTTAAGAACGATGATGGTACAGTTACTAAGGAACTTATTGCATTACAGGCAGGAGTGCATGATTGGACAACGGCAGATGGAAAGTATCATGCAACCATTTGTACGAACGGTAAAGTATTGACAGATAAGGATGGAAATGTATTATTTGACGGTACTTGCCCATTCTGTAATAGAGTATCCGATGCGTGGGAAATCTATAAGTACAGAATGAAGTATGAGGAAGAAACCTGCGGTTTAACTGGTGATGCCTTAGCAATCCATTTAAGAGGTACTGAGGATAAGAAGAAGCAGGGTGTATCCACCGAGTTTAACAGGGAGCGTAAGGTTAAAGAGGCTAAGTCCTTTATGTATGTGCTTGTAGCCCTCATTGAAACAGATAACAACTTAAACCCTGTAATTGGACAAGACGGTGTGCCTGCTTATAGCTTAAAGGTTATGAGATTATCTGAAGGTCAGGTAGAGAAGCTTACCCAAGCTTTAAAGGCTACTGGTGATGAAAGCCTTTGTGGTATGGAGTTTGTATTTGCTTATCCTGCCATTGATAGTGGGGATAGAAATACTCAGCTTATGCAGGCTATGCAACAGAGAACTGTAAATGTTCGTGGAGAAAAGGCAATGGTATCCGTTAAGTTCCCAGAGTTTGCAAACCGTGTGAACGAGGACGCTAGAACCTTTGAATGGGATGGCTTAGAGAGAGCTTTCCCAGAGTTTACCGAAATTTCTGCATCTTCCTTGAAGAAGACTGTAGAAGATATGTTTACCGAGTGGGATAAGTATGCAATCGAGAAGAAAGAAGCGGATGAAAAGCGAAAGAACGGAGAACAAGTTGAAGAACCGTTGTACCTAGAGTATGCTAAGAGTAATACAGCTAGCAATCCTGCACTTAGCACAACTACTACAACTACCGCAGGTGGTGTAGAAATGCCAAAGTTAGGTAGTGGAACTGCTTTTACAGAGGAAATGAATCCCCCAGTAGAAAACGCTCCATTAAGTGAGTTAGATGTAAACATGGAGATTTAAGTCATCTACCTTTCGTAACAGTTATAGGCTACTCCTAGTTGAGTAGCCTATATTTATAAAAACCATAACGGAGGGTTTATGAAGTACAGTAAAATTAAGACATGGAGAGTAAAAGACTTTAGGTGTATAGGTGATATTACATTAGACTTTACAAAGTCTCCGATTATTTCATTAGTAGGTGATAACGAGTCTGGAAAAACCAGTATAGTAAAAAGTTTTGGTGTATTAGGCTGTAATGCAGAGTCCATGTCTCAAAAAGGATATATTAGAGACAATACAAGAGGTTTTGGTATTGCCTGTGAGTTAGAAGATGGTACTGTTATAAACAGAACCAAGACAGATACAACAAACACAATAGATATTTTAAAAGAGAATGAGACCGTATATAGTACGGATAAGATAGACAGAGGTTATGGTGTACCAGTAGAGTTAGAGAAAGAAATGGGTTTATTGGTAGAGCCAGAGACAGGAGAGTTACTGCAGGTAAGAACCTATATAGATAACCTGTTATTTGTTACTACAAGTGGTAGTGAGAATTACAAGGTTATGTATAATGCTTTAAAAGTAGATAATATCTCAAAAGCAATAAAAAGTGGAATCAATGAAAGTAACAATATTTCCTCAAAAGTAAAAGAGTTGGAAAGTGGACTAAATACGCTTAGAGATACAGTACTTAACATAAAAGTGTTAGATACAGAAAGCGTTGTAAAAGTTCGAGATAAGATTAAGTCAAATTTACTTATCAAGATGAAGCTTGAAAAGCTTTTACAACTTACAGAAAGCGTTGGAAGATTAAGTAATAAGCTAAAGTTTTCAGAAGAGCTTAATAAGACTGGTGAGTTAGATATAAACTTGGCTTTAAGAATGGAAAACCTAGTTTCTTACCTAAATTCACTAGGAAAGCTAGAAGAAAAAGTTAAGAAGTTATCGTCTGTAGAGTCTTTAAAAGAGATTAGCTTAACAAGTACAGATAAGTTAGGGAAGTTGGTAGCTTATTCCTCTGAGCTTAACAAGATAAATCTTAGTAAGTATAAAGACCTAGAAAGTTTATCAGAGATTAGCCTTTCTACAGCAGATAAGCTAAGAAATTTAGTAGATTCTGTCGATAGACTTACAGATGTAAGAAACAGTATTTCTAACTACTCAGACTTAACAAAGTTAAACGAGTTAAAAGTAGATAGCTTAGATAAGTTTACAAAACTGTTTAGTTTATCAGAGGAAGTGAATAGGCTTATCAATGTTACTAAGCAAAAGAAAGAAGAAGGGGATAAGTATTACAGCTTAATTAAAGAAAGTGGTCTAAGTGTTACAGAGTGTCCTAATTGTGGTTCGTCTGTTGTAGTAGACCTAGCAACATAGGGGAATATATGAAGAGATTGTTGTTATGTGGGGATATGCATTTATCCTCTAAGAATAGAGGTGGACACAAGGATTACCCTAGCGAAAGCCTGTTTTACTACAATTATATTACAGATTTAATTAAGCAGTATAATTGTGATTACTCTATAGACCTAGGGGATTTAACTTATGGTCGCTTTAATACATTGGAGTATCGTTTACAAGTAGAAGAAGCACTTTCCAAGAGAAAAGAAGCAGTTAACGGCAATTACTATGTGCTTAAAGGGAATCATGATGAGGCTACCTACGGTTTAACCGAATATGAGTTCTACTTAGATAGATATTTCCATGGAAGTACAAACCTACTTATAGATAATTTAAACTTAGTTATGGTAGATTTTGGGAAAGAGCAAGAAACAGAGCCTACATTCCTAGATAATAAGACAAACATTATTCTAGCCCATAACTATTTTAAGTTTGAAAGTAGTGTATTACCGAACTTTGGCACTCCTATCCTTTTAGATATGTTTAGTAATTGGTATGGTGCAGATTATATTATCTCAGGGCATATCCATTCAGAGCTTATTCAAAAAGGAATTATCAAGAAAACAGATATAGATACAGGAGTTACCCATGGAAAAGAGTGTATAGTACACAATTTACCCTGTTTAGCTAGAACAGACTATAGTAAAAGCTTGCCAGATAAAGGAAGTGTAGTTTTACTAGATGTTTATGAGGACAGAGTAGAATATCAAAGAGTAGAAGTAGACTTACTGCCTGTTGAAGAGTGCTTTAACATTGAAAATATCCTTGATAAGAAAGAAACAGCGAATGAAACTGTAGATATTAGGGATATTATTACAGAGCTTAATAAATTCGAGTTAGTGTTAGAAAGTCCAGAGGTTAAAATCAATTCCTTAAATGTAGAGCAAAGATATAAGGATAAAGCCTTAGAACTATACAAAAACGCTACGGAAAGTAAATAAGGAGACTTAAATGAATCAAGAATTAGTTGCAAGAGTTAAGGAATATAACAAGAACTATAAGTTAGCCATGGCAGACTTAAACAAGTCCACAGCACAAATCAATGTTTATGAGCAAGAGATTGATAAACTATGTAAAGAACTTTCAGAAGTTATGGGAGTTCCAGTTACAATGGATAATGCCTTAGAATTGTATCAAGCTAAGTGTAAGGAAATTGAGAATAACCTGCAAATTGGTGAAGAAATTATTAGTAGGTTAAACAGTCCAGTAGAAGAGCCACAACAGCCACAGGTACAACAACATCCAGTACAACAACAGCCAGTACAACAGCCACAGGTACAACAGCCAGTACAACAGCCACAAGCTCCAGTACAAGACCTGTCAGCTCCATTAGGAGAGCCATTAAATACTGGAAGTGCCACTAATAAAGTGGAAGACGATGACGACTTTGACAGCATTGGAAGTAATAGCTTTAATACAGATGTAGATGATATTTAAGGAGTAAAACATGAAATTACAGTTAGATAGCTTAAATAAGTTTATCAGTGGTGTTAAAGCTTTAAGTGGAAATGCTCCTATCTATGGAATACTATTAGAAATCTTAGATAACAATGTAAAACTTATCTATACAGATGGAAAGAAAGCTTTGTATAACAAGGTAGATGCTGTAGTTAGTGAGGAAGAGGCTAAACTTGGCGGTGTAGTATTTGAGTATAATACATTGGCAGATGGTTTACAAAAAACACAAGCTAACGGAAACCTAAAAGTAGATCAAGTAGACTTTGATTTTTCTAGCTTACACGAGGAAAGAGTGAAGGCTAGTGTAATAAAGTATATGATTTTCGAGGACGGAGATAAGCAAGTAGAAACACAAGTTTCTGAAATTGAGTTCTACATTAAAGCTTATACAAGTGATACTACAGTCAATAAGTATAAACACCTAGTACAATTTGACTATGATACACAAATATTTGGAAACGATGTAGCAGATACTTGGAATGTATCCGACTTTACCAATCTAATTCAAAGATTAAGTAAGGGAGACGATGGTAAGTCGGCAAATATTTCCAGTAAGCGTAATGTAGGGTTTATTGTGAATAGAAACAGTTTATTCTACATTTCCAGTAAGGCGGATATCAATCAAGGCTTTATTATAACAAAGTTTATGTGTAAGGCTATGTTAGATATTATTTCTAAGTTTGAGCCAAGTACTTTAAAACTATCCGTTACAGATGCGTTATACTGTAGCATTTATACAGAAGACTTCGGGGTTTGGTTTGAAATGATGAAGTTTCGTGAGATTGACGGTAAGATGCTAGGGGAGTATGAGCGTGTAACAGGTACAGATAGTGTTAGAGCCTATAATGATATTGAAATCCTGTTAAATAGAGAAGCTACTTTGGATATGGTAAAGGCTTCGCAAGTAGGAAAGCGTTTAGATAGTGTAGATACTGAAATTTTATCTATTGACTATGATAATAGTGAGCTTATCTTCGGCGATGAAAAGAGTGGAATGTCCAAGTTAGGTGTACAGCTTAGACACAAAGATAGTACAAACAAGTCAAAGTTAGGTGTAGTTTATAAGGTATGGGAAGATATTCTTAGTAATTGCACTGGTGTATATGTAAGGCTTGGAATTGAGCTTAAAGACGAAAAAACAGTTTACATGAGATTTGCGGATTTAGATACTGAAAACAATTCAGTAAATGCATATATGTATACTATCTCTACAGAAAGGACTTAGGATGCAAGATTCTGAAATTATGGCGTTTATCAAGAAGTGTGACGATTTGGAAAAGATTAATCTATCCAATAAGTTACAGATTGAAAGCCTAAACAAAGAGATAGATAAGTATATGAGTTTACTAGATACCACTAGGGATAAGCTTGATGTAGTAATGAATGCCATTGCAATCCTAAGAGGTATTCAAGATGAGTCTGTAAAAGCGTCTTATAAAGAGATTGAATCTAGGGTAAACGATGTATTATCTAGAGTATTTACTCATTCTATTAGAAGAATAGAATTAGTAGAAAGCACCCTAAGAATGAAGTATCCTCAGTTAGAACTTAGGTTGATTGTTGAAGGTGGTAAGATTCGTTCTTTAAAAGATGATTCTGGTCACGGTATTATGCAAATCATAAGTTTAATCTGCTTACTTAGTTTAATCGTAATTACTGGGGGAAGACGACTTGTAGTATTGGACGAGGTTCTTAGTGGCTTATCTGTAGACGCTAGAAAGACAGTAAGTGATGTGTTAAATCAGTTTACAGAGCTAGGTTTTCAGTTTGTAGTAAACGAACACTTATTTATCCCAGATAACGCTTATGTTTATAAGCTAGAGGTACATAACGGTGTTTCGGAGGTAGTTGATAACTACCTAAATACAGGCTTTAGGCTTATAAATGAGTCGGATGAAGATATTTAAAGTATAGGGTATATTTTATAGATGTGGGTTATGCTGAAAAGCATAGCCCATTTTTAATTAGTATAAACACATATAATATGTGTTATATAAGAGGAAGTGATAATATTATTGGAGGTGCTTTTACTATGTCAAATAAGTTAAATATATCAAAAACAGTAGCCAGTAGCCTATTTCTACCATTATCTAGTGGGGAAGTAAAAATGCCCCTATACAAGAAGTCAGATACCTATCGTGTAGATGAAAATTCCTATGGTGAGCCGTCTATAATAGACGCACTATGGGATAAAGAGGTACAGAGTACCTATACAAGCCCTAGAAATGTAAGAAGAGTTATAATAGGTAAGGAATACATAGTAAATCTGTTTTGGAAAGAGATGGTAGAGTCAAACAAGAAAGGAAAAATATTTGCTAAGGCTAAAACGGGAATAGCACAAAAAACCTCTGATATTGAGTTTGTATTTTCGGAAAGACCTGCATTACTATCCTTAAATAGATGGGCTTTATCCAATATAGAGAGTATTTATTTAGATTTATCTGCACTATCCTGTAATAGCTTTCCATATTTAGTAGCCAATACACAAGATAGCGAAATACTATCTATATTTAACAAGACAGTAGACAGTTTAATCGGAGGAGATTATAAAAGTAGATATAATAGGCTAAAAGAAATAGTTCTATTCACATCTATTCCAGATTACAATATATTGTTAAATGCAGAGTATATAGACAATGATACCATTAAGCAGTTATCCGATAAGGCTGTAGAAAATAATATAAATAACTTTAAAGTATTTAAGTATGATGAATCTAAGCTTAATCAGTCAGAGTACAATACAAACTTTACAACGAGTCCAAATATCTATCAGTACGATAAAGAATATCTGTTAGATTACTTTAGGGACTTATGTAGAGAGTACGACAGAAAAAAGAAAAAACCTTTAGAAGAAACAAATCAGTCGCAAGAAAATAGCAGTACAGAGAGTGATATAGAGAAAGCGTTAAACAGAATCAAGCTTTCTTGCACATCAGATGGGGCATTTATAGGAGCTTTACAGGTAATAGGGCATACAGATATGAAAGCTACAGTCTATGAGAGTTTATCCGATAAATTTAAGGAAGAGAATAGGGATTTACTCATAAAAGCCTTTTCCGACAGTTCTTTATATCTAGGCTAGGAGGGTATATGAATATAGAACAGAAACTTGTAAATTATGCATCTTTAATAGGGTTAGTAGACTCACATAAGGTAGATGATAAGTTTTTAATTATGTTTTTACAGTTAAACTACTTATATAAAAACATACCGAATCCAAGAGATATAAATACAGCTAAAACTGCTGTAGCCATAGATTTATACACAAGAATAAAGAATAGTAGTGAATCCTATAGCCAGTTTTTAGACTTGGACACCTGCAGGCTTGCTTTTTACACATTATTGAATGGCTGTTATAAGAGTCAGTTAGTTTCTGATAGTGTGTCAATTTATAAGTTTAGTCCTACTTACGAGGATAATTATTTTAAAAACCTTATTTCTTTTATAGAAACAATCTGCAAGGAGAATAAATCACCCTTATTTGATGTAAGAACCTATGTATCACTAGACGAAGATGAAAACATTAAAGAGTTAAACTGTAGCGAAGATGTGAAAGAGTTTATCGGTGCTATGGTAGAATCCTTAGTAAACGATATTATTCGGATACACGAAAGTTTATATGCTTCTGGCTATGACGGTGTAGTTCCAGATGGTGTACTTTGGAGAGTTGGTGAGTTAGCAGTAGAGCCTAATGTAGATGCTAAAAATGGTACAAGTGCTAGGTATAAGTTTGTAGACCATAGAAATCCATCACTTTTAAAGCTATACCAGTATATAAACGCTAATACTAATAACCAGTTTAGCTTAAACAACTATGACGGTCACATGAAAGTAAAGCACTCTAATATAGAAAAGGGGTGCTTGTATTATCCTCATTTCCAAGTTAGAAATTCCTGTGGTTTACTAGGGTTAGATGCTTCTTTAGATAAGTGGCTAGGAAAGAACAAGAAATTAAAAGTATCTTCCGTCAAAGAGTTTAAAGACTATATTCGTGAAGAGGTTACTAAGGCAGTTATGCAGTCTTTAGGGGAGTTACAGGAGAATCTTAAACTAAGCTCCATAACAGATATAACAACCCTTACAACAAATGACAAAATCAGTAAGCTATTCGATAATTTCAAGAAAGCCTTTACAACTTGTGCTATTGTATCAGAAAGTAAGAAAGATGTAGTTCTAAAGTTAAAGATATGTATTGGTAGCAACAATGTAGGGGAAGTATTCTCGAAGAGTAGGCTAGAGATAGCTATAAAAAACGGTTTAATCTGTAATCCATATACAAAGGTGTCTAATTGGGTGCTTGATGAATCAAAACAAGTGCTAACTGTTACCTTTATGATGGACGAGAAGAGATATAATAGCTTTCCCTATTTTGCATTAAACATATTGGATTCATTAAAGAAAGGTGGAAAGTTAGACTGGAGTAGAGTAGTTATAGGTAGGGATGAACACGATAAGATGTTTACTCTAAACTTAAAGGCAAATACAAACAGAATACTGGCAATTATAGCAGGAAGTAGGTCTGGTAAAGGTGTTCTCACATTAATGCTTGAAAGTATGGCTAGAGCATTGGGTATAACCACATTTTATCTGGACTATAAGCCAGATATGTCAAAAACATATTATGATATGGCTAAAATGTTTGGTAGTGAGGTTTTTGCCTTTGATGGCAATAGTGCTACAGCAGAGCTTGGAAGAAACTATGATACATTGTCAGATTTCTCTAATTTACCAAAAGAAGTGCAAGAAGCCATGAGCGAATCTGGTTTTGATACAAAAGGTTTCTCATATTTTACATCATACATTAGAGGTATACACCTACTTAATAAGTTAATAGTTCTTAGAGCAAAAGCTATAAAAAATGGTGGAACTTGCGAAAACTATACACTAGACGACTTAGGTGGAGAGAGAATATTCATTGTATTAGACGAAATAGAGAAGTTAGCCGTTTATGCTGACAAAACCTTAGGAAGTAACAATAGCCGTTTATCTGGGGAGTTTAGTACATTATGTAATAAGACAAAGCAGATACTTTTGGAAGGTGGGGAATCTAACTCAACAGTTGATAAGCATCCTAGTGTATTATGGTATAAAGCCTATAGAAGTTGGGCTGAAAGAGCCTTTTCTGATTTAGAAAAGTATGATAAGGCAGAGATAGGTCAGTCTGGTACTAATATAGTAATCCTTGCACAGTCTGTTAATATAGACGAGTCTTGGGGATTTGTAGGACAAAGACTATCAAGAATGATAATAGACGGGCTAAAGTTTTGTGGAAACGGTAGTGCTACAGGTAAGGGAGCAATGAAGTATGGTTCTGCAAGTTGTTCCGAATGGGTAAATGAGCTACCAAACCGTAAGTTTGTAATTCAAAGAAGTGCAGGAGGAAGTGTTTTACCAGAAAATTCCTCATTAGTTAAGACCTATTTCCTGTTAAACGAGGTATATAACCAAGATGGAAGTGAAAGTACATCAGTTAAGGAATTGTTCGGTGCATTAGGACAAGATGCTGAGGATATTAGGAAAGAAGTTAGCCTAGAGAATGGTAGGTTAAATCCTGCACTTGGATACTTAGGCTATATAAAGGAACTTACAGGTTTTACAGATGAACAACTAGGAGAAACATTCCAAAAGTCCTATGATGTAGCCAGTTTAATAGCAAAAGATGAATTTAAAGCAGATAGTTTATTAGATTATATGTATAATCTAACAGACTATACAAGCGGAACAAGTGTAGTAACAGAGAATAATGAAGCTGATAATATACGAAAAACTGATTCTAACGAAGCAAACATAGGCTTAGGAGATATTGGAAGTTCAGATAGTCCATTAGACTTTAGTCAGTATAGTGAGAAAGAGCCTTATTCAGATGAAAGTAGTGATACTAGCGATTTATACAAGAATCAAGAGCTTGAGTCTGAAAAGCCTGAAACTAATGAAAATTCTGAAAATCCTTATACAGAGCAAAAACCTAATGAAGAAAAGGTAGAAGAGCAAGAATACTCTAACAATAGTGCAGATGAACAGTATAGTAGTGAGGAACAAAGAAACTACAATCCAAATGTCTATACAAATGCACAAAAGAAAGAAAGTGCTTTTGAAAACGGAAAGGATGGAAGAGTATATGCGGATAAGTCAGATATAAAGAAGTTTACTACTTTAAATAATGATAACAGCATAGACTGCCGTTCAGTAATCAATACCAGAGCATTTAAAGAGTATCATAAGTTAGTTAGAACACAAAAAGGTGCTAGGTTATTTAGGGAAGAGGCTTGTAAGCGTATATTTACACTTATAAACAATAGCGTAGGTATACAAAATGTAACAAGTATATCTTTAGTAAATGAGTGCATGATAGTAAATAAGAAGTTTATTGACTTAAATGGCTTAGTTGGAGGAGATACTGGAAGAAAGCTTAGTGATTTAATAAGCTTTAAGCAGTTTATCGGAAGATTTAGAGGACTATGCTATTTAGAGATGAATGGTGCTTTCTTAGACAACTATATACTAGAAAACGATTTAGAAGTTTCCAGTAAAGCGTTATTAAATCATTTGTTTAATTCCTTTAATGCCTTATCAGAAGTTAAGCTAAACCAAGATGTTATAACTAGAACGAAGTATATGCTAGAAAACAGAAAGCTAGATGCAAAAGTAAAGGAGGATAGACAGAGAAATAGTGCTGACAGTATGTTAGATAGAATGAGTAAGCACACAAGAGGAAGAAATAGTGCAAAGGCTGTGTTTAACAGCGAATCTCGTGCGTTATCTAAGCATGAAAGACCTAGAATTGGCTCGTTTATCAGTAAAGCAGGGAGTGGTGTAGGCTTAGCCTTGTTTAAGATATTTAATACAATAGACTGGCTTGCAAATGGGAAATAGCAATTTTTATCAGTTTAGAGCTGGTAAGTTGTATCGCTAGATAGCACTTCCTCAAAAGTTACAATCGAAAAAGTATACAGATAGATTAGCAAAACGTATGTAAAATTTTAAGTATACAAAAAATAAAAATCTCGTCTGATACTTTGTAGGCTGACAACAACAAAATAAAAACCACTCCAATAATACGGATAGCTTGACACTTAGATGTGAAAAGCTATCCGTTAGTTATGTAAACCGTTATAGAACATTTGTTCATCTAAATTTTCCGACAAATTTTCCAGTTCATTTTTGGTTTTTCCCCTCTGCTCCAGTCCTCGGCATTGCCTTTCTCCAAGAATAGCTGTTTATTTGCACTAGGATAAATGCTAAAATTAGCTAGTGTGTGCTTAGTTTGTATTAGTGTAAGCACCTTTGCCTGTACTATGCATTGCTTGTTTACAATTATAGGTATAATTAAATTTTATTTTATTTTCTGGGGGTATTTATGAATAAGAGATGGATTGTTTTAGCACTTTTAGCACTTTTAGCACTTACAGCTTGTGGTAATAAGAATAGCGATAAGGAAGTAGCTCCTAGTGTAGATTCTAGTGTAGAACAGGATGTAAAGGCTATTACTGATAGTATTAATGGTTCTTATGCAAATTCTATGTATTCCGTTGTGCAGTTAAGCGATACGCTAAATATGACCTTGATATATGATACAACGGGGAAAGCCTATGCAGAGACAGACTATGCCAATGGTTTTTATACTGCAAAGGATAAATCTTTAGTGGCACAGTATGACAGTTCTAATAAACCTTATTGGAATTTGGAAACAGAGTATACACCTTTATATACAGTTGAAAAAAGTGCAGAACTGTTAGGTGTCGGAAAGGCAGAGCTAGTAGATGATATTACAGATAGCAAGGATGGGTATAAAACATATCATATTAAAGTAAGTGGGGCAAACATTAAGAGTTTATATGATAAGTATACACAGGATGCACTAGACCAGTACTGTATGGACTGTTTTGGAAAGAAGTCTAATAGCCTAGACGATACAGATAGCTTTAATGTTTATTTTACAGATAAAGGCGAAAACCTATCAAACGGAACATTATTAGCCCAGTCTGCTACATCGGATGATAAGATAGTTTGGAATTATTCTGGGTATTTTACCTTGGGTGCTTTAACTTTTGACCCTAACTTAGAAAAGATTTCTTCTAATATTGATTTTAATTCTGCAAATGGTATTATTACGGCTGAAAAAGACAAGATTGGGAGTGCTATTGTAAAGGCAGTCGAAGAAAACGATAAAATCAAATCCCTGTTGGAAAATTCAATTAAGAAAGTCGGTTAGTAAATAATGAATTACTTTGACGCATTAAAAATGTACGAACTACCTAAAGTACATACTGTAGATGATATAAACAGTAGATATAGGGAGCTTATTAAGCTAAACCACCCAGATAATACAAGTGTATCTATACTATCAATAGACGACATAAGACTTGCAAAATCTGTTTTATGCACTGGAATAATCAATACTTCCGCTAGCAAAGATAGAAGAATTATAGAGGTAGAGTACTTTGATTTGCTTACCTTGTATGATACTGGAGAGCTAGATGGGGTAAGATTACGAGATTTAAGGGATAATCTGTCGTTTATTCGATTTAACTATAGCATTAAGCATAGGGACGGAAGAGCTATGTTCACAAGCGTTCTACCCTATGGGGATTTAAGTTATACAACGGATTGTTATCTTAGTCTGCAGGACTTTTATGGCACAGCTATAGAGCTTGATTTTTGTGGGGAGGTTAGAAATGTTATACTAGATGGAGAAACTTTTAGGTTTAAGTTTAAGCTTAAAAAGAATATAAATGTGGTTTTAAATTTATTTGTTGTTAATAAGGTGGACTTAGATGAATAGTGAAGAGATAAAAGATTATGTGGTGTTTAGTAGGGATAAAGAGCACCTAAAGTTCGAGGATATAGCCACTTTACTTAACGGAATAAATAGTACAGATAAATATACACGGCAGTATGTTTATCAGGTATATAAGCGTAAGAAAGAAGCTGAAAGAAAAACAATACCAGATGCGATAACACTTAGAGTAGTTGAGTTATACAGTTTAACTGGAAGTATAAAAGATACAACAAGACAGTTAAATAGGGAGATGAATACAAACTATAGTTATTATACAGTTAGCAATATAATTAAGCTAAACAAGAATTTAGTGGATTGTAGGGTAGATAATATAGTTTCTATGCTGAAAAACTACTTACTGGATGGGGGTACTACACTAGAGGATATAGAGGAAAGCTTACGGCTGTATAGTGCGGATATAAGCTCCTATGGTTTAAAGAAGCTATTAGATGAGGCATTAAGGCAAGCACTTGTAGATAGACTGAACTCCTTACATATAATGAATGAGAGCGTGTTTATTGGGGAGTATGAAGAAGTATTTGTAAAGTTGCTTGCTGAAATACAAAAGAAGAAAGAAGTATCTGACTTATAAAGGAAGTATATAATACTATACTTCCTTTTTTATTGCTTTTATATTTTAAATCAAATTTATATATAAATTTATCAGCCTGTTAGTTCTTTTGTGTTATCTTAAATGCTTTCTCTTTCTATTTATTAAAAGTAAGTTTCAGTAAGTATTCATTCTATAAAAGTAAGTTTGATTTAGGTGCATTATTTTTCATATACTTCCATGTAGTATGAATCATATATTGGCTTTATATAAAGCTAACATAAGACTTATAAAAGTAAGTTTCGTTAAGTATTATTGATATAAAAGTAAGTTTAGATTAGGTATCATAATATATTATTAGCTTGTAAAACCTTAGCTATAATTTTGTTCTTTTGTTCTGCTATTGTCTATATTTCTATATCTATTCTTTAATTCAGTAAAGGTAAGTTTCAGACGGTATTTATCCTGTAAAGGTAAGTTTCACGAGTATTAAAATCCTATTCTATAAAAGTAAGTTTTCCAATACATTTACTAGGTAAAAGTAAGTTCTGAAAAGTATAGTGTGTATCTATTTTATTCTAGTACATAAGCACTAATTTATGCTGTATTTTGGAACTATGTTGTTTTTCTATGTATACCTACTTTCCTTATATTGTAGCCTTAAATCAAGCTTTATACATCTTAGCTACAGTCTCCTGTATCCTTATGCCTATGATTTTACAGCACTTTATAATTTTAGCCATTTTATTATAAATTTTTCCTGTGTCTTGTCTTTTTAGGTAGAGCCATAGTTTATCAGCCAATAGTTTATTGCAAATCTCATCTTTAAATAATTTAGTATAAAACTATCCACTGTCTTATCTTTTTCTATATTGTATACAAACCCTTAGTATATTGTATAGTTAGGGAATATTCAGTAAATTAAACTGCTTACAGTTTTTGAAATGAATTTAATTTACTTTGATTTTTCCTGCCCTGTTTGATTTTCTGCTTTATAGATAGAACTTAGTTAAAAGTGTTTAATCGCTTAGGGTTTAAAAATATGCACAAATAAATAGGTGAAATACTGTTAAAATTTATCTGTTTATTTTTTGAAAAATAGCTAGTAAATTTTTACTAACTAGACTATAATAAGCCTAGTAACAAATTTTTCTAGCCGAATTTCTAGGGATTTCTTGGGAATTTTCCTGTATCTGCAGGAAATAAAAGCTAGGAAAAGAAGAAAGAAGACGGGATAAAATTTTTCTTTCGGTATTAAAATAAAAAGTGTTGTGTTTAGGTTAAATTCAGAAAGTGTGTTGTAAATGAAAGAAAAAATTGGTATATGGAATATAGAATCTGTAAAAGATAGTATCAGTTACGGAGGAAAGATAGTAAACTGTACTTGCTCAGTCTGTAATAGGGAAATGGAGTTTCTATTGCAAGATACCAAAGAACTATTAGATACAAATTGCTTTTTCTGTAATTCTGTAGAAAATAAGCGTAAAATAGCCTATGAAAAAGGAAATATGGGGCTTGATAAACGGCTATATACAATATACAGAAAACTAGAGAGCGAAAATCAATTAGGCGAGGATTTTAATACCTATATAAAATTTAAAGCCTATGCTATGGAAAACGGTTATAAGCCTTGGTATTATTTTAAGAAAAAAGATGAGTCCAAGCCTTATTCATCAGATAATACTTTGATTTTATGCAGTAAATCGGAAACAACAGAAGTAGGATTTACTGATATAAGAGAGTCGGCTAGTAGCTGTTGTTTACTAGAGAATAAAATAATAGGACTATCAAATACAGTAAATAATATCATTAAATTGCTTAATGAGTTTGAAGATAGCGAGTATGTTAATAGTTCTGTTATAAACGATATTAGTAATACAATGTATAAGATAAATTTGCTGAAAGGAGAATTAAACAGGAAAGTTAAGCGATTGAATGTTACTTTTGTTGGCAAAGAAGAGGAAAGTTGTTATAACTGGGTTAAGATTGGGGGATAGTATGGAAGCTATTAGCAGTTCAGCTAGGGAAAAGCTTATTTTGGTAATAGACAAGGTTCTTGAAGAATATCATGCAGAAAAAGAGCATAATTGTTTATGTGGCAGTAAATGCGAGAACTGTAAGTGTGGTTCAGAACTGGTTAAGCCTTATAGCTTAACTACTTAATAGGAAAAATGTTAAGTAGCATTTTAGATGAAAGAAAGTTCTGTTAGGTATCTTTCCTATAAAGGTAAGTTTCCATAAGGTATTTGCTTATGCAAGTATTAGAATCATATAAGCTTAATAACGCGTAAAAAGTATAATAAATAATAGTGTGTTGATTGTGGAGGTATAATCATGGAGTATAATTTTGATAGTGTTATTAAGAAAGTAGAGGCTTTAAGCAAGAAAGCTAGGAAAGAGTTAGAAAATCGGCATATTGAAGAAGGCTTTATTGCCTTTGCCTATTTGGATGCTCATAAAGATTTGAGTGGTAAGTTATCAAGTGTAAAGGGTTTTGTGAAGTGTGTTTTAGACTCTGGGTGTATGGGAGAATTTAGAGTATCGAAAATTGATGAAGAAAAGCCATTAGACGAAGAAAACATACAGTTCGAGAGTGCTTATACTCCTATATTTAGCCTATATGATGTTAAGGAGAAAGATGTAGAAAATATTAATCGTGTATTCAATCTACCCTTATACCATAAGGATAAGGTGAGAAAAGTAGATGTAAATAAGCTACAGGACTTATCTAGTGCTGTTTCTATGGCTAGACACTATTTTGAGCCATTTTCAGATGCCCAATTTGATTGCATTAATAGGTACTTCTCTCAGATAGATACCAGTTTAATCGGAAAGACAGAAAACACAAAGAACCTTGAAAACGCGGATAAGGTAGCTAGGGTTATTGAAGAAGCAAAAGAGCTATCTGATAGACTTATTAAGTTAGGAGAGGCTGTTGAGGATTTGCACGTATACTTTGGATGCAATAAAGCATAAATAACAAAGCGTGTTGATTTATTAAGTAAGCTATAATAGAAAGTGTGTTACAATGAGAAAGCTATTAAGTTATTGTCATAGTTTGTTAAAACATGAGTCAAGAGCCGATAAAGTAGAAAGGTTATGCGAAGAGTCAGATAAGTTTTTCAGAAAGCGACTGAAAGTTAGTGCAAAACAAGAAACTATTGATGATAGAGAAGAATCCTTGCACTGTATCCATAAAATGTATAGAAAACTATTGAAAACAAATAAGTTATCTAAAGAGCTTGAGCACTATAAGGATTTTTACAATCATTTGATTAAATCAAATACAGGGCTTAATGAGTTTTCCGTTCCTGTTGGCTTTAATACTAGCAATAAGTATACGAAAGAAACTCTATTCTTTGAAGCCAATGAATGTGGTGGGTTAAGTGCATCAATGTGGTACGATAAGCCAAGAGTACCAGATAAAGTAAGTTTATCAGAGTTTTTAGGTGTAGTTCGGTATACAGTTGATAGTTTTATGGATGAGTATGGCTTAACCAGTTACTTTCTTAAGTCTGGGATTGCTACATTATCAAATAAAAAAGTTATTGAGCATATAAGAAAGCATGAGGATATAGAGAACCTAGATGATGTAGTAGCTATTTATAAAGAACTCCTGTTTATTAGGAGAAGAGTCAGAAAACTTAGAAAGAAATTAAGAAAAGTCCATGTAGTATACAGATAGGAGAATTATGGGTTTAAAGTTAGTAGAGAAAAGTTCTTATACAGGGGAAGAAGTTATTAAAGCTATGAAGTGTGTGCCTAGCAAACTAGGATATGTAGACTATCTTCTCTATGTATTAAACAACTGTGATATGGATAGCTTGTTTAGCGATGGGGATATTCATGATAGGGTAAAATTAGCGAAGTGTATCATTGACCTGCAGGATGCCTGTCAAAAGATAAAGGGAGTAAACAGTTTACTGAAGGATTTAAAGTTATCTTAGGATAGCCTATAAAATAACACCTTGTTGATTTTACTTTGGATAAAAGTAATTTCAGCTTGGTGTTTTGTCAGTAAAAGAAAGTTTTTCAGTAATACAAAAGTCTATTTAGGAGGGATAAATGAAGTCGCTATGGCAGTTAAAGTCGGCAGTTAGAGAATTTTATGACAGTAGTACTGGTGAAACATTGGATTTAGGGAAAAGTGGTAGAAAGTTAGACGGAAAACGCCATTATATCATTAAGTCCTTATTTGATTTGATTTTTAAAACAGATTTTGCGAATGAGGAGTTGCGTATCTGTCTTTTAGACTATAATTTAAGACCTAGCGATGTTTATAAGGAAATCTATAGGAATACTGGTGTTAAGTTAGCACAAAGAACCTGCATCAATAAGGTTACTTATTCTATGAATAAGATAGAAAAGCTAATAGGGGAAAATGTAGTAGTTGACACAGTCGATTTTACGACACGAGATATTGAGCAATATTATGTAAAAATTAATACCCTGTTGACAAAATACAGATATCATGGTAACTTTGATGTGTATGATTTGAACTTGTCATCTACTCTTCCATCTCCAAAAGAGGTGTCAATGGAAAGGCTAGAAGCGTTAGGTAATATGCTTAGACCTTATCTTTATTCTGAAAAAGCTAGGGTACTGGAAGAACTTGATACAGAGGCTTTAGCCTATATGAAGTATCTGTATTCATTAGATGAATCTGTAGATGATAGAAAGATAATGATTAAAGCCCTAATAGGTTTACCAGTATAGGAGGTTTATTATGGAAGAGTTCTTAATAAGTAGCGAGTATCAGCTTACGAATGTAGGGGAAAGAAGTAGGCTATTTAGAACCTTAGATATTCGATTTGAAACTAGAGAAGAGGATATTTTACTTGACTTTTCTGACTTAAATGTAGAAAAGCCTTGGAAAAATCAATACTTTCCAGACCTTATGAGAAACGAGCATATCTATATCCGCTTAAGAGGTGATAAAGATACTGGTAGATATATAGAGGGTGTGCTTAGAATCTCTGGCTGTAAAAACGTAAAGCGATACGAAGTTCTTTATGAAACTAGGGAGCATATTGATTATGCAAAACTAGAGCGAGAAAAGAATATGTGTGCTTGGTTCGATAAGTGTTTTGAGCTAGATGGAACTACTATGAATGTAGCCTGTAAAAAGGCAACAATTACGCAAATAGGCTCACGAGATACGGCATACGCTTTAATGAATAGTGCAATCAATAAGTGTACTGGAATTAAAGTTACGGACTTGGTATTTGATTTTACTGGCTTGGCAATAATGGACGGTATTCATAGATTTTTAGCCGAGCGTTCAAATGATAAGTTTTTTAAGGAAAACAGTATCAATGTATCGTTTATTGACAGTAATGATACAGAAAAGATTAATACAATAGAATTACATAGAACATTAAAGAACAATGGCTCATTGCCATCATCATCTAGGCTAGAGTTATTAAAAACCTGTGGTTTAGTTGAAGGAACTGTAGTTATTCTCCAAGTATTTAAGAAAACTAGGGGTGTAAATGACTTTAACCAGATGAATGACGGTAAAGCCGTTATGTCTAGGGTTGCTATCTTTACTGGGTATAAAAATAGATTTAATAAAGATTGTAGCCTATCGTTTACTACATTTAAGAAGAAAACCTTTACAACAGAGAGAAGCCATTTTCTCCTTACGGATATTGAGGACGAGGATGACTTACTAAAGAGCCTTGAAACACAAAATCTTGAATTTGATATTATGGATATAGGATTTGAAGATAGGTTTACTGGGAAATGTGGGCATATAAACTATCCTGTTCAATGGGATAAGAGCAACAACTTAGAGCTAGCTAGGGAAGTAGACGGGGATATTGTTATGGAATCGCTTAGTTTACCTAGATATATAAAAGAAGTGCTTGATAGTTGGGATATTCCGTATAATAAGCAAAATTTAGATTATTGCATCCGTATAACAGATAAGAATTTATCTTAGTTAAGAAAGTGTGTGTCGTATGAATAAACAAGAGGTTATTGGAAAATTAGAGTCCGTTACAGGAATAAAGTTTTCAAAAGAACAGTTAGATATATTAAATAGTACAGGTGGTTTACGCATTATCTCTGGGGCAGGAGCAGGAAAAACTAGCATTTTAACAAGCCTGTTGTTAGTTAAGCTTATGTGTGGTGAACTACCTTTAAGAAAGGTATTATGCTGTACTTTTAGTAAGTCTGGTTCGGAAGAAATGAAAGCTAAGTTTGAAAAGCTATGTAATGCCATGGGTGTTAGCTATTCTGTCGACTTTAGAACCTTACATAGTATGTATTATAGTATACTATCGGAACTAGGCTATAAGTTAAATGTTATCGCATCAAGTCTAAAGTATATCAGACAAGCCTTGTCAGAAACAGGGGTTACAGAGTCTATTGACTTAGATATGGAGGAATATGTAGCTAACCTTATTTCATATCAAGTTAATACGGCTGTTTCTGATAAGGAGTTGGAAAAGTGTACTATCTTTGATAGAACCTATCTTTCTTTAAACGAGTTTATCAGCGTTCGAGATACAGTAGCAAAGTTAAAGGAAAAAGACGGTGTAGTAGACTTTGACGATATGCAGAAGCAAGTTTATATGCTTTTGTATGGGTTCGGTGGTAAGTATAGGGATTTAGTTCTGAAATACTGTAGAAATAACTGGGAATACTATTTCATTGACGAGTTTCAAGATACAGGAATGATTCAGTATAAGATTTTAAATGCCTTAGTGCCACAAAGTTCTTCTCATAAGCTTAGTATTATTGGGGATGACGACCAGAGTATTTATGTTTGGAGAGGTACAAATCCAAGAATTATATTGGAAGATGCGGTTATAGACTATAACCTTGATACAAAGATTATCCCTATAAATTATCGCTGTAAGTCTAGTGTAGTAGACTTTGCTTCTAAGAGTATAGTTAAAAACACTAAGAGAAAGGATAAAAACCTACAGGCATTTGAAAAAGGTGGGGAAGTTAATGTATGTAATCTAGCAAACTATAAGTGGTATACCATTACAAAGGGTTGCTATGATTACATTATGGACTTAGTACAGAGTGGTACAGACTTAAATGATATAGCTGTACTTTGTAGGAACAATAACCAAGTACAACTATTAAACCTTATGCTTTACTTGAAAGGAATATACACTAAGCATACATTAGGTATGCGTTTTTCCGAGTCAAAAATGTATAAGGATTGTAAGTCCTCTTTAATGTTTGTGAATAATACAAAAAACTCTGGTTATATTAGAAAGCATTTGTATAAAGTAATTTCCTGTTACGGAAAGGCAGTACCTAATGTAGTAGCTAATATTATGGAGCGATATGATTGTGGGTATATTGATGCTATGGAATCACTACTCTCCTATTCCTATCCTAGTATTAAAGCAGAAAACAGGTTAAGTATAGATGAATATACTTCTTGCTTAGATGCTATTGGTAGGGCAAGAGATGGCTTTATGGATTCAGCATACGATTATGTTATGCTGTATAGGGAAGCTGAAACACAAGAGGAAAAACTTTCAAATATTATCACTCAAATAAGCATAAACTTAGATTTTGCTTATAAAGGTGATAGCTACAGGAGGTTTATCGGATTTATAGACTTCTTTAAGGAGTTAGCATCCGAAAATACTGTTGAAGATATTCGCTATATGTTAGAAAACGCTGAAAAGCTAGAGTGTTCTACAGACGATTTTGCAGTTAGCAAGGTTACATTATCCACAGTGCATAGCTCAAAGGGATTAGAGTGGAAAAACGTATGTTTATTTGGTTGTGATAACATGGTATTTCCAAGCCAGAAGGCTTTAACAAGAATGTATGAGAGTAAGGGTTATTCAGAGGAAGACCTTGAAAACTTTATTGAGTGTGAGCGTAGGTTATATTATGTAGGTTGTACTAGGGCAAAGGATAACCTGTATGTTGTTGGGGATATGCTAAATCCGTCTTATTTTCTACTGGAATCCCAAGGAGAGCCTATTGATAGTCGCTTAATTAAGCTTTCTATTATGCGAGACGAGAATATCCTGTCAGTTATGAGGGATAAAGCAGGGGGTGCAAATGGAAAATAATAAGTTTCATTATGCTTTAGCCTTTATAATTGCATTTACTGTTATACTAGGCTTAGTGCTATTAAAGCCAAGTATAAAGCCATCATTAAATGAAGAAAGGATTTTAAACATACTTAGCGATATTTATTCTCCGAAAAGCCTAGAATACATGGATGAAAGAAAGAAATACTATGTAAAATCTGGTCTAATAAGCCAAGAGGAGTCAGATAAGTTGTTTGTTAGCACAGGTAGCCTAACGAAAGAGGACTTAGATAGAAAAGTAAGCGTTAGAAAGATAAGTAGGTCTTCTCCAAAAGAAAACAGTTTATCTGATAGTTTATACAAGGTGAATTATGATGTTAGATATAGTGGAGAAGTCACGTCCTTTCAAATTGTGCTTTTTGTAAATAAGGATGGTTGTGTTTATAAGCATGAGTTAGTGAGTGGTACTTAGAATGTCAAAGCAGAAAGAGCCTAAAGATTTAAAAAGGAAAGCACTAGACTTTATGTTAAAAAGTCTAGTGCTAGGACACATAGGATTTATAGTATTTCCTTTAGTATTTAGTATACTACTAGCCGTTTTGGTTAGTAGTTTTTACTATGTTACTAAGAAAGAGCCTGTAGCTAGTGATTCAAACCTAGAGGGGGCTAAAGTAAAGGATGCAAGTAATTGCACTTGTGATTGTGGGTGTAGGAATGGGGATTATTCAAATTGTAAATGTGGTGGAAATGGTACAAATATTACACCGAGCGGAGTAGGTGGCTCAGCATTGGAGTTTACTGGCTCTTTGGATAAAAACAGCTTAGTAAATCAAATTTTCTTTTTATCTAAAGATGTAACAAATGAGCTAGGAGTACCTTTGTGGGTATTATACGCTTTTTCATCAGTAGAAGTTAGTGGCTGTATGTATAATGAAAAAACAATAAAGGTAAATCCTAATGGAAGTAAGCAATTAGATGCGTGTAACCTACAGACTATGAACGGTAGACAATCAAACCATAAGGACGGGGCAGCTGGGTGGTTTCAGATAGAGGGTGTAAGTATTAAATCAGAGAGTGGTTATGTTGCAAAAGATGTGGATAAGTATAGCCAAATGCTACTAAAATATGGTGTAGATGTAAATAACTATAAGGGAATGAACTCTTCATTAGTAGAAGAAAGATTGTTAGGCTTAACACAATGGTACTGGGATTGTGAGTATTACCCTAGTGCATTAATCAATCAAGCTATAAACATGAAAGAAACCAAGGAAAAAGTAGAAAACAATCCTTGGCTGAAAGATAGTCCAGAATATAGTGCTTGGAGTCCTAGTCAGAGGGAGTTAGCTTGTTATTATGTATTACTTACTTTGCATAACAATGGTTCAGAATCCATTAAAACTAAGTATAGTAAAGATAGATACTACTTTAATTATTTAAAAGCCGTTGTAGATGTGGTAAGTAATCAAGGTGAGGAGTTTGCAAATCAAAGTTTTAAAGATGTTTATGGGAATAACAAAAAGCATTTATCCTCTTCTCGTTGGGTAATAGACCATACAACAGCCTTAACAGAAAGTGAGAAACAGGAAATTAGGGCTACATGGGATGCAAATGTGTGGGGCAAATCTGGTTCTGGTTCTTCCCATAAAGAATACTGGTTTACTAGGTTCTGTGCCTATGGTACAAATGCCATTTACAATACTATGTCCACAAAAAGCCCTATATCTGCATTAAATGGTTTATCCTCAAGTGGCATAACAGTAAAGTCTGGTTGGATGGGATTTAGTGGCTCTTCCAGTACAAATATCAGTGTAAATACAGGAAGTACTGGAATTAGTGAGGATACAGATGAATTTACACTAACTGATTCTGTTGACTCTTCTGCTAGTGGTACTGCAGGAGAAGTAAGAAAAATATGTACTTGTAAAGAGGGTTGCTCTTGTGGTTGTCCTTGTAGTAAGGGTTCTAATGGGGATAGTTCTGAAAATCAAGTAGGTGTATCAGCTTTATCAGAGACAATAGGTATCCCACAGGGAGTATATAGTGATTTAAACGGAAATCCTTTAACTGGTGAACAAGTTTATGCTATGTTCTCTTCGCAAGCACCGTCTATAGCTGATAAGTATAGAAGTGTAATAGGTATATCTCCAAAAATATCCACTCATGATTTATGGGCTAGTTTAACCGATAGATTTAAGGATAAATTTGGAGATGGTATAGGTATTATTCATTATATGCAAGTGCGTGATAGGGGAAAAACAGAGGTTATAGAGCCATATAGCCTTATGCCTTATCATTATAAGGCTAGGGGTAGCGATGGATTCTCTTCTGATAAAACCTTTTGGGGTGCTAGTTGTGGCTTTTGTTCTATCTCTATAGTGGCTTCTACTCTTTTACATAAATATATTACTCCACCAGAGGTAGTAATGGCTTCTTATTTAAGCCCTAGCCTAAATCCAGACTCTAGTAGTCAAAAAACTGTGTTTAATGGAAACGTGTTAGAATACCGTAGTGCAGATGCTATATTTGACGCTTTTCGATATAGAGGAAAGAAGTTATTTAGTGTAGATATGGGAGGAGGCTTAGTACAGTCAAAGGTAGATGATACATTAAATAACGGTGGTATGGTTATCTTTGTTACTGGAAGTAGGCTATGGACAAATGGCGGACACTATGTAGTTATACGAGAGAAGTTACAAAACGGAAAGTATCTCATAGTAGATAGTGGAAACTGGTTATATGGCTCTAAAGAGGGAAAACCTAATAGAGAGTGTGATTTTAGTGAGTTTTCCAGTAGTTTAAGAGGAGGACAAGTAATTTATGTAAAAACTACAGAGGCTTATGCAGAGTATCTAGCAAGCTATTCTTCTAATACAGGAATTTCTAGTGATAATGGGGATGGTGCTATAGATGATACAAATTCTAAGTTTAAAGGTAAAGGTGGTAGTGATATGCTAGATAGTGGAACAAGTCCATTAGGTAAGCAAGTACTCCAAAGGGATATAGATGGTGTACACTCTGCTCTTCCACCTACAGATATAACTAAGTGGGCATTTACAGCAATAGGTTGTGATTATGTATGGGGAGGAAAAACAACAAATGGATTTGACTGTAGTGGCTTAACGGCATGGGTATATGCACAGGCAGGAGTAGATATATCTGGGGATTCTAGGTCGCAAGCAAAGAAAGGTAGGCAGGTAAATAGAAATGAGATAAAAGAGGGTGATTTAGTATTTTATACAAGAAAAGGAACAAACTATATAAACCATGTGGTAGTTTATGTGGGAAATGGATTGGTTGTTTCTGCAAGTGGGGATGATAAGAAGGCTAGATATTCCTATTTAAACGAAAACAGGGGTGTAAAGGTAGAAAAAATAGACTATAGACCTGTTTATATGGTTAGGCGAATTGTAGGGTAAAGTTGGAGGTATTAGTATGGAAAAGAAATTTGATTATAGGGTATTGCTACTAGCTATTCCCTGTGCTATTGTGCTTTTGGTGCTGTTGTTATTTGCTTTAAAGCAGTATGGTCTTGAGTTTAAGAACGGTGAGTTTAAGGGTAGTTCTGAAAATAAGCAGAGTGCAGTAGATGTAAATGTAGAAAAGTATAACGAGGCTATTGCTACTCTTCTATCTTTAAAAAGCAATAGTACTGTAGAGGATTCAGACTTAATCAATATAGTAGATATTGATAAGCTTAGATACATTGTGGATAAGAACAAAGAAGTTAGAAGTGTAGAGTCAGTTGATATTACAGAGGAGTTACAGTCATTTTTAGACGAGTTACAGACTGAAATCCTGTATAAATATGGAGAGTTACATTATCCAAACGAGTTTAACGGGGCTGAGTTTGATACGAATACTTATGTAGTTAAGAAACTATCAGAGGAAGAGCTACAGGTAGCAAAAGATATCAATACAGATATAGCAAATCTTTGGGCTGAATATGAATTAGCTACAGACTATACAGACGAGTTACTGGATAAGATTTATAATTTATGTGAGAGATACAGAGCCTTATCCAATAAGCAAAAGGTAAATGTAACAAACTCTGGGCTACTTGCTAATTTAGTAGAGAGTTCTGGTGGTTCTTTAGAGACAAACTTTAACTTAGAGTATGAAAAGTGGAATACTAAGAGGCTTCGTGGGGAAGATGTGGGTGAATATACTGGAGCTAGCAATGAGGAGCTAGGTATAGTGCAAGGAAGAAGAATGTATGGAGAAATTCCAGAAACACAGGCAGATGTAGAAGAATATGAAGTAGAAACAGGGAGTGTAGACACATCCGAAACAAATGGATTTGTAGATACAGATACTCATGAATATACGATTACTTTTCCAGACTCCTATTTAGATTGTGTTATTGATACTGGCTCTAAGGGAACTAATAAGATTGACTTCTTTAAGTTACTTGGGTATATCGCTGATTTAGATAAAGATAGATTATATGCGGAAAATGGGCATATCTATGTTAGGAATCCAAAAGATAATGCAGAGATTATAGAAATAAAGTTGTTAGACTGGGGAAAGTTAGTAATCGCTAGCGATACAAACGAATACTATGATTACAAAGTAAAGGACTATGCCTATTGGGATGATGGCAAATTTAAACTTACTTTACTTTCTACAGATTCAAAGGACACAAGAATAGTTACTGGGTATATTAAGGACAAAAAGATTTACTTTGATGAAATTGAAAAAGTAGTGCCAGAGTTTAAGAGTTTATCCGTTTTGGCTACTGAAAACATAGAAAGAGTAATGGATTATCAAGAACTTGATAGAGAAAAAGATACAGAAGGGTAAACTATAATTTAGCATAGGTTTAATTTAGGATACTGGTAGGTAATACCTATCAGTATTTTAATTTAAAATTTTTTCTTGATTAAGTAGCTTAGGAGTTTATATGGATTTATTTACGGACAAGTTTGGGGATTTAGCTGATTATCTTTGTGGAGATTTGAAAGTGCCAGAGCCACCCTTATTAGAGCTAAAGAATAGTGATGAAGCTATTGATATGTTGAATAAACATATTAAAAACAGGTCTAAAGTGCTGTTATTTTCTGATGTGGACATGGACGGTATTGGTTCTTCTTCGGTTACATATCACTTTCTATCGTCAGTAGGGTTAAGTGGGTGTATAAAGCCAGTAATAAATAAAGAGCGTGAACATGGCTTAACAGCAGAAAAGCATATAGACTACATAAATAACAAGGCAAAGCCAGACTTACTAATTGTTGTTGATAGTAGTTCCAATGCTGTTTCTATTATAGAGCAGTTAAATTGTGATGTACTGGTTATAGACCATCATAACATGGACACATCCATAACTGGATTGGGAAATACAAGTACAGGAGAATATGTTATTATCAGTAATATACTTAGTGGCTTATCAAAGGATATGAGTGCTTGTCTTGTGTGTTATGAGTTGTTCCGTTTATGGGAGGTTAAAACTGGCATAACAAGTGCATTAAAAACACAATTACTATATCAGATAGTGGCAGTTACTTTATTTTCAGATGCTATATTACTGGGAAATATGCGGAATCAATGGTATATACAAAATACCTTATGCAATTTCAATATGAATATAACATTAAAGACTATTCTAGGCATTCTAAGTAAGTATGACCAATATCTTACAAAAACCACAATTCAGTTTAAGTTAGTTCCAGTATTTAACAAGGCTATTAGGGCAAATCAAACAAGTAAGGCTTTAAATACATTTTTATTAAATCCTGCGTCTTGTGGTGATTTACTAGAGTTTTCTAAAGAGCAGACTGCTGTAATAGAAAGAAACTTTAATAACTTTGATATTAGAGATAATATTGTGTTTAGCAACTTAGATAATACAGATACCCATAGTAATTATACTGGGGTTGTGGCACAGGGTTTGGTAGACGAACATAATAAAACATCAATAGCGTTTAAGCGGAAAAACAATATTTATACAGGTAGTTTTAGAGGTCTATGCTCTAGGGTAGACTACAGAAAGGCTTTAAGTGATATAGGTGTTTATGCAGAGGGGCATGATTGTGCTTTTGGTATACGCTTTGAGTATAGCCAGTTACAGTCCATTAAAGAAGTTGTTGCTAAGTTGGAGAAAGACTACTCTCCTACTTATGCTATCAGTATAGGTTGTATAGGTGGGGATATAGAGTTGGGTAGTTTTGAAGAATTAAGGAAAGGAGGAAATTTATACAGGCTAGCTCAGATAAATAAAAACCTATCGACAAGCGAACATTTACTAATAAAAGTACCAAAATATCTAATAAACAATTCAGTTTATAAGGAAAAATACAGCACGCATACTATCGGAGATTTTGAGTGCATTAGCTTTGAAAGGTCGTTAAGTGACTTCGTTTGTCTATATGTTGAGTTTACTGATAGGGTTAGGCTGTTTTTGTCAAATATAAAATAAGCTTAAATGGAAGCTTGTTGTGTTTAAGTATAGAGGGCAAATTTTATTCATTTTGAAAGGAATAATTTTATGAAATTGTTTAAAAACAAAAGAAATGAAAACAAGGTCTATAGTACTTCTCTTAATAAGAGTAAAAACCTTATTCCAACAATCGCTGTTGGTGCAATTACTGCACTTGTTATTGCATGGGTAGCAATCACAGGAAGAAAAGCAGAGGAAACCGTAAGCGTTGTAATGGTTAAAAGTCCAATGTATAAAAACGAGGTTATGACAGAGGACAATATGATGGAGTACAAGATGATTCGTGCAGAATTTGAGAAGTACTCAATAAAACGAGACGATGGAACGGTTTATCAGCGTTTATTACTGTGGAAAGATAGAGAAAAGGCAGTAAATACTTTCGCCGCATATCCAATCCAGAAAGAAACTCTGTTAGAGACAAGAAGTTTAATTATTTCAAGGGTAGATAATACAGATAGTGTATTATACAGCTTTCCTGCTAAAGAGATTGTAGAGTTATCAGTAGGTGGTTCAGAGTTAAATAGCTTTAAAACCTTTTTACAGCCGGGGGATAGAGTGAATGTAGATGCAATTTTTACAGAGCGTATAACTAAGCAGAAAGATGATGGTTTTGGTGGAACTACTACAGAAGATGTGGAAGTAAGTAAAACAGAGCCAGTATTTACTGGAATTATGATTGCAGATATTATTAACGGTCAAGGACAGTCTGTATTAGATATTTACCAAAAGTATAATAGTGCTACTGTTCAAGAACAGGTTGCTTTAGACAGTTCTGACGAGTTTAGAGAAAAAACAGAGCCAAAAACATTATTGATTGCATTAACACCAGACGAAAAAGATAGATACTATCAATACCTGTCTAAAAATGGAAGTACCTTTAGAATTAGTTTACCTCAGCGTGTAGAGTAAGGAGGGTTTATGAACCTGTTTGATGAAGATAGCGAGTTGTTAAAAGACAACGGTCTTGATATTCAAGAAACGGCTAAGAAAGTATCTAAAGAAATCATATCGGAGTTGTCTGGTAGAGGAAATGTATCCGTAAAGCCTATTATTAATAATTTAGTAGCGTTTATGAGTTCTTCCTCTGGTGCAGGAGCTAGTACCTTGGTAGCGAATGTAGCGAGGCTTATAGAGAAGAAAGGTTTATCAGTTGCAGTAGTAGACTTAAATATTATGTTCCCTAGCCAACATCTGTATTACAAGATACCACAAGAGCTAGACAGAAATGATTTATGCTCTCTTCTACTTGGAAAGACAGATTTAGGAGAAAGTATTTATTACTCTGGAAATACGGCTGTAATCTTAGCAAATAATCGTGGTGCTATGGACTATATCAACTTAGACGAGGAAAGATATTGCGATACCATAGATAAAGCGTTAAGTAATCTAAGTTACCAGTTCGATATGGTGCTTATGGATTGTCCTTTACAGATAACAAATGCGATAGTGAATACTTCCTTATTTAAAGCCGATAATATCTATATGGTTATGGACGATGGGGTTCAATCCATTGTAAACCTTACAAAAATAAGAAGTGCATTAGATACATTTGGTATAGGTTGGGGAAAAGTAAGATTCGTTATGAATAAAAGAACGAGTAATTTCTATAACGAGTCAAACCTAGATACTGCAGGAGTTAAGCTTATAGAAATTGTGCCATTCGACTTAGGAATTATTACTTCTGGTTTAAGGTGTGAGTTATATGTAGAGAAAGGCATAGGTATTAGTAAAACCAGTAAAGATGTAGAAAGAGCCTTGGATAACCTAGCAGAAAAGGTACTTGAAATAGGGGGTAAGCGTTAATGGATATTATGTCAGCATCCAGTCTACGAGCTAAAAGAGATGTTAAACAAAGCACAACAGATATCCAAACTATAAGTGTAGAGGCTGTAGTTTCTTCCTGTAGAAAGTACTTACAGGATAACTCCACGGAGTATTCTGGAAAAACAGGAGAAGAAAGAAAGTCTCTGATGCAGAACTTAATAACTAAGTATGTATCAGACACAAAGCCTTATGTAGTAGGGTTTATCGGAGACGGTGGTGTAATTCAGTTAAATGATTTAATTAATAGAATTACACAGGATATTATGGACTATGGTATTTTAAGTAGTGCCATGTCAGATGAAAAAGTATTCGAGATTCAAGTAAACGGCAAGGAAATTAAGGTAGAAAAAGGTGGTAGAATTGTAGACTATACAGATGATAAAGGTAGAGTTGTTTCCTTTTCAAGCCCATCAGAACAAGAGATTATCTTTAAGCGCTTATTAGGAGATGTTAGATTAACCCCAAAAGATGTATTAGCAAATGCTAGAACCATTGAGGGTTATCGTGTGGCAGGTGTTCACTCTAGTGGTATAGCCTTAGATACCTTATATCCATCCAATAACGGATACGGTTACATGGTAATCCGTAAGTTTAAGAAGCAAAAGTTATCAATTCAAGATATAGTTAAGTTTGGTACTTTAAGTGATGGAATGGGTATATTTTTAAGTACCATGTTAGAGGGTGGTTGTACTTATGTTACTGTCGGACCCACTTCAAGTGGTAAAACCACATTAAACCAAGCAATACTTACAACACTTCCAGACGATTTGAGAGCATTACTTATTCAGAATCCGTCAGAGATTGATTTAGCCCATAGAGATAGTACAGGTAGGGTTCTTAACAATGTAATTCACTTAGAAGCTAGAAACATAGAGAATCCCACTGCAAATGACCCTACTATGGAAAATTTTATGAATCAAGCCTTGCGTTTATCCCCTACATACATTGTATTCGGAGAATTGAGGTCAGATACAGAGTTCGCTAGGGCTATGACCGCAGCACTAGCAGGTCACGCATTTAACTGTACATACCATGCAGAGGATAGCTTAGGAGCATTTACTAGATATATAAATGCGTATAGAGCTTCAACTGGTAGTGATTGGAGAACAGCCATTATGAACCTTACTGGTGCTGTAAACTTTATCATAGTACAAAGAATTATGAAAGATGGTACTAGAAAGGTATTACAGATAACAGAAGTAGTTGGAGTAGACCCAGATAACCAAGATGTACCTTTGTTAAACGACCTCTATGTATTTGAGACAGCCGATACAGTTTATGACGAGTTCGGTAGAATTGTAGAAATTACTGGAAAACATAAGCGAGTAGGTAAGTTATCTCAGCGTACAGTAGAGAAGTTTAAGCTTAACGGTGTTAAGAAGGAAAAATATGAATTCCTCTTAAATTATGTAGAAGGTGACGAGTTTGAGACCTATACAGGTGATTTTACAGTTTAGGAGGTAGTATGGATTCAATATTTAAGTATTTAGGTACAACACATGGGGTTACTATTGGTGCTATATCTATACTGGTGTTTACGGCTCTAACTTATATCTTGATAGTCTTGAAATTTAGACCGAATGAGTGGTTTATTGGCTTAATGAAGCTACTCATGAAGCACACGGGAAAGAGGATAAATAAGGCAGAGCGAGATTATGCAAGAAATGTAGATATTGGTAGGTATAAGCGAAATTCCTTATCTGTTAAGGTTTATAAGTTCTTAAACGATTTAGCCATTGACCTAGACTTAAAACAATTAGGCTATACACCCTATACACTACTCTTCTTTATTTTCTTATTTAGCTTTGTTATCTCGGCTATAATCGGTACTGTAGTGTTTAACAATATTTTATTGTTAGTACTCTCCTACCCTATTGTATTTGCTACAGTATCCTGCTTCTTATATACTAAGGCAAATATAGCTCATGATAGCCGTATAGACGATGTTATTGCATCAGAGAACATTATCAGTAATAACATTAGCAAGGGTGTTGTGGTTTCTATCCGTCAAAATTTAGGCAGTTTTCCCATAAAGCTTCAGCCAGTATTCAAGGAGTTTGTGGACGATGTAGAAACAAGAAATACACACATTAGGGTAGCCCTCTTAGAGTTAAACAACAATTTAGGCTCTGTAGCAGATGATTTTATTCAAAAGTGTATAACATACGAGCTAGAGGAAGAACATGGATTGGTTGGTATATTCAACGATGTGGTCGAAGTAAACAGTATAAAGTCAGAGTTTAGAATTTACATGAAGCACAAGTTCGAGGAGGTTATGTTTGACTTTCTTGTATCTACAGCAATGATATTTGGTTTTCTAGGAATAGCCATATTTATATATCCCATGCTCCAAAAGTTTTACTTTACCCATATACTAGGGCAGTTACTATTATTAGCCGATGCCTTGATAGTGGTTATCGAGTTTGTGTATATTACATATCTTAGAGCACAGGAGTTGTAGAAAGGAGGTGTTTAAATGGAATTAATCTTACTCAGCAATTCCTATGGTGGAGAGGCATTGGACTATTTAGGGGGAGGTAAGGAACAGTTTAAGTATGAGTGGTTTAATCGTGGAGTTATAGATTTACTTAACAATTACTTAGCTGTAAAGGTATTGGTTGTTATTCTCTTGCTAGTTCTAGCCTTTATGATTGTAAAAAATCTGTTAGGCATAAGAAGTATATTCACAGCCAAGTCTGTAATAGAGGATGTTGGTAATTTTAATAGAATTAGGGATAGAGATGCAAGAATACTAAAAACCAATAAAATTATTCGCTTTATTACACGATTAGTTACAAATAGAGGTATTCGTGTAGGTGTAGGATATAAAGACTATATAGCTTACAACTTAGAGCGTGCAAATGTAAGAATCCCAGGAAATAGTAGATGCTATACACCAGACGAATTTAACAGCTTAAAGGTTATAGGGATTTGCCTAATGCTAGTGTTAGGTTTACTGCTAACCTTATTTATTTCACCAGTAATAGGAGTATTAGTAATGTTTATCGGTGGCATAACTGTCAACGCTCTTCCTATGATGATTATAAGGCAGATTGTAGTAGCAAGGGATAATGAAATACGGGAAGATTTTCCAGACTTATATTTGATGATACATTATGAAATAGTAAGCGGTGGAAATACTCCGTTGGAGCGTTCATTTAGGTCTTATAAGCGAGTAACAAAGTCTGTAGAAATGCTTAAATTTGTAGATAGAGCAGTAGAACTCTTTGAAACATACGGAGAGATAGAAGCTACCAACGAGATAGCCAAATACTACAGAGAAATACCAGAAGTAACAAGACTTATGAGACTAATAAATCAGTTACATACTGGTGGAAATGTGCAACAAGAGTTTGTTGGTTTTAGGGAGCAGATACTTAAAGATAAGAAGTATCGCTTAGAGGAAAAGATGAATAAGTTAGTGGCAAGAGCAAGGATGTCTTTCCAACTAGCCTATATCATATTATTACAAGCCATTATAAGTGCTATGGCTCTGTTTATGCCTAGACTAGATTTAATTAAGTTCTGATTTAGGGAAGAGAGTGCTAAGTGTTATAATAGGTGAGTAGAAATTTCTTTAATTAGGAGGAAAAGTTGTTATGAATATCGGAAGTATATTTAAGAAGCTTATAACTGTCGCTGTATGCGTGGTTGTTGGAGCACTCATCCTAAATCTAATCTTACCGAATGTTTACTCAGCTACAGTTAATACCATCGAGAAGGGTATTAAAGCTGGAACTGGCATTTCGTTTGATTTAAATGGTGATGGTGTAGGCTCTACACAGTTAAAGACTGGAGATTCCGCCGCCGACAAAGGAAAGAACGGTGTTGGTGTACATGGCTTAGATGGATTAAGCAACTAAGCTTACAAGGTAGAGCTGTAGTAAGGATACTACAGCTCTATTTCTTTAAAGGAGTAATTATGACAGATAGTATTAAATTTATATTTAAAACCTTAATAAAGATACCATTAACAATCTGTTTTGTTTATTTTGTAGCAAATATATTTTGCTTTGCTCTATATTTCTTTAAGTATTCTGGAGTAAGCTATGCAGTTATGAACACTGCTATGGAAAATAATTATTTACCACCATCAGAGAAGGCTACTTTAGAAAAGACTATAAAAGATATAGAGGAAAGTAGTGTTCTGATTAGAGATGCTAAACTTATAGTTGATGGAACAAATCAAAGAAAACAGTATGGAGCACCTATAAATGTAGGGGTTGAGTATAGGTACAGATGGTTAACTCCATTAATGCCAGAGGATATAGGTCAAAGAGCGTCTGGTTTTTCAACAGATTTAGATACAACTGGAAGTTCTGGTTATGATGAAAATAGAATGACAGACGCAGAAATCAATGCAAAGATTGATGAACTATCAGATAGAAGTCTAAGAACCCCTATAAGAATTGTGTATAATGTGCCGGGGTTACGGTACTACCCAGATTTAGGCTAGAGGTATATGTAAATGAGTGATGGAGTAAAAACTATATTTAAAGCTATAATAGGTTCTATGGTATTTATGGTACTATCCGTATGTATAATTGAGCTATTCAATATAACTATAACTGCTCCTATGCTAAAGTCAGTATCCTATACAACACTATCTCGTTCCTGTGATTTTTTTGCACAGGAGAGTTATAAAGATGGGAGTGGAAATGGGCATCAGCTTGTAGGATATAATAATTCCATTGATACCTCATTAAACGGAGTATTCTATCTAGGAACAGATAGAGATGTATACAATAGATTGTATAGTACATCTGATTTTGGGGTATATGCCAATAACTTTAAGAATAAGTACAGAAAATTAAAGGTATTAGCAAAGGCTCTAGGACACACTGGAGATGCCTTATACAGGGGGGAAGATTCAATCGGTAGGTATTATGCAGATGGCTTAGTAACACCATTGAACTTAGGTCTAGTTTATTTAGATAAAGAAACACTAACAAAGATATTTAAGTGGAATCTTGTTGCTACTTTAATGGGTGGAAGAAATGATTTACTTATTACACACCCAGAAGACGGGAGCAGACCTTATGTAGCCTACAGTGGTTTTAGGATATATTACAATACTATTAGAATTACAGGTGTTAGGTATCGTTTATTCGACCTATTTGATAGCCAAGATGCAAAAGACTATGAAAAACTTACAAATATAGAGGTAAGTAATTACTTAAATAAGTCTGGTATAGAGCAATCTGATGAAAGAAGATATGTTATGGTAGCATTAGTAGACTATAGCATGAAGGTAGGCTATGAGGGAATTACCCCAATAAAAAGAGTGTTTCAATGGGCTTTAAATACTCGTGAGAATCCAAATTATGATAGAAACGATGCCTTATCTGAAAAAGAAATAAGAAATGAGGATAGTTGGAATCCAGACGATAGTAAGTGGCAAGGGGATACGGCATTAAGTAGGTTAGGTGCTAGAAATGGCGATATAACAGATGGAAATAATGATTTTGGTTCTGTATTTGATGTAGATAGCAAGATAGTCTATTATCTAGTAAGATAGGAGCGTTACATGATATTTTTCAACAAAAAAGCACAGGAAAAAGAGAAACAAAATGAAACTTCTGTAATAGAGGATAAAACCTTAATACTATTGCTAGATAATCCAAAGGCAGGAATTATATCTTATCTAAGTCAACTAGGTATAGAGGTTAAGTCCTTACATACTGATGTAGAAACATTAAATATGTCTTTACTATCTTATACAACAGAGGATAAGTGCAGAGTAGTTGTTGTAGATAGTGGAACTGGAAAGTTTACTTCAAAAGAAGCAGAGTATAATCTATATGGCTTAATAGACTTGTTAAATCCATCTATTTTTAGCTTAACAGTACTTTCTACAAATAAATCCTTTTTCAAGTTTGTAAAGAATACTGTTAATAATATAAATACTTCTAGTGAAACAGCGTTAAATGTAGACTATGTTCCCTATGAAACTATTAAGACCTTAGTAGATACATTAAAGTCTTATCCAGAAAGATATATGGAAAAAGGGGCTGAGGACACAGTTATAGCAGAGCCTTTAAAGTATAAGGGAAAGTTTATAGGCTACTATGATAGACTTCCACTAAGTTTTTCAGATTTTTCAACTTTAAAGGATATAACATTGCAAGACACGTCAGATACTAGGGATATACAGAATAGTATAAGGGCATTTAAGGTAGTAATCTAAGAAATTGCTATAGAATAAGGAAGCCTATTAGATAGATGGGCTTTCTTTTTCTTTGCTTTTTGGAGACTGGATGATAATACATGGTAGTATTATAAACAATACAAAAACATTTTAATATACTTACTATAAAAGTAAGTTTCAGTATACAGTTTTTGTATAAAAGTAAGTTTGATTTGGTTTAGATGTTATTTGCTTGTAGATAATACTAGGTATAAAAGAATTATTTTTATTTTAAGGAGGATTTTATGTTGCATTTGTGTACAGACCAAGGGGCATCAAGTACAAGATTTAGCTTTAATAACAGTAAGGTTTATGAGAACCCTAATAGCTTTACAACAGTTGGTATTGACGATGATATTCGTTTAGTTCCTAATAGTAATGAATTTGTGGATTGTATCGACTTAACCATTGAAAAAGAGGGAGATAGTGAGTATTTCCCTGTAAGAGTTTTAGGAGGTACACTGGCAGAGAGATATAGTAGCTCAAGTGTAAGACCTAGTATGCTAAAAAGCAAGAGTAAACAGGCTGTAAACTATTATAGTATTATTACTGCCATCGCTTCTGCAATGAATATGAATGGAGATACAGAAACAGATGTATCTTGCTATATTTGCTTACCACCAGTTGAAATTGCAGGAAACAATGCAAATGAGGACTATGTTAAGTCTCAGCTTAATGGTACTTACCTTGTTAAGCAAAGACGTATGAACGATGTAGTTAAAGAGTGGAAGTTTACTGTAGATAGTACAAGAATCTTCCCAGAGAGTGTCATGGCTTTTATGGCATTTATGTTTAACCCAGATGGTACGCAAAGAGTAGAGATGGCTAAGTATAATAAAGGATATGTGCTTAGTTTTGACTTAGGAGCAAGTACCCTAGATTTAGCCCTAATTAAAGATAGAAAGTTTGTAGACCATACTGGTTTTACCTATAAATTAGGTGGAAATATCGTTGACGATATGATGCGTAAGGTAATTCGCATGAATTATGGTACAGAGGTTACAAAAGAGGATATAGAAGAGGTAGTTAGGACTGGAAGACTCCCTTATGGCAGTACCTATAAGGATATGAGTGAAGAGTTAAAGAAGTGTAAGCGTGATTTTGCAAAGATGCTGTTTGAACACATGGAAACTTACTTTAGTACAGTAAATGTAAGCTTACAATCCATTAAAGCTATTTTTATTAGTGGAGGAGGCAGTATGCCATCATCTTACTTAGACGAAAATGGAAAAGAAGTTGTTACTACCCCATCAGTAAGTGAGTATATTGAGGAAATCCTAAAGGGTGTATGCGATGCTGTAGATATGGTTACATCCCCTGTAGAAAATCCAAGAGAGTGCAATATTATCGGAACAGTTCTTAATATGAATGTACTAAAGAAATTGAGTAAGAAGTAGGTTTTAGAAAGGAGAAGAGCCTATAAGATAGCTTATAGGCTCTGTAGATTCAAGGATGCTTAAAGTAGTTATCAGAGTTGGTGCTAGTTCAAAAATAAGATTAAAGCATACAGATTCCTATAGGGCTGTAACGGATAAAGAGTTTATTCGTTACATAGAATTGGACTCTGATGTATCTTTAGGTATTATTGAGTTAGATAGTGGAGTAAGTCAAGAAAGACTGGAAAGTGTAGAATCCACTATAAGCTATGTAGAGGGAGAGCTAGAGAAGAAAGTATATATTCTATCAAACGATGAAAGTATAAGTTTAGACGGGGTGTATCATAGCTTAGAGGAGTTACAAGAAGCAATAGTAGAAGATACAAATTACGATGTAAGAACCTATTTAAAGCATAAAGAAAGCGATAATAATTCAGATAGTGAGTTACAAAACACAAAGGTTAGTTTATCAGATACATTGTCTAGCCATGTAACAAATATAGATAGACAAACAGAAATAGTAGATGAAGAAGAGGAGTTAATACAGGTAGTTAGTACATACTCAAATCAAGAGAGTAAAGCACCATGTTCTGACAACGAGTATGCAGAAGAAGTAGAAGAATTAAAGGATAAGTTAGAAAATGCACTTTCAACTATAAGAGAAAAGGATAACCTATACAAGCAGTTAATAGATTTAAAAACAGAATCAGATAATGAGGTTATCAGACTTACAGTTGATGTTGATTCGTACAAAAACAGAATACTTGAATTAGAAAGTAATGAGTATGATTTAGTAATACAAAAGCTTAATCGAGAGTTGGAAGAATATAAGATTAAGCTTATATCATTAAATACCTTAGAGGAAAAGATACATGAACTAGACAGTTTATGTGACGATAAAGAGAAAACCATAAGTAATTTAAAGACTAAGATAGAAGAGCTAGAAAATTCCGATGTTAGTTCAGAGTTACTTGCTGATTTTAAAGAGAAAAGGTCTATCTACATTGAGCTACTGGATAAATCCTTTGAGGACTTAAAGGGTATTTCAAAAATACTAAGTGCAAAGGATGTAGAGCTAAAGACCATACAGGAAGAGTTTGAAACTTATAAGAATAACGGTCGAGAGTTAGACAGTTTATTAGAATCATCTAATAAACGAGAGAGTGAGTTACAAGATAAGATAAAAACTCTGCAAGTAGAAAGCGAAAATGAGATAAATCGCTTAAAATCAGATATAAACAGTTTAAGTGATAGGCTTACGGCTACAAGTGAAGAACTTAATAAGTATAGAGAGAAATCCATTAGTAGCAGTACATTACAGGCTGATAACGAGGTTTTACATACCAAAATAAGTTTATTAGAGAGTGAACTTAATAAGACGCTTAGTCGAGTAATGGAAAAAGATTCTGAAATTAAGAGGCTATCTAGCCTAGAAAGAGAAGTTATTACTGTAGGTGTAGATAAGGTATTTGACAAAATCAATTATACGGGAAAAGCAAAAATTATAAATGTGTTTGCTACTGGAAGTTACGGTGTTACATCATTATCCTATTCAATAGCCAATAGGTTAAAAGGAAATGTACTGTTTATTGACCTAGATATAGTAAAACCAATGGCTGACAGGTTTATAAATAGAAATCCTATGCTAGATATAGAGAGTTCTAAGGGAAGTTTATATAGAACTGGTTTAGGTATACTATTTAGCCAAGGATTTGATAAATTTAGAGATAACGAAGAAAAACTGATAGTTAAGCTTGCAAGACGAAAGGAAAGCGAATTATCCTGCATAAATGGCTTATATGCACAAATTCACTTAGAGACTATAGATGGTTTTTCAGAGTTTATAAATCATTTGGGTAATAAGTATGATTATATTGTGTGTGATTCTGGAAAACTAGGGTATTCAAAGCTAGTAGATAGCCTAATAAAGAGCATATCCGATATAGCCCATAGAAACTGTGTGGTTTCGGTGAATGATACCCATACAATTCGAGGTACAAGCTTAATCCTAGCAAGACAATGCATTAAGAACTATGATTACTTACTGAACATGAGTAGAAATTCTATCCTTACAGAGGTTTCAAAGAAAAGTATAGGAAACAGTAATTATTATATCTTGCCATTGAGTAGTAATTTGCTGTTTACAAACAAATTACCTATAGAAGATGAAATAGTGAATGGAAGATTATCAGGTTATCTTAGCAAATGTGGAGTGGAGGTAAATAGAGGTGGAATATAAGGTTAAACTTGGTGCTACCCTAACTTTCGATTTTGAGATAGAAAAAGATATAGTAGCACAAGTAGAAAAATTAAAATCACAGCATAAGCTAGGAGAGTTTATCAGCAATGCCCTCAGAGTAGTATTCGAGCATCCAGAACTACTGGAAAAAGAAGCCAAAAGCCTAGAGGACTTTAAGCTTACTGATAATAGAAAGCTGTTCCATGAATATGTAGAGGATAAGATAGAAAAAACTGCTGTTAAAATCAATGAAACATACAAGTTAGCTTATGAGCTACATAGCTTAGCTAAATTTAACAAGAAGTTTGATATGTACGAGACCTCAAAAAATATCCTAGCTAGTCAGTTTATCCTTGCTAAACAGGTAGAGGACTTAAAGAAGATTCTAGGAGTTACTACTTTAGAGCAGACAGTTAACCTACATAAAGTAAATACTAATATAGACGATGTATTAGAGTATATTATTATGTGCCATGGTGAGATTGTAGAGGAAATTCGTGGGAATGCTACTGGAAGAAATGCCTATTTAGAAAAATTAGAAGAATTAAATAGTTTACTGGATAAGCATAAAGAAGAAGAAGAGGCAGTTATTACAGAGAATCAATCGAATACAGGTAAAACCTCTGATATAGAGGCTAGTAACAAGAAAGAAGTAGAAGAAAGTACTTCCGTTTCTGAAAATAATGCTAGTATAGAGGAAGACGAGGAAATAGAGGGCTTCGGTTTATCGGATGACGCAGACCTAGCAGGATTGGTTAGTGTATTGAATATAGTTTAGGAGATAAGATGGCTGATAATTTGGTATTTATGGAGAAATTCAATAGTAAATATCTAAGTAAAGAAGATATTTTGAAGCTATATAATAAGTTAAGTGATAACGGCAGAATACCTTTAAAAAACTTTGAGAATTTACAGAAGATGCTCTATAGAACTAATTACATGATGAAGTGTGGTAACTCCTATAGAAAAGCAACAAGAGAAGAGTATGTAAACGGTGCTTATGGTGTTTATAGCGAGAAAGAAAGCATTTTAGACGCTTATAAAACAAATTATATTGATATAGTCTTAGACTACATCCTAAAAGGTTTTACTTATGATAAAGATATTAATGCAAAGAAGTTAATAGAAGTATATGAGTATATGTTTACTGATAGTTTCGTTTCTGATTTGTCGGTGATTATGGGTGCAGAGCCTTTTGTGTTTAATAGGTGCGAGAGTAAGTATGAGGAATATACAAAAGATATTCTTACACTACTAAAAAGAGAGTTAGACCCAGATTACGGAACAAACTACGAAAGAACTACCTTTAAGATAGTAGCTAAAATGCTTAAAACAAAGAACTATATACCTACTCAGTCGCAGTTTAAGTGTATCAATATAGAATACAGTAAACTAAAGAAGCATAGGACAGAGCTAGATAAAGAGCTTATTACCTTTGCACAGAAAGTAATAAATACAGTAAAAGTAGATGATAGCTATACTGAAATGCTAGTAAACATAGCGAATCAAGCAGTAAGTAAAAACTTTTTAACAGAAAAACAGAAGAATGTATTAGTTGCCTTTAACCTAGATAAATACATGAGTTCAAGAGGAATAAGTGTAGGCTCGGAAAGCAATAAGTTAGGAAATAATCTAAATGATAGCGTTTATGAGGATATACAGCTATCACAGGATGAAATAGACGAGCTACCTAGCTTTGATACATTTAATACTGGGGGAATTTAATGAAAAGATATGCAATCTATGTTATAGACAGAAATATGAAAAGTTGTGTAATAGCCATAGAGGATAATTATGATATAGCTGTGGCAAAGTGCAATGTTTATGGGCGGTCTAGGAATACTTACATTTATGAGTACGAGAGTACAAAGGATAAGCTAGAGGAACTGTTTAATACATACGAAATTGAGAAGAAAATAGATAAACTGGAGGAACACAATGCAGTGCAGTACAACCCATCTGTTAGTTGACTTTATGCCTTTATACTATAAGTATTTTTTCTTACTAAGGAATGGTAAGTTAAAAAGACTAAGTGCAGTTATTGACAATGCTACAGTAGATACTACTTATCTGTACTACATTACGAAAGAGCTGGAGGGTATTCCAAATGAATTAGGGTTAGATAGAAATGAAGTAAAATTTTCAATCTGTTTTGATTCTAAGCACAATAAACGAAAGGAGATTGATAAAGACTATAAAGGAACACGAGATAAGGTACTTACACAGGAAGACTTTGATACAATCGACAGTTTATACGATATTTACGCTAAAATCTATAGTGTATATAAGGTAGACGGGTATGAAGCAGATGATTTAATCGCAAGTTTAGCAAAGTATACGGATAGTTATGATAAAGTGTATGTTATGTCACCAGATAAAGACTTAATCCACTTAGTTAGTGATAAAGTAGCAATGATTAGAACGAATCCCTATAAACAGCTTAGACAGATTGTAGATAGGAGTAACTACGAGGAATTTATGGAAAAGAGCTTTTCGGTACAAGCTCCATACAATTCAATCCTATTATACCTGTCAACTGTAGGGGATACGGCAGATAACATTAAGGGTATCAAAGGATTCGGAAAGAAAGCATTTAACGATTTAATTTCCAGTTTATCCAGTAAAGGTATTGATTACGAAAGTCTTACAGAAAGAAGTAGCTTAGAGCAGTTCATTAAAGAGCATTTTGATACGGATAAAGCTACAGAAGCGTTAGAGAGCTTAGAGTTAGTTTATCCGATTTATGCAGATATTTCAGATACAGAAGAAAATGCATTAGAAAGCGATAGATTAGAGCTATTTAAGAAGTATAACTTTAAAAGTTTACTAGGCTAATAGCTTGGAGGTGTTATGTATAACTACAACAAAGATAAGTATAGAGTTCATTATATTATAAACTTTGCTGATATTTATAATGAAGAGGTTATAAGAAAGTACAGAAGAGTAACAAAAACACATGAAAAGCATGATAAAGAGATGAATACTTCTATCTGTATGAAGGGTTTACTTGAAGATATAGTTCTTAAAATAGAGGAAATTATGGTGAAATCTAGTTATATGCCTAGAAGTGCTGTAAAAGTATCACTATGTTTCAACCCAGAGGATAATGTGGTGAACTGTAACGATTCTAAAGAATTAGACGAAAGATTGCGTTACACCTACTATAAAGACTTACATCCTATGTTAGATAACACAATTATCCAGTATCTTTACTCGGAATTAAGTAAGTTATATACTTGCTATAAGAATGAGTGTTATGCAATAGAAAACATTTGTAAGTTATCCGAGTATAGAAATAGGTTCGAGAGAACCTTTGTAGTAGGGGATAGCATTTACTTTTCTCACTTAATAAAAAGAAATGTTGAGTGGGTTAGGGTATCAGTAACAAATCAAATAGACAAAACGCCAATCAATATTCTTGCTTATCCAGTTAGGTTAGCAGATATCACAAAGTTATATTCTCCATATAATGTAGCAAAGCTGTATTGTATATTACATGGTGCAGATAAAGTAGGTTTACCTAACTTTAGTAAAGAAGAGTATAAGAATCTTATTGATACATTAACAAGTAAGGCTGATTTAGACGGAGAAGCTCTATTAGACAACGATACAGTGAAGCACATCATTAGAAAGTATGTATTTGCAAATGAACCTGCATTAAAAAGGAATAGAGCCATCAAGTATGCTACAGAGTTAGTTGATAAGCTTTTTACTACAAGAAGTACTGTAGAGGATGTATCCGAAGCAAGTAAGGTAGATTGGACACCTGTCTTAGTGGCTTGGAAAGAATACAAAAATTATTGATTTTAGGAGTTAATATGATAACTAAGGATTTAGAGTGGGTTTTAAACTGGTTAGGATTTACAACTGAAGAAATCGTTTATGTGGACAATGCAATTATGGCTTCTCACGGCAGTTTAGTAAGTCCTAGCACAATAGTAAAGAAATACATTGAATACTACGGAATACAGCCACATTTAAACTCCTATAAACTAGCTTACTTATGTGAGTTGTTAATTAGTCCAAAATCCGAGGTTTTAGACTCTGCAAGTTTACTCATGACTGGGCGAGATATTGAGTATGAAGATAGTTACAGAGGCTCTGATACAGAAAGAGCAGTAAGCAGTTTATCTAGCCATTACTTACGGATGAATAAGCATTATAACAGCATGAATACAGTCTTTAGAGCTTATCAGAACCTCGTAAAAGCCAATAGAGACCTGCCACCGTCAAATTTAACAGGAATAACAGAGTTAGCAGAGGTTAGTGGCATAGAAAATGAGATGCTTAGTATCTATAACAGCGATAGATACGAGGACAGTAGTAGATACATGGCAGTTAAGCGTAAAGGTGAGAGAGTACAGCTAGTACCAAACAGACTACCCTTAGTGAATTACGGAGAATCCTTAGTAGTAGACGGTGTTGGAGAGTTAAGAGAGGATTCCGTAAGTGATTTTGGGAATAAGACCTACACATTATTCTTAAATAGCAGATATGTTAAGCTACTTAATACATTTGTTATATGTATTAGCACAAGAATGCCAGATAGCCATTTAGGGATGTTTGAAATCCCATGTTTAAGCGGTTCTAGGGTATTTGTATATGCAACAGAGTGGACTGGAAAGGGAAGAGTACTAAGAAAGAGAAGTACAGAGTTTAACACGAATACAGCAAGAATTATAGACTTCGGCTACACAACGAATCAATTAGAGAATAAGCTAAGGAAAGCGTATAACCTGCTAAGTAAGAAGTTTGGCATAACAGCTATAGTAAAACAGCCAGTATATGTAGCACCTAGTCAGCCTTACAATCAAAATAAGCGAATCGGTTTAACGGCAAATACGGAGCAAGAAAGGGATATAGACTTTGAAAACATAGACTTTAACATAGGGTAATTTAAAACAAGATTAAGCATAAAACCATACAGATAGAATAAAGAAATATACAATAAAAATAAAACTTACAAAACATAAAAATAAGCCTAGTACAAAGAATAGCACACTAATTTAAAACTTTTAGTATTTTAATAACATAAGAACCGTGAACGATAGATGAAGAATACGAATTCTATAGATATAAGAACCGTTACTCGTGAAAATTTTCGAGAAAAAAGAGACTTAGATTTTTATGGCTCACTCATCTCTGCTTCTGCAGGGGATGGATAATCAGAATAAAAGATTAAAAATATTTAACAGAACGGAACTACAAGGCACATAAATTTGCATAAAGCAATCCTTGCTGTTAGATATTTGTTAGATAGAAAGGTTAGGCATAGCATGAATTTAGTTGAGACAATTAGAGATAGGAAAGAGATGCATATTCCAATTTGGAACAATGAAGTATATTCCTATCCAATTCCAGATACTTTAGATGGGCAAGTAGTTTATAAGCTGTTTATTTACTCAAGTAACATAGACAATCCTTTAGATGCAGGGCTACCCTATTATGTACTGGATATAGATGCAAGAAGTATGGAAGTAGTCTCATATAATAGGGTTAGTATAAGTAATCAGTCAGATAGATTATTTATAAGTTGTACGAATACAGTAGAATCTGTATTAAATAACAGAGAAGTACTGTTAAACCTATTTGATAAGCTTAGTGATATGCCTTTGTTTAGCAACAACATTACAGATAGCGAGCTTTTGTTGCTTGAAGAGTATAGAGAGCTTTTACTATCATCCATACCGCCTAAACATAAGTTCTATTACTTAGCTTACGGAGAAAAGTTCTTTAATTGGTTAGATACATTATCAAATAGATAGGTGGTAAAATGAGGTTGTTTAAAGGGGAGTTATTTGGCTCTCCACATAGAATTGATTATGCGAATAGGCATATAGATATTAGCATTACAAGGGATGATGGAAGAGTATATAGCTTTGATTTGTTTAGCTATGAGGCTAGAAAGTATCAAGCATTTACTCTGTCACATCTGTCGTCTGCTATATCTAGCACGCTAAGTGAGATGAAAAGCGATTTAGTAATAAAAATAGGTGTTGTTGAGATAAGCCGTAATGGTGCTGAGAATTTAGATGAACTTATCCCTATGTATGCAATAGAGGTGAATAGAGAGCTACTTAGAAAGTATAGCGACTATATTATAAAGCCAAGTTTATTAGTTTCTGGAACTTTGGCGGATGATAGGCTTTCCGTTAATCTTCTTACAAAATATGATGGGGTTATCATTGACGGTAATAAATACATTATAGAAGATATGTATGTTATACCAAATTCTAGCAATAATATAGTAAAGTTTTATTTTAATGATACTATGCAGTTGGTCAGTAAGCGAGAACTGCTTAAAGCATCTAAGTTAGCTAGAGATGGTGGGGATAGTAAAGAAGAAAATCATAAAGATGTAATTATGTTTTCATAGAATAGGAGAGTTGTTGTATGTATGAGATAAATTCACAGGTAGATATACCAGACCATGATTTTTTGGAAAATGCCTTGACGGTTTGTGTTAAAGAGCGTGGTTTAAGGTTAAGTAACGAGGTGTTTAAGCTAAAAAAGGAGCTAGAGACAAATACCAATGGAATGGCTAAGCATATACTATCACACTATGGAATAGCCAATGTAAACTCGCCAAAACAGGTTTTATCCTATATGCAATCCAATTACGATAGTGAAAAACTATCAGTATGTACGGACGAGCGTACAGGAAAGATTAGTTCTAGTAAGGAAAACATGAGTTTATTGGCTGATAGTGGGGATATATTTGCAATAGACCTGTTAAAATACAGAAAGTATTCTAAACAGTTAGAATATATCAATTCATTGCTAAGCTGTTCCGATAGGTTTGGCAGAGTATTCCCAGATGTATCATTTGGGGCAACAAACAGGGTAAACTATTCAAATCCACCGATTATGAATATACCTAAAGAAATATTATGGACGGTACTACGACCATATATAGACGGAAATTATCTATTTAGTATTGATATTAAGAATCAAGAACCTTGTGTTTTAATAAACTGGCTAGGGATTGATTCATTAAAGACAAAGTTAGATTCAGAAAACGGATTGTATTTTGAGATATATAAGGAAATTTTTGGTAAAGAGCCAACAAGTGTAGAACTTAAAGAATTGAAAACCTCATGGAACGCACTAAGTTACGGCTCAAACCTATTTGGAATTACTCCTTATTGCAGGAATATAGATGCAAGCAAAGTTTATGAGTATTTTACTGGCATTAAAGAATTAAAAAACTATCGTGGAAAGGCTTATGGTTTAGCTTCTAATAAGGTTAGGAGGTGTAGTACATATTTTGGTACAGAGTTGTACCCAGATGCTAGGCAACAGGGACAACTACAAAGACAGCTTATGGATTTCCCAGTACAAGGAACTTGCTCCGATATACTTGCATTATTAGTAAAAAGGTTTTATGATTATCTGACCGAGCATAACCTTTCTGAAAAACTTTCACTTTACTATACAAGACATGACGAATTGATTATAGAGGTGGATGGTGTGTTTTTCAGCGAAAAAGGAGAGGAGAGCGTGAAGTGTTTAATAGGTGAGATACTAAATCATAAAGTCGATGATTGGACGCCTTTCAAGACGACTATTACGCTAGTAAAATCAGTTAATCTGCAAGAAGTTAAGGAGGAATAGGGATATGCCTAAGAGATTTTCCGTAAAAACAGAAAACGGAGTATTCCAAATCAAGAAAGTAGTAAGAAATAAAGTAAGAATAGCGATACCTATGATTACGGCAGCGTTTATCGCAATAGGTTCTGGTATGATGCTAACAGAGCAACAGTTAATTGCTTTAGCTTCGCAACCACCTATACAGCTTACTTATGAAGCAAGTAATATAAACGATGGTAAGCAATATTCGGATAACTGGAGATTAAATTCAAATAACGACTGGGAATACTACGAGAACGGTAAGAAAGTAACAAATGCTTGGGTACATGACCATGGGCAATGGTATTTACTAGGAAACGATGGCATTATGCGTACAGGTTTATTCGAGTCCTACGGTAAATATTATTTATTGGATGATGTACGAGGTACGGGTACTTACGGAAAACTCTTAAAGAACGGTGGCAACTATAAAGGTGTTTCGATTAGTGCAGATACCTCAAGCGATTATGAGGGTGCTTTATCAGAATCAACTCTTAATAGCCTAGCAGGTTTAGGGCATAATCGTCAAAATGCTGTTTCCGTTACTGGAACACAACACGCAGGAGATACCGTTCAAAATACAGCACAAAACACAACTCATAGAGGGGAAACAGTTGACGGCGTTCCAGTTCCAGACGGTTTCTATCAAGGTGGGTATGCTAGGGTAGCTAGTGAAGATGGTAAGACCATAGTTTATATGCTTTCTAAAGATGGCGATAGCTCACATGAATATGCAATAGGTCTAGACGGTGTACCATATAAATGCTTTATTGGCTCAACCAGTAGAAGATTTAGTGGAGCCACTTCTGCTTGGAACGCGTATAGACAGTATGTAGATACTGGAAAAGTAGCCCCAGATGGAGGGTATTACTGGACAGCAAACCACTTTAATGAGAGTGATAGAATTTCTTACGAGTTAGGAGCTAATTCCCTGTTTAGAGAGTCAGCTGGTTTGCGTGGTAAGATAAGTCATCCAAAGGTTTACAGAAATTAATTTTAGAGCTAAGAAGTAAAAAGTAACTTTTTTGAGACCTAGTCGTAATACCTTGTATATATTAAAAATATACAAAAAGGAGGTATTACCACATTGAAAAAGTTATTTATGTTATTGCTAGTTAGTTTATTTGTACTCAAAGGAGGGTTTACGGCGAAAGCTATCACGCAAGAGGAGATAAACCAAGTGAGGCTTGACGCTATGAGTGGCTTAGATATGTCAGAGCATATAGGTGAGCCTTTAGGTAATTTTAGACTTACTGGATATTGCAGTTGTAGCATTTGTAATGGAAGGTGGGCAGGAATGCCTACAAGACTAGGTACAAGACTTACCGAAAACCTAACTGTAGCAGTTGATAAGCGAGTAATCCCATTAGGTGCATATTTATGGATACATATCCGTGGACAAGGGTGGAGATTATATCAGGCACAAGATACAGGCTCGGCAGTAAACGGTAATCATATTGATGTTTATGTAGGTAATAATCATAGTGATTGTATCCGTCCAGAGTACAATGTTGTTACGGAAGTTAGAGCCTTTATACCTTAACTATATGGTGCATGGAGATAATACTCTATGCACCATATTTTATTTATTCGTAAATAATAGTGTGTTAAGATTCCTGTTTTACCTGCCGAAGCTCAAACTGTTTTATAAGTGTAAGTAAATTTTTATTTTATGTGGAGGAAGTAAGATTATGGAATTTATTAAAAAGAGAAAGTATACGATTGGAATTGGTTTAGTTGTTGTTGTGTTGGGTGTTTTGGTATTTGCATTAAGAAAGACAGGTAAAATGGACTTATCCAATAAGCTTAGTTCAAGTACCCTAGAAGAGACAGAGTTTAGTCCAGAAGTTAAGAAAGCATCTGATTCAGGTATGGAATTAAGTACAGACGAGGTAATTAGTACTGATTTAGACGCTAAAATTAGTGGTTTAATCGTGGATACAGATTATGCTACTGGAAAATCGGAGGGTAAATTAGATGGCTTAGAAGTAGAAACAGATGTAGAATTAGTAGAAGAGTCAGATAATGATGATTCCTTTGTTATTGATACGAATGGTATAGAAAACCCTAACGATTACGAAGATGATATTGTAGTAGAAGAGGAAACGGATGCAGTATTAGAAAGTAAGGAGCAGTTAGCAAAGGAAGAGCTAGAGAAAAAGTCAAATAAAGAAGAATTATCTGATAGAGCAAGGGCAAATATGGAATACTTGCAAGATATGGAAAACGAAGCTATACGAATGGGGCAAGATAGTGGTTCAATAACAAAAAAGGGAGGAGTAACCTATGATGATTAGGTTTAAGCGTCTGATAATAAGTTTATTGGTAATATCGTTAGTATTTACATTAAACATTGTTTCCCTAGCGAGTGGCAATGTAAACTCGAATGGTAGAGGTGGTGGCTTTACAGAGGGAACAAACAAAACAGAAATTCAAGCCCATAAGCTGTTTATGTACCCAGAGAACCAAGGTATCAGAATGTATATAGTAAATTCAAAAGGACAGGCTGTTACCGATATGACTGATATACTTGTCAGATATCCATTTGAGCTAGATAAGTGGAAAGATGGTATGTTCGGTGGTGGAAGTAGAGCTAGATACAATGAGTTTAAAAGATTTTTCGGTTTAATGTATGAAGATACAGACAATGAGAATAAAGAGACAAATTTCGTTTATTTAAACGGCTCAAAGGTTACGGATGTTGCAAATACATCCTTAAGGTCTGATGGAAACAAGGGGTATAAGGCAACAAACCCTGTAATCGGTGGGGTTCATACAAGATATATGAAATTAGACGATGTTAGCCATAAGGCTAGTGGTAAAGCTACTTTTGTGTTAGATGTGCCATCCTCATTGATGAAAACGCCTAGTGGTACAGGATTCGCAGGAACTGGTGAAGAGCTCACAACTATATTAGCAACAAAAAATGCGTTAGGTCAGCCTGCGTTAGCCGATTTTATTAACTTAAAACTAAAAGGAAAGTTTGTAGGAATAGCTAATGGAAATAGCGTGTTTAATCGCTCTAATGCTATAAGTAATATGTTTGAATACATAGATACTGCTGATAGAGACAAGGCAAATAAATCAGATAACTATACAGTTTTTGTAGAGAAGAAGTATAAATTAGTTTGTGAGCCTTTATTCTATTATGTTCCAGAAGTTATTGATTTTAACAGAAATGAAACTGGTCTTGTAGATACAGATGGTAAGGTATCCCACAATATAGCCTATGTATTTTATGGTACTGCTTCTTCAATACTAGGTTCTGTAAAAAGTTTAATGGTTAGAGACATGAAGGATTCACCAGAAGAGTACGGAATAGATGTAGAAAGCGGAAAAACTCCAACAAACGAGCAAATAGACCAAGCTTTAAAGGGCTTAGCCCTCAGTCCTACATGGGGTACAGCTAATTTAGGAATTACAACTTATATGCTTGATAGAGAAGAGGTATTTTCTACAGGCACAATACAAAGGTTCTATGCATCACCAGATATAAATGGGGAATACTATTCATTATATAAGTTAACTGGTGGTGCTACAGAAGATATATCCAGTCAATTAGGCTATGGAGTACTTATTTTTAGTTCTGACGAAGGTATTGCAGAAACCTCTACATTTGATGAAGAAAGCTACGGTGGTTCTTATGAAGAGGCTCCTGCCCCTAAAACCACAAATGATGACGGTACATACCCACCGAACTATCCGTCAGAGGGTGGTGGTTATATAGGTGCGAATAAAGACCATAAGTTTAATATTGTAAAGTTTTATAGAGAAATAGATGCAAAGGGAAATGTAAAACCTATTGGTTGGTTTTCAAGAACAAATACCTTGCATAAAATCAATATAGTAGACGAAGACGATGGGGGTTATGAAGTAACAGATTGGTTTACCAGTCCTAGTACGGAAATACCTAGCAACAAAAGTACATCCTATGGAACTGTTAAGGCTAGGTCAAAAGTAGTCAAAAGTGGTGTGGGAAAAGACTATGTAGTAGTAAATCCGAATGAAAATGTAAATACCCTATATGTACAGCTTACAAGAAATTTATTTGATGAAGAGGATGCTGATTCTGCTACCGATATAGTGCTTGAAGAGGACGAGTTAGCACATACCTATCGTTTATCTGATATACGAGAGTTAGTTACAGTAACCTATAGCATTAAGTCAAAAAGAACAGTAAGTAGAAAAAGTAGAGACAATAATGTTTGGGTAGAAGATGACCAGTATAAAATCATAGTAGGTAACGGATACAACTATGATAAAACAAACTATATAGGCTATAAGGGTGCATTTAAGCCAAAAGAAGAGGACAATACTGCTGAGGGTACTGCTGAGACAGATACAAGTCAAGAAAGTAGAGTAGTAGTTCCTGCACAGGAGATAGCACAGCTTACACCGAATATAGTATTTAGTTTATACAGGGATAAAGTTAGAGATAGAGTTACATTATATCCAAAATACAATACACCTGCTGTTAGAAGTGAGTTACAGAATATTTCCATAAGTTCAAGTAGCTATACCCCACAAAGAAGAGTAAATAAGTCAGAGGGGCATGGTAGTTATGTAGGGCAGTTTAAGGCTATGCTTGCTGATAAAGCAGGAAGTAAGAGAAAAGTTGTAATAGGTTATGATGTTACTAATAAAAAGACGGGTGAGACAAAGGATAGGTTTGTAAATATTCACTTTAACGCTACACCTGCTTTATCTAGGTATAAAGACTATTACAATACAGATGTGCTTACTAAGTATTTTCTAGGGGATAGTAATAGCGGTGTAACAGTTCCCACAAAGACACCTAGAGGTAGCTTTACAGTAGGCAATAAAACCTTTAGTAATTTTAGAAGATATGATAATACCTCTGAAACATTGTCATTCTATCCATTTACTAGAATGAGATACAATACAGTAGCAAACGAGGCTAACAAGTTTGCATTTGTTACCTCTACAAACGAAAGCGATTTAGCTACAGTTACGGCAGTTGATAGCGGTGTTTATATGTCTAAGCCGAACGGGTATGGCATAGAAGTAGAATCTTCCCAATGGAGTACACATATAAGAGGGTTAGACGGTCTAAAATCCATATTAGGTAATAGAGTTGTTGCAAATAAGAGCTTAATCCCAGGTGGTGCTACAGTAGATTTGAAATCCAGTAATAGTTCCAATACAGCATCGGAAGTATGGGTAGGATTTAAAACCTATGAGGTTACTATGCCTAGCGAGTCTAGGAATGCCTATAAAGATAATAGCTTAGATACTACAGATAGTGCTAAATCAAAGGCTAGTACCTTTGCAGAGGAAGTAAAAAACAGTTTATCTGGCTATAAAGTATACAAGTATGCGAATAAAGGCATACTTGAGCAGAGAAATTTCCTAGTAGGTGCAACAAAAGTAGATTCTGGTGGAACATTTGACGGAAATAGATTATCTTCTGATAAGAAATACTATTTAAGAGATAATGTTACTGGTTCACAGAGTTCTAGCCTAAATATTATAGGAGAAGAGCCATTAGACACAAGTGTATACCAAGTTTATATGAATGGAGCAACAAACTTGTTAAACGGAAAGTTTGGAAGAATCACAGTTAAGAAGAATGGTTCTCTTCTAAAAGAAGGCAATTTAAGTGCTGTACTACAAGTACCAGAGTTAAAGGACTTGGATAGTAAAACTAATTTACTTACAAACCTAACAAAAGCCCTTGATAACGGAGTAGGCTCTTCCGATAGAAGTGGTATGCAATGGTATTACGAGGGAAATGAGCCGTTAGAAGTAGTAGTTAGCAGTTTTGCTTATCAGTTAGGTTTTGGAGCAGATTCTCCTGTTCGCTCCGAGGTTGTTGACCCTAAGCTTAGTGGAAAATTAGAGAATAAGTCAGACCTATTAAACTTTAATACAAGTACCATTAAAGAAAAGGCTAGAACTATTCAGTATAGACTAAGTGCAGGAAGTACTACTGCAAGTGGTCATGGAAGTGGCTATATGGGTAATTTTAATGGCATGGATGTTAGAATAATCAATATGCCAGAAGTATTTAAGTCAAGATTGCATTATATGTCAAATAATACAGTTAAAGATTTAAGTTAGTGCGTGATTAGTTGCTAGTGGTGGAAACAAACCACTAGCAACTATATATGAGGTGTAGTATGAATGTAGAGTTTATCAGAGACTTTCTTAGACAAAGGCTAGAAGTAATGAAGCCAGTATTAAACAGTTTACAGTACAATTCACTGTTAAACAGCGTAAATACTCTTCCAGTAAGTAAGTTACTAGAATTAGACGGATTTTACTTTGAATCGGAATACTGTAAATATGTAACAGAAAAAATGACTGGTACAAAGAGCGTTACTGAAACAGCTAAAACAGTTTTAGACTTTGATAAATTAAATGTAAAAGTCTCTGATAATTCAAACGAAAAAGAAGCGTTAGAAATAAATAGTTTATTAGGAATGATAGCCAATAGTTCATCTATAGATAAGTCAGAGTATGACAATGATGGTGAGTTAGACGAAGAAGACTTGGAGGATTATGAAGAAGAGCTAGAAGACTATGAAGAAGAGCTAGAAGAGGAAGACTATAGTGACGATGAAGTAGATGAAGAGGAACTATCAGAAGAGGAGCTAGAAGAGCTAGGGGATTACGAAGAAGAGGAGCTAGAAGAGCTAGAGGATTACGAAGAAGAGGACTTAGACGAAGAAGATTACGAAGAAGAATTAGACGAAGAAGACTACGAAGAAGATTATAGTGATGACGAAATAGATGAAGAAGACCTGTCAGAAGAGGAATTAGAGGAATTAGATTCTGATATGGAAGATTATGACGATGAAGAGTTAGACGAAGAAGATTATGACGATGAAGAGTTAGACGAAGAAGATTATGACGATGAAGAGTTAGATGAAGAAGATTATGACGATGAAGAGTTAGATGAAGAAGACTATGACGATGAAGAGTTAGACGAAGAAGATTTGTCAGAAGAAGAGCTAGAAGAGCTAGAACTAGATAGTGAAGAGGAAGAAGACTATGACGATGAAGAGTTAGACGAGGATGACCTATCAGAAGAGGAGTTAGAAGAGTTAGACGATTACGAGGAAGAAGAAATAGACGAGGAAGACTATGACGATGAAGAAATAGACGAGGAAGACTTATCGGAAGAGGAGTTAGATAGTTTATCAGATGACCTTGACGAGGAAGACTATAGTGACGATGAAGTAGATGAAGAAGACTTAGATATGGATTCATTATCCTCTATGAATAGTCAAGATACATCGGACGATGAAGAATTAGACTTTGATACAACAACATACTATAAGCCAAAACAAGTAAATAGAGCAAGTAGTATTGGGACAAGTCAAAAACGTACACCTGTTGTAAAACAGACTGTACGAAGAGATGTATTTAAGGATAAAGATGCAAACAATGTGTGGAATGCAGTAAATAATGTGTTAGATTTATTTCAAAAAGGGAAATAGGTGAGAAAGTTTATGGGATTTTTTACTGATTTGATAAAGAATAGCAATGAAGATATAGCTGTATTCCAAAGTAAAATGGATAACTTATCTGTAATAGAAGAGTTATTAGAGTTCTATGGCTTAGAAAAGGAAAAAGCAGGGGAGATACTACAACAAAACCTGTATAATGCAAATGAAAAGCTTACAGAGAGTAAACTATTCAGTTTAGATAGAAAAGTGTTACGATTAGTGCTTTATAAGGATGGAAACACAGTAGGTACGGTGTCTTTTACACTCCGTGGTACAAATTCTTATGAGATTGGGTACTTTATCCTAGAGCAGTATAGGGGAAATAGTAATATAGCTAGTGTTTTGTCTCTTATAAGGGAAACAGCACTAAAGCATGGGATAAAGCTTACAGCTACAGTTAATAAAGACAATAAGGCATCTATATATTTAATAGGGCATTATTTAGGACTTACTGTAAATAAAGAAACAGAAAAAACATATATTTATGGGGGATAGGCATGGATAAGTTAGTAAATGGACATCAAGTTGATATAGGAGATGTTAGGTTGTTTGAGCTTGGCTTAGAGGGCTTGGCAATAAATAAGATTGCAGTAAATAAGATAAGTATAGAGTTTAACTGGAACGATGTGGTCAGTAAATGTATAGAGGCTTATAATAAGGCATTTAGAAAGCTACCATTCCCTCTATATAGTATCGAGACAAACTTAAAGTATGCTTGTCTTTCCCATATAATGGAAAGTGATTTAAAGAAAGCCTTTAAAGGCGAGTATAGTATGTGGGTAGATAAAAGCCTATGTTTATACTTAAAGCAGGATAATTTAGTAGTACGCTTTGTTGGAAATACTTGGTGCATTGAGTATATAGAAGAGCCCTATAAAGACAATACAGATTTTGATTTATATAAGTCAGATGTAGGTTATACTGAATATACATGGATTTTAGAGCATTTAGATGATGAAAATTTATCCGTTAATTTCTATAATACCTTTATGCCAGACTTTTTAAGGGCTTGTGGTAATAACTCTAATATAATGATTAAGGAGTTTTCAAAAATACTTGATTTTGAGGTAGTTCCAGATGAAGTAAGTTTAAAGTCAAGAACTATATTTGATACGGATACTTTATCAGAGTATTTTATAGATATTTACTGTAGTAAATTTAAAAAGACTGGAAATGTATGCACAACTATAGACCTAACAGCAGAAATAGACAATCAGATGACAGATACAGAGGAAGAAATACCAGTTTATGCGTTAGATGTGTATAAAAAGAGGTTTATGGCAGTAGATGGAAGAAGCAACGCATTAGGAGGAATACAGTTAAATAACAGGTTAACGCAAATAGTTAGTTGCTTAGTAGACAATATAGATTGCGAAACAGAGATTACTGGCATAAAATATGGAGATTTATTATTCTTAGAGCTAGACAATGCCATATATAAATATGATATAGCTAGAGATGCCATGAGTTTAGTTGGTGAGGATATAGAAATATATAGTTATAGAGGGGCTTATATCTATTTTATACGGAGACAAAGAATAAGGGAGAAGAACTACAAAAATATAGTTTATAAGTATAATTCTGGAAATGGAAATATTAATATAGCAAGAATATTCTTTAGTTAATTGGAGATATGTATTATGTTTGATAGCGAACAAGGTGTTAAAGATTTTATACAAAGAAACAGTATAGGTGCGTTTTCTAGCATTGTAGAGCGTAGTGGTTATGGATTTAGTATTAGACTTATCTCTAGTAATGTCGTAAGAAACGAGTATTGTATCTCTGTAGTAAACAATGAAACTGTAGAGGATGAAATACTTAAAGCCATATCTATGCTTTCCTACACAGATGATTTAAGTTACAGTATTTATAATAGGTGTAAAGGCTTTTCTATAACATTTTCCTGTGGGAATGAGGATAATATATTGCTGTATAATTACAATAAATGCAGGATACAGCTATCCGTTCAAACAGTTTTAAAGTTTCAAGCGAATCCGAGTCTAGTGGATATGTTCTTTAGCAGTTTAGAGAAAGTAACAAATGTATCAGAGTTATTATGCTCAGTAGTGAAAAGTACTCTTATAGATTGTTCTTCTGATGGGCTAGACTTAGTAAGAAAGGGAACACCAAGTCTATATGATGTAATACGAATTGTAAAGTCAGTAGAAAAGGGGAAAATAGATACAGTAGCTATTAGTATAATAGAAGATATGAATTTATTAGCTTTATATAGCATAAACATATCAGTTAAAAATAAGTCAGTAAGTGTTAAAGCAATAGATGACAATATTATTGATTTATATACTGGACATCCATTAAGTATACGATTAGAAAATGGTGGTGAGCTAACAAAGTTGTTTACTAGCACAGTACAGGATGTTATAGAAAGAAACATAGTGTAATGGAGGTTTATTATGGGATACTATGATAATGAAGAAGATGACGATGTATTTGGTGGGTATGACATTTCTGGTATAGATGGTATTGAAGATACGCATAATAGCTATCAAGAAGAATCAGAACAACTTAGTGGGTTTGAGTTAGATACAGATGAAGAACCACAAGATAAGAAGATAGATTGGAAAAGAAGCGGAACTTTAGCAGGAATAGGGGCAGTAGTTATTATTTCTATGTTACTTGTTGCTAGGTTTACTGGTCTATCTGGAAAATCTGCAAGAGCTAATAGAAATCTACAAAGTAGTACACAAGCAAGTGTAAATACACAAACCAATGACAGTACACAATTAAATCAAGAAACAGTATCAGAAATTCCACCTAGCACAGAGCAAAGTACAATTTCCGTACCTAATAACCCTCTCTGGACAGAGATACAGGCTGATAAAAATGTAGAATTAGGGAAAGATATAGATGGAGTGTTCACAGTTACAGGAATAAAGCATTTAGCTAGGTCTACTGGTCGTGAGACTATAGTAAAGACTGTAGTTACTGGAGGAATTTCTGGTTTAGGTAGCACATTTGAGCTAGAGTTGCCTTATACATTAGGTCGTTACCTCGAATTGGGAAATTCTTTCGGTGTTAGCTATAAATTGGGGGAGATAAATGGAAATATTATCGTGAGCGATATTTCCGTATCAAAATAGTAGCTGTACTTAGGAATGTATCCCTGTTACTTTGATTACTCCTGTCTAGTCTAATCTATTTTGGGTTTCACACCATTTTCCGTAGAAAAATTTTCAAATAAAGGCAGATATTTTTCAAAAAGTGCTTGACGAGTATTCGTTTATTTGCTATTATATCTACATAAGTTACAGGTTTACTCTGAATAGAGTAAACCAAAACAAATATTTCAATATTAAAGGAGAAATTATGGATAAGTTTGATGAACTGAACATCAGTAAGGTACACGCACAGGCAGAAGAGGCTAAGGAGGCTGTAGAAGCCGTTACTGCTGAATCCCCTGTAGACGACAAGGATACCACTAAGGACGCTATGGAGCTTGCTATTAAGCATGATATGCTTCAGCGTTTGAACAATGACCCAGAGTATAAGGCATTGTTCGGAAGTAAGAGAAATACTATTCAAGTAGTAAATACTCTTGGATTTAGTGACTCTGGCGACATTATCAAGGTTGGTGATAAGGAAGGTGTTAAGAATAAGAACGGAAAGCCAGTATCCGATATTCGCCAGACTGCAAAGGTAGTTGGTTACAGAATTAAGAACCTTGGCGAGGAAACTCTTGTAGTACCCTCTAAGAAGTGGTATAAGGACGAAAACGGCAAGTATGTATCCGAGGATGCAGAAGTTGTTATTCCTGCAGGAGAAACTGGTGATATTACCCATAAGGACTTCATTATGTTGCTGACTAAGCCAGAGTACTCTGGTGAGTTCAATAATGGATTTGCTACTGGTAAGAAGTCTGTTACTGAAATGTCCAAGATGCCAAAAGAGTCTTTGGTTGACATGATGCGTGTAAACCTTAGCAAGGACGAGGCAGGAAACAAGTTCCGTAAGCATGGAGATGAATACAAGTTAAACATCTCTGAAAAGGATGCTGATGGTAAGTGGTTTGTTCGTCCAGAGTATGTAGACCGTTTCGGTTATCTGAATAACGAGCCTGAGAAGAAGATTCGTGAGAAGAAGATTCGTGAGGTTAAGCGTCTTAGAGGTATTCACCTTAAGACTCAGAACCTTAGAGTTGAGTTCCTTGCAAGAGCATTGGCTGATTCTGCACAGGAAGAGGTACAGCCACAGGCATAAGCCCTTGGTAGTCCTTAGAAGTAAGCCAATACCTAAACACATACATACAACACACACGGAATTAGAGAGGGTTTTCCCTCTCTTTTTCTTTTGAAAAAAAACTATGGACAAGTCAATTTAATTTTGCTATAATAAAGTAAGAAATTTGAAAGCGTGTTGATAATGCTAGATATAGCATTAAAGTATGAAAGGTGGAAATGAGTATGAGCGAGTTTTTTGGTGTTAGTAGTGGTTTTGTTTCTATAGTTATAGCAACTATTGTAATTACCCTGTTTTTATATGTCTTGTATATGATTTGTTACCGTTTAGGTAACAAACAAATGAAGCGTAAGTTACTCAAGCTAGGGGAGTATCCTAGAAATTACGTAATAACATTTGCTTTAGTATCCTTATTTATGGCTATTTTAAGCTATAAATCCTATTTAGTGCATACTATAAGTATTTGTGCCTTGTATGTATCTTTAGTTTTTATTGTAGTGGATAGCGTTGCATTTTTAAACGGATTTTACAAGGAGTGGTTTGATGAAAGATTCTAAAGTGTTTGTGTTGGCATTTCTACCCTTATTAGTTATTGGGGTTATTTGGAGTATGCTTTATATTTGTGAATATAGATGCAGATAACTCTTAGTATTAGCCTTATATTTGTATCTGGGAATTGTGTTTGTGTGATGTGTGTATGATATACAAGTTATTTGATTTAGCCTATCAGTTTATTATTGACAAAGGTAAAATTATATCTGGTGTTTATATAATACTTACAATGCTATTTTTTATTTGTGTATTTATAAAAGTACCATTTAATAAGTATTTAGAGTTTGCAACTAAGCATAAACATATAGTAAGGTATGAGGTTTCATTTTTAATATTTATTATTGTTTTGCTTTTACTTGGTATACTTCCAGAAGTGGATTTAGAGCCGTCAATATATAGAACTGGTAATACAGTAACTATATACACGGCAGACTCTACTGTTGTGCGTTATAATTATAATGCAGTTAAGGACTTTAGTGTTAAGCCAAATGCATTAAGCGAATATGATTCTATAGGTTATCTACTTCCATTCGGACATTCCTATGTCTATTACGGCTCTTCGCCTAGTTATAGGGAGTATACAGTAGAATTACTATTTTATAACGATAGTAGTGTAAAGTTTAATGTGTATAGTAACTATAAGGAAGAACTTTATACAGCATTGTACAGACCGTCTTTACTTACACAGTATACAAAAAAGTTAGAGCCTAGTGCCTTAGTTAAGTTCCTTACGAATGATAAATATTTTGCTGTAATTGTTTTAGCTTCATATTCGCTTGTTTTGCTTACTTTTATATACTCTATGCTAGAGTATATAATTAGTTGCATTGTAGCAGGAAGTAGTAAAACATTTGATTAGAAGCGATAGTGTGTGGAGGTGTGTTTATGAGCAGTTTAATAGAACTTAGTGCAGTATCCTCAGTGGTTATTGCACTTTTACTTGTTTTTGTATTTCCTCTATTTCTTGTGTTTACAGTACTATTGGATGCAGTTATAGATGAACTTGGTTATTTAGATTGGCTCGATGGTAACAATAAGTTTCGTAGGTATATTGTAGCTTTGTTGCTTTATGCCTTTTCACTAGTTGGTCTTATTGTCTTAGCTTTAAGATATACGAATCAGAATGCAATTTATAGGGACGGAAATACAATCTATATCGAGACAGTAGATAAAGATGTGGTTAGTTATGATTATACACAAGTGAGTGATTTTATAGTCACGGCAGATGTGCTTAGTGGAATGAGTAATAGAGTACATAACTGCTATAGATATAATACATATTACCCTTATAACGGAAATTATGGGTTTAATAACTATCCAAGTAATTTCTTTATTATACAGAATAATCATTCTAATAGTACACAAGAGTATAACTTTGTGGTTAGTTTAGAGTTAAAAAGTGGAGAGCATTTAAAGTTCATAGTAGATAATATGTATAAGAAACAACTTTATACTGCTTTATACAATCCAGAAAATGTGCATGAGTATATTGTAGAAACAGAGCATAGTAAAGCAATGATTAAGCTATTTAATATCTCTTTAGTAGTATTGCTTATATTATTTGCTGTACCTACTGTAGTACACATCTACACTCTTATCGAGTATCTTATTTTTAGAGTTAAATATAAGAAACTTAATGAAAGCGATGACTAGGAGGAATAAAATGGGATTTATAGTGGCTACTATTGTTTTAATGCTTATAGTTAAATGGATGTATGTGTAGGAGGTATTCGTGTGTTAGGTGTGCTTGGTGTAGTTGAAACTATATCATTTATAGTATTTATGTGTGGTCTACTCCTGTTACTTTGTCTAAGCGTTCTTATCCTAATTTCCTCTGTATTGGGTATACTAACTCTGGAAAGAATACCTAAAAATAGAGAGGAGATGGATTCAGTTATATGCTTTATTCTTACTATATTTGTTCTTATTTCATTTATTCTAATGCTTAATACAGAAATAGCTTTTAACGAGCCTAAGTATTATAGGACTGGCGATGTAGTTACTGTTAATGCCATGTATGATAAAAAGCTTAGCTATAACTACAAAGATGTAGACGGATATGTATTAGGAGAGGATAAATATAATAAGTATAACGGAGAGTCAAATTTATCTGTAGAGGTACAACTGAATACTGGGGAGAACTTTCAGTTTACAGTAGAGCAATATGAAGTAGACAAACTCGCAACTGTAATAGAGAATCCAAGTAGTTTAAAGGAGTATAATGCTGATAATATATCAGATATCTATACTTGGCTCAATAATGGCTTGTTAGGAAGTAAGTTTAAACATAGTTATGTTATACTCTTTCTGTTTTCTATGATAGATGTGGTATATTTCTATTCTGTTTATTGCCATGAAGAGTGTGATGAACCCAAAAGAAACAATCCATATAGAGGCACTAATCTATTCAAATAGGAGTTGTATTGCATTGGGAATAATATTGTAGTTACTTTGAGTTTATCTAGCAATACTGGAGGATACAATGAATTTCGCTTATTTAGTAACATTTGCATTAGTGCCATTACTTTCTGTATTAGTAGTTCATTCTTATACCAGAAGAGTTATTACCACTTCTGGTATTTCTTGGAAGTACTTAGCATTAGTACTTTTAGAATCCTGCATTATAGGTATAGCAGGCTCAACAGTATGCCAGTATGCGTTACACGATAGTGTTTATGTGCCTACAGAACTAACAGCTATAAATGGAGACGGTAGTATATCATATTCCTCTTATGATGTTTCTAATACTGCAGTTACCTTAGATAAAGATGGCAAATACAATGTAAAACTGGAAATGAAAGACGGAAAGACAGTAAGCCTTTATCTTACAGATAGCGAGTATGATACTTTAAAGCAGTCTTTCTTAGAGTCAACTAGTACTGGGTGGATGCCTAAGAATGTTTATATATTGCTTAGTAGCCTTATAGGTGTTGTATTCTGCACATTATATTTAATTATTATCTATAACAGAGTTATAAAGCAGGAAAATACACTGTATAGTGCATTTAAGTCTAGTAAGCACATGAGTATGCTGTACTTATTTCTCATAGTAGTAGCTATATGTATTCATTCTTATTTGCTTTCCTATGTGGTGGTTTAGTTTATGTATGTTGGAGGTGTTTATATGCTAATAGAATTTGTATATTTTGTAGTTACCACAATAGATAATATATGTAAGGCTTTTTCGACTAATTATACAGTAAACACTACTTCTGCCATTGGTATTATGGTGTTTGGTGTACTGCTTATTGCTTTCCTTTTAATCAATATGGATGCAAAAAATAAGGGTATGTTACACAGTTGGTTTGAGTTGGGGGATGTATAACTATTTTGTGTATGGGAGTTATTATTCCGTTACTGTTAGTTATAGCCACTGTAGTAGAATAGGCTACTGTGTGTTTTGAGGGGTGTTGTATGGAAGATAATATTGTAGTTACTTTAGGTTTGGTTGCACTGACATTTGTTGCATTTTGTAGATTCTACACTATGCTTACTGGTGGTGATTTTATATTCGATTTTACAGAAAGTTTTTATGCCATACATACTATCTCCACTGATAGTGCTATAGGACTTCTTTTTCTAGGTGTATTTGGTATAGTAATTTTAGTTACAGCGTTAGATTCATCTAGTTAAGAATAAAATAGGGGGAGTAGTATGCAAAATATAATCATTCTAATATTTATTATTTTAGCCCTATCAATAGCTTATATGGTTTTTGGAAACAATAAGGTAAAAGTAAGAAGAAGTGGAAATAGTATAACTGTTGTTACAAAGGACAGAACAGTTGAGTATAACTATTCAGAAGTGGTTGAAAGCCATTATGTATTCAATACAGATACAATGGACTACGATGTAGAGCTAACAGTAGTACATAATGGAAGTGTATCTAAGCTTAGGTTTAAGTTCCCTAATGGATATCTTAGTTTATTAAGGGTTGTATTAGAAAATCCAGATACGCTATAAAGAAAAAATATTTTTAGATTGCAGAACTATTTTTTCTTTTCACAGACCTAATGACAATATAAGGTATAATTTATTTTAAAGGAGGAAAATATGTATTATATCTATAATTTCTTAGGGAACAAGACCGAGACAAGACTTATGCTATTTCTGTTTATTGTTACTTTAATTGCTTTACTTATCTCGTTTGTGGAAGATAAGCCATTAGTTTTCTTCTGTTTGTATACACTACTATGTGTTATAATTACTGGGTACTATATTCAAAGTGTTTATGGGAACAGTAATTATAACATAAGTAGGGATGAAAACTTTTTAATCATCACAAACAGAGAAAATATCACTAGATATGATTATACAGATGTTGCTAGTAGTGATATGGAATTAGACCTGTATAATGATTCATACAATGTAAAAGTATATAAGAATGATAATACAGTTATCGAGTTTTCTTATCCAAGAGTTTTAAAATCAGATTTAAAAAGAGCTTTAACAAATCCAAAAACTGTGTTATCATACAATACAGTTTCAAATATAGACTATGTAGCATCATTTAGATTTAGTTTGCTAGTAAGTGTTCTTACTTTCATGTTGTTACTTTTGGCAGGGTTGTTTCATAGTCTTAACTCTAAGGTAGAAAAGGCATTTAGGAGGGTTTTAAGTGGAAAAGTTTCTTTTTAGTATGGCAGGTAGTAATGATAAGTTTATTATCATCGGAGTTGTTATCCTAGCGTTGTTTATCTTCTCTTTAGTAAAGAAGTTTACGGCATTAGCAAAGTTTACAGTCATACTTGGTATAGCTTTTGCACTTATGTATCTATGTACAGCAAACTACAAAGAAAACTTCGGTGTATCAATTCATAATGATACAGTTGTTGTAGAGAACAAATACACCGAGCGTTTAGAGTTTAGTTTATTAGACGCTAGAAAAGTTTCATGGAAAGAAAGTCCTAGTGATAAATCGAAAGTAGAAATTACTGTACTTTTAAAAGATGGAAAAAGTGTAAGCTTTACAGTTGACAGTAATTATAAGCAATTTGCAGATTATGCTGTAAACCATATCTTAGTGAAAGATAACACAATGTATTAGAAAGAAAGGTGTGAAATGGACTTAATTATTTTTACTGTTCTCCTGTTCCTTATAAACTTTGGCTTTAACTTAAATGTTGTTCTTGGAAAGTATGATGTATCATACGCTAAGTATTCAAGCCTAGCGTTTGTAGCTTACTTATTCGCTTATCCGTTCCTTAATAAGTCTTATACTATTGGATTTATGCATTTCTTATTAATCTTACTTGCTATTTTTATTTACTGGTGTGCTTGTAGAGTAAGAATTGTGGTTACAGATGCTATAAGTGGAAATAACCTAGTAGATACTGACGAGGTATAGTAGATGGCAGAGCATTTAAACTGGGCTAGAAAGTATAGACCTAAAAACCTAGCAGAGTATATGGGGCAATCCATTAAGAATAGGGTTATGCAACGGTTAAGTGATGAATCTTTGTATCCTAGAATATGGTGTTTATACGGAGATAGAGGTTCTGGAAAAACTTCTTTGGCTAGATTGATAGCTGTAGAAATGCTCTGCGAAAATAAAGTAGACTGTCATTCCTGTGGTAAGTGTGAGATGTGCGTGGAGTTACAGGAAAATCTACTGTATAACGATAGTGGTTCTACCACCCCTAATGTAATTGAAGTGGATGTGGCTACAGATGGTGGAAAAAGTGCTATAGAAGAAATAATGAGTGAAATGGATATAGAACCTTTGTATGGTAAGTATAAAATCTGTATCCTAGACGAGTGCCATAGACTTACACAACAGGCACAAAACAGCCTTTTAAAGCGTTTAGAAGAGCCAAAAGCCTATGAAGTCTATATTCTATGCACAACAGAGCCAGATAAGCTATTACAGCCAGTTAGGAGTAGGTGTGAGATAAGTGTAAGTGTAAAGCCTGCAACTTTACAGGATTTAGTAAATAGACTACTGTTTATCTGTGAGAAAGAGGGAATAGAAACTTCTGAACAAGCATTAGTAGCATTATCCAATGCAAAGAATAGAAATCCAAGAGAAACAATTTTAAAGCTAGAGGATATAGCAAAGTCTAATAATTATAAGGTTCTGTTAGAAACAGTTCTAAAAGAAACAGGAACAGTAGAAGCAGATACCTATATAGATTACTTTAATAGTGCTAATTCCTCATTAAGTGATATAGTTAAGTTCTGTTGGAATTTACAGGATATAAACATTCAGCCTAGAGACTTTCTAGTTGGACTTAGTAAGTTTGTAATATCATGTTTACATATAGTCGAAGGTCTTGGCTTAGAGAGGTTTAGTAGTGATTATATCACGAAAGTAAAAAGCTTTTTTAAGTTTTATACCCCACAAGAAGTAGATACTCTTTTGCAAATTATAGAATATGCTATAAAGTCTGCAACGAATAGTTCTGACATGGGAGAGTATATCTTACTTACAACAGCTATGAGAATTGGGAAGATAAAGTTGTTAGAAAAGGACTTATCCAATGAGAAGGCAGTTTCCGTTAAAGAAACAAATAACGGAAATAAACTCCACATAGAAGAGATGAATAAGCCTATGCTATCTGAAAAAGAGGATGAAGTCTTAGATAGTGCCTTACTTACAGCCACATTTGGTAAGGAAGTAGCCGAAATTAAGTCAGATAAACCTATGAGTTTAGATATAGATGATGAAGACGAGGAGTGTTTATCAGATGATAGTTCCTTTATAGACTCTCTAATGGGGATGTAGTTACTTAAAATCAAATATTATTTATCAAAATATGGAAGCTTGTGTGTAAATGAGTTTATTTGCACACGAGCTTCTTCTGTTATATAGATAGGTGGAAAACTATACTAAGGGGGTTTAGAAATGAAAAAACTAATAATTACAGTTTTTGCAAGTTCAATACTTTTATCCTGTCCAGTAATGGCAAATAGCCTATCAGATGTAGCAGGAAAGAACGCACAGGCACAAACACAGCAAGTTGAAACACAAGCACAAACTACTGCTCCTATTCAAAATAACAATGGGGGTATAAGCTTTGATACTACACAAAAGGATAGTATTAAAGCTATTGCAGATGGTGCTGATTTTAGTGCTGACAATCCAGTAGTTAGGGATATACAGAGAAAGGCTTCTGCACCGATAAGTATAGTCATGCAGTTGTTAGCATGGGCTATTACAGTTCTTGTAGGAGGTTCTACCCTATTGGACTTGGCTTACATCTGCATACCTTTCGCAAGGGGTTTATTAGGAGGTGGTGCAGGGGCAACAAGTGCAACAGCAGGAAGAGCAACAACGGGAATGGGAAACAGTTATAACGGTAACTTTGGTGGAAATCCCTATGGTGGAAATCCCTATGGAGGAAATCCGTATGAAAGCGGTTCTACCTCAACACCAGTTAGACCTGCAGGTGGTAGTGGTTTTTGCCTAGTAAGTCAAGAAGCTATCAATGCATCTACAGCAGTTGACCCACAGACAGGAAGAGTAAAGGGTGCGTTAGGTGCTTACTGGAATACAGCAGTTGTAAAGCTTGTAGCTACTCCAATACTGTTAATTCTTACTTTGACTGGTGTACTACAGAAGTTAGGTTTCTTAATCGGTTCAGTTATATTCAATTTACTTAGAACAATTCCGGGAATGAGCTAATAGAGGGCTAAAATACTATGTTTGAGAGATTAAAGCGAGTTATTAGCGAGAAAAACAAGACAAGTAAAGAGATTAAAAGGAGGAGGAAGAGAGATATAGAGGATATGAGAAATGAATCCCTATTTAGTGCAAAACTTAGTAGTGATTTAAGTATTATATCTGTGTTGCTTATGGATGATAGCATTAGTAAGGTGGAAGTTGAAGTAGACCCAGAAAATGTAGCAAGATTAGACTCAGCCATGTATGGCTATGAAATGGCTGAATATCAAGTAGTAAAAGATGATATGCGATATACCATAAGCAATAAGGAAATATCTTTTTAAGTAGTATGACGGTACAAGAAAGAATCAAAGACTTACAGCATAGAACTGGATTATCCGAAGAAGTTATCAGACAAGTGCTAGAAGCAGAAACAAAGTCTATTATAGATTCCTTAGCAAAAGGTGAGAAGGCTACAGTAATAGGAAGATGCACTTTTACTCCTGTCTTAGTAGAAAGAGTAGGATATGGAGGGGTTAGTGCTAAGCATATTCGAGTAACAGCAAAAGCTTCAGCTAGAATAGTAAATAATTTGTTTATGCGAAGCGAATTCGAGCCTAGTACAGATGAAAGCCTAGAAGACGAGGTATTACGCTTAGATAGTGATATTAGAACCTTTCAAATCGAGGAACTAGCATGACCTATAAGACACATAGAGAGTTTTCTATCTGGTTTGGTTTAATACTAAACATACTTATCTACAAGCTAGGGTTAAGTAATACAAACTACTATCTAAATATGGCAGTTATACTATTATTTAGTAGACAAGGTGCTTTATTTCCAGACATAGACCATGAATGGCAAAATGTAAAAGAAAAAACTGTGTTAAACAGAGCTATAAACTTTATAATTCATGCTACTGGAGGAAAGCATAGGAGTTGGCAAACACATAGTTTAGATATATGGCTAGGTAGTTTAATCGCTTCATTATACTTGGCAAATACCTTATCATTTGAGGATAGAGCAGTATTACTACTGATAATTGCAGGGTTCTTCGGAGGTTGGTTTAGTCATCTGTTTAGCGATATGTTAAGTAGTGATGGAATAAGGCTGTTTTGTTTCAATAGTAAGTTAAAGCTTAGATTAGTTCCTAAGAAAGCAAATCTTTCCGTAAATATGACAGCAACATTACTTATTATCGCAATAGTTGAAACATATTATAGATTACATCTTCCAAACGGTGATTTGGTAAGAAGTGTTGGTATAGCAGTTGGAGTAGTATTTGGGTATACAGCGTTAAAGCTTGGAAACATGAAGTTTAATACAGGCTTAACCTATACTGGTTCAGGGGACAACAAAAATGCAAAACCAACATGGGAAGATATAGTTTATAAGTTCACTTTAAGGGTAAACCTAGTAGTTTTTATTCTTTCAGTAGTTTATCCTTATTGGCAAGTAGTTTAAGAAAGGAATAGTACAATGAGTAATTTAAAGAAAAGAGTTTTAGTACTAATGGCTGTATTCATACTTGTTTTAGCAAATGGATTTAGTGCATTAGCTTTTACCTCATCTGATGTGGCAAGAGCCTATGAATCCTTAACTTCTGAGGATAAAGCAAAGGTTATTGTAGCACCAGATAAGACTAGCGTTACGATTGACGGAACAAGCGTACAAACTAGTCCAACAAGCCAGTCAAATGCTACAGCAGTTTCCATAGGTGGTGTTACAGTATATGTTACACAGGGAAATATAGACCCCATGTATAATGCTTTAACAAACCTATCTGCAACAACAACTAAAACCCAAAACGATAAGGGAGCAGAGGGTGCTAATGCTAAGATAGATTCTATGGTACAGATGTTTGATGTATCTGCCGATATACAAGGTGCTTCTCTAGCATTTAGTGGGTTTAAACAGCCATTAGCCTTAACAATAGGTGTTGTAACCTACTTTGTTCTTATCTTCTTCGGTTTTGTAACATCCTTAGATATAGCATTTATCACAATTCCTATATTTAGAGGCTTCTGTAATGAAAAAGGAGAGTTTGGTGGTTTATCTGGTACAACATCAGATGGAACTATGAAAATGAGATTCATAAGTGACGAAGCCGTATATGCTGTTAGAAATGCAGAGGTAGGAAGTGGTAAAAATGCATTAGTTGCCTACACTCAAAAAAGAGCCTATGGTGTAATTATGCTAGGAATAGTAATAACATTACTGCTTACTGGAAACTTAGGAATAATCATGAAGATTGGTGTTAAGCTTGCAAGTGGAATCATTTCTGGAATACAGATATTTGTAAAGTAATTTTATGAAAGAGGTGGTTTAATCGCCACCTCTTTTCTATAGGAGAGATAGATGGATACCTATAAAGATATACCCTATGATATTGACTTCGGTGTATTATCCCCATTAGTAGATGCTCTTGTAGGATTCGGAACTATGGCATTTAGTGTACTATCAGTAATTCTTGTAGTATATATGGCTTTAGTAACAACATTTGATATAATGTATATTACCTTTCCAATGATACAGAGTATGGCAAGTAAGAGGAATTTAGACGGAAGTTTAGATATTAGCGGTTTAAAGTTTAGAGTAATTTCAAGGGATGCCTATAATGCAGTTCAAGAAAAGTATAGTATAGAGGGTTCTGGTAGAGGTTTATATAAGAGTGCATTGCTAATTTACCTAAGAAAAAGACTTAAAACATATTTAGTATTAGCAGTAGTTCTAGTAGTAATGTTTAATGGATTTAATGTTCTTGTACTAATTATCTCAAAGTTACTAACACCGTTATTTAAGGCATTTAAAATCTTTCAATAGCTTTAGCAAAATAGCTAAAGCTATTCTTTTTATTTAAACTGTTATAATTATAGGAGGGATTTTATTATGAAAATAGTCAAAAATATAAAGTCTGTTGTTGTAATGAGTTTATTAGCATTTACATTATCTTCTTGCTCAGGCAAGGTAGATGATGTATTAAGTGATATGCAAGTTACTGTAGCAAAGCGTATAAACTGGAATATAGAGCAGTTAACCAGACTTAAAAATGTAGGTTTAGTTACAGATGCTATGTACGATGGGTTAGTTACAAATATAAACTCTAGGTTAGGAAAGATAACCAATACAGATAATACTAACTTAGATTCAAATGTAGCTAACTTTATAAAACCTGCATTATCTTATATTATGTCCACTTCTAGTAGTCCTTTCTCTGGTGTAGCAGGGGCAGATAATTTAGCGGAGTATCCAACATTTAAAACTTATGTTGAGAATATAGGTTCAGTTAGTAGCTATTTAGGCAGTAATAAAGGAAATCCAAGTGTAGACAGTAAGAAAGTTACACCATTAGAGATTTTTAGTACAAAGAATACAACAAAATCAAGTGGTGGGCAGGATATAAATGAAATTTTAAATTCTAGGATATATGTATTAAACGCTGACTTAGTTGGAACAGACCTTAGTGATTTGGCAATAGCAATGAAAACCATTAAGGAATTAAAGGATAAAACAGGGCTATCTAACGAAGAAAGAGATAAACTAGCAAAAGCTAGAGGTTGGTTATCGAACTTTAAAGAAACAGACATGAGTTTATTAGATGGTTCTACAAGCCTTACTAGAATTACAAAACCTAATGCAGAAGCCTATAAAGTAGCTACTGGTAGTGGAATACCAGAATCTAAATCAGATGAAAGCCTAAACAATCCGTTAAAAGGAGAGGACTTAGCAATATTTTCCAGTACAGTTCCAGTTATGGCAATCAGATTACAGGAGTTAGACGATAAAGTTATAGACGCTCTTTTAAAAGAAATAAATGACGCAGGAGATTCCTATTTAATTGACTATGTAGACGGTGACGCTAATAAAGGTGCTAGAGTATATAGAATGTTCTATCCAGTAAGCTATGTAGATACTGTAAAATATGATAGTACAAACAAGAAAGCCAATATCATATCAAAGAAAAGCGATTTAATCACGGTAAACATTATGACTGGGCAAGTAAACTTAGCAAAAGATAATGATTACTATAGTGCTGAGGAGCTAAAGTCCATAGAGGCTATATACAATGTTTTAGGTAATTCAGATAATGAAAGTTCCTTTACTATTTGGGATAAGGCAAAAACAAAGGAAAAGCATAACGGCATAGAGTCAGATGTAGAAAGTAATACAATACTTTTAAAAGATTACTTAGAGTATACATACTTACCGACATTCATAAAAGACGAGCCATTTGTAGCATTAGGAAGAAAGGTGCGTTTATACGGAATAGAAAAGGATGGTACTTTTAAGGACACTGCAAAGATAGGCAAGTTTATAGATAAAACTGGTTTTCCCATTACAGGTGCTGAGCCTATTAAGCTAGATGATTTAGTAGATAGAAAGTCTGGAAACAAGGATAATGAGAAAACAGCTATTAAACTAGATAACCTAGATGGCACAAAGAAAGAGAATAGTAGTGAAACTTCTAAAACTCCTATCTATGTAGGCGGACAATGGGAAAGTGAGGTTTATAGGGGAGGAGTTGAATCGTTTGCCTATAAAAATAAGTATGGTAATTACATTAGAAATGGTTGGGCATGGATAGATGCCAATAAAGACGGAAAAGCAGAGTGTTATAAGTTTGTAGATGGTGTTCTTGTTACAAGCGAGATAAAAGACGAAGACAGTGCAATAGTTAATAGAGACGGTCAATGGATTCAGAATGGAGAAATACAGTATAAAACCGTTAGTGAAAGTGACGAGACAAAGGATACAAGCACAAAAGTAGAAATAAACATAGGAAGTAGCACAGGTTTAGCATCAGATGTAAATAAAGCTAGGTTCGAGAAAACAGTTTATAAGAGCGAGATAAGCCCAGTAAGTGAGTTTCCTAACAATAGTTCAGATAATAGTGTAGCAAAAGTAGATGGTAAGGAAAACGGGGGTAAAAAGTCAAGGCTTATACATTATGGAATCTTCTTAAATACAGACCTTTACAGAACTCAGCTCTATAGTGGTTGGCTAAATGTAAATGGGGAAGGTAGTGGTGGTTCTCTTACTTGGTGGAATGAGTGGTTAAAGAAAGCAAAGTTTAGCTATAGTATTGATAAGAATAAGTTAGCAGAGTACTTAAATGTAAACTTTATAGCCGATACTACTGGTGATAGGGATAATACTATAGTTTTAGATGCTAATACACTAGGGGCTATTCAAAGCAATTTACTGCAGGAAAAAAGGATAGAACAGATTACCTTAGTTCGAACACTACTTGTAGGTTTAGGTTTCTTTTGTTTTATCTACGGAGCGTTGCTTTTGGTAGCATGGGTTATTGATACATCCACAATGATAGAGATAAATCTGTTTACTCTTTTAACTTTTGGTAAGTGTGTGGCGATAGTGGATAGCGTGGAGCGTCCTGTGTCTGATTTATCTGGCAGAGCGTATCTTACATTTAATGGCGTTCTTTTGCGTTTAATTGCCCTTGTTGGCTTAGGACTGGTACTTATCAATGTGGACTTCTTGGGGCTTGTTGGAAGGCTCTATGATGCGTTAAAAGGCATAACGGATTTCGTGCAGAAAGGATTTTTTGGAAAATGATAAAGCTTAAAAATCTCAAAGTAAAAATGGTAAATATAGCTGTGGCTCTTTCCTTACTTTTGCCTTTTTTATTTCCTAGTAAGGCTTATGCGATAGAGTATAGCAGTACCTTAAATACTCCCTCAGCTTTAGGTTCTCCGTTATTAAACGAGAATACTTGGGAGGAAAGTGATTGGAATAAGTGGGAAACCGTAGCCTTTGGTGTATTTCTAAGTAACTTTGCCGTACCATTACTTGATGACTATAACTCAGCCTTTCAAAGTGCTAGTGGTATAGGCTCAAAAGGGGTTGGGTTAAAGGCTTTACAGTATGGTAGCGGAAACGATTCACAAGCCAATAAAGTTCTTATAAACTTACTTAGCCTAGCCATTAAAGACCAAGCACAGGGATTACAACAAATAAAAGTAAGATACCATAGTATAAATTCCAGTTTATCCGATAGTTTAACTGGGGAGCTTACAGATGACGGTACAGAAGCGAAATTAAAGGATATGTTTGTAAATCTATATGACGAGGATAGTGCAAATATATTTGGTGGAAATGAGCCATCTAGTGATGAATCCTATTTAAAGCGTGGTGTAGTAGGTGGTGAGTTTAAGAAAGACCAAGTTAAAGACCAAAAACTTAGATTATATTACCTATCAGAAGCTAAATTACCACAGCTTTACATAGTAAGTGGTGGAAAACCTATACAGATATTTGATTTATCCGATGGGTATGACGCTCAAATGTTTTCATTAAGTATTGCTCGTTCTGCATCCTCTGATTACGGCGAGGAAGTAATGAATAACATAGAAGCCCTTATGGACTTGCCTATAGGATTAGATGTTTATGGGAATATTTGCGTACAGAGCAATGGTAGAAACATAGTAGTAGTTCCTGCTTCTTCAAATCAGTACTTAACTAAAGAAAAGCAGTATAACCTACTTACTTCTAATTTTATGTTAGGCTCATACCTTAGAAAAACTGGTGATAACTTAATAAGTTCTATAGCTTCTTACAGAACCCATTTACTTAGTGACGCTACATTCTATAGTGGTGATTCTATAGCGAATTCCTCTGAGGATTCTGACGATTTAGGTAAGGTTATTATGTATAACGATACAGATATACCGTTATATTCCTTATTACAGAGTAAAATTACAGATGAAAAAGACTTTAAAGCTGTTTGTAGTGATTATTTAAATGGTGATATAGACTATGATGCAGGAGAAGAGCTGTATAAGTTAGTGAATACAGATATTACAGAGAATAAGATAGGCTATCCCTTTAAAGTTGATGTAATAGGGGCTGAGGGTTCTGTAAAGTTCTTTGATAAGTTGTGGAAGAAGTTAGGAAACGCAAGTGGTGCTAGTTCTAAGAAAGTTAGGTCGGCAGTAGCAGTAGGAAGTTTAATTGCTACATTATACCCAACAAAGTCTACAAACAATGTATTAAACTATATGATTACTGTTTCTGGAAAGTCTACATTGTTTGGTAGTGCTGATAGACAATACTTCCCTGCAGGCGGTTCTTATGACACTACAGGTGATGATGTATTTCTAAAATATGGAAACTTTGCTTTAAAGTACATTGACAATAAAAATAAGCTAAATATCTCTGGCGATAGTGGGTTTGAGGTATTTACGCAGGATTCCTTTGCTAATAGAGTCCGTTCCAGTAAGACAGCCATGGAGTTAGCAGAGGCAATATTCACAAATATATCTCCTGTACAGGGAAACGCTGTTACTGGTGATTCAATCCTAAATGGTTTACTCATTCACTGGTTAGTGAATGAAAGTGGTTTTCAAAAAGGCAAGTCTTTTAATATAGATAAGCTTAAAAATATGAGAGCCAAGGATATATTTGAAAAGGGTTGGTTTAAAACGGCTGTAAATGCAGTAAGAGGATATGAAACCCTAGATGATATGCAAAACAGCTTTTATAGAACAGGTGCTATATTTGGATTCAATAGCTCGGCTATTACAGCAAGTAATGTGTTAAATGTGGTTGACGGTACGGAATTTGCAAGCTTTACACCTTATATCTATCTTACATACTTAGATTTCTACGGTGTATATGATAAAAAGAGTGAGTTTAATCCAGAATTGTTTACTGGGGACTTACTTGCAAGAACAGGCGAAGATATTGCAAAAGGTGCTGTATTATCCTCAGAAGAGAAGAAAGCATTACTTGAAGATTATGTTTATAACATTTTAGACCCAGATACAGGTGGAAAGTATACAACAAAGCTGATAAACAAGTTTGTTTTAGAGTTTTTACATGATAATTACAAAAAGATAGTATTTGGTTCTACAGATGGATATATAGCAAGTAGTATAAGCTCTAGTGGAGATGAAGGCTTTTTACGAATCAATACAGTAACAGAAAATATGTTTATTGGTGGCTTGGCTAGGTCTTACGCTCAAAACTTCTTAGTTGTATTCGCTGTATTACTACTGATAGCTTTTATATCAGCTATATTTAGTGGCGGAGGAATCTTTAGAATAGTAGGAATTACTGTATCATTTGCCTTTCTAATGGCTTTTAGCCCAACTGTTGTGGATTTAGTACCTACAGTTATGAATAGAGTAGTGCAAGGTATGTATAGTGATAACATGACCTACTGGGCTATAGCAGAAAGTATTGATAACGATAGAATAGATATATCTTCTAACGAAGGAGTTGACAAAGATAAAGAAGTAAATTCGTTTATCAGAATGTTAAACATATCACAGTATGATAAGACAATTATGATAAAGAATGATATATCTAAGAAGATAGTAGAGCAGATACCAAATACGGATATGGCAAAGCTACAAAGAATGAAAACTACTAAGTGGCTTTTCCCCATACTTATGAGACAGTTTACAGCAAATAACGGTTCAGCAGAGTATGTATCAGTTACCCTATCCGATACCTATAGAAATATGCACAATCTATACTGGTTATATAGGGATTCTACAAGTGGTGGAGATAAGATTAAAGCAGACCTTACAAACAACAATACATATAGTGCTAAACTAGCTCAGGATTTAGGGATTGGTGTGGTAAGTAATGCTTTAAATAACGGAAACATACTTAGCCTTAGTGATAAGCAATCCTTATATGGGGGTTATGCTAGTACAAAGGGAACTGGTACAGAATTAGACCATCATGCAGTAAATAGGTTTAATGGGGAGGACAATGTAAACTTACATACAACATTTTATCTATTAAACTTTGGTAGTAGGTTTAAAGTACCAAATCCATCGGAGTTAGGCGATTTAGGTACAAATATCAACAAATTCGGTTATAACAAAGATACTTGGAATGAGTATGCAGAGTATCTGGCTACAAGTGGTAGTTCAAAATTAGGGTTTATGAAAAGCCTAGTAGATATAACTGATAATGAGGTATTACCTACAATTTCAAAGTATAATAGCTACAATATGCCAGTATATAGCTATTTTGGTTACTTATGGATGACAGAAAATCCAATGCCTTACTTTTATATCAATGTAAAGGATACTTTTAATCAAGATATGAGTGTAGGTAAGTTAGCTTATGAGTTACAAGGGTACTACGCTGATATAGAAAATGCAAATGGTGATGTAGTAGAGAAGAATGCCCATTTTACCTTTATGCGAGATGCGAGAAATGGAAAACTTAGAGATTTCATGGATATGGAAGAGTTTTTCACAAATGTACTGCCTTATATGTATAATGTGCAAATTATAGCAGGAGGTACTGGAAAGCACGATGGTGCGTTCGGTTTATCTGATATAGGGGACGACTATTCAATTTATAAGGCTAATAAGAAAGACTGGTTATTTAGGAGTAATTGGGTAACAAAAATAGAGGAAGGAGATATATTTAACAAGAAAGAAAAGATAGGATATAAAGACTCTGCAGGAGATAAGCATACAGCCGAAATAGTAGGTTCTTTGAATCCTAAAAATTATGAAGCCTATAGACCTATGATATTTAGTGAATCACAGATGGTAGAAATGGGGCTTACAAAGGCAGACCTCTCCTATACAGAGACACAAATCCTAAAGTTTAACAGGGATGTGGAGAAAGAGTGGACAATGCTATTAAACTATGTAAATAGTGATGGCATGAAGGCAGATGTACTATATAGACAGATGGCATTAAGTGCTACATTACAGTTTTCTAAGAAATTTAGCACAAGTACTTTCCAAGAAAAGAGAACCTTATATCCATTTACATTAGATTTAAGGAACATGAGTTTTGATAGTGTTATGAAGCTTTTATACATGGGTTCTACACATAATGCTAGTGTACTCTATAAAGATACAATGCGTACTGTATTAGAAGATGGAGACCTGTTTAGTGGTATTATATTACTTACAAATGCTATAGCTTGTAGTAAAGCCATTCCAATAGTAAGAGATTTTGCCTTAGCCTTTGTAACCTGCTTGTTGGTATTAAAAACCATATTAGATATTATTACAAGTAAGCAAGAAAAGGCTAAATACCTATTAGGTACAGCATTTATTTATATGAAGGCTTGCTTCTATACATTTATATTTTTCGGTGTATTTAAGTTTTTACTATTAGTTAGCTCACCTAGTCAGATACTAAGCTCTGTTAGAAATACTGGGGTTACACATAACGCTTGGTGGTACAATCTTCTTATTTTTGCAGGGTGTGCATGGTATATCTACACCTTAGTATGGAATATAATTAGATTTACTTGGATAAATAGAAGAGATATGGGATTAGAGGCTAGTTTAAATAGTTTATCTGATATAAGTTCCGCTTTAACTGGTGGTTTTGGTGGTTTATCCAGTACACTAGGTAATCTATTAGGTGGAAGTACCGAAAGAAGTAGCTATAGTGACCTAGATAGAAGAAAAGAGTACATGAATGACGCTCAAAGTAATGGCCTAGGAAATAATCAAACAGGCTTTACACAAGAATTTTCTTCTGTAAATAGCAGTAACGGGGCTAATAATCAGAATAGGGATAACAGTTCACAAACAAGTGATTTTAGTAGTAGAGATTTTGATGATTATAATAGCTATAGCCAAGATACAAGTAGTTCCAGTTCCAATACAACAGATTCTAGCATTACAGAATCCATAAACGAAAGTATTGAAAGAGGAAAGCGAGAAAGCGAGTACAGTAGTGAAAAGCGAGAAGAATCAGCAAACTCTACAAATACCACAAATACCACAAGTACCACAAATACTGGAGGCAATTACGACTACAGTAAAAATGACTATAGTGGAGGGGGTGTAAGTCTTGAATAGTTCTAGGTTAGTGAAAAACAATGCAGGGGATAAGATGTTTATCCCCATGAATGTTGAAGGAAATAGTTATGACGAAAAGTTCTTTAATACCACCAAGGTTTTAACTATAGTTTCCTTAGTAGTATACTGGGTATTTATCCTTACTTGGATAAATACCCTAGAAAATGCTTCTATGCTATTTAAGATTATAACTATATTGATTAGTTTAATCGCCACAATACAGTTAGTAAGGTTTGTAGTATTTGAGGAAAGATACTTCTTTAAAATGTATCAGAAAATGCTTTTATACAAGAATCCTACAAGTGATGTATTCTGGGATATAGCAAGTATAAAATCAATCTATGGAGACAGCATAGCTCTATATTCAGATATGAAGATTGGTGTATTTGTCAAGTTAAATAGAGGCTCTATAGTAGGTAAAGATGAAGAGTTTATCGAGAGCCATTATGATGCCATTTCCGATTTTTTAAGAGAGATAATTGGTAGAGGCTATAAGTATGTTCATTTAAACCTTATGGAGAGAGCCGATAATGATACAAGACTTGACTACCTAGGGGCTGAAATAGATAAAGTAGAGAATAAGAACATTAAAAAGCTGTTACAATTACAATTAGGTAATTTAAAGAATGTTACTAGAAATTCTCTATATGAAAACGATTATTACTTGATATACACACAAAAACTCGATAGGCTAGACTTAATCCTAAAGGATGTCTATGATTCTTTAGACATCCTTATGGATGGAAACTTTATAGGGTATAATATACTTGATACAAAGGAAATAATCGAGTTACATAAGGAGCAGATGGGTGTAGCCTACTTTAACTACAACTTAGCCACAATTAATACCTTTAGAGAGTATCAAGTGGATAAAAGACCTGCCATTAGCCTAAAAAAGATATATCTAAATAATGGCTCTGTTATAGAACTTACGAAAGAGGACGAGTTGTTTATCAGAAAGATAGCAACAGATATAGTTTCCTCAAGTTCAACCGAATCTATAGATATAGTACATAGGTTAAATGCAATAAAGGAGCAAGATTTTAGATTACGCTCTGGTGTAGACTTAGATAAAAAGCCGAATGCACAAGTGGTACAAAAGAAAGCAAATACTGTTAGAAATAAGGCAGTTAAAGTAGATAGTGTTGATTTTGACAAGCTTATAGATAGCAGTAGTAATGTTGAGAATAAAAAGCCTGTTGATAATACACAGGAAATAAGTGATGATTTTGAATTCGATTTTTAAGGAGATATAAGTATGAAAGTTTTGCTTATTGGTGGAAGAAGTGGGGAAGCTGTAGTATCTGCTATGAGACAGAAGTTTTCCGATGGTTCTGTAGAGTTTGCAAGTATAGAATACATTGAAGATTTGCAAGTATATTTGAATACTGGTGGCTTTGCTGATAGACTTCTAGTAATGGAGCAAGGCTTAAATAGGGATGGTGAAAGAGAGTTAGGAGACCTCTATCAACTTATCCAAGAGCTTACAGGTATCTTGTGTAGCCGTTTAAGTAATGCAGATATTATATTTGTAAGCCAAGATGAAGAGGTTTCCGATTTTATTCTCTCTTTAACCTTTATGTTAGGGGATAGAGTAGGGGTTTTATATTACAACACTACAGAAAAGTTCAAAGTATCATTTTTTAGAGAGTTAAGCCTAGTACAGTTAAATTCCTTAAAATCAAACCTAGTATTAGGAAAGTTTGTTTATGAGGGAAAGGGTAGCGAGTACCATGCTGTAGAACAGGTAAATGTAAGTAATAACTTTACAGATGTTGAGAAAGTAGATGACTTTGACAGTGAAAATGAGTTTAATGAGGATTTTACAGCAGAGGATACAGATACAGACTGGGGAGATACAGATACCGATACAGATTGGGGTGATACATCCGATTTAAACAGTTTATTCGGAGAGACAGAAGAAAAAGAGGAAACAGCAGAAAAAGAGGAAACAGATTCAGTTACAGATATTGTAAGTATAGATTCAGATTTAGTAAATGATAATGAGTTACTAGGTGAGTTACCAGAGTTACCTACAGAAGATTTTGGTTTAGAATCTAGTAATATAGATGTAGATTTTACTACAGTTGAAGAACAGTCAGAAAATGAAGTAAAATTTGAAGAACCAGATGAATTTGATTCATTTACAGGAGATAGTTTTGACAATGAGTTAGTAGCAGATAGTTCAGATGATTTTGCAGAAGATGTAGAAAATGCAGACAATTCTCTTACACTAGAAGAAAGTAACAACGAAAAAGAGAATTTAGAAGACGTAGAAAATGAAAGTACAGAAGTTCCAGAAGAAGCAGAGATAGATAGCTTATCTAGTGATTTATTTGCAGAACAAGATAGATTTACTGAAGAAAGTGATTCATATACCGAGGAAGAAGATACATTTAAACAAGAAAGTGATGTATCAGACCTGTTTGAGACAGATAATAGTCATGTAGAAATAGTTTCAGATGGTGAGCAAGAAAAGATTGAAGAAGCAGTAAAAGTAGAAGTTAAATCTGAAAAACCTGTAAAAGAAAAACATAAGTTCGGATTATTTGGTAGAGGTAAGGAAAGAAAGAAAGAGGCATCAAAAGAAAACTTAGAAGTAGAGCTAAGAGAGATGTTAGATTCATACAATAGAAGAGGTCATGTAATGACAGTAAGTGGTTCTAGTGACTCTGGAAAAACAACTATTGCAGGAAATACAGCCAATCTTATAGCGAACATGGGTTATACAGTAGCTTTGGTAGACTTTGATTTACATAAGAGAGGGCAAGTATTCCTAAACAGTAGTGCTTATGAATCAGTTATACACGATGATAATTACGAGGATGTGCTTTTACGAGTTATCAATTCAAAGGGTACAGATGTGTCAGCTCAAGCTTCGATAGTTAAGGAGGGTTTAAGTCTATTCGGTTTATCAGTAAATGAGGATACACCAGATTTACAAAAGATTATAAAGGATAGGGAATCCATTAGTAATTTTGTATATAACCTAAAAGCCCTTTACAATTTTGTTATTATTGACTGCCCTATGCAATATATGAATACGGATTTAGGTGAGTTAGCCATTATATCTGATACAGTAGCAATTACATCTAATGTAAGCAACAAAAGTATGCTAGAGTTTATCATGGAGATAACAAACATAAATGACCATAGGGTAGGAAGAGATATTGTAGGTAGAGGAAGAGTTGTATTAAATAGGTGTGATAGTACAAGTGGAGCATTACTCGGCTATAGATACAATAATTATCCAGATATCTTTGCTATACTAGACAGATTTGTATATGATAGTACAGGGTATTCTACAGACGGAATGTTTAGCGGTATGTTACACTCTACAACAATACCCACAATAAACGGCTTAGATAGCTTAATATTAGGCAAAAAGTATTTTAGCGAAACACCTAGTGGTAAAGAGCTATATGTGAATTTACTGCATAGCTTGCTGAAAAAGGAGGAAAGATGATAGTTTATCATGGTTCAAACCATAATTTTACTAAGCTTAAAATAAATAGTGCGTTATGTAGGTCAGAAGCTACAAAGTTAAACGAGGGATATGGTATTTATTTTTCATTAGATAAGAAAGTAGCAAGTAAGTATGGAAAATATCTATATACACTAAATGTAAGTCGAGATATTGTAGATTTAAGGAGTTTAGGTGGGGCAGGAAAGTTTGTTTCATTTCTATATACAGATATACTTGCACGTACTGGTATAATGCTAAATAATCTTATAGATGTTATGAAATTAGCACATAGTATACAAAAAGCTAAGATTAGTATAGATAGATTACCGAATGAGATAAAAAGTCTACTGGAGTCAGATTACAAAACTTACAGTTTATTAGGTGATAAAGGTATACAGAAAGTATATGTACAAGCCAGAAAAAGTATGAAAAATGTGCTTAAAGCATATATGTTTACCTATAACATACCAAATGTAGGTGTTATAAAGGATGTAAGTGCTGATATAGTACAGATTGTGAAAAAAGAAAGGCTATACTGATGAATTATACAGTAAATTTCTCGGTAGGATATGAGCAGAAAGATATAAAGGAAACAAAAGAGATAAAAGACAGTACAATTCTTGTTTATCTTGATAGTTCCGTAAACAAAAAGCTGTTTGAGTATTATTACTACTTAAAGGCAATGATACTCAATAATAACAGAGTTATTATTATACTGGACAATTATACTTGCGGAATAGAGAAACAGCTATGTATGCTGATGGTGTCCTATAATAGATACGATATTTACAGGGTATTAGAGCAAAAGGACTTAACTAGCGAGTACATTGAAAGCCTGTTAGAAAGAACTCCAACAATAGAGGAAGTAGAGCAGTTTATAGGTTGCGATATATCAATGTATGCTAATATGAACGAAGTACTCACGGAAATGAGCAGTCTATACGAGAATCCAGAGGCTTTAAGCGAGTTTATAGCAAAGAACCTAGAGTTGCTTGAAAATACTGTAAATGTGATTGACTTTTTAAAAGCTAATACAGATAATAACTCAATAGCATTGAATAATATCAAAGAAAAGCTTAGTAGTGAGGTAGAAAAGCTTAAATCAGAGATAAGTGTAACAAGTTCAAAGCTTAGAGAAAGCAACTATGAAAATAATTTGCTTAATACAGAGCTGTCATCTCTTAGGTCTGAATTAGTAGAGTACAAGGAAAGAGTAAATGCAGATAGTAGTAGTACACCTAAAATACTTAGCTATAGTACATTAAATATCAATACATTAAGTCACCGTACTGGTGCTGTTCTATACTTTAAGGAATTCGGTAAGCTTAGATATATAAACTCATTCATTTTAAGTTTATGTGAGCTAATTAAAGTAAAAGGTGGTGGTTTAAGCTATAAACTACTGATTTACGACACAAAAGTAGCTTTAGGTACTTACAAACCACTGTCTTATCTTGATAGACTAGCTTATACAGAAAGAAAGTCCATGTTCTTAGATGCAAAAAAGAATGAGAGGATAGTTGTTACAGAGCCATCTAGTGATATACTTAGTGATATACTAAAGTCAGATATAGATATAGTTATTATATATGATAGGCTCGGAATAAACAGAGATTTAATAAGTGGGGCTATGGTTTATAAGTACAATGTGGTATCTAGTATGGGTGACTATAGGACATTAAAGAGTTTAGAGCCTAATATATCAGATGATTTTATCATAGCACCGCCGTATGTAAGTAGTGGAGTGATAGGCTTACCAGAGTTTGTGCCAGAGGTTATGGCTAGGGTTAGAAATTCACCTAACTATAAAAACTCAGCTGGAAATCCAATAGCTACATTAGTGCAAAGCTATGCAAGTTTGGTAAATCCTAATAACTCTGGTGTGAATATTATAAACAGTATATTTGAGCGTATCAACATCAAGAACATAGCTTCTAGGAGGGTATAGTGTTTAATCGCAAAAATAAACAAGAAGGCAATAAGCTAGATATGTACGATATAATCTTTGCTAACTTAATTGCAGGAACCTCTATTATAGAGCCAGATAAAGAGTTAGATAGAGAGCATATTGATATAGGTTTCTCAAATGTATCCTCTGAAAAGTTGATTTTAAAATACTTTATGATTACTGGCTTTCCAGACTACACTTACACTCAACTGTTTAGCAGAATACGGGCTTATACAATGCTTTCTGGTGTTAGAGTAAACTTTCTAACTTACGGAGAGCCACATACTATAAACTGGGATTCAGCAGAGATGAAAAACAGAATGAAAGTATGGGAGCAATACACAAACAAGACAGATAAAGTAACAGGCTTTAACTATAGAGCAAAAAGAAGTGAAGTTATGGCTAAAGAGCGTATTATAAAGTCTACAATGTTTTTAAATAAGGCAGAGTTAGACGGAAAGCGTAAGTTAATCAAGGCAAGTTTTGTAATTGAGCTAGCTTGTTTAAGGGACTATGAATCATTACGAAATATGGAAATAAGTATAAAGGAGTTAAAGAATTTCTGTTCAAGTAATGAAATAAAGTTATTAGAGCTAAGAGTTAATATGATAGACTGGTTACAACAGCTTTGGATATTCTCTTTACGAAACATAAAAGAGGTAAGTAGGAGACTAGTAAAGAAAATAGTAACAGATGATATTATGGCGAATCTTAGTTCCTATAAACAGGGTAGAATCGGAGATGAAGGCATACCACTAGGTGTAGATGTAAATAGTGGTGCAATGGTACTAAAGAAGTTTAGAGGAAACCCAGATGAAGCGGAAAACATACTAATTTCTGGGGGTACTGGTTCTGGTAAGAGTTTATACACAAAGGTTCTTCTAAGTTGGCTTAGTATGGATTGTGTTATTACAGTTATAGACTACGATAACGAGTACAAGAAGTATGCCGATTACATCTATGACGCAAATCCGAAAGATGCAGTAGTTATATCCATGGGGGATGGAAGTAGCTCTTACTTTGACCCTATGGAGATAGGGGAGCTTACTGGGGATAAGGATGTGGATAAATCCCTAAAAAGTACAGCACAAAAGTACACAATGGCAACATTTTCTCTTATAATCGGTGGAGCAGATGGAAATCTTACAATGTGGGAGGAAAGTGTAGTCAGTGAAGCCATAAGAAATGTTTATGAGAACAATGGTGTTACAGATGATGAAAGTACATGGATTTACTCAAAAGGCTGTAAACTAGCAGATGTTTATGAGGAAATCAAGCTAGCCGTTCGCAGACAGGAGTATGTAGATGATAATATGGATAATATTAAGCATAAATCTGCTGTAAATGCCCTAGAAGCCTGTAAAAAGTTCTTTGAATATGGGGAAGCCTATTATGGAACATTTGCAAATCCAATAAACATAAAGGATATACGAGATAGTAAGTTTATAGACTTTAGTTTTGGAAGTAATAAGATAGCATCTCAAGAAAATCCAGTTATTACAGGAATAAAGCAGTTAAGTGTAGCAAACCTTACAAGCTTAATCAGTAATTATTGTAAATATGTTAGAAAGTGCTTTAATGTAAAGGTATGGGAAGAGTATCAAAGATTTGGTCAGATAAAGGGAAGTGCTGAAATAATCAGAGATTCCATTACTGGAGGAAGAAAGAACGGTGATATAAACCTTATTATTACCAATGACTTAGGGGCTATGCTTGATGAAGATAACAAAGCTACAGCAACGCTAGAGCAAAACATTACTGGTTATATTCTAGGCAGTATAAAAAGTGAGAGTATACGAGAAAAGTTTTGTAACAGGTTTAACCTGCCAGAAATGGTACAGCCACTAAGAAGAATTAATAAGGCAAATGAAAATGCCAAGAAAGGTAGTGGAAAAGAGAGTCAATACACTCATGCATTTTGCTGTATTATGCTAAATAGCGGAGAAAAAGCCATTGTAAAGGCTAAAGTACCAAAAGAGATTTTAGACTCGAATCTATTCAGAACTGGCATAAATAGATAGGGAAGTGTATCCGATAGAGGTAAAAACCTTACAATAAAGCATGAGCAAAACCGTTACGATAGAGCTATAAAACACAGCCAAAAAATTTTACTCAAAATAAAATAAAAATCGGCAAGATAATTTATACTCACGGAACATCAAAACAAAAACCATTTCAATAAGTGCCAAAACGATACAGCTAGATTCAAGATACGAACACGATAGATGACAAGACCGTTCCACATCCAAAATTCCAAAGAAAAAATCCAGTTCGTTTTCGGAGGTTTTTGGCTTGGGGGTGAAAAAATCAAGGGAAGGCTCTGCAGGGTTTTTCAGTTACTTAAATAAATTTAACTAAGGAGAGAATGAGATGGGGGTAGTCCTATTCCTGCTACTGGCAATAATTGTGTATGTAAAAACATTTGAAAAAGACTTTGAGCAAGAAGACCTGTCTGGTTCAACACTAATAGTAGCTGTGGTTATGCTAATACTGGTGATTTCCATGTTCTTTAGTGCATAATTTTGGGAGGTGTATCTTGGATACTAATGAAGTTGGAAGTAGAATAGAAAACGCAAGAAATAAGCCAAAATATGAGGATTCTATGGGAGAAGATATGGAAAGCCTAGACGAGTTTGACTTTGACTCGCTAGATACAACAAATTTAGGTACTGGTGCAGATGGGGATAACATAGAAAACTATGCAAATAGCGATACATCTTCCCAACAAGGTTTCGGTGGTTTTAATCAAGGAGATGTATTATCTCCACCTGTGCAACAAGCACAACAAAATACTACAGATTGGTCGTCAGAGCTAGGAAATGCCTTACTAGAGTCGTCTAAAAGTTCTTTTAAGATATTTATTTCTATCTTTAAAAGCTTAAAAAATAGAATAGCCGATGATTGGGCTACTTTCTGTACTAGGTTTTTATATTGCAATGCAATCCTATTCGGTGTAAGTTTATTAGTATTCGGTGTAAGCTTTATACTGGGAAAGCCCATTAAGTTTACAGGTCTGCCATTAAGCACATTTATATCATTAGGACTATCATTTGGTACTGCTTTAATTGTGCTTAGTGGTTTAGCTGGGGTAGTATTAAGAACAAATGATAGAAACTCTAAACTTGGCTTGGACAGTTTATCAGAAAATCAAGATGGTGTAGATACAGACAGTTTATTTAGTGACTATAACGGTAGTTCTTATGACGACTATGAGGACGATGATAGCGATATAGACGATATAATGCGACAGTTAAACGGAGAAGTAGATGACGGAGATGATTATGAGCCTAATTCTTTCTTTTCAAGCCAACAAGAGCCAAGTAGTTATACAAAACCAGAGGATGTGTTTCTAAGTATGCTAGAAAAACATAGTAGTGTTAAAGACATATCTGAAACAGTTCCTAGTAATGTACCTTTAATCAATAGAGCCTATTTAGTAGACCTGTTTAAGCCATATTTAATGATTAGTATACCAGACTTTTCAAAAGAAGAGCATATAGAGTCTGGTAGTGAAAGGTTTAAGGATGCAGAAACATTATTACTTTCAGCTTATGCAAGTGGTGCAGGGAAAAATCAAGAAGATGTATCTACTTCTGTTTATTTGGATAGCATGGTAGAAACCCTATTTTCTTATACATTTATGCTAAAGCGTTCTAATACCATTCGCATTACAATAGATAAACTTAGGGATGAAGTGGAATCTTATTTTAGGTCTGATGTTGTAGACCCAACAAACCCAGATGCAGGTACAGTCAGTGCTGATATAGTAAAAGTAAAGGACTATTTCAGAATTTCCGTTACAAAGCCTAATTTAAATGCCATCGTTAGCTTAGGAGATTGCTTACAAAGAAAAGACATAGTAGATTTCTTTAAAGATACAAAGAATATACTACCTATTGTAGCAGGTATTACAGATAACGGCACACCTGTTACAGATGATATTAAGAAGTATGATTCTGTAATGATAGCAGGAAAACAGCGGAGTGGTAAGTCTTGGTATGTAACTAGCTTAGTTATGCAATTACAGCTATTTAATACCCCAGAAGATGTGCAATTTTTGTATATTGACCCAAAAGAAACATATTTGTTTAAAAGCCTGTCAACTATGCCACATTGCTGTGGTTTACATAGCCACCATAGAATTTTAGACATTATGGATGATATTATCAAGAAAGAAGCTCCTAGAAGAAAGAAACTGTTGCTTGATAATGGCTGTGATACTATATGGGCTTTAAGAGATAAGGGTATTAGACTTCCTGTACTGTATATTGTTATAGACGAGTATCTTACTATTGACGGATATTTAGGAGATAGTATTAAAGAATTACAGTCTCAAATGCGAGAAATTATGAGCCAGTACCCCTATTTAGGCATCAGATTACTGTTTATTCCTCATAGAGCACAGGGAGTAGTTGAGAAAACTGCAAGACAGTTGATAAGTTATGCCTGTGCTGTAAAGACAGAAAAGGAAGTAATTGAAGAAACATTGTCAACTACTGGTTGGACTAGAAAACTTACAATGCCAGGCGATATAGCAATGAGACTAGGCTCAAATGTGTTATACGTGAGAGGTGCAGCCTTGGAGAGTTCAGACGAGAAAACTACTGAATTTATAAGACAAATAGCAAAAAGTTTCTATAAAATGGGTGTAGAGATACCAGATATGACAAGCATAGGCTGTGGGTACAACAGAAATGAAGAGAAGATACGAGAAGACTTGGAGTTTAGTGGTGGAAATAAGTTACAGTATGACGCAAATAGGCTAAACGAGGAGCTAGATAACATTTTTTAATGATATTATTGATTAGGTGGGGTATTATGGATTTTAACATTGATTTGCATGGTTTAGAGGATGTATTATCTGGAAATACAAGTAATAGTACAGAAGTTCCAGTACTTTCTATATCGGACATGGTAAGTTTATCCGATATAGAAAGTACCTTAGAAAACAGCGAAGAAAATAAATATGCATCTGATAAAAGTAGTGTATCATCCATAGAAAAAGAAGAGCGTAAAGAGACTATAAAAAGTTCTCCAAGCTTATCCGTGGAAGACATACGGAAATTTTACGCTGATGATAAAACCTCTACTAACTCCCCTAATCCTAGCCATATTATTGAGAAAAAGAAAGAGACTACAGAGAATGTATCGAAAAAGCCTAGCTTAACAGTAGAGGAAATTCGTAAGATATACGGAATACAGGAAGAAAAGAAAGAAGAGACAGTTGCTACAAAGAAAGAGACAATATCTGTAAAAGAAGAGCCAGTTAAAAGTCCTAGCTTTACAGCAGAGGATATTAGGAGAATCTATGGAATACAGGAAGAGAAGAAAGAAGAACCTGTAATAGAAAGCAAAAAGAAAGAAACTCCTAAGCAGTCCAGTTTATCAGTAGAGGAAATTCGTAAGATATACGGGATAAGTAGCGATAATGAAAGCAATAGCGAGGAATATAGTGACGAAGAAGAAATAGAAGAAGAGGACTATGATGAAGATGAAATAGACGAGGAAGATTACGATGAAGAGGAGATAGATGAAGAAGATTATGACGAAGAAGAGGAAGACTATAGTGATGACGAAGTAGACGAAGAAGACTTAGAGGACTATGAAGAGGAGGAAGACTATAGCGATGACGAAGTAGATGAAGAAGAGTATGAGGAAGAAGACTTAGATGAAGAGGACTATGAAGAGGACGAAGAAGAGGACGAAGAAGAGGACTTTAGTGATGACGAGATAGACGAGGAAGAATATGAAGAAGTAGTAAAAAATGAAAAACCTGTTTTAGAAAAGGCTAAAACAGTAAGTCAAGTTAAGAGTCCAGAGATAGATATAAGTAGTGTAACATTACCCAATGGTAAAAATGAAGAAGTACATATACAGCCTGTTGTAGAGAGTAGAACTACACAACAAGTTGTAAATAACGCAAGTAACAACGACATTTTACAGAAATCGTCTTTGCAAAACGCAGAGAAAACAAAAGCCTGTTATGAAGCGTCAACTGTTAAATCTAATATAGTGAAAACTATGCCAAAAATTAACTACAGTTCTTTGGAGATAAGCAAGCTATATAATTTTGTAGCCGTGTTTATGAAGAGAAATGGAGTTAAGAGTAGTGGAATAAGGAAGTCTGTTCTTGTAGAGGAGTTTGGGGCAGATAATATCAAGAGACTAATAACAAAGTCTTATTTAATTCAGTTAGCCGATGGAACTTTAACATTTAGTGTGTAGAATAGGAGTGATTTAATGAAAAGAGGTATAACACTAGCAGTTTTGTCCAGTTTATTAGTAACTGGCTGTAGTAGCTTTGATTACAGCAAAATACAGTATCAGCCGTTCTTGACTAGGCAGGAAGTAGTAGACTACTATGCAAATCAAATGAGTTACGATTCAATAGTTAAGAGAACTGCTGTAAGGACAAATAAAATAGAGTGGAATAAAGTTCCAGAGGATATACAGGATAAGTTGTGGAATGAAACTACAAAAGTGCTTACAACATATCAATTAAATGATGGTTACGAAGGTGAAATGACTAGGTATGTGCATGATAATCTAAAACTTACATTAGATGGCTTAGTATTGTCTGCACCAGATGGAGGCTTCTCATATACAGAGGCAGAGAGCAGAGGTTATTACTTTGTTACTGTAGACTTTAAAACCCAGTTAAATACACAGGGAAGTTTAAAGGGAGAGGCAAACTATATAGGGGTTAATGGTGCAATAATAGACGGAACCTCAGATGGTGTTGAAGAAGTTCCAGTATTAGATACAAACTTTATGAACGCATCCCTAGCTAAAGTAAATGAGTATAGGGTAAAAAATCATTTAGAGCCATATCCAGACTACGGAGATGCCTTTACAAACAATGCTGTAGAGCAAGTACAGGAACAGCAGGATACAGCGGATGCAGAGGGAAATGTTATTGTAGAAAATTCGGAAGAGTCAATTTCTAGTGAAGAAGTTACCAATCCAATGGCTACTCCAAACAAGGAATACATAGCAAGCAGTCTTTTATCTCTGAATAATAGACGAAATGCGAGTTTAATGGCTAAAAAGAGAAAAACTACTGTTAAACAGACAGAAGAACAAGAAACAGAAGAAAGTACGGCTGAAACAGTAGAAGAGAGCCAGTTAGGTGATAGTACTGTCAGTACAGATACAGAAACTAGCGATGTAGCAGATACAGAGCAGTCAAATACTTCTTTAAATACAGAAACAGAAAGTCAAGGTTACAGCTATGTAGACAGTAGCGAAGAGGCTATTAATGATAGTTACGCTAACAATGTTCGGCAGTTATTATATGATGTAAAGCTGTTTAATAGCGTGGTTGGTAGTTCTCATGAGCAGATGGCTTGCGTACCCTATGTAAGTATGGTATATAATCCAGTAGAGCCACAGGGTAGTTTGTCTGGCTATGGAATATTCTCTGAAGGTGCTTATGGCTTAAAGGACTTTGGCTATGATAGAAGCAAGTATGGTACTGGAACTATGAAGATTACCTTTGTGTTTAAGCAGAACCCACAGAGAAGAGATAGGTTTGATTATAGCTATTGCTATGTAAACGATTATAAGACAAGTATTAGCCTTGAGGATAAGAATGTTACTCAGTCTAGCTATATTGACGGTATGCTCGATGTTGTAATTGAAAGAGCAGATAGGGCATTTTCTAACAAAGATAGTGCAGGACTTATGAGCAAAGAGATTTATGAGCCATCAGACTTAGGACTTAGAGAGTTAGAGCTTAGAAACTCTAGTAATGTGCTAGCCTATATGACTAAGCGAGTTAAGACACTAGATAGAAAGAACAAGGAATACCTTGTAGAACTTGAAAGAACCAGTGAACTTTCACCTAAGGGTTTGGGAAATACAGCTAGATATAGGGATAAGTACTATGCTGTAATCAGACAAGATGGGGTTGAATTTAAGATTAACGATATTGTATGGGTTAGTCGTGATTTAGAGCGTATTCCAGAGCCTAATAGTGACGATAGTATTATTCGACGCTTAACCTCTTTAAACCTTGCAGGAGATGTGTCTGAACAGGCAAAAGTAGATATAAACGAGATGTTTAAAAAGCTAGTTATAGGTGTAAATGAGAAGAGAAGAGATGATTCTGTAGGTGAGGATGGAAAGCCTGTTTATGGCATTTATAGTAGATTTGATTCCGATACTTCCTTGCTTAGTACAGAAAAGTCAGAGTACTTAAAGTCAAAGCTTACAACTAGACTTAATAGATTCGGTTCTGATAAGAATTGGAATTTAAGTATAAGAGTTGCAGAGTGGCTAGGTGGTTATAACGACCAAGTAGAGCTTGAAACAGAAGAACTATATGCATACGATGGTTTAGACAAGGGAATCTATGTTAAAAACTATTATCTAGTATCACATTATGGAAAAGAGTGGGTAATAGATGATGTTATAGCAATAGAAGAGAATGAGGTTTCTGGTGCTGAATTTGAGCAGTTAAAGCAGTCATTTAAATAAAAAATAAATTTGGTAAAAAGGCTTGATAGCGAAACTATTTTTTCGTTTATCGAGCCTTTTGACAATATAGGGTATATAATAAAAATATTTTTGAAAGGGTGTAAAATGAGTTCTAAACAGCCGTTTATCTATAATGATATGTATGCAGATGGGTTAGGTTTATCTGATATACAGACTATAGAGAGTGTTAGGAATATGGAAAGAATAGATTCATTAAGTGGTATGATATTTGACTTTCCATTTGAACTAATAGAGCGTTCCTCAAACGAGGATAAAAGTATTAGAGAAATTATAAAAGAAGATGGTATAGACTATACCCAGTATATCGGAAAGCTTAGGGACTATCAGACAGTAGGTACTGGTTTCCTATACTACTCTAAAAAGAGTATGCTGGGGGATGGTGTAGGAATCGGTAAAACGGCTGAAATATCGGCTTTGTTGAATGTACTATACCAAAGAAAAGAAATGAAACGGTTTATTATGGCTGTAGAGAACTCTGCTGTAGCCCAGACTGCTGTAGAATTAATGAGGTTTACTGGTTTAAGGGTGATATGGCTACAAACAGATGCCGTTAAGTTAAGAAGAGCAATAAAGAATACGGATTGGTCTAAAGTAGATGGTATTATTATAAAGCATTCAGCCTTAAAGTCAGATACATTCTTTACATGGTTAGCACAGTATGCCTTAGAAGATGGTACAAGTAGTTTATATGATACATTTATTTTAGACGAAAGTTCTGTAATTAAGAATAATAAGACGAAAACCTTTGCTTATGTAAGACACCTATCAAATATGGCTAAAAGAGTTCATTTTATGAACGCTACTCCATTCGATAAGTTTATTATGGATATATACCATCAATTTGATGTTATGAATGTGAATTTACTCCCTGCACAATGGAAGATAGAGAAAGAGTTTTGCACTAGAAGCCAATCACACTACTGGGTGAAGGAGTTAGATTCAAATGGTATATACAGAGCTGTTAGAAAGCAAAGATTTGATATAGCTTCGTATAAAAATCAAGAAACATTTAAGAAAAGATTACAGCTAGTTTATTTTGCTAGGGATAAGAAGATGGTAGGGCTTGACAGACCAAACATTTATAAAGTATATACTGTAGAGCCAAGTAGTACTCAGATAAAAGCTATAATAGATGGTTACAGATATAACGAAGTGCTAAACTGTCCAAGCTTAGTGGAGGATTTAAAGCTTAAAACCGATAGAAATACAACACCTAAGATAAATCGTTTATGTGACTTGGTGCAAAATGAGTTTTCGGATAGTAGTGTAATGGTGTATTGCTTTCATATAGAAGCACAAAAAGCCATAAAAAAAGAGTTAGAGAACATAGGTAGAAAGTGCGTTATACTAAACGGAGAAACCACTGGCAGTAATAAGGATTTAGAGCGTTTAAAGATACAAAACGACTTTAATAGCGGTGTATATGATGTTATTATAACAAACATAAAGAAGTCTTTAAATCTACAAGGAGGTGATGTATGTATATTTTATAGTATGAGTACTACAGTTAGTAGTATGGAACAAATAAGAGGAAGAATTGATAGAAATGTTGACGAATCCATAAAAACCTATGTATTACTGCTATATGAAGATACAGACGAGTATAAATTCTTTACTCATGTAGTGAAACAGAGGGCAAAGGCAAGTAGAGAGCTAACCATTGACTCTAAAACGGCTATTGATTATTTTATGGATTGCATGGAAAGTTAGGGGGTGCATTATATGTTTGGTTTTCAAAAATTCACATCTACTTACAGTTGCAGGTTTGTGTGGCTTGGTATGCTTATGCTTTTATGTATACACTGGGCTGTCTTTAGTGAGTATGCTAATGGTAACGCAGGAATTATGCGTGTAATACCTCTGTTACTATTACTGTTAGCATTGCTAGTAATGAATCTATCTGATAGAGTCGCAGTTGTTTATTGGGATGGTGAGTTAGAAGATGTAAGTAAGGATATGTTCGTTACAGCATTAGAAAGTGATAACATTCCGTTAATAGATGATTACGAACATAAACTAGATGTATTTATGCGTAAATACATTTTTCTTTCAAGTAAAGAGATTAAGTTATTGGATAGAAAGATAGCCCAGATAAATTTAGAAGTATCAAAATTTAAAACAGATTTGGAAGATATTTAGATTGGAGGTGTGTATGAAGTGTTTTCATTGGTTTGGAGTTAGTTTAAACTTGTTGACAGTAAGCTTATGCACGATTTTATTTCCTGTCTTTTCTATGCTTGTATCAATGATTTTATTCGATACTTTTACTGGTTCATCCTTAATGCTATATCTTATCGTCCTATATGCAGTTAATCTTATATTCCTATTGATTGTGCATATAGTTAAAAGGTTAGTTGTAGTGTATTTGAATCCAGATGTGGATTCCGTGACTAAGAGCCATGTAATGGAGTGTATTCGTAAAAGAGATGCTATGTATGTTAGTAATCCCTCAAGCCTTGGTTTTCTTAAAACTAAAATTTTCTTTCTGAATAGAGAGGAATATAGGCTTGTAAGACGGGCAGTAGCAAGGGCTGAAAGTAAAAAGGTGAAAAACAGTATAACTAGGCATAGTTTGCATAAATAGTGATTTAGTGTAATTAGGGGGTTTTATATGTTTGGTTTTCAAAAATTTACAGCAACAAGTTCGGCTTTCGTGATTAATCTTGTATTATCTTTTATGGTTATATGTAATTTAATAGCTTTTGGAAAGGAAATGGATGAACATCCTATATTTGGGTTAATATTTATATGTTTTAACTTTTTGCTGGCTATAGTTGTAAACATGATAATGACTAAGATAGTTGTAGTTTATTTGGATGGTGAGCTAGAATCTGTTACGAAAGAAAAGTTTCTTGAGGCTATAAAGAATCAAGATATTAGTTATATACCTAATATAGATTATGATTTAGATGGACTTGCGTGTATGAATTTCTTTTTATCTCCATTTGAGTGGGAACTTGTTGACGGTGAGATAGAAAGAATAATGTGGAAGAAATATGGTTCAAACTTATAGGAAATTAAATTTGGAGGTGTGTGTATGATAAGTTTTTCATTGAGAAGTGAAACTATTAAAAATATAGATGTATGTGTAGCTGTTATATGGTTTATATGCTTTATTGCATTAGGTGTGCCAGTATATCATCTTATCCAAGGAGGTAGCTTGAATATGGTAAAACTTAATTATTTTATGAAGAGTTTTCTATTTTTATCCTACTTATGTACAGCTATGTTGGTGCGGTGTAGGTACTTATGTAGCAGAATTGTAGATGTATACTTGCCTTATGGCATAGAGTCAATAAATAAGAGTGAGTTTATGGAATATGTTAAAAACGGAAATGTACGCTATATAGAGGAAACGAGTAATACACAGTATATTCGTTCCATGACTTTTGACATAACTAAAGAGGAATATAATTTACTTAGACAAAGAGAGGCAAGCAAGGAAGTAAGTAAGTTTAAGTATAAAATAGACAGGGTAAAGTAATAGAAAACATGGGATTGGAGTGAAAGTATGATTGGGTTTAAGTTAGAAAGAAAGATAAGTATAGATGATATTAAGTTTTTAGACTTTTTATTTGATTGTGGTTTAGTTCTGTATCAAGTAATCCTACCTATCTTATTTCCAGTATTTAGTTATATGTATAAGTCTACTGCTTATTATGTTTGGATAACATTAATGGTGTTGTATGCTTGCTTTGCCTTATTTAAGGCTATAACATATACTTATTATATTAGCATATTTAGCTTACATGAGCTTGGCACGGATAATAAAGAATTATGGTTAAATGCCCTGCTAAATGGAGAAATACCGTATATAGTAGGAACTCCTGTTGCACCGCTTGATGTAAGTGATATAGATATAAAGACTACGAGCATTGAGATTACAGACGAAGAGTATAGTTCTATTAAATCAAAGGTCAATAAAGCGTTGCATGAGAGGCACATGGAAATTGTAGAAGAGACGATGGATATGCATAAAATCACAGGAACAAATAGAATATATTTAAAATAGGAGGCATTATGATAGGATTTAGGTTAGAAAAGAAAATCATCATCAGCAGAGATGTTATAGCTATTTCTATAGCTTTTGTGCTTATGCTGTTACTATGTATATATTTATCCATTAAATACTCATCACTTGATAAACTTTACTCCGTTGGCTTATTTAGGGACTTACTATATATTACGGTGGGTACTATATCAGCAGTATCTATATCATACGCAATCATAGGCATACTTGAGCTATTTTACGGCAGTTTGTTCACTATTTATTCTATTAAGTATTATATCTCTGATACATCGGAAGAACCATCAGATGATTCTCTTCTAGGAATGATTTATACTGTGGCTATCCCATTTATAGATGATGAATATATAGACGAGCTTGATTATAAGATAAAATATGTAGACATTGGTTATAAAGAGTATTTACATTTGCAATCAATGATTGATAGTAAAAGGTGCATGGAAGAGCATGAAAGAATGACTAAGCTTAGAAGAAATTACGAGAATAGTAAGCTATTTAAGAGTAATAAGCTTTATTTAGTAAAATAGGGGGTTATATGTTTGGTTTTCAGAGGTTTACGAGTAATGTTAAATACGCTATTACTAGCCTTATACTTCTTTTGTCTATTACTGCAAACTATATGACTTTTTATGGTGAAATACATAAGAAAACAATGTTTGGAGTTTGGTTTATATTAGTACATCTAATAATTGTATTATCCGTAAATTTTCTATTAAATCGTGTTGTTGTGGTTTATTTGAATGGGAAACTAGAGAATATTTCTAAGGAAATGTTTCTGGAGGTTGTAAATAATGAGTATATACATTATATACTTAGCGATAGCGAGGATTTAGATAATTTTATGAGAAAGTATATTATCTTATCTAAGTCAGAGCTTAAGTTAGTAAAACGAAAGATAGAAAAGCTAAAATGGGAAAGAAGTGTAAATAACATAGATATGTATGATATTTAATGTGGAGGCTTATATGAAAGGATTTTCATGGTGTGGGAATACTTATAAAGGTGGCTACTATATGCTAGTTATTTTGTGGTTTTTAGCATATAATATGCTATTATTTTTCGATATTGTCTTTAATGGGTATTTTTGTATTTCAACTCGTATTTTTAGTAGGGTATCATTATTTGTATTCTATATTGGTGTAATTGCTATTTTACTTATTCTGAATATTAGTAAAAGGTTTGTAATAGTATACCTATCACCAGATGTAGATACCATAACCAAGAGTCAGTTTATGGATGAAGTTAATACTGGAAAAGTATTATATATTGCCGATACACATGATGTAGGGTTTATGCGTACTAAGACTATCTTATTAAATAAAGAAGAGTATTTAATAGTTAGGCGAAGAATAGCAATGTTTGAAAGTAGTAAAGTAAAGCGAGGTATTCAAAGAGTTAGACTATGTGGGTTTAATTAGTGGCGTTATAATATTTTAGGAGGACTATATGTTAGGATTTAGACTAGAAAAGAAAAGTAGAATTGATTCAGATGTTCTATTCTACATTCTTATTATTGTGTATACAGTTGTATTTTTCCTGCTTATTTACACTAATATGTCTGTAGATTCTGGCGGTAATCTGTTAGATAAGGTTGTTAAATTTTCAGTATGTCTATTATTAGGGTTACTGCTGTCAGTATTTACATCTGCTGTAAGTACATATTCATTTAGTGAGCTATTTGGATGGCTATTTAGAGATTACTATATTAGGTACTATATATCTGATGCATCATTGGATATTATCATAGATAATCTATTAGATAAGATTTGTAATGGTACAATTCCATTTATAGATGATGAATCTATAAATGTGTTAGGTTACAGAGTAAAAGATGTAAAAATCTTGAAAGAAGAATACAATATTATACATAATATGATTGAAGCGAAAAGACTAGCTACAGAGCAGGAAGAGCTAGCTAAGGTTAGAAAGAAATATGAAGAAGATGGAGTACCTAAGATTTACTTAGGTGTTTAGGAGGATACATGGTAGGTTATACAATAAATCTAAGAGTTAAGATTTCTACAAGTATCTTAGCAAGGGTGTTTTACTTTTTTAATTTGGCAGTAGCCTATGCATCCTTTATGCTATCTGGCTATATGTTAGCAAAACATAGCAATTATACATATATTTTACTGGTAGTCGCTATTATAGCTCTTATATCCTCAGTTCTTTGTAGAAAGTCAATAGTCACGCATAAGAATACCTATATTTTGAGGGCTTACTTTGATAATGAGGTTTCATTATCAAATACTGCAATTATTGATGAAGTTATGTCATGTAGGGTAAAGCCTCTTTCAGAAAGCATAGATATAAGCAACTTAGTCTATAAGGATATTACTTTAGACAAGAAAATGAAAGAGCAATTAAGTGTATTTTTAAAGGATGCAAAAATTGAAAGTATTGAGAAAGTAACAGAGTTACTTTAATAAGTAGGTGATTAATGGATATTATTGGGTATGAGTTAGTAGAAAGCTTTTTGTATGGAAAAGTAGTATTTGGACTTCTAGGGTTATCTGCAATATTGCTTATTATAGCAAACTTTTTGTTTATCAAGACAAAGAGCATGAAAAGCTGTATTTTATTACTAGTAGCTGTTGTTCCTATTGCATTGGTATTTTTATCCCCACTAGCCATAAGTAAAGAAGACTTAGTGGTGTACTACAATATTACAGATATTTATGCTTTAAAAACGAGGGAGTTACTTATTAGCGAGATTAAGTCTGGAAATATACAGTATTGTGAGGATACTAACAAAACAGTTTCATGTAATAAATCTTTATATATGTTGTCGCCAGACGAAGAGAAAGTAATCTATAGGCAGTTAAAAAATAGCTTGGAGTAGCATAAAAGTATATAAATTATTTAAAAGGTGTTTATGTGTGATAGGATAAGAGAAATTAAAACTGTGTTTTTATTGTTTCTGTTTGTGCTTATCAATATAGCTACTGTTATAGTATTTGATAGGGTGTTTATTTTGTTCTTTTTGTTTTGAGGAGGAAATATGGGGGTTAAGGCTTATACATTAAAAATGACCTATATTTGGTTGCCTGTACTTTTAGTTTTTGTTTTTGGGCTGTATTTTATAGCCAGAGCTTTTGCTTTACGATTAGATGTGCCATATAGCGTGCTTATTTACTTTTTCTTTGGCTGTTCTGCTTATGCTTTATGGAAACCTATTGATAGAGTATTACCACGTGCAAAGGCTGTAGTGTTCTATGATAAAACCGTTGTCAGAAAAGAGCTTAATAGGGATATACTGTTTCGCGAGATAGCAGGTAATAGTATTTCCTATACAGATGATAAGTCTTTCCAAGGACTTAGCGAGTATGTGATATACCTATCAGAAGAAGAGCTAAATCGAATAGTTGAAGGAGGTAAATAAAGTGCCATTAAGTAGTACAGTTCCAGAGAGTTATGCAGTTGTATTTAATGTGCTAGAAGTTGCTATGTTGCTAGCCTTTATCTACATATACCTAGGTAAGATTAGATTGTTTAGGACTAACAATGCAGTTAGTGGTGTTCAGTATATGGAGTTACTACTTATTCCTGCTTGTTATTTAGCCTGTTATGTAGCAGTTCCTTTGTTTTTAATAACATTTATGTTTTAGTGGAGGGAAATAATGAAAAGAATTATAGCAATATTAGCACTAATATGTGTAAGTTTATCAGCTTGTGGGGCTAAAGCAGATAAACAAGACTATAAAGCATTGTATGAGGGTGAGGTAGCAAAAACAGCAAATCAAAGTTTCGAGAATAATTCATTAAAGCTTGCACTGGCAGGATATGATGAAAAGTATAAGGATTCTGTTGATTTAACCCAGTATACCGTTTTAAACACTGGGGAAGTAGCCTTTAATACCTTTAACAATCAGGCATATCTATCTGGTAAGGTTAAGTTTGAACAGCAAGATGCGATTCAAAATTCAACTAAGTTATATTTAGTAAGCAATATTTCAGTATCACCTACAGATAGTTGGGTAATCCGTACAAATACATCAAGAACAGAGTTAAGCAATGCAAATGGTGTTGAGGGTAATATTGAGTTATACAAGATTTATGATTCAGTTGATTCAGCCTTTATCTATGAGAACTTTGTGTCACCTTTCCTAGTACAAAACAATCTTACTGCAAAAAGTATGCAGTATTTGTTTATCGGAGGAAGTAAGTCTGGTGTAGAGGTTACAACAAAAGTTAATATTACAACAACAGATGTAACAACAAGTATTAAGTCAGTTCCAGTAGATAAGCTTTACAGCGAGGATGAACTGAATAAAGTAAAAGAAGAGAGATATAAAGCAGAGAAAGCAAAACTAGAGGAGAGTCGTGAGCAAGAGCGTATTCTACAGGAAAAGTTAGCAGAAGTAAGTGAGCAAGGGGAATCAAGTAGCGAGCCTACAGATGCTACCGAGCCTACAGTAGAAAGCATGGAAACAGCACCTTTACAAGAGACAGTTGGTTCTGAAATAGATACAGAAGCAGAAACTACTGAAAACGAAAGTGAAAATTCTAAAATTAAAGAGAACATAAATAGTGAGTATGTAGATGTGCAAGTTCCAGAGTACAAGACTACTACAAGTGAGTACATATTTAGGATAGGTGTAATCATGAGTGGTGAAAACGCTATAGTTTATAAGTTCCTTTATAAAAATGATGATAAGGTAGGTTCAAACAAAGAGATTTTAGATGGGCTTATTTCTTCCATGGAGGTGGATAGTATGAAAGTAAGTATGGAGAAGTAAATCCGTTAGATGTGAGTAGAAAGCTTTTCAAAAATGAGAAAAGCTTTCTTTTTTATATTAAGTGTTATATAGATATAGGGAGAAGTATTGTCGAGGAGGTATTAAGTGGAGAGAATAATTGTAGTAGCCAACATCTTCAAAGGAGCAATATTTGAGGGCTACAGAATAGTAAATATTGATACCTTGCAAGTTCTTGATGTTTCTGTGGAAAGTTTCAAGAAAGTAATTAGTGGTAATAGCTTAGAGTTTATAAATGCTGAAATCCGTTCAGATGGCTCTGTACATGGAAAGGGTATGCATTTAGATAGGTTAGCAAGAATAAACTCAGCGAGTAATCCCACATTACCTACATACTGCAGGGATAAATCCCCAATGGTTTATGTGGAGTATACTTCCAGAGGAAACCATAAGGCTTTTGACTGGGGTGGAAAACTATTTGACATAGACCCAGATAGGCTAGTTTACTTTAGAAGTAGATTTATAAACATGAAACCTATCTACGATAATTTTACAGTAAAGGAAGTTAAACAGGAAAGTAAGCCAGTAGTTAGAGAAAAGCTTAATACCACTAAAGGTCTTAGTATACATGGTGTGGAAGCCAACTTAAATCAGCAAGATATAGATATTAAAGTTATAGAAGATGATTTTGGTGGTACAGTCAGACGAAGTGCTTGCATGGGTGATTTTGTACTGTTAGATGGTGGAAATGCAGTAACTACAGAGAGTGGTAAAGTATATACTGGTGCTTCTGGCATAAAGATACTTGACTTCCATTCATCAAATGAGTTAAACGACTATAGAGATATAGGTAGTATGACGGTAGGTTCTAAATTAGCCTTGTCAGCCCTAGCTTTATCCGATATAAACTACTTCTACTCTTGTTTATTAGCCGATTTAAACAGAGTAATAGTTCCGAAAGAGAACAAAGTAGTAGATACTGCCTGTGTAAGTGAGGATACTCTTTATATAAATGCAGGGTTCATAGACAGCATTGACTGTAGTGAGCTATTATTTGTCTTACAGCATGAAATGATGCATATATTCTTTAGGCATCTATATACTGGTTTAAACAAGGAGCATAACCTGCACAATATAGCCACAGACCTTATCATAAATAAGCAGATAGCTGAGGAATATGGAGCGTTTCCCACTAAAGGTAAGGTAGATTTGTCTGGTAGAGGTTCTTATGCCAGTAAGTGTGGAATACAGTTTCCAACAATCGGTGGTTTATGGCACGATGATATAGATGTTAAAAATGATACATCAGAGGGTATATATAATGAGTTATTAGAAGCATACCTAGAGCAAAAGAATCAACAGGCTTCAAGTAACAGTTCTAACACTCAAAACAGCCAAAACAGCCAAAACAGTCAGAATAGCCAGAATAGCCAAAACAGTCAAAGTGGACAGAGTAGTTCCAGTAACCAAAATGGTCAGAATGGACAAAACAGTTCCAGTAACCAAAATGGTCAGAATGGACAGAATAGTTCCA